ATAGATGAACCTGTAGAGCCTGAATTAGGACAACAAGGAAAAGGTTTAAAGCGTATTGGAGCTTATGCTATAGGATCTGATGTACTTAAGGAAATAACTCTTCCTGCATCAGTTAAGCATATAGATCAAAATGCATTTACCAATTGCCCTGAATTAAGAACTATTTATATTAAAGAATATCCTCACTCCCATACAGTTGAATTAGTAAACACTGAATCTATGAATAATAAACCATGGGGGGCTGCAGGAGCCACGGTTAAAATAATACAGTAAGGAGTTTATAATGGGTAATATCGTAGAGCAAAACAATGGGAATAAAGTATTTGTTTTTAGACCTAATGATGGAATACCTGAATATATAAATCTTACTGGTATTCGATCTATAAAAGTAGAATGTTACGGAGCTGGTTCTCAAACAAGAGATCCTAATATCTTCTCTAGAGGTGGATATACTAAAGGCATTCTAGATGTAAGTAATATTGATCATCTTTGGGTATTTGTAGGATGCAAACCTGAAGGTCGTATAGGTGGAAAAGGATTTGGTAAAGGTGGAGATTCTTTTAAACCTAAGAATGAAATGGTTGGTTATGGAGGTGGCGGATCTTCCGCTATCTCCATTTTTAGTGATGATAAAAACTATTTTTATATGATAGCTGCTGGTGCTGGTGGTGGAACTGATTTTATAATAAGAACAAACAATGATGATTATCTTATAAAACCAGTAAAAGGACTAGATGGTGGAGGATATGAAGGAGAACCTTTAAATGAAAGCAATGGAGATCCTGCACTAGAATTTAAATGGTACAATTCTGGGTATTCTGGAAAGTCTGGCACACAAACTGCTGGTGGATATGGTGGTAGTTTAGATAAGAATTCTATCTCTACTGAATTTGTAAGATTTTCTAATGGATCTAGAAATACTGGTGGCGATGGATTAAAAGAAACCTCAACTATTACCTGTAAAGGTGGAGCTCCTGGTGGAGGAGCTGGATATTATGGTGGTGGTGGTGGAGATATCAAAGCAGGAGGAGGTTCTTCTTATATAAGTGGAGATCCTAATTGCTCTGATGAACCAAATAATGACCATGTTGTATTTACTGATACAGAAACAATAGTTGGTGGAAATAATGAAGTAGATGGTAAGGTTGTAATAACTGTATTAAAAGCAGATATAGAACCTTATGAAATATATTCTAAAATCAACGTATTTGAATATCATAGTAAATATGATGTGACTATACCATTTCCATATAAACAATTTACAGAAATGCAATTCTTTATTATAGATAAAGAAGGAAAACTAATTCCAGCTAGATATTATGATCGTATAGATAATTATACTATACGAATTAAAGATAATACGGATTTACAGATTTCATCTGATAAAGATTTAAAATTTGTATTTGCCCACAATAAAGGACAATATGCCGTTCAAAAGATGGAATTAAATTTTGAATGTGAAACCAATAAATATCAGTATGATCTATTATCACCTTATTATATGATTCTTGATATAAGAAATAGGTTTAAGGTTTTCTTTAATAGAAAAGAATTAATTCATGGGGCAGATTATACAATCAATATTTATAAAGGAGTTTTAAATCTATCAGATTCTTTAGATATAAAAAGCAGTGACACTCTAGATGTAATATGTTTCTATACTGGAACAAAATATAATAAAGCCATTCCTGAGCTTCCTATGAGTGGTTATATTTATTATAATAAAAATGAAATAGATAGAAATCTGAATAAGAATTTAACGGCTATATTTGTAAATGGTAAATTAGTTGATAGAAAAGATGAATTAGATATATCTAATACCATTCATAAGATCTCAACTGATATTAAATCTAGATATAATCTAGAAGTATTGAATCTTAGTCCTAAAGTAGATTCATTGGTTCCTAAATTTAAATTAAGGAAAAGTAGAAACAAAGTTCCTAAATATGTAAATGAATATATTCATGGGAATATCGAAGACTATACGATTGGTAGCTTTTCTAAAGATATTTTAGGAGGAAAGAATGGTAATGGAGTCATTGAAGTTACATTAGCTCCTAATGTAGTTACTGCTGATATAAATGTATCTAATGCTAAGATGTTTAAAATAGATTATAAGAGCTTCTTATTCAATGATCCTATTCAACTAAATTATATACCTAAATATGCTATACAAATACAACAAGTTCCTCATCAAAGAATTAGTGTAGTTTATAATGGAAAAGAATATACTAATGATGATATAATCTATGTATTACGTGGAGATACTATCAATCCTACTATAATTCCTGAAAAAGGATATAGACCTGGCACTCCTAATATATCTAATACAACTCCTATTATGGATAATGGAATTCTTACTGCATCAGATGCTACAGAATTATCTTTTGCTTATGGATTAATTCCTATCAATAGTGCAGGTAATAGATATGATGAAAAGAGAGATCTATGGACTCATATTAGAGATAGAGTTATAACTATACCTAATGATGTAGATAGAGTAGTTGTAAACTATACATGGCATTCTAAATCAGATGAATGGTCTGATGTAACAGACGGATATGCAACAATGACTGATGTATTTAATAGAATACGAAATGGTGAAACTGTAGCTGAAACATATCCTCCTTTCTCTGGAACTGGTATTTATAATTTAGATACAAAGACTCCATGGTTTAATCCTTATATTTCTCATACAGATTCTAAATGGTATATTCCTGCATATAATGAATATATTGCAAAACCCGAAGAGTATTCCTATTATATAATCATGGGTGTTACTCCTGGTAAAACTTATAATTTAAGATGTTTTGCCTCTGGATTTAAGATGCGTGATTATGGGTTTATAATAGGATATAATGAAGATATAGCTAAGAGAAGAATAGATATGACTGATTACTAAAAAGATAGAGCATAGGTCTTAGACCTATGCTCTTATTTATTGTTCTATTTCAGGATATCTGTAAGATTTAAAACTAGAATGGGATACACTATTATTTTCTTCAAATCTGATCTTATTGATCATATTTAAGTCTGCATATCTTGGTTTAGTATAATATACAGGTCTAGTTATAGGAATATCATATAATATTTTATCCCAAGCTGTTTCATTATCAGTATAATTAAAAGGAGCAGCATATTTTGTATTTTTAATATAAACAGATTCGGCTTCATTATGATCAGGAAGTTCTACTGGAGGAAACTTTTGAACAATTTGTCTTAAGTCTCCTATTTCGAAATCATCTTCATAGGTAGAATCATCAGATATTTGCAATTGATCTAATTCATATTCATAATCTTCACTATTAGGACCATAATCAGGATTACCAAATTTAAGATTAGTTAAAATAGTTCCTATATTAATATCTGTATTTTCATATTCTACTACTTTTCTTCCATCAAAGAAGAATCTATCTAAACTATGAGCTCCTCTACTAAACATAATCTGATGCCATTCAGTATTGATATTATATGGGTACTCATATAAAGATTCACCATTCATAAAGAATGCAGTGGAGATTTTTTCAGGGCTATCATTATAATATCCTACAAGGATTTTTATGACGTTTCCTTTATCATCAGAAAATTCTAACCCAGGGATATACCTATTTTTATTCTTATTTGTGTCTAGTTTAACTATAGCAGAATCATGAAGTTTAAACCAAAAACTAACGCAGAATAACCCGTCTAATCTAAGAGTAATATTATCCATATTATATAAATATGAATTCTTTTTAAAGAAAGATGCTGAATTGTATTTAAAATCTAAATAAGGATCTTGAATACAGGAAGGAGATGAAAATAAAATAGATCCACCACTTTCTTCTTTACCCCAGCTCTTTCCTATTAATCCATGATCAACAATTCCATCTTCCTTTGTAAATCTAAGTGTATTAAAATATTTTCTAATAGCCATAATATTCTAATCCTCTCCAACATATTCATCATCATCTTTATCAACATCAGGTATTATAATTTTATTTTGTATTTCACTAGGAATTCCGTATATTATTTTTCTATAATAAACATTTCCATCCCCATAAATACCATCAGAGATAATCCATTCAAATAACCCTACTCTATTCATTATTTCATAATCTGTAGCAGATTCGAATTCATAATAAATATGATTATCATAGTTTAATTTAGGAATATCTATTTGTAATGAGCATACTACTCCAGAATAAGGTTTTGCTGCCATTGTATCTAAGTTTAAAATATGAGCTATAGGAATAGAAATTAAAGACTTATCATAATATGACTCATTCAATACTTCAGGAATCTTTCCAGCTAAAATTGCTGTTTGGGAATTTACAATACTATTATTAGTAGGATGCTTAGTTTGTAAAGCTATATTTATAGGACTGGGAGTTTCAGTAATATCATCTTTAAAGAACTTCACCGTATACTTGATCAGGGTATCATTCTTCATATGCTCTAATACGTTATGATGTACTAAAGTAATAAACCAGTCTTTATGTTCAATAAGATCTTCATAGGTAAATGGTAAAGTGGGGTCTGGTATATAGTATCTATTATGCTTGATACCATCGGCTACATGAACCATACTATTTAGATCTCTTGGTAAGTATATTTTTTCTTTATTCATATAAAATCACCGTTTAAAAAATGTATTTTATATAAGTGTCAAACCAATACCCTATCAGGAATTAACCTGATAGGGTAATAGTATTATTTCGTTTCTTCAACTACTTTAGCGAGAAGATTATTGAGAACTGTAAAGGAGAAGAGGATTACAGTAGGAAGGAGGAATCCATCACGGATTTTGCACCAACCCTGTTCTTTAGCTGCATCTTCTTTAAGCTTAGCAGTATAAACATCAACAACTTCTTTAATCTGAGGCATACCAGATTCTTTCAACCATTTGGTGAAATACTTCTTTGCTTCATCAGTAACAACGTTTTGTACATTATCAATCAATTCACTCTTAATAGAAGTAAAATCAATTTTTTCAAGTACTTTGTTAGCCATTTATAAGCTACCTCCAAATATTAATATTCTTCATAGACAAAATTTTTTGTCTTTATACCATCTTTAAAGCATTCAATGGTAACAGAGCTACCTTTTAAGAAGAATACACTTCCATCAATAACTTTACCATTTGCTTTAAAGGTAATACCTTCTTGAGGTTTTACAGTAAACATAGAAACCTTCTTATAAGAATCTTCAGTAGTAGATCCATCATCTGCAGGTACTCCTTCTTCAGTAAGTTTCTTAACTTTTTCCTGAAGTTTTGCAATATCTGCATTCAATGTACCAATCTGTTTTTCTTGTTCAGAAGTTTTATCTTGTAAGGTTTTCTTTTCAGTATTAGCTTCATCTAAAGCAGCTTGTGCTGTTGTATAATTTTCTTTAGTCGAATCTAATTCAGTTTGAAGAGAAGTTACCTTTTCACTAGCTGTTTTAAGTTCTGCTGCTTTCTTAGTAAGATCAGCACTCATATCAGAACATTCCTTGTTTTTCTTTACAAGTTCAGAACTGATATCTGTATTTAACTTATTTAAACTAGTAATCTGTTTTTGCATGTCGTCTACTTGTTTTTTACAAGCATCGAGCTCTTTAGATAATTCTACTACTCTATCAGTCATAGTATCATCCGAAGGAGGAACTATGGGATTTTCAGCAGTAAAATGTGCAACCTGATCCTTGTATGTTTGAAGAGCAACACTCAGGTTATTAAGAGCATCAATTTCCAGTTTTTCACGTTTAGTCAAATTTTCAAAACTTGCTTTAAGTTCATTATATTCTTTAACTAAACCAGATCCACTAGAATGACCTTTACTAAGTTCATCTACTTTAGCTTGGAGTTGTTTAGAAAGTTCAACAACTTTCTTATATCGAACTTCCAAAGCCCTATATTGAGCGGAGGTGAAAGTAGGCATTTTTATAAGTCCTTTCTAATCAAAAATATATACTACTTACTTAATAGTTTTCTACTATTTGTCAGCTTCTTCTGCTTTCTTCTTTGTAGTCGTTTTACGTTTTGTTGCTGTAGTAGTCTTTTTCTTAGTATCAGCAGATGTAGTTGTTTTCTTTTTTGTTGTAGTAGTACGTTTATGAGTTGCAGGTTTCTTTACAGCAGGAGCTTTTTCAACTTCTACTTTTTTAATCTGATCTTGAAGTTTAAGGGATACTTCAATCTGCTTATTTAATTCTTCTTGTTTATCTTTAGCAGCTTTTTCTGCAATTTCAATCTTACCTACAATTTCTTCTTTCTCTTTCTTAATAGCTTCAATTTCTTCTGTAAGAGCTTCAATGGTTTTGTTCAATTCTTCGATTTCATTTTGAGCCTTTACCAATTTGCTTTTTCTTGTCAATCCTAACATGTGATTCTCTCCTTTAAAAAATATAAAATAAAATTATTTTATTGTCTTAGATCTAATTACTCTGAAGGAGGTTGCACGGGACTATTTGCTGGAGCTGCATGCAACGACACTATAGTGTATCCAGGCTCATTGGTTGCCGAAACTCTGACTGGTTCTCTATAAGGAACTCGAACCGTTGTTCCATTAGCCGCTATATTGTTTATCATTATTGTAGCCCCTCTGGATGCACTTACATTAAAATTTACGTAATATTGTTTGATATCTTCAATAAAGTATATACCACCAATATAGTTTATCTTAAGAATTATAACACCATTAGTCTTAATAATATCATTATTCAATGCTTCTAAAGAGGAGTATTTAGATTCTCTATTAAATACTACAGAGGCGGCACCGGTTCCAAACGCTATTTTAGAATTGCCATAAGTTTTAATAATTATCGTAAACAAAGCAGTACCTTTTAAATTATGAGCATTGAATCTATCATTTTGCTCTGACGGCTCTTTAGGAAATACAGGAATAATACTATTCACATCTAATGTTCCAGGAAGATTAATAGTAATAGTACTCGGTGTGCTTGCATCTGTAGATCCAACTACGCCATAAGTAGTACATCTAGATCTTCTAGTTACATTATCAGCGAAAGTACTAGATACTACAAGATTTTCAGAAATGTCTAATGTACCTGTTGTAGGAGAAATATACATAGGGCATACATCGATATTATTAATAAAATCCATGTATTGAATATCTTGTTTTAAATCAGATACTTTCTTAGGAAGTTCTTCTTTAGTAGCATAATTAGTAAGATCGAGAGACTGGCTTTGCCCACCTAAACGTTCCCAATTATTATTTACATGGAGATATTCATCATACATATTTTCCCCAGATCCAGTTCCTCTTACAAGATAAATGGTAGCATCATCTATATTAGAAGTGGGGAGAGCTGTTACTACTTCTATTTTGAAATTAGGAATCTTTTTGATAAGATCATTAATTTCTTTCTTTGTGTACGCATCTATATTTACAACTTTATTTACAGGAAATAATTCTTTCCCAGCTAAGTTTATCTTTTCAATCTTATTAGCTTGAGCAGACATTTCTACAGTAGACAGTTTTCCTTTTTCTTCTTCTGTAAAGTTGCTTTCAGATAATCCCATTCCAGGGGATTTAGTAACAAAAATTCGTTTACATTCCGAAAGGAATGTTTTTAAATTATCTAAATTAAGAAATTTACTCATTATGAATAATATTCCTTTCTATATATTAAATTTGGAAAAAGTCTGGTACAGATTCAGACGGAGCAAGAATAATATTTACAGCAAAGTTATCTAATTCTCCATCATTATTATTTAAGAAATTATATCTAGAAAAGCTATTACCGATATCATCAATATTACCAGTATATACTAAAGATCCTGCAGATGCTCTTGATATATTACAATATTTATAAGCAAACTTAACTACATTATCTTTACCAGGAACCTTATAAGGTACTTCTACGATAATAGTAACAACATTTCCAAGATTTCCTGAATTGGTTTTGAAAGTTACATTGACTCTAAATGATTGACCGTTTTCAACTAAAGAGATAGATTTTATTTCTTCTGTCATATTCAATCGTTTATCAATGTTATAATAACTTACTAAGTTATTATCAAAGATAGCACTAAGTTTAATAGCTTTCTTAAACCCATCTTTAAGCGTATAAGTAGTATCTCCAACTACATTATCTACTATACTATCAAGTTTATCAGATGTAAATACGCCATTAGGAATAAGATCTGCAGTATCTTTGTTCTTATAAATCTTCAATCCCAATTTATCAATATCTAAATTTCTATCCAATTTATTTAACTCATAAGAGATTTTATAATTAGGAATAGAAATAATCTTATCAACTCTATATAATTCAATCTTAATAGGATCACCATTATTAATAGTAAAATCTTTAGTTACGTTTGTTTCACCGATACTAGATTTTTCATTATTAATAGTATTTACAAATCTCATTGCATAGTTAGGAAGAACTGTATCATATACTCTACTGATAGAAACATTGGTTGTATTAAACAATGCTAAGATTTCATCATTAGTATATGCTTCACCACTACCAATACTGATACTTTGAGATCCATCAAAGCTAACTCCATTAATAGTTACAGGATGAGCTAATTTATTAGCAGTCACCGCATTAGCAATTTCTTGAACCGTCCAATCTGTATCTGATGTAGTTGGGTTGTTATTTTGATTAGATAAGATATATTCTTTTCTATCATCTAATACATATACACTCATTCCAACTTTACGCTTACTTAAAGGAATTTGGTTTCTTTCAGTTCTAGTTCTAACAATAAACCTCCCTCCTTTAACTTCATTAGAATCTGTTACAGGAAGAGGACCAGAATTTTCAATGAGAAGATTTTGATTATTCACATTCATTATAAATTTATTTACTTCACTCATTGATTTATTTACCTCCAATCAAAGTTAATTAATATAATGTGAAAATAAATAAAATAGAGTAAGTGGATAACCCACTTACTCTATTAAAAATTAGATTATAAAACAATATTTAAATACAAATTTTCTGTAATGTTTGTATTAGAAATGAAGTAATAAACATCGTATTTCTTATATGCTTCTTTAGTAATCTTTTCTTCAGGATATTTATGAACAATCTGTCTTTGGTAATCCATAAATACATTTATACTTTCTACTCCATTAGTTAATTCTTTAGGTAAAATAAAGAATAATGTATTAAAATCATTATGAGGAATACGTCCTCTTAAATTACTAGTTTCCTTAATATTTAAAGGAATTGTAATAGCTGCATCTTGATCAACTATATCTATTGCATTTTCAAAATTCTTTCTTTTGATTCCAATTTTAGATGTAGACATAAAGTCATCAAATTCTAATAAAGATTCAGCATTTACCTTGGTAGAACTAGGAATATAATCTCCATTATATTGTTCATATGTTCCAGTGCTATCAGTTCTATTAACAACAGGGAACAAACCAGAAGCAACATACATCTGAATTTTATCAGATTTTACTTTTTCTCTTAAAGTATTATCATCAATAGTTCTAATATAAAATTCTACTTCTTTAAATACCGAGTATTGAACCCCTTCTGTAGTACTAGAAGGATTGTATGGTAATATTGCTTTAGCAACAAAAGAGCTATCCCCAAGAGGGAAACTAGTACTAGTTATAGTAGAATATGTAAGTTTAAAGCAAACAGAATCATTGAAAGTACCAACACTACATGTTTCAGTCTTAGATCCATCAAGAGATACGAATTTAAGAGGATGAGAACTTGCGTCATTTGAATTTAAAATATTGCCATTACTTAAATCAAAATCTTCTGGCAAGGAAATAGGATTAACTACTTCATCAAATTCAAAGTAAACTGTATTAGTATTAGCATCAGAATTAGGTTCTAATTTAAGAATATTAATATGAAGTGCATCTAATTTATTAAGAATATCTACTTCTTTATTGATAGTGTCTAATTTAGCAAGTTTAGTCTGATCATCTTCAGTTAATCCATGGATAGCTTGAACTTCTGCTTTTGTAGCCAAATCCCCTTTAGCTGAATTAATACTAAGTTCTACATAATTCTGAGTAGCATAATCATTTAATCTATTAGAAAGATCATTCAGTTCAGATTTTTGTGCATAAGCATTATTTATTTCAGTCTTAAAAGAATCTAGATCTCCACGTTCAATTAAATTTCTTCTATTTAATGCACTCATTCCAGTTTCTAAGTCAGTGACTTTTTTAAATTTTTCTCTAGCTTCTGTTTCAAATGCATCATATGTAGATTTTTCTACAAAAGTTTTACCATTAAGTGTATCAGTTACTGCTTTAGCAGCATTAGCTGTAGTTTCAATTCCATCAATCTTAGCAATCTTAGCTTGATCATCAGAACTCAAGCCAGTGCCAGCAGCACCAACTTCTTCTTTAGTGGCAAACTTTCCTTCAGCTTCAGATTTATAAGAAGTAAATGTAGAATCTTCTACAAAAGTCTTATCTTTAACGCTGTCTGTAACAGCTTTCATTTCTTGTAAAGTTTTCTTAGTTTCTTTATCAGCTTCTTGATAAGATTGAAGATCATGTTGAAAAGCTCTCATTGCAGATTCTGTATATTGTTTATTAGCATAGTTTTTGTAAACATTATCTTTATATGCAGTAAATGCAGAATCTTCTACAAAAGTTTTACCTTTGAGAGTATCTGTTACAGATTTAGCATCATCTGCTTTGGTTTCAATAGCATCAATCTTAGCAATTTTAGCTTGATCATCAGAACTTAAGCCAGTACCAGCAGCAGTAACTTCTGCTTTAGTAGCAAACTTTCCTTCTGCTTCAGACTTATATGCAGTAAATGTAGCGTCTTCTACAAAGGTTTTATCCTTCAATCCATCTGTTACATTCTTAACTTCAGTAAGAGAAGCTTTAGTAGCAAACTTACTATCTGCATCAGATTTATAAGTATCAAATGCAGATTCTTCTACGAAGGTTTTATCCTTAATAGAATCTGTTACAGCTTTAGCTGCAGCAACATCTGCTTTTACAGCATTGATGCTATCAGCTGCATTCTTAGCTTCAGTTACTTTAGATTCGAATTCATTTAACTTAGCAGCAGCATCTTTAGCAGACTGAATATCCTGTTTTACATTTTCAGGAAGCCCAGCAGTAGAAACAGATTCAATCGACTGCTTAAGTTCATTGTATTTAGAAGTTACATCCTGAGTTACAGGCTGCAATTTTTCTGTAAATTTAGCGTCTAATGCAGATTCTTCTACAAAAGTCTTATCCTTAAGAGTATCAGTTACTGCTTTTGCTGCATTGGCAGTAGCTTCAACAGTATCAATCTTGGCAATCTTAGCCTGGTCTTCAGAGCTCAAGCTAGCCGAAGTTAATTCTGCTTTAGTAGCAAATTTACCATCAGCATCAGATTTGTATGTATTGAATGCAGATTCTTCTACGAAAGTCTTTCCTTTAAGAGTGTCAGTTACAGCCTTTGCATCGTCAGCCTTGGTTTCGATTCCATCGATCTTAGCAATCTTAGCTTGATCATCAGAACTTAATCCAGTCCCAGCAGTTGTAACTTCAGCCTTTGTAGCATATTTAGTTTCTACTTCAGATTTATAAGCATTGAATGCAGAATCTTCTACAAAAGTTTTATCCTTAATTGTATCTGTTACAGCTTTAGCAGCATTAGCTGCAGTTTCAATATCATCAATCTTATTGATCTTAGCTTTATCTGCTACACTAAGATTACCTGTACCAGAAGTTGTAATTTCGTCTTTAGTAGCAAATTTACCTTCTGCTTCAGATTTATAGGCTGTAAATACAGAATCTTCTACAAAAGTTTTATCTTTCAAACCATCTGTAACAGCTTTAATACTAGTTACATCAGTTTCAATACCATCAATCTTATTGATCTTAGCCTGATCAGCAGGAGTTAAACTAGCTGTACCAGTTCCAGCACCGCTACCAGATGTACCAGCTGCAGCTAATTCTGCTTTAGTAGCAAACTTACCATCAGCTTCAGTTTTATAAGATTCAAATACACTTACATCAAGTTTATTGGTTTTAATCTGACCAATGTTTTCTTCATTAGTAGTAGCCTTTTGAGTAGCAGCATCAATCTTTTCGACTGTTGCAGATTTATAAGATTCAAATACAGTTGTTTCAAGCTTACCAGTCTTAATAGCTTCAATAGATTCAGCATTAGCTGTAGCCTTTTGTTCAGCATTACCAGCTTTTGTAACAGCTTCTGTAATCTGTTCTGTCTTTGCTTCTACAGCCTGTTTAGCTGTTTTTACATCTTCAAGAGCATGTTCTACTCGTGCACTCATTTCTTTAACAGAATCTTCAGATTGTTTAGCTTTATCAAGAGCTGTTTGAATCTTTTCTTCTGTAGTTCCTTTGTCTGCTTTAGCCATTACATTTTGTGCATTATAATTAGCACAACCACTGAAATCGCCAAAGGCTACAGGAGAATCACAAACTTCTACTACAGATACTACCTGTTTACCAGAAATCTTATGAATAGTATTTTCTAAACCGCATACTACATAAACATCATCATCCATGTTTACATCAATAGCATTAGGCCCTTTGCCAACAGGGATAGTAGTAATATTATTTCCTTCTTTAATAGCCTTAGAAGAAGTTTCAATAATGGTTACTGTATTTCCATCATAGTTAGTAACAATAACGTTACCATAAGAATCATTTACAAGAGCAACAGGACGAGCACCCACTTCAAAATCTACTACTTTCTTAGATTTCAAAATACGAGATACAGTATTAGAACCAGAGTTGGCTACCCAAATAGTATTGCTTGTATCACAAGTAATAGCAGCAGGGTTGCTTCCTACATTAATGCTATCTACAACAGTAGTATTTACAATCTTATTTACAATACCACCAAGATCTGCACCTGTCTTAGGATCGATCTTATGAGAAAGATAGCAAGCTACCCAAATAGTACCTTCTTCATCAGATACAATGGATTTAGGGCCAGCTGCTACAGCAATATTCTTAACAACCTTATCTTGAAGATCTTCATTTTCTGTAGCAGAGGTGTTTTTGTAAGAAGGAATTTCTACCTTGGAAACGGTGTTATCTCCATAGTTTGCTACATAGATATTACCGTTAGGATCTTCACAACAAGCAACAGGTTGTTTACCAACCTTTACTTTTTGGAAGAGAGTATACTTTCCTTCACCAACATTCTTCTTGTAATGATAAAGATATCCATTATTTCGGTTTGTAATAAACAAACTTACCTTATCCTGAGATACAGTAATAGATGAATAACCAGGCTTACCAGCAAAAGGATCTTTCTTCCCGTGCCCTGTAATAGTTTCTACAGGATTTTCTTCTTTAGGAGTGGTATCTTTAGGATTTACAATACCTACTTCCTTTTCAAGATCAAAAATTTCAGAGGATACATCATTAGAGATCTTTAATACTTTAGCCTTATATGCATCAATTACGAATAAATCATTCGGAAACATATATAGATTACCTCCATTTTTAATAAATAAAAAATTAATTATTTTATTTAAAATAATTAATATGATGTCAGAGTTTATCCCTGACATCATATAGTATTTTAGTGTATATTATTTTAGGAATATTTTTACTATAGTCGTATGGTTATGATCTAAATCAGAAATAACTGGTAATTCATCCATATTTAATTTACAATAATAAATTAATGCATTTTTATCTTTATCAAGTAATTTGTCTCCACCTAATTCTTTTGGATAATAATCAAAATAATATGTTTTGTCATCAAATTTAACTCTAAGTTTATTATAATTTGCAACACCGCCTCCATAAGAAGTTTCTCTTAAATCACTCAATAACCTATTATCATTAAGTTTTGAATCATCTAATATTATAAATAAATATGATTGGTATTCCCTATTATCAGTAGTTGAATTAGTTTTTGTTAAAGAATAATTATTAAATGCTGTATTTATTATTTGATAACCATAATTGTATTCTATTTCTTTGCTCGAGTATTTATTATATATATAATCTATAGAAACTTCTCTCATACTACTAGAATAGGTTGTATAAAACATTTCATTATAGCCAGATAAAACTGTATGATTTGATTTCTTTGATTCATCATAATCATTACCAGTATAATTATAGAATATATTCGGATATATTTTTCCATTGTAAGTAATATAGTCTAAAGTGCTTGTATCTTTTAAATAAGTATCCATCCCTATACCATATCTAAAAGTATGATCTCTATAATATAATCTATCTCTGATATTTTTTATAGAATCTATATTATTATATCCATATATTGGTTTCCATAAATTATTTCCATTGCTGTCATACTCATCTTTTACTCGATATTTGCAACTAATTTTTACTTTTTCATAATTAAAAGGAAAATCATCTTTAACAAAATTATCTATTGTGCTATCAGATTCAATTATTTTTAATCTATAATAACTAGATTCTTCATTATAATTTACAGTTAATTTTTTACCATCTTTTTCAAAAGTTATTGGGTTATGCTCTGATGATTGAGGAATATTTTCGAAATCTTTCAGTAATTTTGGATTATTATAATCATAATGTATACTAAAATCGATTAAATAATATTCTTTATATATTGCCCCATCAATTTCTTCTTTAAATTCTATATCAATAACTGTTATAAATAAAGTTCCAAAATTATCTTCTATATCTATTCTCTTTTTAAGATTTGCTAAATCTTCTTTAGACATCATATTCTCTTTAAGAGTATCAATATACCCAATTCTAGTTCTATCTTCAGGTGATATAGCATTAGCTTTAGCTTCTTCTATTTTAGTATTAGTTTCTGATTTGAAAGTATCTAAATCTTCTTTAGAGGCCTTTGATGTATTGATAGTTTCTATATTAGTATTTACTGTATTTTTGAATTCATCAAATTCTGTTTTAAGAGAAGTATTATTCTTTAAACCTTCTATATTTTCTGTATTAGTAGCTACTTTGGATTTAAGATCTTCTATTTCTTCTGATGTAGTTTTTGCTTTTTCTATTATATCATTTAATTCTTTATCTTTTTTATCAGATTCTTCGTCTTTAGCCATTATATTCAGCTTATTATAAGTAGCACATCCTGTAAAATCTCCGATAGCTACAGGAGAATCGCATACTTTTATAGTGGATATAACTTTCTTATTATATATCTTATAAATAATATTTCCTAATCCGCATACTACAAGTATCTCATCTTTAGAATTAATATCTATAGCATTAGGTCCTTCTCCTACAGGAATCGTAGTAATATTATCCCCAGCAGCAATAGCTTTAGAAGAAGTTTCTATCATAGTAACAGAATTTCCTTCATAATTGGCTACATATACATTACCAAAGGAATCATTTACAATAGCCATAGGTCTAGGCCCCACTTCAAAATCTACAATACGTTTAGATTTTACGATTCTAGATACAGTATTAGACCCAGCATTAGCAACCCAAATAGTATTATTAATATCACAAGTAATGGATGAAGGATTATTACCTACTATTATCTGATCTACTACAGTAGCATTTACGATCTTATTTACAATACCACCTATCTCTGTATCATTGATAGGATCTATCTTATGTGATAAATAGCAAGCTACCCAAATAGTACCTTCTTCATCAGATACAATAGATCTAGGACCAGCAGAAACTACCATAGTTTTAACTACTTTATCTTGTGCTTCTTCATTACCTAAGAGTTTAGATTTAAATGTAGGAATTTCTACCTTGGAAACTGTATTGTCTCCATAATTTGCTACATAGATATTACCATTAGGATCTTCACAACAAGCAACAGGTTTCTTACCTACACGGATCTTTTGGAATAAAGAAAATTCTCCACTTATTGCGTCTTTTTTATAATGGTATAAATAGTTAGTAATTCTATTAGTGATAAATAAGCTAACCTTATCTTGAGATACCAAGATAGATGAATAACCAGAACGTTCTTTCTTCTTAGTAGTATTATCTTTTCTATTTACAATCTTTTCTATTTCTGTATCAGATATTTTTAAATATTTCTTTATAAGATTCTTAGTATAATCATCTATAGATATAACGTCTTTGTTGTCTGTAACTATATCCTCTTTTTCTAAATTGAAAAGTTCAGTAGATATATCATTAGATACTTTTAATACTTTTCTATTATAAGAATCTATCACATATGCATCATCGAGAAACATATCAAAACCTCCATATATTCATATAAAGTCAATTTAATACGATGTCAGAATTCAATCTGACATCGTATTTTATTTAAGTTACACTATTAGGATTATTAGCAATAAAGTCTAACATTAAAATTGTTTGAGGAGAATCTTTACTAGCTATCTGTTCAGGGAATACATGATAGAACAATGATAAGTGTGAATTAGGGGTAATTCTTGTTTTAAGGCTTTCATCATCTATTTGATCTAATGGATATTTCTTAAATAAATACAATACTCCATTTACCATTATAGGAAGAACGTTAAGAAGAGTTCCTGTATTATCTCTATCTATATCTTCCTTGGTTCTAACAAATATAGTATTTTTTTCTCCAAAGTATGTTGAGGGCCTTGTAAAAAAAGTACTAACTTTATGCTTATAAGGAGCAATAACATTTTTCTTATCAAGTGTATAAGAAATATCAATAGATGCCAAATATGCCCACATCAAATAGTTTTGATCTTCTCCTGGAGGAGAAACTAATTTAGGAATATAATCTTCTCCTACTTTTTTGAAATAATTAGGATCCTCTTTTTTATCTAAAGGATATTTTAAGAAGAATATCCCAAAAGTGCCAGATTCTTGAGGTGTATTTTGTGCCTCAATTTTTTGTTGAATTGTATTTATATCAGGAAAGTCCACATAAAAATGAAAATCTTTAGGATGTTCTGCATTAGGATCAGTTTCAGAAATATATTTAAGAGATAATTTTAAATTACGTTTACTGGTAGGATACTCTATAGGATTTCCATTAGAATCCCAAGGAATTATATTTTTTACTGTAAATCCGTGTTTATCATTATCATAAGGACAAATGATATCATCATGCCCTTTTTTAGAAATGGTTAAAGAAGCACCATCTCTAGTTAATGGATAAGATAAATCATCAGGTTTAAAAGCTATATTATCCTCTTCTTGTATATCAAAATATAATGTATAAGAAGTAGTCCCATCTTCTTTATTTTCTTCATCTATTTGACTATAGTATAGTTTAAACATATTTTTTAAAGCCATTACGTCACAAATAAATGCAAGTCTTTCAGATTCTTCTTTAGGAATAAAGTTTTTAGCAAATTCATTTAATTGATTACTTAAAGACCCCATAGTAACAAGATCTAGGGGTTTAATATGATCGTTATAATTGGTTTCTGTGATTTCTTCATTAGTAACTTCTAATTTATGAAAAGAGGAATCTTCTCTACAATAAATAATGGCATTAGGAACTAAAGAACATTTGCATACTTTATCTTTATTTACTATATCTACCAAATGATCTACTACAATAATACCATTTCTAATATATTTATTATCTAATACATAATTATTATAGTCTGAATATAAAGGAGATATGATTTTAGTTCCTATATATTTATTTCCCATTAAACAATCCTCCAATAATATTTAGATTAATAAGAGTAAACACTATATTACTACCATGTCCTATTAAATAGGACATGGTAGTTTTTTATTTGCCTTTTACATTGTCTTTATAAAATTGTTCAAATTCAGATTTCTTTTTTACTAGATCCATAATTTTACTATACACTTCTACTGGTACATATTCTAATTTTACTATAGTATCCCTCACATTATTATACCCTTTATCTATTTCTAAATACAAAGTATAAAAAGCGATAGCATCTTTATTAGAATAATAATTGTTTATACCGATATCCATTTCATTAACCAAGGCATCAGATGTACTAATTATTAGATTACAAATAAGATAATCATTATGTTTATTATGATTATTCTTATTTGTATCTATATTAATATTAGCACCTATCCCTTCTATAGAACTGGAATCATTAGTAGATTTAGATTCTTCCTCTTTATTAGAATGAGAAGAATTGTAAAGACGAAATAGTTTTTCAAATAGAGAAAATATTCCATTTACAGAAGTTAGTAGTTTTATGAAATCTGATCCAAGCAATCCCAAAATCAAAGGCGGGATGAGAATAAGTCTAGGGGATATAGCCATTACAAATGGAGCAGTAGCTATAGATATAAATGTATCTACAATAGCATTAGTTATTATTTCAGATATTAGTTCTCTTATACTATGCTTAGTATTGTTTTTATATTTAAAACACAGTACATGAATCGAAGAACCAAAAAGAGATATAGTTCCACACAATAAAAGTTCCAACAGAGTAATCTCTAATATTAATTCATTATTAAAGTTATTCATAAATTAGAGTTCCTCCAATTCAAAAATATGCTATTTGCTCCCTAGATTTAATTTATCATCTACTTCCTTGTTAACTTTAGTTGGTGCAATTTTTTCTTTATTAATAATTTCTTTAGGTATTCCTTCATTTTCAATACCATACGATCCAGATGGGCTATTATATTTACTATTAATAAATTTATTAGTAGTCTGAATAGCAGCACCTACAGCTCCTGTATAAGTAGCAAATACAGCATATCCTCCCCAATCTATATTATTATATAAAAGATAAAATGACCCTGCTACAAATACTAAATAACTAAAAAGTGCCATAAGTCTAGTAAGCGATAACGTATTCTCTTCAAAAAATAATTGATGTAAAAGTCCTCTTTTTTTCAAGCTATTACCTCTTTCCATAATAAACTTATTTTTATGTTTTTTAGGCCCATATGGGTATACCTGTCTACATTTTAGTAAATCTAGAATAAGGGGTATAAAATATTATGATAGAAATCATAATAATTTCAATACTTGGGTTATTATCTTTTTTCATTTTTTCATGTCTAATTTTATCTGAAATTGTTTCATCTATGAGCAAAGCAAATTTAAATAAACAAGTATTATCTATACTAAAAACTTCTGAAAAGAAGATGAGTAAAGAACAGGTAAACATTGATTCTATTAATGAAGAGATTCTTGCTATCAAAGATAATACTGTGAAGATAAATAAAGATATACAAAAAATAAATGATAAATTAGATAAGTTGATATAATCTGGTAGGCATATAACAATGCCTACCAGCAACATTTTGTTAATATGAAATCTGATAAGGAGATATAGTTTTATGGCAAAGATAAAAATTATTCCTATCGGCTATGATAATAAAAGTGTATATAGAGAAGATATGGCATTAAGCGATGGTAAATTTTCTGCCTCTACTCCTTTTATTATCTTATCTAATAAACCTATACCGAAACACGTTAAAAGTTATTTTGAATTTAAAGTAACTGATTTTAAAAGAAATGAATTATATAGACACTTACCTCTTTATGTAGGAATACATAAAGAACCATCTTCTGGTATCTTATCTACTGATTTTAGTTTAGGAAGTATTTATTATACAAGAAGACAAGATTTTGAAACTTATGAACAATACAACAAATCTGCTTATTGTGAACACTATAAAGTTTTTGGTAAGAAAGAAAGAATCCCTTCTAAGAATGATATTATAGGAGTAGGAGTAGACCCAGACTATAATCAAATAAATATTTTTGTAAATGGTCATCCATTCTATTCTTTCTCTCCTAGAGAGTTTGAAATTAATGAAGAGGATGATTTTTATTTTACAATATGCTCTAGGGTATTTGAAAATATAGGTGGATATATCAATTATGGCTCTGCTCCTTTTGAATACAAACCAGATGGATATATTAGTCTAAATCAATATTATTTTGAACGGTATCCGTTTAATCTAGAGATATTAGGAAATGTTTCGTTTTTATCTAATGATAATGACACCAATAATTATTATTCTAATAGAATAAAATATGGTGTAGAATTTGGAATGACTGTTCATGTAGAAAATGATTTAGCTCCTTTAGGATCTAATTTAAACGAAAGAAAAACTTATATAGAGCCTAATTTAGGAGATATACAGTTATATGATCCGAATAATAAGAATTCATTTATCATATATTCTGAAAATCAAAATCCTGCAGATCATGCTTACTTTCCTTATCCTATTCCTTCTGACCAAAAGATTTATTTTGAATTCAATTGTAAAGAAGCACCTATGGATAATGGGTATGTTGGTTTACCAATACAGATTGGTATAGCAGATCATAAAGAAATAGAAAAGTCTATTACTGATCCTTCTTATAAATCTTTCTCTATTGATTTATTTAGAAAAGATTATAATTACTACTATGCTAATGTAACCCTTAATGATAAAACTATTCATTATCCTATAAGAACTGTATATGGTCCTGTATATCCTATGGAAGGGGATACTATAGGAGTATTGTTGGATCTTAAAGATCAGACAATAAAGATCTACAATAACAATACGTTATATATGACTGCAGATTTAAATGAATACTTAGGATATGCCGATGATACTAGAACCTTTGTATCTAGTGAAAAGAGTAGGATATATTTTAATGATATTCATGAAAACTACTATTTCTTTGTGAAGGCGTATACTGATTCGTTTACAGGAAATGGTCATATCTTATTTAATCTGGGAGAACCTGAGAATAAAGATCCTTTAAAATATCATGCATTATATGATAACAAGGATATCATGACCTATTGGTACTATTATAATTACAATATAAGAAAATTGTATTATAAAGATTTAGAGTTTATTCTTACTACTCTTCCTTATCATATCAATGTATCTAAAAACATTACATGTTCTATATATGTAAAATCTAAATATGATGGTAATGATTTAGATTTTGGTCCTGGGTTGAATATGATGTATGATACTTATAATATTATATCGGATAGTGAAGAAAAAGCAAATGTTCCTGATTTAACTGCTTTTGAATTTTATGAATTAACTCATAATAAAGTAGATAATGATCAGAATAAGTTTATTAAAGACTTAATCATGTTTGCTAGTGTTAGAATAGATAAAAAGGTAGAAGAATTTAATGAAATGATTTTATCTTCTGATAGATTCTTGTTTAGATATGCAGATATTGAACAGGATCTATTGATTGGTAATTCATATATATCTAAAAACAAATATAGCAAAGATATTTTATCTTGTAATTTTAATTACATTAATCGAATTAAAATCACCTTAGTAGGGGATGAAGATTTTGATATAGTGGCAATCACCAATGATGGAACAGAATATACAGAAGATTTTTATATGCTTCCTTCTCCTGATAATACTATAGAATTTCATACAAGACCTAAAAAGAATTATTCTCTCCAATCAGAAGAACCATATTATGAATTTAATGATGATGCCGAAATAAATGCTGGTAGAAAAATATATGGAGTTGAGAATGATATGGAAATAAGACTCTTGACCCCTCCTACTTTAAAATATTATCTTAATGCATTTATAACTGGTCATGATAAACATCATAATACACTTTTCCCATGTGACAAGATATTGGATAACTTTACTCAAAGAAGATTAAAAGAGGTAAAACTTCCAAAGGGAGTAACTAAAATAAGAGTATACTATATAAATGATCCGTATTATCAGGATGAAAGAGTTTATTTTAGATATGGGGATACTTTTATTAATGGTATGCAACTTGGTCATATAGAAGAGTATTTAAAAAATAATGGGGTATTAAATGACAAAGAATCTGTAGTTTTGTATTATAATTATTTAACTATATTCGATTCAGCTAATGCTATAAAATGGTATGATACTAAAAAACAAAAAAATATGCCACCCCCAATTGCCCCATTTACATTAAAAGCATTAGATAATGATTATATATTTGGTGATGGTACTTGGAAAAAAGGAAATGCTATTTCTGGTGGTGCTTGTACATATAAATGCACAGTTGGGATAACACCAGAAAAAACATATAAAATTATGAGTCTTGGTCCAAGAAGAGATCCACAATACGGATTCTTTTTGTATTATGGGCCCGAAGTTAAAAATGATGTAGTTGATATTGAAGATTATTAACAAATTATTGGGTAGTAGGTCTTAGCCTACTACCCATTCTTTTTATAATTCATCAAAAGCACGTGTTCCAGTTATTACTAGAGGAAAATCCATATTAGCATTAGAATTTACTGCTCTACCATTTCGTTGGTCGATTCTCATATTATCTAATAAGAATTCTGCAGGTCTTTCAATACCAGGAATAGATTGACCTGTTTGTACATTTACAACGTCAAAATACTTTGATCCTGTGGCTTGGTTATACACAACAACTGTTTGGATACTAGGATCTTTTTCAGAAATCATCTTTCTTTGTACTGGGCTTAGGTTTGCTCTATATTGATTAAAAGAAGTATCTATATTAGCAGTACTACCATCAACAGTTACAATATCTGTTAAAGATACATTTGTACTAGCAATACCAGGAGTTCCGACATTAGATGTTTCTATTTTACTACCAGAAAGATTTACTCCAGTATTAATAGACTGAGGAGCTAAAGGTTGATTGATCATCGGTAAACCATATTTAGGTGCATTAAGCATAGCATAATATGCATCTGTAATGACTTTATCCGAATTTTCATCCTTAACATCTTTCATCATCTGTTCTTTCTTAAGTGCAATATCATTAATCTTATTTCTAATTGCATCTAATTCTCGAACAGCAGAAATCTTGGTATTTAAAATACCCATTTGAACTCCCATAAAGTTAGACATATGTTGAAGACGCATCTTACCACCATACATCTTACTTCTTTTAAATTGGGCTAATTCTTCATCGATGTTTGTATAAATCATATCAGATTGAGCTATGGTTTCATACAACATCTTTCCTGTATCACTATACCCTTTTTCTAATTCTTTAATTACTGCATTCTTTCCTTTTTTAGAGGATTTATCTTCATCATCTACAATATTTGTATAAGTGATTACAGGAGCATCTTTAGGAGGACGACCAGGTCCTCTTTTTCTTTTAGAAGCTAACTTTTCTTCTGTAGTATCTATTACAGTAGGTTCTGCTGAAGAATCTTTTTCAATAAGACTTTCTCCTGATAACCCATAAGTTCTTTCTTCATCTTCACTATCATCTATTAAATCTAAAGTAATAACCTCTTTTTTAGACATAATACCACCTCTTAAGATTAAATTAATTACTAACCTGTTATTTTAAGCAAACTTTAATTTAGATACATATTATAATTATGAAGATATAAAATACTAGAAACTTAATTATAACCGATATATAGGAAGGGGAAATAAGATGCTTTTAAAAGATGTAATTGGATACCCTGAGGGGTCTAATCTTACTATAATGAATGTATTTTATACTAGACCTATTAGAAATGAAGAAACTGGAAAGTATGATAAAGATTATTTGGTTATTATATTTAAGAACAATGATACAGGAAAGAAAGAAATACGAATAGATGTAGAACCTGAATATACTTGGTATTTATTAAAGAAAGAATATCAAACAGAACACAATCTTGCATTTATTGAAAAAGATAAAGTAGAACCTATTACTTGTAAGTATAAAGATATAAAATTATCTATTGCTAAAGAGACTGGTAACGAGGATCTCTATAAGCAAAATATGTATTCTGGTAATTTTAGATTGAACGATGCTTTTTTTGCACATCCTAGATCTTTTGCAGCAGATATGAATATCTTGAATTATACAAGAAGTAGGTTTGCAGAAATATATAAGAATCCTGTTATACCAATAGATATATTCTTCTTTGATATTGAATCGGACATCATCGACTCTATTTCAGATAATGTAACAATAGGTGAATGCCCTGTAAATGCAATCACAGGATATTATTCAAAAACAAATACACTGTATAACTTTGTTTTAAGAAATAAAAGAAATAAACAAATTCAAGAACTAGAAGATGATATGAAAAAGGATTTTAAAAAGTATAAAGAAAAAGTAAGATCCTTCATAGAATATGATCTTGGTAGTAAAGAGAAAGTAAGCAAATATAAATTAGATAATGTAGAATTATCAGTTGGATTCTTTGATGATGAACTAAGTCTTATATTAGAATTTTTTAAATTAGTTCATTCATTATCTCCTGATATAGTAACAGCATATAATATCTCTTATGACTTACCCTCTTTGATTGAAAGATTAAAAGCTAATGGAGCAGATCCTAGAGATGTAATTTGCGATCAAGATATTCCTCCTCAATATAGATTCTGTGAATATATTCTTGATGAAAAGAATCTTAATAATCTTGAAGAACGTGGAGACTTTGCTAATATATCTGCAAGATCAACATATCTTGATCAGATGATAACGTATGCATCTAGACGTAAAGGACAAAGTGCTATTGAATCTAATAAATTAGATTATGTAGGTACTTTGGAATGTGGTGTAAGAAAATTAGATTATCATGAAATAACAACAGATATTGGGAAATTACCGTATCTAAACTTCTATATATTCTGGTTATATAATATCATTGACGTTGTTGTTCAAGTATGTATAGAAGCTCAAACTGATGATCTTAAATATGTATTTAATAATGTAATAGAAATGAACACTCCGTTCCAAAAGATATTTAGACAAACCAATTATCTCGGAACAAAAGCAGTAGAGTTTTATAAGCACCATGAAGGAGTAATCATTGGTAATAATATCAATAGATTTGGAAAGAAACCTGAAGAAAAATTCTCTGGTGCATTCGTAGCAGATCCTACAAAGATCTCTGATAAGAATAAAGTAAGAATCAATGGTCAACCGATTTATAAATATAACAATGGGAATGACTTTGATTACAAACGTCTGTATCCTTCTTTGATGCAAGAATTTAATATGGCTACCAACACACAGGTTGGTAAGATTTTTATAGATAATCCTCCTTATAAAGATCCTGAATATCTTAAGCTTAGTCCTGGAGGAACGTTTACAGAAAATCTTGCATCATATAACTATATTGAGTTTTGTCATAGATGGTTAGGAATGATGGATGTAGAAGAAATCCTACAAGAGATTCCTAAGATGAATCTATCTAGTGATAAGAAACAAGTTATAGATCTTATCAATCCTAATAAAATTGTATCTATAGATGTTCCTATGCCTAATTGGGTTAAGGATGAAGTAGATAAGATTAGAAAGGACTTATTATAATGGGTATTTTTAAAGAATTTGTTATAGATGGCGAAAAGTTAATGAGATGCTTAGTAGAAGCTAAGAATCTCAAATCTGAAATAATCCATATTCCTTCGAAGATGCTAAATAAATATAGGTATACGGATTATAAAAATACCTTTGGGTATAATATGCCTCAGATCTATGGAGAAAGTTTTAATTCAGTTTTTAATATAGGAATATTTGAAAAATTATATGATGTAATATATCCAATTCCTGAAGATTTAAATGTAGAGTATATCTCCTTCTTTAGTAAAAATTTAAATCCTTTCTTTAAAGATATTAAAGAAAATGGATTAAATACCGATAAGTTATCTATATTAATAGGATATGAACAAATTGGAGACATTGAAAAAGGTTACGTACATAGAATATCAACTGTTTATCAAAATATAAATGGAGAAAATATTATGGTAAGTTTAGGTTGTCTAGGAGAACGGAATAAGATAAGCACTCCTATATTTGAGAATATCATAAATTATATCTCCAAATCAGAAAATGAAGATATCTCATACATGGATGTAACAAATAATGAAAGCTTTAGATCTATTATAGATGATCATAAAACATCTGATGGAGCATTTAGATTTGTTCCTACAGGAATGGATGGAAGATCATTGCCTGAGTATATGAGTTATATTTCAAAATCTATCTTAGATATATCCAAGAATGATTCTGTATATCTTTGTGCCAATAAGATAGACTTCATATATTCTTTATTTAATGGGGTAAATCTTATGAGGTTTATTATAGTTAAGAAAAGTAAGAAATGTAAGATAGACACAATATTCGTTACTAGACGAATGTAGGGGTGGGTTTATTGGTCACATCTGATGAAAGACAGATGAGAGATGTAATATTGTTGTATACTAAGATGCAAGATCATATTATGTTTCTTGGTCCTAATGCAACAATGAATATGAATGTCTCTTTATATATTCCTGTAAAAGCTGGAGAGGGATATACAAAAAAATATTACTATAGAGAAGTACAATATACAGATAATGAAGGATTTAAAAAAAGAAAAATAATAAGGGGATTTGATTGTTTTCTAACTATAGAAAATCTTAGAAGAAACAAATCAGATTTTAGAGAATCTGTAATGCTAAATGCTGGTCATTTAGAGATGCTTAGATTATCTCTATTACCGAAGTTAGAGGACTTTGTATTATATCCTGAGAATACTTATGAATCTAGAAAAGGAAAATTATATGCAAAGAAATCTGAAGGGGTAACTATAGATTTACCAGGGAATAAGTATATTATATTTAGTCCTGGATTGCATAAGTATTATAATGAAGAAGTACAACCTTGTTTAGATCTGTACTTAAATAATAAAAATAATATCATAAGTATGAGCTTCCAAAAGGTGTTGGAGTTTATGAATCTTATAAGAACTTTTCAGATTTATAATTATGCTTGTACTATGATTAATGCAATGCCTACTCCTATCCCTGGATATAATATGTATGATATGAGTATAAATCAAGAAGAACTTTCATTCTTTGATACAAGAAATAAAAACAAGAGAATGCAGTAATCTGCATTCTCTATATTTTTTTTAGTTAATTGTAAGCATAACAGGTTGGTTCTTATTAGCAGCAGATACAAAGCTTTGATCAAAGATTTCTACTACTTGTTGTCTATCTCTTGCTTTTTCTTCAAGAGAAGATAATTTCAGATCAATATTTGCATATACGGTTTCTAAATTATCATACATTTTTAATTGTTCATATAAGTAAGTAGCCACATCAGCTGTTGCTAATCTTTCAAATATTTCCATTTGAGTAGGAGGAATTGTTTTCAAATTATCTGCATGTTTTACAAATAATGAGATGGGTATCCGCTGGAACTTAGTAATAAAACTAGCAGAAATAGCTACATTTAATTTAATTTTATTAGGTGGGACCCATTCTACATAAATACCATTTGCAAAAGCAGATATATGGTCAGCCATCTGAACAATATCTGCATATGTTCCAAAATCAACAGATGAAGACATCATATCATATGTATTTACCCCACCATAGGTCAAACCAGGAAAGTGGGCAGACCAGCTATGCCAATCTATATCCCCACATCCAATGATAGTCTGGCTTTCGCATATTGTTTCATCTATGAGCCAATAATCTCCTTTTTGGTTTTCAGGACCAAGTTGATAAGGAACTTTATTAGGAAAATAACGAGAGAATGTATCTAATGTTTCATTACAAATAACTTCTCTTGCCCATTTATCTTTAGAAAGATAATCTGGTAAATTCATCTGCATTGTTCCTAAACGTCGTTCTATCTTATTAAGGAGTTTAGTCATTTCATTTGCCATTGGCATATTATTCACTAATCCTTTCACATTAAAAAGTCTATTATACTAATGTGAAACAAAAAAAACAAGGGCTTATTATAAGCCCTTGGGAACTTTGTACTCCCCGTTTTTAAACAGGGAGTCGTTCTTTTGTTGGAGAAGCTTCTGACGATGCTCCTCCATGTCTTTACGATAAGCTTCCTCATCGTAACTTATGAGGTTGGGCTTATCGTAGTACTGGTCTGTATATTTACCAGTAGTTCTTTCAACCTCTTCTAAGAGACTAGCGTGATTAATTATCACGCTAATCCCATAGAAGAATCCGCCCATAATCATGGTGAAAATTATAATATCTTTTATTATCTTCATTTTATTCTCTCCTTTTCTGGATACTTTATTGAGTATCCAAAACAATTTTTTGTATTTTCACCATAATAATATACAGTTAAGTTTTCTTACTTTTACACTATTCAATTTCTGTAACATCCATCAAACTAGGAACTTTGTTTTCTTTGATATCCCCTAACCCTTTATTAGGAACTATAGTACCAGGAATCTTATTAAGATCTATATAATTACTATAATTTACTTTAGGAGCTTTAGGAATTATATCTCCAGGTTTAGGTTCGTTCTTTCCAATAAATGATTTTTTATTCATACTTTCATAATCCACCTTTCCAGGTTCTATGGAGTTCAATCCATCCCCAATTTCTTTTTCATCTAAAAGCACATCTTTATTATACAAACTTGCATAATAATCCACAGCATCTTTTATTCCTGTAATTAAGATACTAAGATTCTGCATTATTAATATAAACTTCTTTGTAGATTTATTATATAACCCAAATATATCGGGAGATACAAAGAAGCCTTTACTTAATACCATCTTATCTTTAAAATCTAAAGATTCAGGATAAGTCTTACTTAGCAAATCTACTACATAAAATAGATTTTTGAATAGGATGTTTTTATCATTTTCTGATTCTAGAGGTAAGGTTTGAATATTCTTCTTATCTACATATTTGAATATAGATTGTTTTAGTTCTCCTGTAACTTCAATATCATGTAGATAATAATGCTTCATAAGATCCCATTCTTTTTCATTTAGTAGATCAAATCTAACTCTTTCTACCGCATCTCTAGAGTTAATAAATTCGATTTTATTTCTAGGAGTAGTTATATAAATTGTTTTATCTTTCTTTTCATCTCTAATGATTTCTGCTCCTGTAAAATAATATGCTCCTTTCTTATAATAATTTTCAGAAATGATCCTCTGATATCTTGTAAAGATATCTATGAAATAATCAAACATAGCTTCATCTGTTCTTAAAGCAGGAGATGCAAAAAGTTTATTTGCTTTCTTAGCTGCTTCTATTTCAGATCTACGAATAAGATCACTAATAAAATCAGGCTCTATAATACCTGCTGCAAACAAAGGGATAGGATCTTCAATGAATGCCATCTTAAAGAACTTAGTATAGTTTATAAAACTATTTTCAAAATAATCATCATTGATAGCCAGATTATACATTCTACGAAATTCAATATTCGTAGATAGCCATCTATCCACTTTATTTTTTACAACCTTTGTTCTAGAGATCTTTATATTATTCTCTAATGAAAAGCATATAGTATCTTCATCAGGGAGAATATAAGAATGGATATAATCTAGTATATTACCAGATTCAGCCTTTCCTCTACCCCATATATAAATCATATCTATTAGATCCATTAAACTCATCGGACCCATAATAAATAGATTATGATAAGTTACAGGAAGATACTTCTCTCCGTCTATACTCTTATTTACCTTTTCAAAAGGAGTACGAAGATTTAACCAATTAAGGTTCTTATCAATCTTGTCATATCCAAGATTTCTAAATAAGGAAGCCATATATTGGAGTTGTGTTAAATGATCTCTAGTACAATCCCCTTGTTCCATTTGAAGCATTTTGTCATAGGAAGTAATCTTAATATCTTTTCCTCCTATATTCATTACATAATAATCCACCATATCATTCTCCTCCATTATAAAAAATTCTTAAGAATTAAATAAACTATTTTAAGTTTGATAAGTATACTAACTCATCATATTTATAATATATAATTATGGAGGATTTTCCATAGTATCTTAAAGATACTATGGAATTTGCAATGCAATAGTTTTATATTCTAAGGCAAAATAAGTGTGTTCAGTCATTCCATCTTTTACTTTTCTAAATACTAACCTAACTCCATGATCTCTTAATAAGACTATAATCTCATTATTTAAAGTCTCGTTATCTATCTTAATAAGAGAGAATGAAGATATGGCATTCAAAATATCATTCTCATCTTCAGTCTCTTCTGCCTTCTTTATTTTAGAAAAAATAAGATCAGCTACTATTTTATCATCATCCATTTTTATACCTCATAAAAAATAACTCACCAGGATATAAGTTCCTGGTGAGTATCATATTAGAACTGAATAATATTTGTGTAAGTTATATTCTTACTATCTAACTTACTAATACCAATTTCTTCTAAAGGAAAGCTTCTTAAGTTATCTTGAATAATGCTGATATAATCAATAAAAGGAACTATCCAATCAGGAATTTCTACATCTGAAGGAATAGCTATAGAAGATACTTCTCCTTTAAAATTTTCATCCTTTAGAAGTTCAACTAATCTTAAATAATGATTAGGATGAGATTCTGCTATTAGATCTGCATTCTTAGAAGTTATATTTGTTTTGATAACAAGGATAGAATTTCTTCCTTCTAGATCTATATTTTCTTCTTCCTTATCTTTGATTTCATTATATGCTACAGATGCTTTGATGCCTTGAATACTCATAGGCTTCTTATATGCATAAATTGATTTTATTCTAGCAGGTTTATGGAAAGACTTATCCTTACTCTTAAGAGATTCATATATCTCTTTTTCTAGAATAGCAAACTTCTTTATGATATCAACCTGATCAATGAATGAATTCCTAAGAATATCAAATTCTAGAATCTTCTTCAATCTATTAGAGGTTGTTTCAGGTATGCCTACTTTAGTCATAGGAAGACCTTTTATATCAAGTTGTTTATTTTCAGGAACTATATTTCCTTCTTGAACTAACTGCAAGTCTGCATAGTTCTTTTTACCTTTTGTAAGAAGTAAGCATTTAAATAAGAATTCATTCTTCATGATAAGAAGACAATCTCTATTATCTGCTTTTGTATTATAGTTTTCACTAAATAAGACCATATAGTCCAAGATTAATTGGCTTACTATATAAGACATGATATCTACAATACTATATCTAAGAGAATCTTCTTCAATTACAACCAAAGGATATTTCTTTCTCTTAGCTTCAACCAGTTTATCATTATAAAAATCATAATCATATTTAGGTTGGTTTTCTTGATATTGTTTGATTAACTTATCTCCCTCTTCTTCTAATTGAGCTGAGGTATATTTTACTTTCATAGGAATCCCGATTGTATATTTTAATACAAATCGATACCATTCGTCAAGAGATATAATACAAGAATCTGTATCTGTTATAAGAACTACATCTCGTTGCATATCATAAACTCTAGGAAGTTTATCTATATACATATGACGATAGTATACATACTCAAACATGATATCTTTTAATAAAACCAATTCCTCTTCAGATTCTTTGGGAATCTTATTAGGATCTAAGAAAGGTTTCTCTAATTTAACTAAAATCGTTAAGATAAGATTAATTATCTTCTTATTCTCACAGAACTTGTATAAATTGTTCTTATAATATAAAACATTGATACATCTTTGATCTAAATTACAAATGGTCTTCCAGATAGCATCTCTTGCTTCATCTGAAGGAATCCATCCATCTCCACCACAATTCTTTATTATTCTTAAGAAACATTCTTCGATGGTTATATTTCTATCAAGTATATCCCAATCTTTAAATCTATAGAATTTTGGATTCTTTTGATCTTCTACTATATTTTCTATGAACTGCAATGTTTCTGTAAGTGATGAAAATCTAACATTGTTTCCAAGAAAAGATTCAAACATGGTTATTGATGCAGATATACATCCACGTCCTTGACCAGTTACTGCTGTACAAAGATATAGATTATAAAATATACTACTATACTGACCAGCACACCCATATAATGCATTACAAGATACTTTATAATTGGTTTGTTTTAAATTCCATGCATTAAATTCTTCAGATCCTTTAGGGTGTTTCTTCATTTCTTTTTTTGCTTCATCTCGTTTATCAACAAGATATTGTATCAGATTATAAAAAGGATTTTTTACTGTACCATGTTTACAAAATAAAACCCCTTCTGTAGTCATGATAGCTTTATCATTAATAAGATCATTTGCTAATGATAAATAATCTGTAATGATTTCTCTCTTAGTATAATTATTATTTACTCTAAGTTTATTTTCTTTATAACTCTTTTCTACAGATAAATCAATAGCTTGAATCAATTCCATTCTAGATAAGTTAGGCATTATTCTTTCTAGAATATGAAGCATAGATTCTTTATATTTATTTATTAAGATTCCTTTAGGTACTGCTTTCTCTTCCATTATATTTCTCCTTTATAATAGATTATTTCATAGTTTCTGACTCTATTCATTTTAATAATATATAACGAATAAAGAATTTGCTGTTAAAACATAATAATAAACTCCTTGTATTAGTTATATAAGGCTAATATAGCGGAGAGAATTCTCTCAAATAAAAGTATTTAAATCCTAGGAGGTACTTAAAGATGTTTTTCAAAAAAGATGATTCTTTCTTAGATGAAAGTTTTGATCAAGAAATTGATGGTTCTGGCATTATTGATCAGGACGCATTGATGGAAAATATGTTGGTTGATGAAATGAACCGCATGTCTGACGCTGAATTCGAAGCTTATACAGAATCTTCCGAATTCAATAACTTAGTAGAAGCTGGCGTATTGGGTCGTCGTTCTTTGGTTAAGATGAACCGTAAGGATGACCTTCGTCGTCGTATTCATTTGGCTTCCATTCAGATGGCTCGTGAACAGGGCGATGCTGACTGGGAAGCTCTTCGTAAGAACCGTATTAACGAACGCCGTTTGCTTAAGAAGATTTATACAAAGTATCAGAACCGTGTTCGTCGTAACGCTATGCAAAGTCAGAAGCGTTTGATTAAACTTACACCGGATGCATTTAACTTCAACAAGATTAATCGATAATAATTTATTAGGCTATGGATTAAGTTCCATAGCCTATGTTTTTCTTAAATATAATTTAAAACACATACTATAATTTTGGAGTAAGAAATTACAATTCTATTCACAATATATTATATGGGGTTAGCAAATGAGGAGGATTTTGACTGATGGAACAAAGTAATCTTACCAATTTCCAAAATTATTACATGTATGATGAACTTATTAAGAATAAGAAATTAGAAGTAGATGCAACTACTATCGATAGTAGTAATTGGGAGTTTCATTATAAAGGAATTTTAAATATCCTTAGAGATGGAATAGAAACCCCTGAAGTTCAAAATTTATATATTACCGTTTATTTCAATGGAAACAAAAATGAATCTGTAGATCTTATGATTACAGATTACTATTTAAATTTGATAATGTGGTTTCCTATTATCTTTATAAAGAAGAAAATTCAACCTCAACATTTATTCTTTGAAGAGCATACAACAGGAGATACAATTAAAGCTTTTATAGATAAATACATTGTAGAACCTAATAAGATTGAAATAGAAAATAGAATCTTAAATAATGCAATCGCAGATACATTGTTCCACTTCTCTGATGTAGACGACTTCTCTCTCTTCTTAGCTAATACTCTTAACTTAGAAGATGATATTGATATTATGCAACATAGTAAAGCATATTATGATTTACTTCATGCTGATTTAAGTGGAGTTCCTATTGGAGAAGTAAAAGATAGAGGTATGGAATTAGTTCATGATGCTATAGATAATTACATTATGAAATCTAAAGAAATAGTTGGGTATGATCATTGTCTTAAATATGCCTTTGGAGCAAAAGAAGGTATCAATATTAGGCAATATAAAGAAAATAATATCAATATAGGCACAAAGCCTGATGGTCAAGGTTCTATCTACCATGATATTATTAATAAATCTTATATCAATGGTGGTTTGAATACATTAGTAGCACAATACATTGATAATGGGGCTTCTCGTGTAGCTCAGATTATTTCTAAAAAGAATGTTGGGGATTCTGGTGCTTTTGCCAGAATTCTTGGATTGAACAATATGGATACATTCTTAAATAGTGATCCTCATTTTGATTGTGGTACTAATAATTTTATACATCTTCTTATCAAAGATGCTAAACATTTAAAGCTTCTTGAAGGAAGATATTATCGTTTTGAACGATATGGAGCGGAATATAAAATCAATACCTCGGATTCGACCCTCATTGGCAAGAGGGTATTTTTAAGAAGTCCTATTACATGTAAATCAAATGCAGATGGGCATGGTATTTGCTATAAGTGCTATGGTGATTTAGCTTATACTAACAGGGATATATCTATTGGGCGTATTGCTACAGAACATGTAACGTCCCAATATACTCAAAAGAGATTATCTGCTAAGCATTTATTAGAAACAGTTATCGAAGTAGTAAACTGGAATTCTAATTTCCATACTTTCCTGGAAATAGAAAATGTAAATACTATTGTATTTAAAGAGTCTTTGTTTGAAAATAAGAATATGAATGGGTGGAAGTTCAAGATTGATTATCAGGATCTCCAAGTAGAAGGAGATGATGAATTCTTTGAACACAATAAATTCAGTAATGATTCCCATGCTACTGAAGATAGTGGTCCGTTCATGGAACAATTTATTACCAAATTCTACATAGTATCTCCTAAAAATGAAGAGTTTATAATCACAGCAGTAGATGATGATGGAAATCCTATAGAAAATAAGATGTATCTTTCTAATGCATTATCTTCATTCATCTATAATAAGATCTCTGAGAATGAATTAACCTTTGATACAGAAAATACGGATATTGTAATTCCTTTAAACGAATTACAGGATATAGAACTGTTCTTACTCAAGATTCAAAACAATGACTTAGGTAAGTCTTTAGATATCTTTACGGATATAATTAATAAGAAGAATGTAACTAAATCGTTCGATAAAGATACTATTGTAGAATCCCTTCAAGATGCAGCTTTAAAAGGTGGAGTAAAATGTCAATCTATTCATCTTGAAACTATTTTATCTTCGCAAATTTGTTCGGAAGAAGATAAACTTAAGAAGCCTGATTGGTCTAATCCTGATGCTAAGTATGAAATACTTACTTTGAATGAAGCATTGACCAATAACAAATCTATTATTGTAACTCTTGATTATCAGAAATTAGGAAGGGCTTTATTCCAACCTATAAACCATACTAAGACAGAACCTAGTATATTAGATCCGTTCTTTATGGCTAAACCTAAGAAGTTCTTAACTGCAGATCATGAAATATGGTCTGAAGTAAATAAATCTACAATGCTTCCTGGAGAATGCCCGATTATCTTTACTAAATATAAATCTGATAAAATACCTAGAGATATTAGAAAACATTTTGCATTTAGAGATAGGCCTAAAACTGAAATCGATGACTAAGTTATACCCCAATAGCATTTCTGCTATTGGGGGAGTTATTTGTAAGAAAAACAAAATGAAAAGAAAGTATAACAAAACAAACATTATCAACATACAGGAGCATATAGTGTTACATACAGGAGATCAATATAGTTTAGCAAAAGGAGAGATAACAAATAACTCAATATTATGTTAACCTATTAAAAACCTATATAGATTATATACTATAAATATGAATAGATCTTTAGTATCTAGCGTATATTTATTTAACTTTATTTCAATTCTATTTTTTATTTTAGGAGGAGATATTATGTTATATTTTGAATCAACATCAACAACCCATGGAAATAAAGAATATAAAGGATTCTTTATTTCATTTGTAGATAAGATCGAAGTCTACAAACACCTTGATCTCAAATATGATGATAAAGATATTTGGGAAATTTTCTTAGTTGGTAGAGATAATAATAATCAAACTAACTCTATCACATTTTATTGCTATCCTTTTTATGATAAGAAAAATCCTGATGAGAAGATTCCTAATTATAATCTTTTAAATAAGACTCTTAAGAAGATAGCAGAAGATTCTCATATTTTCAGAATTACTGTTATCGAATCTGATTATATGAATTATATTGAAGGTTTTGACCAAGAATCTTTAACCAAATTCATTGAATCAACTCCTGAAGAATTTGAAGGAACTATACTAGAAGGAGATGCTGAAAATGAAATGTATTTATATTTCATGGATGCACTTCTAGATTTTGTTGAAATAACCAGAGATGATCTTGTTTGGGATAAGATGGATGAATCTTAACTCGATTAAACTTTATTTTGTTGGGGTTGTAGGAGGATATAAACTATGTTAAATTTTACAATGTTGGATATCAATTTTAATAATAATGAAGAAGTATCTAGAAATAATGTGGAAGATATATTTAGTTCATACAATTACAAAGAGTTTGGTAATATCATTATCACTGACTTAGATGATGATATTACTTATGATGGTAAAAAGTTATGTACCATCGAATTTAGTAGATATGGAAATAATTACTATGAAGAATTCTGCATAATTTCCTATCGTGTAGTAAATAAAGCCAAGTTAACTCTTACTTTGAAAAGGCTTATAGAAGATAATAGCTATTTCGATACTAAGCTCATACTTGGATACAAATTCAAAGATCATCTTTACTCTTCAAGTATTGATAGCAAAGTTGTATCTAAAGGTATATCTGATTTCATCACAAAGAATAATTTTAGGGGTGATGAAATGTTAGACTTTGAAAATATGATAGAAAGACTAAGAGAAAACTACGTTGCTAGTAAAAAGACTAATGCTGCTCTTGAATATGAAATTTATCGTCTTTAAAAGTTTATTAGAGAAGGGAATCATTCCCTTCTCTTTTTTTTTGTAATTTTAAGATAGGTATATACAATAATTATGAAACGTAAAACGATATAGTAATTCTTATAAAGGAGATTCTATAATGCAAAATAAAGAAGTTACTAGCAAAATAGAAATGAGACATACTGCTACGATCATTCATAATTATGATATTGGAGATAATGAATTTATAGAAAGAAAGTTCTCTATTTATAATAAAACCTACCATAGATTAGAACCTAAAGGAATGTATTATGATCAAGAAAATAAAGATTTATATCTTCCTGCAGGATTAGAACAGTATTTTATAGATAGATCATTTGGCGATGATATTTATAGAAAAGTATATCCTGATGCATATGATAAGATTCCTAAGGTAAGATTAAAGTATCTTCCTAGAGATGAAAAGCAAAAAGAAGCTATAAGATTCTGTTTAGGAATGGATCCTTATAGAAGAAATCTTGATAAACCTCAACTACAGTTAAATTTAAATACTGGTGTAGGTAAAACATATGTGGCTGTAACAACCTTTGCTTATCTATCTATCAAAACAATGATGATTACCTCTTCATTAGATTGGATTGATCAATGGAGAGAAAAGATCAAAGAATATACAGATTTAAAAGATGATGAAATTTATACTATAGCAGGTATGGGAACTATAGCAAAGCTTATCAATGGAATGAAAGATATATCTAAAATTAAATTCTTCTTATGTTCGCATAGTACGCTAAAATCATTTGCTAAAAAACATGGATGGAATATGGTGGGTGCACTGTTTAGAAGATTAAAGATTGGAGTTAAAATATATGATGAAGCTCATCTTTGGTTTGATAATATTTGTATGATAGATTTCTTTACAGATACTTACAAAACATTCTATCTTACAGCTACTCCTATTCAATCAGATTATTTTGATAATAGAATATACCAAGCTGCATTTAAAACAGTTCCATCTATTGACTTATTTGATGAGGATAAAGATCCTCATACAAAGTATATTTCAATTCTATTTAATTCTCATCCTAGACCTCAAGATATACAAGAGTGTGCAAATGTATATGGGTTTGATAGAATAAAGTATACTGATTATTTAACTACAAAAGAAAATTATTATAAAATACTAAAGATTTTATTAGTAATGATAGAACAAACTGTATCTCATGAAGGAAAAGTTCTTATCTATATAGGAACTAATGCTGCTATACTAAAAACTTTCTATTGGATTAGATACAACTATCCTAATCTACCCATAGGGTTATTCTCTTCCTTAGTTCCTAAAGATGTAAAGCAAAGAGAATTAGAAAATAAGATTATACTTACAACTACAAAGTCAGCTGGTGCTGCCTTAGATATAAAAGGATTGGAAATGACTATTGTTCTTAATGAACCTTTCAAATCTAAAGTACTTACTAAACAAACTTTTGGTAGAACTAGATCAGATAATACTAGATATATCGATGTAGTTGATGTTGGATTTAGTACTTTAAAATACTATTATACTACAAAGAAACCTTTATTTAAAAAGATAGCTACTGAGTGTTCAGAGATCCAATTATCTGATTATGAAATAAATCAAAAGCTATATGAAATCTTTACCAATGAGCAAAAGCAATTAGAATCGATTCAATCAAATAAAGATTTAAAACAAGTTATAGAAATTACAAAGACTATAGGGAAGAGCTATTAAGCTCTTCCCTATAATCTCTGTGTTAGCATTAAAAGATTCGTATTACGGGTTGACCCTTTAAAAATTGATATCGAAATAAAGATATACTTATCGAAGAGCTATATCCCAGGTATAATATAATTCGATGTTTGAAGAATACCTCCCCAACGTTCATCATGCTAAACTTATCTAATTCTAGTTTGGAAGTTCTTGATAACTAATCAGTTATCTGCAGGACCTAAATATTTAGATTCAGTTTAGTATTTCGTTATCGCAATATGAATATGACAAACAGAGTGTCTGCTTTATATAAGTATTACAAATTGACGGATGAAATGGTGCGTTACAATTTTTATAGATGTACTACTTTTTTATTTTTTTTTTCAAAAATTCGTTTAGGCAAACACTCTATTTATCATTATTAATTAGTTAAGTGGATTTGTTAAATTAATATTGTTGACCGCCAGATCCTCCCATGTCTCCACCCATTTCTTCTGCACCTTTTACTTGATCAGAAGCTGATTGTACTTTAGCTTTATCAGCCATTTCATTTATTTTATCCATCGGTAAGAAGGAATTGAAGTAGTATTCCATAAGCATAGCAGAGAATGACATCTTAGCTGTTTCATCTTGAGATGAACCAAATTTCATTTGAGTAATGCTATTAATTAATTCTTGAGACATAGAAAGAATTTGGGAAGTATTTGTAAAGTTAAGCATGATAGGAAGCGGAAGCTCTACAGATACATTTACTTTTGTATCATATTCATATTGATACAATTTTGTATAAATTTCAGATAGAATCGGTTCAAATAGCTTCTGTCTTCTATATACTTTGATTAAGAATCTAGCATTACTCATAGTAAGATGAGTAGCTGTTGATTCTTGATATCTACTATTTACCATTTCCAAAGAAACACCAGTTTGATTTACTGCCATTTCTTCCAGCATATTCATAAACTCTGTTTTTACTTCTACGTTTTGACCAGGCATAATTTCAAAACTAACAGGAGATTCACCATTAGCATTTTGAGGAATTACCAAGTCATTAAATCTACCAGTTACATTTAAGATATTATTCATATTTTCAATCTGTCTAAGATTGAAATTAGAACGTTTAATCTGGTTAATTACATTAAGCAATACAGACGTGATATTGGTATCTACTGTTTGTTTTACATGGTATAATCTCTTATCGTATCCTCTAGTAAGAAGAGCTATAGTATTTGAGATGTATAAGCAAGTAAACAATTTAGCAGGGAAGATAGATTTTGCTAAATCAGATACGCCTCTATGACTCTTATCATTCAATTCAAAATAAGAATGAATAATATCAGAAGGAGGAATAAAGGTAATTCTCATCTTAGCAGTACTACCATTTCCATTATCTGCATTATATTTAAGAATAGAATAGATTTCTTTAGATAGATCTTGGTTAGCATTGATAAAGTTCTTATCTATTCTTTGAGAGATCTTTTTAGCAATCTTTAAAAGAACTTCATTAGTTTGAGCACTGTTGTTCATAGCAGTGTTTGTATTTTCTCTAGCAGTTCTTCTAGGACGTAACCCACCTAAAGTAGAAGTAAAGGTCATACCATTTGCTTCATCACCAGATCCATCAGGACTGTTTACTTCAAGATAGTAATATCCAAGACATGTATTCTTGTTAATATATACAGGAGTAACTTTATCATGTTCTAAGATTTCTAATACTGCACCAGGAAGTTCTAATTCAGATTCTTTTTTAGAACCTCGTTTTTCATTAAGATCTTTTAATCCATCATTTGCTAAACTTGTAGGAACTTCTAATGTTCCATTTTTTACTGCTCTTTTTAATCTGTCATTTGCATTTTTAGAATATAAAGAGTTAGAAAGATAGGTTGTTTTATTATAACCTAGTCCAGATTCAACCGAGGCCTCCCCAAATAGAGTTGCTGTTTCTCTTATAATACGTCTAGCATTATTTTCGTGTGCAAGGATACTTGGAATGACTCCAGTTTTGTTAATTTCTATATCTATACCCTTGTACTCAATTCCTTTATCTTCATAACCAGATAAAGCAGAATTAGGAATATTTGTATCTTCATTTAAATCATAGACCTGTTCTAATCGTTTACTTTGTAGATCAGCTTCATCTTTGTATTCAGTATATTTAAACCGAAGAGTTTCATTGATCTGCTCAAATCTTGTATTCATCTCTTCTTCAGTACAAATAGATGCTTCTGATAATAAATTAGAAGAAGGAGTCTTTTTCAATAAACGATCTAATGCTAATTTATAGGGAACAATATATACAAACTGTTCTCCATATTTAGCAGTATCCGAATATAACTTTTCTCTAAACTGATCTAATCTATATTTTTTCTGGAACAGATTTAGATCGGATCCATCAGCTTCAGATTTTCCATTATTAGATCCATCTGAGCTTAAACGTTCAATAGAAATACGAACCGCATCATCATTAAAATGATCAGCAGATAAGATATTATCTTTCTTAATATCTAATGCTTCATCGAGTTTAGGCATATACTTGCAGATAGTATCTATTTCTCTATCTAAATCTCGTACTACAGTATTCTGAGAATAGATATCCATGATATCTGTAAGCATTGTTTCATCTTCTAATACATTACGTATTTCATTTATTTGATCTGTATCATTTTGGAATAATGTCTTAGCATAAAGCTCAGACATATCCAATCCACCATTGCTAGATTTAGCTTTATCAATAAGGGTTTCTAAATCATTATCCATCTTTCTCTTGATGGAGTCAATATATTTAGTATTATCATTATTGGTAAAATATGTATTCTTATAAAGATCATCTATGCTTTTCTGCACATCATCGATAATTTTTTTATTTAAATTAGTATTTAAAATAGGCATATCGTCTGATTTCGGAGTCTTGTTTTTATCGTCAGCCAACTAAATTCCCTCCTAAAATACGTCATTTTAAGACAATTACCTTAATGTATCCAGTATACTAAATAATCAACAATAAAAATCTCTATACTGGAATTAACCAGTATAGAGATATTATTATTACATCGTTGCTTTAAGGTTAACAATAGAATCATATGTCGGAGAATCTGCAACTGTTGCATCAGACGATCCAGCATATACTTCAGCAGATGCTTCAGGATGGATGGATTTATTAAGGATATTGTATCCGAATTCCATTTCATCAAAGCAAGTATGCTTGTTAATAAAGTCAAGGAATTCTGTAGCACGTTGGTTAACGATACGACCAGGAATCGGGAAACCATTGAACTGCAACGGAATTTCAGCAAACTGAATTTCCCCACGCATAACGTTATAAAGGTTAGATGTATTAGCAAGGTTAGGTTGGCAGGATGCCAAGATATATGCCTTTTCAACATTCAAACCAGAGTTATCAGTTACGATCAATAAGAAATGGAAGATTTCAGATTGATAGCCTTTGATAAGACCAGAGTTGTCTTTACCAGTATATTCAGGATACTTCAAAAGACCATTATAACGTTTGATCTGAGTACGAGGGTCTTTAACACCACGGAGATACAATTCATTTACTTTGGTAATCAACGAACCAGAACGTTCGAAATAGTTCATCGTAAAGGAAGTACCACCTTGTTCAGTTGTACGAGTAATGATATTAAGATCAGTAATACCATTAGTCAACTGGTTTGTTTCAGCACTAATATCTTCAATACCCTGTGCACCACGGAATTCATATTCAAGAATATGACGGTAGTTACGAATAAGAGTATCATACTGTTCATTACGACTTCTCAATGCTGTCAAGAATTTAGGGATATCGAGACAAATCAAGAATGAATAACCTGTTTCATACAGGTCAAACTGAGCCAGGTTTGTAAAGTCAGTAACCCCACGCATGAGTGTATATTTGGTTACATCACGAGGATTGAGGGTACTGTCAAAAATATTACTTACGGATTCTTTAGCCATAGTATTTTACACCCTCCTATTAAGAATTCAAGGCAATAATCTTGAAGATTTCTGTTTGAACGAAATTACGGAAGCGTACAAACAAGCTAGCATAAATAATCTTATTAGAGTTATAAAGCGAGCTCGATACGTACTGAATTTCGAACGACTGGAACAGATTGGAATAGCGGTTAACGATCAAGTCATTAACGTCACGTTTATACTTCGTGAGGTCATCACCATCAAGGAAGCTATAACGGATCTTAGGACAAAGTTCACGAATAGCTTTAATAACCTGCTGAACAGCCAATACGTTGTTAACCCAGCTAAGCTGTGTATAAGCTGTCTGAGAAGTATATTCCGAATTCATCGTCAAGATATTACCATTGTAGAAGGAAAGGTAATTGATACGAAGGTCATCCAATTCCTTAAACTGATCTACATGAGGAGTATGTTTAGGCGAGAAGTTCAAAGTACCTTGAACAAACGATTCCATCGGAACGATGATATCATATTTCTGACCGCAGAAAGGACGGTTACGTCCATTGATGAAATGCTTAACAAATAAACGGCACAGGTCATAAGTTACTGTAACTGGAATTTGTTTACGTGTATAAGGTTCATAAATTTCATAAGAGTTCATATATGTTGCACAATAACGACTCTTAGCATTTTCCTGATTCTTAATACGCAATTCTTCAATGGAGCTAATACCTACACCCATATCACGGAAGTATACTAAGTCTTCACGGAAAGCGGCCAAACGTTCAATAGCACGTTTAACTTGTTTAGGATAGTTAGCATCAAATATACAGTCAATACGGTTGTTATCTAAGTCATAAATATCATCCGAAAAAGATCCATCAAATGCTTTAACCATTTCAGCTTCGTATTCAGCAGATTTGATAGGAGCATCACCAAAAGCACCATTAGAACCATTCTGGAGTTTAATACCCATAAGGCTGGAGAGGTTTACACCATCAGACATATCTACTGCCAAATTAGCATAATCCCGACCATTCAAATCTGTACCAAATAATACGTCGGCATTCTTAAAGGATTCTGTATCATCAATAAGATACCCAACATTATTTACAAATGCTTCAAATTCATCATCAAAGAAGATAGCACGAACCTGTTTCGAACGCATAGCAATAGCATTGTCCAAAGACATGTTCTTATCTTTTTCAACGATATTCGGATTCATTGTAAAGGATACTGTTTCAATAGTATTACCATTTTCAATGATATCGATAAAATAACGAACGTAATCCAACGGATGAGAAGCAGTAGCATCTGTATAAATACGGAAAGATTTATTGGAGCTACCACGACCCATATCAGCGATTAAGAATAATACGTATTCATCATCTTCACCGATTTCATTCTTATGGCCGAAGTCACCCTTAAGAATCTTACCAAATTTCTTAACATCATTACCATCAGATGCAACAGATTTCAAACGATATGTAATCTTAACAAAGTTTTCCAATACCGGAGTATTAGCAATACCATTTGTATTAGCATCTGTAGTAAGACGATTTGTTGTCGGATTCGTATACAACGGAAGACCGTTGTCATTCGTCTTTTGTTTCTTTTCATTCTTTACTTCTGCTACAACACCAATGTTAGCAAGAGTAGAATCGGTAGCTACAATACGTTTGAATGTAACATAACCACCAGCATCGATAAAGTTTGCAGCTTGAATCAAAGCTTGGCCATGACGAGTATAGGAAGGAGTTCTTCCATAATAATCGTAAAAATCACTACCAAACAATTTATGCTTCCATTCTTCAGGTCCTTTATCAGCAGAACTTACAACCATGGCTATCGGGCGATCAGTACTATCTTTTACAGTATCACTATATTGCAAAATCTCAGACTGGTCGTCAATGATAGTGGTTACACCAGGAGCTGGCATATTTAGTTCCTCCTTTTTTACAGAAAGTTATTAATTTTTCGAAAAACTAATAATTTGAAATGGTTTAATTAAAAATTATTATTAGTGATTCTATATATATAGAATCCAAGAACAACATTTCTTTTTTAAAGAAAAGGATCCCAGATTTTAATATAATGTTATTGAAGCTGGTTTATTGGCTATTCTTCTCCAACCAAAATTTGCTCCAATGGGGTATCTTTAGGATTGTCATTCATCATAGCATGAAGTATAGATTCATCAAAGTTTTCAGAGATTAAAGCTGTATAAGGAGAAATAATCTTAGATACATTCTTTAAAGACATCGACTTATATGCATGCATATCATTTGTTTTTGATAATCTAAAAGGAATCGATTCATCATCTTTAGATCTACAAACTTCAGATATAGCTAATCCAAACATTTGGTTATTGATTCCATAAGAAAACCCATTGATAGTCATATTATCAATAATAAAATCCTGTATTTCCTCATACGGGATTGTATTGATAATATATCCAAGAATAAAACAGAGATTCAACATCTTTTCACAGTTACCAACAAACTTAACTAGTTTTGTAGATACTATAATCTGATCTCCTTCTTTATATTTAAACAATCTATAATCTTCTTTAACAGAATTCTTGGTTAATTGAAGTTGCTTAACCTTTTCAATAGCATAAGGTCTAGTAGCAAACATACTAGGGAATTTAAATAACTTTAATCCATCATTCATTTTTCCATCTACGCTCTGAATTGTATAGTTAAACATTCCCATTATATTTATAAGGTCCCCTTCTTGTTCAGCAAGGTTTCTATCAAAATACTTTTCAGGAATATAAGCTATCATTTCTCTATCCTTAGCAGAGAAGATAATAGAATCTCCTTCTTTTTTACAAAAATACGGCATAGGTTCTGCCATTATTCTTCACCCTCTTTATTCAAAGATTCAAGAAGATACAATCTATATTCATCATTATTTAATGCACTCTCATCAGAAGAGTTTTTATCATTTCTATCAATAAGCATAAAGTTCAACTTAGATCTCTTATTAATATCAGCACCATGTTTTATTAATAATTTGGCTACTTTATAATTCCCATGTTTGATAGCACTTGATAAAGCCATATTATCATATGAATCTCCAGATACACCATTATTTAAAAAGAAACTTACAAATTCAGTATTATCATTCTTTGCTGCTTCATTTAATAAGAATCCTTTTACATCTTCACTCTTAAATAATTCATCTATCTTATCATTATCTTCTATAAATTTTACAACAGCTTTAAAAGTATCTATATTATTATCATATATTGTGTTCATGATAATCCGTTCTAATACATTATCATATTTTATTCTTACTGCATTATCATAAACTATCTTTAATATTTTATCAAATAAAAAGATATCTTCACTATCATGGAATGCAGCTAAGATATTGTAAGAAAGCTTATCTTTTTTGAAGAATGTAATATAATGAATTACAGAACTCATTCTATCTTTTAATAATTTTTCCCAGAAAAAAGTATTATTAAAATACTCCATAAACTTTTGTTTAGGGGGTTGAACTGAATCATTGGGATCTTTTGAAGCATCATAATGGTATAATTTATAATTGATACCTTTAGATAATAAGAAAGAAAAAAGCTGATTATCATTAATAAACGTTTGCATGTATCATACCTCTCCCTTAAAATAATTACTATACACAACTCTCATTATAAATAAGTCATCCTAAGGAGTTTTAACCCCTTAGGATGAGATTATATTATTCGTGAGTTACTCCAGCTTTTTCTTCCCAATTTTCACTCATATTAGTACCAAAACTATTGAAATGTTTATCGGCATATAAAATAAGGCCATTCTTAAATAATACATTATCATCAAGGCATCCAGGACATTGATTTTCATGACCTTCTACAGGAACGTCAAACTGTCTAATAACTTTAGGTTTATTTGTATTACCTCTACCAACATTTCTTCCAATAGGAGTTACATCCGATCTGCCTGCAATAATAGTACCATCTTTGGTATCTCCACCAGTAGTTGTACCATTGGTATAAACCCCACCTTGGATAACAGCATTTACAATAGTACGACCAACTTTAGTACCACCAATAATAGTACCGCCAACCAATGTACCACCAGTAGTTGTGATTTTACCAGTGGTTGTACCATCTTCGATAGTATAAGATTTACCATCAATACATCCAGTAGCTGTACCACCAGTAGCCTTTCCACCTACAGCTGTACCACCAACAGTGATATCACCTACGGTAATACCACCAGTTGTAACCATATCATCACCAGTAACAGTAGCTCCATATACAACAGAGTCTTTTAATACAGGATTGATAATAATACCCTTTTCTGTTCTACCACCCTTAATGATTGTATTGATAGCAATTACATTGGTAATGGTTCCAGTAATAGTAGCATCAGATACAATACCAGTCTTTTCATCTGTTTTACCATCTACAGATCCAGCTCTAAGATTAGCATTAAGAATTTTACCTTCAAGAATAGCACCATTAATAGTGTCACCATTAATGACAGTAAGTTCCATACCAATATTATTCTTTCCTTGAGCAAGTCCATCTAATGTATGACCAGTAACTTCACCAGAAACAATAGTACCTTCTAAGATATTACCATTCTTATCAGCAATAGCATTCTTAACTACTGCATTCTTAATAACTTCTGCAGTAGTTGTACCATATCTATGGATACTATTATCAATGGTAGGATCTTGATCTGCATATACAGAGTATTCGGTGACTCCACGAATCTGATCTGTTTTAAATACAGCTGTTTTTGTTACATAATTAGCAGAGCAATCTACTTTCAGTTTAAATAAAACATTGTTGTTGCAATCATAAGTTTTATAGATATCAGATAATCTACCAGATACTCGTAAGAGTTTTCCATCTTCAATATAGTCGAAAATATACATTTTTCCAGCTTCTAAATCAATAGAAGTATTCTTTTCAGGATCTGTATATTGTACGGTAATAGTAATAATAGTTTTTTGAGATACTTTAACTCCTGTAACCATAGTATTTGAACAGCAATTACAAGAAAGATTTAAAGGTCCATTAGGTCTATATAATCCGCTCATTAAACCAGGAGTTATATTAGAATTTTTAGTACTTGTATAATCAGAATAACAGCGGCCACCAACAACTCCGCCATTATATGCCGGAGTCGGGGTGAAAACATTATTTACACTAGAACAATCATAGCAGGTACTATCGTGTTCTTCTAGATAATACTTACCAGAATTGCAGGATTTACATTCCGACATAGCTTTTATGCCTCCTTTATAAAATCATCCATATTATAAAGATGTAAAAATAATATGGGTAAGAGCCATTAAGCCCTTACCCAATAAATTAATCTTCTTTAGAAGGTTTAAAAATATCTTGTAATGCAGTCAAAGCAGGATTATCTACATTTTCTTTTTTCTTAGCAGAAATTTCTACAGAGGTATAGATAAGGAATAATAACTTAAAGAATCCCTTGATCTGCTCTGTAGCCTTAGGATATTTGTTTAATTGTTCAGAAGTCATAAAAGACCAATTAGATATATTCTTCATAGTAAGCATAATCATATAATTACTTACTGCATCATAAGGGGATAATTTTCTAGCTAATTTAGAAAGAGCTATTGTAAAAAGAGCTGCATAGTTATATTTCTTTTCATCCCCATTTTTGAATTTAAACCCGAAATGAACCAATACTGCTTTGATCAAATCAGGAAGGAAGGCGTTGAAATATAATCCAGATCTTTCTTTTGCAAGATACAAATCTTCAAAAGCTCTTCTAAGTCTAACTTCATTACCATATACTTTAAGAAGATTAGAAGTTAAAACATGCTTGTATACTTCTATAAAAGCATCATCTTCAAAATTAGCAATATGGTATGCTTTATTTACTTTATGAACAATCTTTTTAGATTCTTCATCATAATGATCAGATTCTTGCACAAGGAGTTCCATAGCTCTATCTCTAGCATTCAAATCTGTCATATAGTAAATATCTACTAATACTTTTACAAGTTTAGTATCGAGTTTGCTATGTTTAAAAAACATAGAATCGGTAATATTGAAATTCTCTTCAATAACTTTAGTTTCTTCTTTAATACTTACTTCTAATTCATCTTCAAGATCTTTTACAATAGAATCTATTTCTTTATTAGCTTCCTCGATGGTCATTTCAGACATATCTTTTTTCTCTTCCATTATATATCTCCTATTCACTTATTTATTCATCATTTCAATTACTCTAGGATCTAAAGCTTGTACATAGTCCTGTTGTAATTTTAAACGAACATGAGTGATGATGTCTGCTCTTAATACTTCATTATTAATAAGAGAATTATATCTTCTAAACAAGCTTACGTTATTTATGATATTCTTATTAAAGAGATTAATGACTTCTTGGTTGGTCATCCCATAAGCATATCCATATACAGTAGAATCAGGGACTTCCATATCTTTAATAAAAGATAATACTAAAGGAAGATTAGCAGCTACTGTAATCAATGCAGGATCCTTACTAAAGATGAGCTTATTGTAATTAGAACTAGCATCTTTATTGTATTTAAGATTTTCCATATTTAAAGCAGAGTAAATATTTTCTCTTTCTTCATAGATAAATCTAGTAAAGAAATTTACAATATACTGATTAAACTTAGCTACATAGAAATCATATACAAAATCTGCAATAGGATAGAAGTCTGTGGTTTCATCATTTCTAATAAATTGGAAATCATACTTCTTAGAAACCGCATCTATGATATTAAGATATGTTTCCTGTTCTTTTGCAGAAATCTGATCTTGATCATAAGGATAAGCATTATACAACTGCTTAAAGATTGTTTTAAAAGCTTTAATTGTATTGGGTTTAGGAACCGTATCAAATCTATTAAACATTGCCGTCAATGTATCTTCTACAATATTCATAGCATAATCACTATCAAATTGTATAAGAATACTAGCAAGTTGATTATCTGATTGTAATTCATATTCTTGATTATTGGTAATAAAATCCAGCATATAAACACCTCATTTAGTAAGTAAAATAGCAGTAATATCTTATATACTTGTAAACTTTATTCTAACTTTTAAATTTCCCTTACCGCATAAAACGGTAAGGGAAGTACTTATTGTAAACCATTATCTTCTTTATGATTTTGATAATACATATCTCCATGGTCTAAACTATTATAAACAGAAGTAGAACTCATTTCCTCTTCAGGATTATTAAAGTCTATAAATAATGAAGGAGGAAGGCCTTGTTCATTACCAATAGTAGTATCATCAGATATTTCTACATCATCAGGGTTGATATTATATTTTCTAGCATATGCTTCTCTAACAACAGGATCATTTAGCATTTCTTTAAGCATTTGAGTTTCTTGTTTTCTTTGCTTAGAAATATAATCTCCAAATAATAAATCTCCTGCTTTTTTCATATCAACCATTTGTGTACGAATATCATCTTTACCTTTATTTTCATCAGGCTCATTGATGTATTCTATCTCTTGAGTAATATCTGTAGTATACTCATCTATACCCATATCAAGAACTTCATCAATATCATCTTCAGTTTTAATACTGGATTTTATAATTCCGAAGTTCTCTTTTAAATTCTTTCCTTCATACCAAACGTATAATGCAACAAGATACGAGAATATTTGGTCATCGTGTGTGGTATCTGAGTGTTCTACTTTGCCATTACGTTTTACTTCTAACCCTCTCATTTCTTGGTATATAGAAGGAGATATAAATTTATCTTTATGATAGTTTACTCGTTCTCTAAGAATTTCTATAAGATGATCACGAACTATATTTGTTGATGTAAGACCATATACTTTTGTCTTACGTTTATTTCTAATAATTCTATTACCATCTGTAGTTTCTTCAAGAACTCTATCTTTGATTTCATAATATAGATTACGCTTAACTTGAGTTTCTAATAATTTACCAATTACTGATAATCCATAACCACCATTTCTTTCTACGTTGACTATAGCGTTAGGCATCATATTAGTAACCAAGTATTGAACTACTCTGGCTAATTCTATATTAGAAATTGTATTGCATTTTAAATCAGCAAATACTTTTGTAGTTTTAGAATCTACACAAGTAATACAAGAACTATCCTTAGATACACCACCAGATGGATCGACCCCAATAATAGGAGGATATTTAGGAACTAAGTTTGATTTTAGGGGAATTTCTTCATAGATATTGAATTGGTATTTCCCAAAGATAAGAATTGTCTTTTTAGGATCTCTACAATATTTACGAATCCCATCTAACTCATCTTTAGTGAACGGATTGTTTTCTGATTCATCAGACCATTCAAGAAGAATTTCTCGACGAATTAGAGTCCAATCCCATTCCAAGTCTCTACATTGTTTTTCAAACCATTTTTCATCATAACCAAGTTGTTGATAGTTAAATTGGATATGAACAAAACTAGAAAGTTTATTAGAATCCACAATATCAGAAACTTGTTGATATGTTAGATCATACCACATTTCAGAAAATTTGCTTGAATTGTTTAAAACAGCATAAGCATATTTTCCTTCATCATTAGTTAAGAAACCAGGCGTTGTTGTATATAATACACCATAAGGTACTAAGTTTTGTTTAGCTATTTCAATAGCCTTACTCATAGCAGGACGCATGTTCCCGTAAATAGTTTTCATAAAGGGAATAAATGCAAATTCGTCGGCCCAGAGTAAAGGGAATGTTTGACCACGAAGCAAGTTAGCTGCAGCTAATTCATTTCTAGCTTTAGCATAAGTTTTGATATTATTATGATTTATGGCGTTTTCCATATAAATCTGAGTATTCTGTACTTGCTTCTTTCTATTACCATCCATTGTAAACTTAGCATCAAATCTAAGATATTCAGGAAGTAAATCTCGAATAGCTCTAATACGAGAAAGGTTAAGACGAGAGTCTTTTGCCTCCTTGTTCAAAAGAGAAATCTGAGTATTTTGTGTTCTAAAGTTATAAATATAGGTATATAGACAAGCAGCACCAATGGTCTTACCTGTCTGACGTGGCTGTAATAACAGGCAATCAAAATTCATGATTGCCATATATAAGAATGCCATATTACCACGATTTAATAAGAATTTAGATGGTTCACCAGAGGTTGGTACTCTAACTACTTCTCTAAGATAATACCAGAAGTTATTTCTAACTTCCATCAAAACTTTCATTTTATAAGTAGTGCTTAAATTAGGATCATGAGGATCTATATTAGCCAAATCAGGATCTAATAAGGCTAGCATAAATCTATTATTCTTAACCCCAATAGCTTTTAAGTAGTTACTCATTTCTATAAAAGTTTTATTAGTTGTAGATCTATGATAGTGAACAGGTATTTGCTGTTCAACCATATTTATATCATTGGGCATTTTAAGCCTCCTTATGATACTAAAGATATTTTTTAAGTAAATGTCGAAACAATAAATTCTAGTTCGGTGATATATTATAGTTATGAATGATTACGTACTTAAGGAGGGTAATATATGGAAAAAGTTAGCTATTCGGACTTATGCTTTTATGCACAACAAGCATTTAGGTATTTTAATACTAGAATAAATAGAATACGAGCTATACAATTAGTTTATGAAACATATTCCAAATCAAATGATTTTGGTAGAGTAAATAATGGAATCATTACAATCAATATAGATAGAATCATATATGAAGGAGAAACGTTAGGATATACTGCATTAGAAGATTATAAAGGAATGATAAATTTAGTAATCCTTCATGAGTTATCCCATATTAACCAGTATATTGATTATAATAGAGCCATCACTGATCATAATTATAAATTAGATATAGAGTTAAGCAATCATTTTAATGCAATCAATTTTATGGTAAATAGAGAAGAAGAAATATTTACAAATCTTGGACCCTTTACTTATAATATTGTATTAAATTCTCCTCACACTAAAAAATGTTTAGAAGATGCAAAATATAGAAATATGTATAAGATGGAAGATACAGATTCTTTGGCATTGTATACTATTTTAGGAATGATGCCTAATAGAACAGATGAAGAGAAAAAAGAAATAGTTAGATTATTAAAAGATGCTCCTATGGTGATCATAGAATATTATCCTATAAAAGGGAATAGAAAAGAAAAGTATACTATCTTAGCAAAAGATGAAAATGGTATATGGTTTGTAAGTAGTATTTATGAAATGATTAAATGTATGGGACTATATGGAAAAATAAACATATGGTTTAGCATAGATAGAGATGATAATGCTGTAACTATGAGTGTAGAAAGACTTTCTGATTATGAAGATTATTCAAATGATGAATTCGGTATCTTTCCTGTAAATAGAATTCCTACAAACTTTTCATAAAGATTAGAGTATAGGAGATTCTCCTATACTCTTTTTTTTTATTTAGGAAGAGAATATTTTAGTTTCATATCAAAAAGCATTTCACACCAATGTCCTAATGTAGTATCTACAAGAGCAGCTACATCTTCTTCTTTATAATATGTTTCTATTTTTTTATCGCTCTCTATATATTTTAATACTTCTTTAAAGATCTTATTATAAAGAGTATTATAAATATAGCTATCTGCACAATTCTTTCCTTTTTCAAATACTAAATATGAATACAAGTATTCTAATTTTTTAGTATCCATCAATTTAGACAAGGCATTAGGATTCAGTACAAGATTTTTATTTAAAAAGGGGAAAGGAGTAAAACATTTATTTTTTATTTTAAAATCAAGATATATATTGAAAATATTGTAGAGAGTGGCTCTAATTACTTTGTTCATGAAATATTCATATTTTTTATCTGATAAAGCGATAACGGAAGTATCTCCAGTTTCTGTATTCAATATCATAGTTTTAGAATATTTCATAATATTTTCATATTCACAGCTATTTATGGTCTTTATATATAACAATTTACCATATTTCCAAGTATATACAAAATATCTAATTTCATTGATTAGATTATCTTTTCCATTACTGGATTTTAATACTCTATAATATAAGAAAGATGATAATATTATTACAAGGTATAATAATATAAGCTCTACTACTTCTTTATTCGAAATAGGATCTATGTCTCTCAGGAAGAAATAATAATTAACTATAAATGGAGTAATTAATCCCATTATAAATATACCTAATGCAATGATTGAAAAGGCAACTTGTAATCTCCATTTACGTATTAAATGAGTTATTATTACATTTGCTAAGTCTTTTTGTATCTTTAGATCTGATATGAAGCTTTTCATTTTATATTTCCTCTAAATTAAAATATTTTGTCTTTTATATCTTTTAAAATATATTGCTTAAGATTTTCATACAAAGTTTCATCATCTATAGGATTCATATAATTAGAAAGATCTGATAATACCTTTACTTCAGATTCATCTAGAGTTAGGCTTATTTCATCATGAGGATCATTATTTAAATACCCACTAATGATAAGATCTCTTCTAAATGTCTCTTTAGCTCCAGTTAATACATCAGATATATCTTTATAAATTTTTGCAGTTTTAGAAAATACTAGATCATTAGATTCTATTATTTCTCCATCTTTAATTCTAGATTCGCAGTGTTTCCTTAACCTATCTTCCCCTACATCTAAAATATATACATAGTCAGGAATATGAGTTAATCCACAATATAGTTTAGAAAATTCAGAGATATCCAAATTAAGAGAAGTACCAGTTCTATTAGTATAGATAATATCATCTGTTTCTTTTTTATATTTAGATATAAATCTTAAAGCAGAATCTAAAATAGTACCATTATCTTTAATATTATAAGCAATAGTAGATAATAGCCATCTATCTAAGATTAGAACATTTTTTTCACCCTCTAATAAATCATTCAAAAAATTATCAAACTCATCTTTCATATTTAGTATCATCAAAGTCTGCAAAATATCTGTGGGGATATTTTTCCCAGGAAGTAACGACTCCCTGATTGTATGATACATTTCTGAACTATGAAAAGGGAAAGAGATTGTAAAGGCATGATAATCATTAAATTCTTTACTATTAGAATTAATATATTCTCTGATATTATTAGCTAATGTAGTTTTACCACTTCCATCGGTACCTTCAATAGCTATACAAAAACTAGACTTGTTCATAATTGAGATCTCTCCTTTTTATATTATTTAATTGTTACAGAAATATATAGATTGCATCAAAAAAAAATAGAGTATACCCCTAAAGGTATACTCTAAAATTTATTTAGAAATAATTAGAAACCCCAAACATAACTTCATTTTGAATTGCTTCTTCTAATGATAAAATTACTTTATCACCATTCTTAAGACCCATGGTTACAGTAGTACCATCTTCATTTAATTTAAATTTCTTATGATCTACATCAAATGTTTCAAGTACATTTTTTACATTACTAGATTCAGAAATTAAGAAACTCTTAATCTGTTCTTGATTAATAGGAACAATAAGTTCTGTAGATTCTGCTAAGTTACCAAACTTAGCAATTGTATTAATTTCATTACTCTTACGATACAATTCAGATGAAGGATTTATTTTATAATAATTATGAGCACCAAATCCAACAGATTCTGTTGTTACAATACTGGTTGTGTATGCTTTAGAATGAGAGGGGAAATATACACGGTCATAAGTTATCATCTGCATTCCCTTTACAGTCATTCTACCATTTTCATTTACAAGAGAACCAACAGCACGAAGAGAGAAAGAAGGAAGTTGTCCATCTTTTAAATCAGCATTAAAAGATTTACCTAATTCATTATTCGTACCACGGAAATGTGCTTTAACGAAATTACCATCCATCCAAAGCTTGGTATACCAAACCTGTTCCAAAGTAGGATCAATTTTACTTTGGCGGGCTAAAGATGCATCAGAAGGGTGACCAGCTTCACCTTTAAGGTTACCTGTTTCAACTAATTCTTTGGTCCTAGGGGAAGTAATGCAGCGAGACAATTCTTCCGTAGGATAATAACGTCTATTTCTATTAATTTCATCGCCTTCTTGAAGAATACCTTCAGCGATGATGAAACCGTTTTTATTTTCACTCTTAATCTTAAATTCTACGTTAGATCTTGTTTCTTCACAGATAAGAGCTCCAACGATATTCATATCCAATTTTAATTTCACCCACTTTAAAAAAATTACTAAATTTATATGTATGTTTTAACCCATAGTGAGTTGATAATGAATTTAAGAGTAGACCATAAAAGATCTACTCTTAAGTTTTTTATTTCTTATAATAAGATCTTGCATCTTTCTTAGGAGCACTATCTTTATTTTCAACAACTAAAGAACCACTTAAAGAAGTATTTTCTTCTTTAGTTTCAGATTCTTCTTCATGACTTGCAACAACTTCCTTACGATGATCTTCAATTACAGGAGTTTCTTTTTGTTTTTCTTTCTTTTCTGTATCTTTTTTGAATTGATCATCTGTAATGGTTTCCACTTCAGGTCTCTTATAGGATTCTGTAATAGCTAATTTTTCATTGATATTAGGAATCTTAGAAGGACCATTTCCACTACGGAAGTTATCAAAACCAAGACTTACAACTTTACCACCTTCGAGAAGTTCATCTACTTTTGCTTTAAATTCTAAGCAAATAGCAATATCTTCATCTCTAAGAATAATATTCCGGCAAACACCAGAAAATACTACTCCATTAATAGAAAAGGCTTTATCACAGTACACATTTACCAATTTTTTCATTGTTTTATTTCCTCCTAGTAATTAGTCTTTATACTCCTCTTCATCATCATCGTCGTCATCATTGTCTTCTTCATCATAATCATCTTCGTCATCGCAGACACAAGGATTCTTACCGCATTTTTCACATTTTTCGTCTTCTTCATCATCATCATCTTCGTCGTCTTCATCATCGTAGCCTTCGTCATCGTCGTCATCTTCTTCGTTATCATCATCGTCTTCATCGTCGTCATCTTCATCATCGATGATATCTACGAGTTCTCCATCTCCACGACCCTGAAGAATTTCTTTATCTACTTCTTCATCTTCATCGATCATCTGATCTACTGTTTCCATCAGAATATCTTCATGAAGATCTTCATCAAATTTTCCTTCTACCATAATATCAGGATTCAAATGTTCAAAGCTCATTTTTATATACCTCTCTTATTCTATTTCTGTAATAGGTTGCGGGAATAATACTCCATCTTCAGAATCATATTCTTGAGTTTCTTCATTCCAGCCCATCATTTTATCTAAAGTTTCTTCTGCGATATCATTATCGCCAATCATCATGTCTTCAAGAAGATCTCGTTTAATATCTTCAATCAGACATTCATCAACAGCTGCAGACATAATATTCCTCCTATAATGAAAATTATCCATTATATTGTTGTAAATAATATTATTTAATTACCTTCAATATATGATTTAGTACAAGAAGTACTTGTTACATATTTTTGGTAGTCAGGATTAGAATCTTGAGTACCTCCAGATTGTAATCCAGTCATATATCCTCTTATAGCATACAATAATAAAGGAATTTCATAATATAGATCTTTGCAGAAATAGTAATCTCTTTCTTCTGCACTTTCTATATCTTCTATATTAAGATCAAATGTATCTGAAGTTTTGTTCATAAATTTGATGATAATATTTCTGTAGAAATTCTTTTTATCATCTTCATAAGGAAGATTCTTTTCAATTCTATCAAATAAATCCATATCTAACCAATTTATAGGTTCATTGCATTTATTTCTTAAATTGATAGATAATTCCCAATAGTCTTCCATTCTATCTACTAATAAACTATTAGGGTCATGAACAGGAACAGGATAGCAACTGTTCAAATGCATCTTAGGATTTACATCTTCCACATCTTTAAATATACTTCTAGAATATTCTATAGAGAATGTATCTGGTTTATGAACTGCTTGGGATATATAAAGGTAATTGTTTCCTTCTTCAGAGAAGATACCTGTTCTAATAATGAATTCTATCAAGTAAGGATCATAGATAAACATCCCGAGATATCCATAAATAAAGGTTTGGATATTTCCTTTATAGAACAATTCTAAATAGAAAGATTTCAGCATATTATATAGACTTTGTATTCTATCCAGCAAAGCAGCATCAGAAGTTACTATAAGCGTAGATAGATTAGAGCCTATATTACCAGGTCTATAATCAAATTCATTTACAAGAAGTTTATTATCTAAAAATCCTTTAGATAACTCACTAGATGTTTCTGCATTATATTTTATTTTATAAAAGTTAGCTCCTGATTCTAATGTATCAGGAGTTGCAGAATTTACCCTGAATAAAAGAGTATTATCTTTAAGATATGTGATCATAAAATAATCATCAGGGCAAGGTATAATAGTATTAGGAAGAATAATAGCTTCTCCTTCAATAGGAGATTCAGGACCATATTCACCACGTTGAATATCTACCATTATACGTTCAATACCATATATCTGAAAATTATTTATTTTATTATATCTTAAAGGAGTATTCTCCCCAGTTTGGTGATATACTTCTTTATCACCCTGATCTAAGGTGGAGTGTTTATCATTTATATTCCAATAAGTAACCACTGTAGGTTTCTTATCGATAAATAAATAATAAGGATTATTTTCTAAACGGTTTTGTAGTCCCTTTACAAGACTCTCAGAGGTTTTTCTGTAATTTGTATTAGTAAAACCACCCATTATAATTTTAACCTCCAATTATGTTAATGGCTTAATTACTAAGATGTGATCTTATGTGAGATTAAAATGTCCAGAATCCTAATCAAAGGATTCTGGATTAGATTAGATCATTTCAGAAATATTGCTTATATATAGTTCAATAACGAATTTAGACTCTTCTTTTATCTCATTAAGAGTTTTATTGCTATTGATTAGTTTATTACAATCTTTTGTATACTTATCATACAATTGATATAATTTTGCTTTTGCCTTTACAGTATCTACTATTCCTGAATCTTCAGATTTTTCTTTTATTAGATTTTTAGCTCTGCTTGTTATTCCATATAATGCAGCAGAAGTTAATTCAGCGATATATTCTTTTTTCTCACGATATTCATCGGTTTTGATATGTTCAGGATATTTTGACGTTCTGCTTAAATCAAAATCCATTATAGAAATACCTCCATATCCTTTAAAGAAAATAATCTTTAAATCAGTAAATGGTTCTCTAATAAATTAAAATATTGTTAGTAAAATTTTAAATCATAAACTATTATGTAGTAGTATAGGAAATATAGAGAAGTGCCTTTTCTTTTTTAATATATAATAACCTAAACCATTAAAATACCTCTTTTTATTTTTCTAATATTTTCTTCTCTATTTATATAATATAACCTCCTCTAGATAATAAATAAAGAAAATATATTTTCTATACTATTATGAATTTTGTTCTTTTTTAACAAAAAAAAAGAACTGGAGCCACTGTTTTATATTTGTAGTGACGTATTAACAAAAGAGAGAGGATAAGGACTTGATGTCCTTATCCTACTACTCCGTCTAAAATAGAGAATTATATAATTTATAAAGTAGGTATAATAATTATATGATATGTTGGGTTTAATTATACACGGTAAAACCAGGATGACCTTTGATCTCTTTAGGCTTATTAGATGTAGATAAATTTCTATAATCTACTGTAGGATCATATTCTATATTTAAAGCATTAGTATTTTTAGGTTCTTCCTGAGTTTTGGGTTCTTCTTTCTTCTTCCCATAGGCAATATCATTTATATTTTTAATTTCTTTCTTTAAATCTCTATTAGGATCGCATCCTATCTGGATAAAAATATCTGATAACAGATTTAGGATACTCATATTGGTATTATAAGTATAGGGATCTTCTTTAGCGTGATCCACAAGATCTCTAATAGATTCCATTCCACTAGATGTAGGATAGATATAATCTAATAGATATATAGGTTTTGCATTTATTTCTTTATCCAAATTGTCAAATTTAGCTATGAATGTATTATTTTCTCCAAGAGCTGCTTTCGCTAATGTGATTTTTTCATAAATATATTTAATAGTCGATAAATACAATAAGTTTGTCCGATCAATGTTATAAGATCTAAAAATATTGGCAGAAATGATTCTGTTTTCTTTTGATTTGATTTTGAAGAAAATATACGCATATAATTCATCTTCCTTCAGCATTGTCTGTAATACACCAGTAAATATTTTAAATTTATAATTTGTAAAAATACTTCTATTAAAATGGATCAAAGCAATAGACTTTGTATTATTACTTGCAGTTCTGTTAAGATCAAAGTCAGAACTTTTAAGTTGTAATTCATTTTCTTTAATATCTGAATATTTCATTCCAGATTTGTAATTATATTTCATGCTAATAAAATCATGCTCATCAATATACTGATCAAATTCTTTCATACAATCTCTCCTCTTTTAGCATAATTTATATACATACTCTTTTATCTTATCTGGAGATACACCAAAATCTTTTTCTCCTTCAAAGATATTCATATGAATATATACATTGATCCCAATAGGAATCAATTTCTTTTTTATGTTTTTTAATACAAAATTATCTATATCATTATCTATATAGATATGGAAAGTTACATCAACCAAACCAATAGTACATAAGAAATATTTGATTAGGCTTATATAAGTATTTCCTCCTATAGAGGAATATATATTATTTATAGTATTCTTGTTTCTAAGATTATAAAATACAGATAAGATATCAAAAGTACCTTCTGCTATATGAATATCTATGTGTTTATAAATATCACATTTTGTAGGAATTATATAATATCCTATCACAGAAGTATCTATAATAGAATATTTTACATATCTTGTATCTAAAGACTTATGGACTTTAGATCTTGCTTCCTTATTCATAAGATTCCTAAATACAATAGCTGTATTTGTATTATTTAGAAATCCTATAAAAAATTTATCTAATAGATCTAGTATATTTTTAGATCTTGTAAAGGTAGTTATTTTATTATACCTAAAAAAATCATAAATGCTAAGTATAATTTTATTATCTACTAAATCTTGATAAGTTAGATTCAATCCTAACCTATCATTGATATATTTCAATTTAAAATCATTTAATGTGTTTTTATTAGATTTAGGTGTGTTTAAAAATAATTTATTGTCCTTATTTAAACGGTACCTGCTTAAATTAGAAGCTTTCTTATTGTGTTTTTCAAGTTCAACCGAAATAGTTTCATCTGATATATCGCTTCTTCCAGAAAGCATCTCTAGAGCTTCTTTTGTTAATACACCTCTATGATTGATATTTCTAAAACAATTATACATAGGAGGTTTACCATCAAGCCCTAAGGATATATACATATGATGGCCTTTATCTATGAGTCCTTCTTTTATACATAAAGGACAATTTATAGCAACTTCTCTTTTACCGGAAGCATCTTTAGAATCAGGGAACAGCAAATGAAGCTGTTCCCTAAGTTTATCTGAAAACTGTAAGTTATTAGACATTTGCTGTTCACCTCATTTCTATAATATATCTTCTAAATCAACATTACAAATCTACAAATTTCATCCGAAACGATATCGGGGATTACATTGATAGGTTTCCCATTATTTTCAGGATGATAATAATCTATAGTTTGAAATTCTGATGATAATACTTGTGCAATTAGCATAAGAATTACATCATGCTCAATCTTAGGATTGTTGTATTTTTCATGAATCAAAGGATAATACTTTGAAGATTGAATCTTCTGCAATTCTTTCTTATTAATATTCTTTCTAGTTACTACACGAACAACCTTACCTCCAATGATATAAGGAAGTTGGAATAGTTTATAAGACTCTAATAAACGTCTAGCAGCAATTATAAGAATGATATACTGCCTAGCATTCATAATCTTAATAGATTGAGGATCATCAAATTCTTTTGCAAATAGATATACAATAAGATTCTTTTGTAAGCTATTTACAATTAATTTTCCTTCTTTGTTTTGCAGTTGTTTTCTATAAAATTCTATTTCTCTATCATCAAAAGGACCATATTTCATTTCTATACGATCCATAGTGGTTTGACAATTTACTTGAGTTTGTATAAGAGTAGCTTCATTTAATTTCGCTGCATGTGCTTCGAATTTATCACACTCTGAGTTGTTGTCTTCATCTCTACTAGATGATGATAACGGGATAAAGCCAAATTCATAAGCTATATCAGTAACCTGATACTTTATTTCTCTATTGATAGAGTTGTAATTAAAATGAATTATATTCTTATCATAAGTATATTTAGGAATAATACTAAAGATAATCTTTTGTACTGTTTCCATAGAGTGACTAGTTTGGTTTCTAGCACGAATAGGTTGCATTTCCCATAATTTAGAATTGCTTGTAACATTTTTTGCTACATTACTAAATGCTGTTTCGTAAAGCTTTGCAGCAATATTTACATTATAAATCTTTTCATTGATCTGAAACAATAAGTCAAAAGCTCTTAAGAAGATCTTTTCAATTTCTAATTGGTTTAAGCTCTTCTTACTCATAAAGTGACTTACAATAGGAATGATCATATTCTGCATTACAGAAATCTTAAGCATAATCTTTGCATGAAAATCAGAATATTCTAACACAGGAGATCTATTGTTTTTATACTTTTCAAGATCATCCAAAGTATATTGTTCCATATTCATAATATCTAAATAGTAATTTAGATAGGTGGCCATAGAAGATCCATTAGGATTTATAAAATACTTCCAAAGATCAGATAATAAATTATCTAAGGTGTATTCTTTATGAACATCGATCATATATTTCAATCTAGCATAAAGAACTAGAAGTTTGTGCTCTTTGTCATAATATTTTTCAAAGTAATTTAAATATTGAACACAGTGATCTCTAAAACCAATAGAGATAGTTCCATCTTTCTTAACTTTTGTAGAGCTATTAAAAGATTTACGTACAGTTACTGAAAAGTAATCAAACTCTAAACTTTCTTGGGTATTATCAGGCATACGATATATTTTATGTACAGGAGCAATAATAGCTCCTCGTATATGAGTAAATATTCTATCTGCATCTGATTGAGGTGTCCAAGAATCGATAGGAGGTTTAGGTTCTCCATAATTCATACATACTGCACTTTTCATTGTCTGTACAGTATCATGTTTAGAAATTTCTTCCCCTTTATTATAAAGATTGTGGTTAATTATTGAAATTACAGGAATAGTTTCTCCCTTTTCAAATTTACTACGATCAAGTGTCAATCTCGGTAAATAATAAGCTTGGTCATCATAAGTCATTTCAAACTCAGAATCATCATATTGATCCTTGTAATTCTCCATTCTTCCCTCTCCTTTAATCTAAAACGTATAAGCCATTATTCATTACTATCCTCATTTTAATAGTATACATACATAAATGCTTTTACTCTAATAATGCCTTTTTACTGTCTTAACGTAGTTTGAACTCTTATTTCTAGATCCACTATTTCTTTCATATCGTTTAACCGTTTGAACTTTATTTACGTATGCTTTAGCTTTCCCCTCAATTTTCCCAGTATCAGAGTAATCATCCTGAGAAATATAGTTAGATCCATATTTAGTAGACTTAGTTAAAGTTTTTAAATTTTGTAATTGGGATAATTTATCGCTAGCACTCATTATCATAGAAGATAATTGAGCCGGTTTATACGGTGCTGCATTAACCCACATTATCTTATTTTCTAACCCTCTTAATTTAAACAATAGATATCCAAAGTATAAAGACTTAGCATACCCTACAATTTTATTAGGATTTGTCACCCTAGGAGCTTGTTTAAATACTATCCTATCAAATTTATTAGACAATTCTTTTATAAGAAGATCATTATGTTTAAATGCATTAGCATAAGTAAATGTAAAGTTAGGGTCATTTGAAAAGAATTTTACATCATAAGAATTGATCTTTGTAAGATTTGTTTTATCATTACTATTTGAAGTAAATTCAAATACTACATCATAAAATACTTTATCTTGACTTTCTGATGGCATTTTAATATATAACACATATTTTTCTCTACTTGATTTAAACAAATAGTAGTCTATTTTCCCATTTACTTTAAGCATAATCTGATTAAATTTTTCAGTATATAAAATTCTAGCAGATTCAGCTTCTCCAATCATCTTAGCCCTACCACCAGTAGGATTCTTTATATAATCTTCTATTGAAATATTCATGTTTCCTCCAAAAAATAATCTAAGTGAAAAACCAATAAGGAATTTCTTCCTTATTGGCATTCCATGGATTAATACGAGAGAGATTTTGGATAGAATGATTATAAAATCATTTTATTAGATAGTGTATATGTTTATAAAAAAATATTTTATAATCATATATTATTACTTTGAAAGAATAATTATAGTTTAAACTTTATTCTTACTTCAACTTTTTATTAATTTTATTTTTTTGAGGAGGTTAGATTTTTATGGCAATCAAGATGGTAGACAAATACGTTATTTCAAAATCTAAAAAAGGAGACAAAGATGTTTTTAGAACGTATGTTGTAAATGGATATGTTCCTATTCCTACCATAAAAGGGATAGCAGAAGATGTTTATGGTTGCAGCAAATACGATTCTGAAAAATTGATCAAAAGAGTAGATTCAAGAGTTATAAAACTTATCGTGAATAAAGCCAGAGGAACCTCTGCTTATTTCAGAGTTCTTGATTTAGCAAATGCAAAAGATATATTAACTTCTATTGCTGGTAATAAGGAAGTAGATATCAAAAAGTTCTCTGCTGTAGATTTTAGAACATTCGAAAATTATAAATTTGAATTGTTGCCTGATATGACTTATGAAGAGTTTGATAAAGATTATATGGATTTAGATTGCTTCTTAATTTATATTTTAGAAAATACTGAACTAGATAAAGAGGCAATTCTTGAATCAAAAGAATTCTTGTATGATAGATATGAGTCTTACAAAAAAGCAAAAACAAATATTGATAGGATTGCTGAATTGGAAGCCTTTGTAAATATTGCTAGAAAAGAATTTAAAGATAAATTTAATAAAGGTGGATTTGGATTTGATACAACAGAAGTTTCTATTAATGGAAGAAACTATTTCGTTGTTCTCAAGAAAGATATCTATAAGATTTTTGGTGAACCTAAAGAATAAGAAACAGTATTAGAGAAGAGCAATTACGCTCTTCTCTATTCTTTTTTTGACATCGAGGGGTATATTTTTTTTGGTTAGCTCTTAAATATCTGTCATATGTACAGCAGTAGTTCCATCTGTATTGATCACAGGAGTAGATGTAGTATCTGCATCCATATTATAGATATTGAATCTTGCATCAGGAACCAAGAATTGATTTGTCTGGAAAAGCAAGGTAATAATTCTAGAAATAGAATCAAGAATAGCAGGTTCTGTTTTTACAGAAGTTAATACTTTTCCATCATATTCTTCACTAATAATATTGAAAGGAAGGTTCTTCGCAAGAAGACTTTCAGAGATGCAAGACAATGCTTTATCTTTATCTTCATCAAAATAAGGAAGATAGATAAGACTGCAAAGTTCTAAATATGCTTCTCTTAATACACGAGAAACTTCTTTCTTAATAACTTCATGGGTTTCTTCAGATTCTTTATTATACTTTCCTTCAAGAACTGTAAAGGCTTTAAGACCTTCGAAGTTTGCACCATTAGAAACACCATCTTTTGCTGCAGAACGGCAGTTTAATACAGCATCTTCAATAGCATCTAATAAAGGCATACGGTCAGATGTGCCAATACCACCAACATATAAATCTACCATATTTGTTTTAAGAATATTGATACGGCGTTTTAAACGACCAATCTTAACTAATTCTTGACGAGTAGTCTCATATTTAGCAAGAGTAGATTCAAGATTAGCTAAATAGTTTTCGAAGAATTCTGTATATTTACCATTTTCATCATACATGTTCTTAGGATTGATAATCTTAGTAGTTGTAGCATCTACTGTTACGTGTTCTGCTTTACCAGCAAAGGTTTTAATATTAAATTCTGTAGGTGCTAATCCCTTTTTCTTATCTTCTTCATAGTTCTTAGGATCAATATACTTCTTAATAAACTTAGCACCCGTCATCTTCATGATGTCCATCAGATAGTTGTTATCGTTATCGATATTTGCTACTACACAAAGATACCCACGTTTATCAGGAGGCATATTAGTCATTGCTGTAATAATTTCATCTAAGAAGCTATTCATATCACGAGAAATAGTAGGACAAATAATCAAAGTAGGAGTGGGCATATCTGATTCTTTGATTTCTTTTCCCATATTTACTTTTTCTGTTGCTTTACGAATAGGTTCAAGATATTCTGCATGAACGATAAGTCTAAATAGATTTACCATTTCAGGTGTATCAATAGGAGATTCAAATACATATACATTCGGATTTACCAAATCACAAGAAGAAGTCTTTTCATTAGTAGCAAAGCAAGGATCAATAAATCCTTCTTCATAAGTCATCCCATTATATGTTTTTGTTTTGGTTTCAGGAGTATTAGATGCAGATACATCGATAAATACATCCATACCACTTTCTTCATAAATGGATTTGATAATATTAGCTACTTCAGAATTTCCGTTCAATGAAGTATAAGCTATATTATAGATATCTTCTAAAGTAGCTTCATGACCACGACTTTCAATGATATCAATTCCTTCTTTAATCATTTCTTTAAATACAGAAACGATCTTACGTTTAGGAAGTCCTTTTTGTTGTAATTCAAGAAGTCCTTTAAAGATGAGATAAGACATAATTACAGCAGAAGTAGTACCATCACCAATAGATTTGATAACCTGAGTACAAATAGTACGAATATCATCTTTGAGGATATCTTCAATCGGTTTATCAAGATCAATATGCTTAAGGACAGTAAATCCATCCTTAGTATAGTTACTTACTACCAGTTTAGTATTCTTATTTGTATCTCTATAAGAGTAAGCGGTATATTCTCCCATAGGACCATAAGTTCCTTTAAGAGTATTAGCAAATAATTCTAATGCTCTTAATTGAGCAGATCTCAATTGTTTTTCACCAATAACGTTACTTACAAGTTTCATTAAGTACACTCTCCTTATGATTATTTTGCAAATTCAAAATCAGCATATGGTGAGATATATTTTATTACATTAACCTCACTTAAAACCATAGTTATAGGATGATGATGTTGTAATTCATCATCTTCAAAATTATATCCAAAATTATATAGATAGATAGTTTTACCAGATACATTATCTAGTTTGCTCAAATCAGTTACGTAATGTATAAATAAGGTATTATAATTTGCAGCATCTATTTCATTTAATACGGTATTCCAATCATCTGTAAATTCAAATGATTTTATATATTTAACTTCTTCTTCTGTTCTACAGTTAACAGTGATAGCTACATCATCATGCAATGAATCTGCTACTAACAACTTTAAAATATCATTCGGTTTTATAAGATATTTCAAAACCTCATTTAGTTTAGTAGAAATCAATTCATTATATATTCCATCCACCTTATCTACATATTCATCTTTGAATAAGACAGATATAGGATTCCTATTTTTCGTAGTAAGTACTAGATATCTTAAATAGTAGAATGAATATTCTATAGATTCTTCTTTAAAAAATTTTGATTTGCCATAGTTATCTTTAAGATAAAGTACACAAGCTAAATCTATATCAAATAGCATATCAAAATCTACTAATACAGTTTTTGTATATTCACCTTTTTTAATAACTATCACCTATTTCAATAAAAAAATAAAGGGGGATATAAAATCCCCCTGAGATTTTATTGCATAGCACCCATAATAGAATCAAGCTGAGAACTTTCAATCGTTTCAGAATTTCCAGCAGAGGTATTGGTCATTCCAGAATTTCCAGAATTGCTAAAATAGCTCTTCTTATACCCACCATTATAATTAGATTCTAAATCTACTCCAAGTTTAGCAGCAATCTTGGAATAATATTGATATTGATGGGTTACATTGGAATATGCATTTGCATTACTCATAGCTTCATAGAAAGTTCTAAGCTGAAGAATAATCATTTCTAATTCAAGGGTATTAAACATATCATAGTTTTGTGTATACCCAGCTGTCTTAGGATCAAATCCAATGATGATATTATAATATCCTTTATTGATTTCATAAGAATAGCTCTGTTCAATCTGACCATTCTGGTTAAGCTTTTTAATACTGATAACTGTTCCAGCTTCAGGTTTTCCATATACAACACCAGGATCTTCTACAGTAATAAGATTTGATCCTGTAGCCACTCCAGCGTTTCCTTTAAGAGTATCCTCTTCTGTTTTATTAATACTTAAGCTCAAAAGATTTTCAAACATCTTTGCTTTTTGAGGAGTAAGATAAACGGAGATACCATTCTTTGTATCATATCGTGTTTCTCCATTTTCAGATTCAATAACAGGAGAAATGCTAATTTTAAGAAGATTTCTCCACATAGAAAAACTAATCATAGTTTTATCAATTACAGACTCCTTGTTAAAGAAACTGTAACCATAAACTGTCGGTGAATATTGTTGGTTTCCATAACCTGATTCGAATGCCATTTTTCCTCTCTCCTTCTCAAATAATAAGTTTATAAAATTTTCTAATATAATGTATCCGCCTTCATAATTTATAAGATACACTACATCATAATTATTGTATACAACCTAATTTTCAATTGATAAAAATATAAGGAGAGGAAATAAATCCTCTCCTTAATCTTATCTATCATCTAAATCAAAATATACAGAATACTTTTTGAATCGTTCATCATAAAGATCACCTTTAAATAATTGATCACGTTTTAAAGTAAGACCTTTATACATATCATTTAGTTGTTTAAACTCAGATTTGGTAAGCTGGTTATTTTCAATATAATCTTGAATAAAAGCAAGTTTAGAATTGATATTGGCAATAAGATTAGGAACTGCATCAGGTTCATTATACAATGCATTTTGCTGTTCTAATTCTAAATTTACAAGGTCATCATCCAATGCCTGAGGAATAGGTTTATTAGATTTGTTGGGAAGAATATTTGCTTTTACTTCTTCAACCAACATATCTACAGATTCTTTTAATAATTGATCATCATCAATTCTATTTAATCTCTTAATAACGTTTTCCATTTCACGGATTTCTATCTTTGATCCTGTGAGTAATTTACAGCGTTTAAGAGTTTCAATAGCAGGAATTCGATTATGAAGAACGTCTTTATATAAACGAAGAACCCATGCTAATACTACAAACTTATTATCTGCTTCTTTATTATAATTATAGAAACAAGATTCTAATTTTCTAAAAGCATTATAAAGGTTTTGCTTATAGTTAATCGATTCGTAATAATCATACATTACTTCATTATCTTCAACCTTATCTTTATTTACAATAGTGATATATTTTCTGATAGCATCTCTAAATCCAAAGGAAAGTAATTCCATATAATTAATGGAATCGGAGATTCTCAATACATCGTTATTAGCAAGAAGATAACGATCAATTGCTTTAGAAACAACTTCACTAGGACTTCCATCGTTAACCATTCTACCAATATCATAAATAAGAATAGCCATAATTTCACTAGGTTTAAGATCAATATCCATTTGAAATAATTTAGAATCTAATTCCAAATAGTATTCATTGATAATATAAGTAGAACTGGAAGTGATTATATTTATAACCTGTTCAGCAGGGATTTTCGGCATAGCATATACACCAAAAAATAATTTATCTGTATTTTGAGTATATAGAATACTAATACATTTAGCATCAAACATTAAATTTAATGCCTTTTGAAGATCTAATACATATTCTTGTTTAGGGTCTTTTTTTATATTCGCTATAGCGACCTCAGCATCATCGTAGGCAGCTTTTCTTTTTTTAGCTAAAATGATATCCAAAGTAAGAATCCTCCTTAAAAGCTATATTAAAATGTCGTCACGGATTATCTAGATGTTTCCTTAATAAGAAAGGATGATATTAAATGGAAAACAAAAATATTTATGTAAGTATAGAAAGAGCATTGAACGATTACACTGCAAATTTAAATACTACTAATAAAAAGAAGAAAGAAGAATTCATAGAACCTAAGAAGACTGATATGAATATAGAGACTTCTTCTCCTATGGATATTAAAAATAAATAGATCATCTACTTATAAGTAGAACTTTGTTTTAATTATTGAACTTGGAAGTTCTAGTCATTACTCCTCTTTTTTCAAACTGTGGTGCAGAATACCCATCTGCACCACCCCCTCTTTATCTAAGGTTGAAAATTTGGGGTAATTATATACTATTATTATGATAAAATTATTTTATCATAATATAAACTTTATTTTAAAAAGGAGATGTTTTTCATGAAAGAAAAAAATTGTTTTAAGAAAAATAAGAAAGGGTATAATCCTTCTTATGAAAAGAAGAAAGAAATTATTGAAAGTAAAATGATGCCTTATTATATAAGCGAAGATGTAGCAAAAATTACATCATCCCCGAGATCTTGTAGATCTTATACAGAATTCAATGCACCTCGTATAGAAAGTATCAAATCAAATCATTATAAGGAAGAAGAAAACCAGGCTGCAATAAATACAAAAAATTGCAGTGCAGATTATTTTGAATACAAAGAGATATCATCCTCTATTTCAAATATTTGTACATCTCTTATGGCAACCGGCATCAAAGTATGGATAAAACACATTCCTACAATATCTTATATGAAAAGTAGATTACTAGAGGTAAGTAATAGACATAAAGAATTTATCAATCCGTTACATATTCCTGATTATTTATTAAATAATCTTACATTTGATGGAATGAGTGAAGATTTCATTGTAATCCATCCCAATGAAGTAAAAAATAAAAGCCAAGACTTTATAGATGCTATATATACAGAGATGGAAAGAAATAAATATCTTTCTAATGATAGTGGAAAACCTGTTATTTCATTATTAATTAAAGTAAAGTCTTTGATGGAAGATGGTTTAGGATATTCTAGATTAGCTGAATTTGCAAATAAATATTATTCTTGTGAATTTGCTAATAATTCTACAATCACGATTGTAGATATTAGAAATAGAATGCTTAATTCTTTAGCAGATACAGCATTCGCAATTGAAGCAGAAAGAATCAAACCTGTTATCAGTGAATCTTATATTAAGGTTTATATAAGAGCTTTTATTATGGAACATGCAAGTGCTTATCAAGAGCTTCTTAACTTAACTAAACCTAAAAGATCTACTGTTATTTCAGAAGAAAATAAAAAATAATTAAGGGGGGAATAAGTGCATGAAAGATTGGGAAACACGTTTGATGGATGAACATGAAGAGTTAGAAATTAAGATAGAAAAGTTATCTAACTTCATTGATGAAAATCCTGATAATGAAGATTATGATTTACTAATGGAACAGTTAGAATATATGAAAGGATACTTCTCTGTTCTTTGTAAACGTATTCAAAAAATTAAAGATCGTTAATTTTAAAGGGAGTAGTCTTATGGCTACTCCCTATCATTTTATCTATTATTTTATTTAAACTTTTTTTAAAGGAGAGATTTTATCATGAGTAAATTTAATGAAGCTAAGAAGTATATCAATGGGTATGTAATTGTTACAGTTGTGATTAGTATTTTAGTTCTTTTTGCAGCAGGTGGCCTCTACACATATGACTACGTTGAAAAAAATAGAAATGAAGTAGAGCTTACATGGGATAAGAGTCGTATTGATTTTGTAAATAGACTCTCTAATGTAGTTATGCATAAGAATCTTATCAATGTAGTAGTTCCTGATACAAATAAATCTGGGCTTCCTAAAGAAGTAGGAACTAGAACTTATTCTGGATTCACTAGAATTTCTAAAGATGAAATTTCCTATACTCTTAAAGATGGAAGAACAATCATCTTTGATGTAAATGAAACTACATTTGATAGAGAATACAAATCAACTATAACCAAGTTCTATTACAAAGATAACGAAAACAAATCTGAATATGCTTTTGCAACATATTTCAGATACCACACTGGTAAATCTGGTGATATTGAACTTGGCTTTGCTAATAGCAAGAGTCAGTTTGATAAGTTTGTTCCTACACCCAATAGAAAATCTGGGTATAAGGTTATGAAAGGAACCAACGTATATTACTTAGATCCCAGAAAAGAAGAAAATGCAGTATTTGTCGAATATCTTTGTCGTGCTATGATTGATGATAATAATACAGGAAACATGGATCAGGATATCATGCATGAAAATCTTAGAAGTATCGGTAAGAACTATAGATAGTTATAAGATAAAGAGGGATTCATTTCCCTCTTTATTTTTTTTTTGACACAAACTACCTCTCTAGGATTTATTCCTAGAGAGGCATTTGTCATCGGATTTTTTATATATTTTTCATGTGGAATTTTTAAAATAGATTTATCCCAAAATCTATTTATAAGTCTAATTAGTTCTTCGGATCTGTTACCGAGTAGTTCGGCGAAGGATAAGCATAGTTCTGATCTGCTACGCCGTTCTGCGGTACTCCAGGAGCCTTGCCGTCCGGATAGATAACGGAACGAGCTGTTCCAGGAAGTTCACCTGTATGATCAATGAACTGACCATTGCCGTTCTTGTCATGAGTATAGGTGAGCTTGTTAGCTGTGTAATCGTTGAGAGCACGATCCTTGCTAACCGGTGTCTTGTTTTCAATATCTTCAACCAAACCAGTCGGATTCATGATCTGAATACGGCCTTGTACCGGCTGATAGGATACGAACAAGAAACGTTCGAATGCAGTTACAGCCGGCAGCTGATAATTCGAGGTGTCACGAATTTCATTACCAACGTATAACTGATAATCGAAGATCTTATACATTACACGATTCGAATTGCGAGGATTCAAGATGATGATCAAGTTGTTATCGTTACGCAATTTGTTCGAGCTAATGAATTGATAAATACGGTTATCGCTCGTCTTAACGGTCTTCTTGTAATCAAGCGAAACAGGACCGATCGACGGAGGAGTTGTATAAGTATATTCTTTCGGAGTAATCTTACGGATAAGTTCCGGACGACCGAAGATAGAAACAGTCATGTTTTCATCATTCAGTACCTGTAACATAGTGGTTACCTGAGTATCGAGGTAGTCCATGAACGTTTCATAACGCCATGTTACATGCGAACCGAGGAAGTTATCAGGCGGCACAAAGTTAAATGCACCGGATACTTTCGAAGTGCTCGGGAGGTTCAAGAACGAATCATCCAAGCTTTCAAGGATCTTGTCATCTTTGTAGTTAAGAATCGACAATTTGATCATGGACATGATCTTAGTCAATTGGTTAACGTTATACATAGCATTGAGATCCTTCGTTTCTTCCGGCGAGATCGTTACAGTCATGTGCGGAGCTTCCGGAATTTCGAAGTAATCGGTACGAGCCGACCATTTAACTTTCGGAGTTTCATATGCTGCAGACGATACGTCGAGAGAAGCACTAAGAACAACACCTACAACCTTATCGGAAGAAGCCATGAAAGTGAAACGGTTCTTATGCATAGAACCAGCAAACTGGAAGATTTCCTTACGGATATTACCAGCATTATCAGTAGGAACTACCAAGTCAACACGTTTCTGGAAAGTACGGTCATACTGACCATATGCAGCAACGAATTTAATCGGTTCTACAGTAACAACCTTAGTACCAACAGCACCAGCTGTTTCTACTACGATTTCTTTCTTAGCAGTATCGTATTTTTCTTCACCCTTAGCAACATAAACGTCTTTAATCAAAAGACGAGTTACTTTGGAAGAACGAGATACGTTAGCTACGGTTTTATTTGTTGCACCCAACAATTCAAGAACATCGGTCTGCTGATCTTCGGGAAGCATAATAACGATGTCTTTATGCGGTACAGCACCTTCGATAAGGTCTTTAATCTTGTTCTGTTCCAAGAACATATCGATTTCACGACCATCAGGGCTGTACATTGTACGAGTTTCCATCGACAATGTGAACTGCGGAGCATCAGCAACGTCTTTAGGAATAGCACCCTTGTCGAAAACAGTGGTCATCAACAAGTTTTTATGCATCGGGAAAGTGATACCAACTACAGGGTTGTAAGCACCCAAGGGAGCGGCTTCTGTCAATCCACGAACGTCATTACGATACAAAGTATCGAGCATACCATATTCTTCATGAACAGCATCAGCTGTAGCAAACTTCGGGTCATTCTTATCGAATGCATCTTCGATAAAGAAATTACGCATCTGATTGTTCAGTGTTTCAGTGCGGAAAAATTTATTGGGTTCAGTATAAATATCATAACCTTCTTGGATACCGCTTTTAGCTACTTCGCAGAAACGGGAAGCAAGACCATGCATGCTATCCTTTTCATAACCACGAAGGATGGAGTCAGTTCCAGTTTGGTTAGAACCGTTAACAACTGCCATAATTATTAAATCCTCCTTTTAAAAGAGAGCCATCTATTTGATCTTTTATTATTTATAAATGGCGTACTAGATTTTTAATTAAATTTAATTAAATCTATCTGTAACAGTCACAGTTTCTTTTTTAAAGGTACAGTAACTATAGATTTATCAATATGTTTGTATTTATAAATTATATTTCTTATTCATAGTCTATATCTTTAGAAAAGATATATGGATAATCATTAGCTCTACCTTTTCCAAAACTGTATTTCTTGTTCTGTTCGAGTTCTTTTTCGAATTCTCTCTGTCTATTATCTCTTACATTTGACAAGAGGTTTACAATTCGGTTAAAGGTAGCAACCATCTTTTGTAGCTGTATCTGATTTTCAATATAGCTTTTAGTATTAAAAGCATCTACTGTATAGTCTCTGCTTATATCTTTAAGTTCAACTAATTTACGAACTACAAAATCCAAGATAGTGTTATCATATGAAGTATGAGAAATATTATTCAACTTTTCCAAGCTATCAAAAATAATATTATTCAAAGACTTGAATTGAGCTTTTAACTCTTTATTCTTAATAATCATTTGTTCAGGGCTTAGATCTCTGAATACATCTTTTTCATAAGAATCTAATGATTCTTCTTCCCCCTCTTCACCATACTCACCATCTTCATAATCTTCATAGCCTTCTTCTCCACCCTCTCCTTCTTCACCTTCTTCAGGAGGGGCTTCTTCACCTTCTTGATCTTCTTCTGGTGGAGCTTCCTCTTCTCCACCAGGTTCTTGTCCCATATCATTTTCTTGGGGAGGAGGACCTTGAGGTGCTTCTTCACCACCACCATTATCGGGAGGAGGTGGAGCTTCATTAGATCCTCCACCGCCACCGCCAGAAGGTTGAGAGTTCAGATCAGGAGGCTGAGAATTTGAATCTTGCTCTGGTTGATTTACACTTTGATTACCATTAGCAGTAGTTACAGAAGGAGTTGCATCATCCTTATCCTTAACCATTGGTTGAGGATGGATAGCTCTTGCTTCATTTAAAATTATATCCTCAAATAAACTCATTTTATTATTCTCCTCTAATCTTCGTCATCACCGAAATCTTCATCATCATCGAAATCAGGATCGTCTTCTTCTTCGTCATCATCATACTTCTTCTTTAGATTATCATCTTTCTTTAAATAATCATCACTAAATCTTTTAAGTCGAGGAGTTTCATTTCCCGAGGGATTTACTAAAGAACTAGATTTTATGGTTTCAGGATGGAAAGTTTCTTTGTCATCTTGAGCCTTATCAAGTTCTTCTCTAGTTCTATCTCTTACTTTTTCATATTCATCTTCAAGCTTATCTATATTATCTTCTACTTCATCTAAATACTTTTCAAGTTCTCTTCTCTTTTCAGAATTTTGTTCTTCTTTAATCTTTCTGGTAATAGAGTATTTATGATCTTTCCATTCTTTAATAGAAGAAACCAAATATTCTTTATTAAGATGACTAGAAACAATATAAGATGTAATGAATGCAAGGATACCAGCAGCAGAAGAGATACTGCAAACACCTATGACTATAGTTGAATAGAATAAAAGTGATAAAGAATTCTTAGTACCAGCTTTAATATCTTCTAATCTTGAAGTGATTAAGATAGCATGAATTGCACTCCTTACTCCCATAACTGATTTTACTGGAAGGGTTTTGAACTTATCTACAATATCATCTATCTTTTCTTCGGTAGTAGCTTCAGATAAAATAGCCTCATGTAATTTCTTTTCAAACTTAGCATTTATCTTTGCTACTTTGGGATCTAGTTTTCCTGCTTTTCTTATATCCATCCCAGCCCCAAATGTTTTATTTTCTACTTCATTCTGAGCTTCGAGTTTCTTAATATTCTTATCTACTTCTTCTAAATAAGAAATAAGTTTCCTCTTCTTCTGAGGATCTTTTTCATCTTTAATCTTTCTATTAACTACAGCTCTATGATCTTTCCATTCCGATATGCAAGATTTTAAATAAATCTTATTAGAAATTTTAGATACAATACTTGAAGAGATTAATGAAAGTATAACAGCTATAGGACCAGCAGGAGCTGCAGATATGGTGCATAAGAAATAATAAGATACAGATAAAGCATTCTTTGTATTCTTCTTAAGATCTTCTTCTCTAGTGGTTACATATATAGCTTTTATAATTTCTTTTAATCCACTAATTGTCTTTTCAGGTGCCATCTTAAAAGCAGTGATCATATCTTTGATCTTATCTGATACAGCACCTTCACAAAGAGAAGCTATAACAAATTCAGCAAATTCTAATTGATTTGCTGCTTCTTCTATTCCATAGATATTGCTTCCACGATATCTATCCATAATACCACCATAGCAATCTTCATCAAAATTACCATTGATAAAATTGCTATGGATACGTTCTAATTTATTAATGTAAGAAGTGTTTGATTCATTGATAAAATCATCTGCTTTTGTAGCTTCTTTTATCTTATTTAAGAATTTAGGAATATTATTAGTTCCACCATTAATAAGATAATAATCTGTTACATTTTCAAAAATAGTTTGTGGAGATACAGAATCTCCAGCATACTTATTGATAGTATATAGTGCCATCTCATTAGCAATACAGAATTTAGATTTAAAATCCAAATTATAAGTATCCACTAATTCACAGAGTTTGTAGATAGTATCCGTAACTGCATCCTCAAACAAAATATTTTGAGATACTAATTTATCAATATTGAATCTTTTAGAAATCATATTATGATTTCTAATAACACGATCACATTCTTCTTGTTCATTAATTTTATCAAGAATAGAAGTTAAATATATATTATTAGAATCTTCATCTAATCTTTTTAAAATATTATTCTTAAATACAGAGGGGCTTTTAATATATGGAATAATATGATTATTTATGATATTAGTAAATTCCTGTAATTGAGTCCCATTATTATTTTCTTTTACAATATCAAACAGTTCTAAAATTCTACTAAAGTTATCTGCTACGTTTGCGGAATAATTATTCCATCTATATGCAGATTCTCTTAAATTTTCATAGTTATAATTTTCTTTTCTATTATAAGATTCAAACAAAGGATAATATCCTGAATTAAAGTTATTTTCTGATAATTTAGTTTTTCGTTCTTCTATCTTAGAAATAGGAATATATTTTCCCATAACAGGCCCTCCGGATTAAATAATATACTAATATTAATTACATCAATGTTTCATATTAGGATTATTATTTCATGAATTTTGGCTTAGTTTTAAACTCTGCTTGAGTTAAAAATCCTTCATCATCAGGTAAAACTTTTGTAAGATCATATAGAGCCTGTTTACCTTCTTTAGATGTAGTCATTTCATTAATACCACCAAGAGAAATATAATGACGTTTAGAATTGATAAGCTGTTTTAATTCTTCGTTAGCTTCTATAGAGAAAGGTGTTTTAGAAGATATTGTATCTCCATCATAGTCACCACCAATAGATCCAAGACGAACGTTATTAGGCAATGCTACATCTATGAATTTATTTGTAGAGTTAGAATTCATATCTTCTTTTCTTATCTTAGGATATTCTTTAAAGAATTTTCCATCAACTATCATAGGTTCTGTTTGGATAGTAGAAATTACTTTTATCTTTGCTGGGAATTGGTTCCAATAACTATCAATAGGGAAGCGGGTAATAAGAGTAACTTTATCTTTAGTAATATCCATAGCAGCTCTATAAATAAGATCACACCAAGTAAGAGGTCTTTGTTGAATAGGAAGTTGTCCTACTGTATCACCTTTGATCATCTTTTCAGCTACTTCTTCATCAGAAACTTGATATCCCTTATAAGTAAGATAGAAATGACGATCTTTATTTTTTCCTTTTAATTTAGAAGTATCTATAGGAGCTTCTATAGGAATAAAACGATTACGCATACCATGCATAAATCTATCTAATTCTTTTTTGATCCGTTCATCAGAATATACAGATTGCCAATCTTTTATATTTTGAAGATCAAAATCCTTGTTCAAATAAGTTACCAGTAATTTAGTTTGATCGGAGATATTGTTTTCAAACCAACGTCTAATCCAATATAGCATATACGGAAAGAAATTAGCACAGATAGCCGCTAAGGGTAATCCAATACTATCTGTATCTACATCAATATCTTCTAATCCTTCTTTTCTAAGATTTTGAGTACAGATTACAAGTCTAGCACCCCAGTCAAAAGACTTCTTCATACCAGCTCTTCTAATAAGACCCATCTTTCTAGAAAGACCAGAAGCTTGAGAATCTTCACCATTATATCTACCGAATACAAGCCAATCATATACAGCAGTTAAATTATCTTGAATACGTCCTCTTATTTCTCCATTAAGGGTTAAACCATATTCATTACTTTCTTTTAAAGATTTAGAATCTCTGATAATTGAGTCATAGATCTTATTTATTTCCCCTACAGATACTCTTCCTTGCTCTGTATTTACATCTCGATATCCAACAGGAATTACAACAAAATCTTTTATAAATAATTTTTCTCTATATCGTTCCAAAAAATCAATCTTAACTTCTCTACCAAAAGAATCTGTTTTCTTAAATTTTATGGTTTTGATAATCTTTTGTAAATACTTAATACCTGTTTCTCCATTAGGATCAGGTTTTAATTTGCCAGATTCTTCGTCTAATTTATAATTATCAACTTCATGAGCACATAATTTTACATTATTATCTAATCTACACCAAATCTTATATCCAAGAGGATGTAAGAAAGATTCTCCAGCTAAGTTAATATATGCGAAGATAGTTGTTCTATCTTCTTTTGTAATACCAAATATTTCATTAGATAATAACCCATCTGCTGTAGGAACATTCTTTCTAGCAAAATACATAGGGTTCTTAATTTCTTTAAGTTGGTTTACTTTGATAAAATTAGCTACATTAAGAGGATCTAATTTAAGGTGTTTGATTTTTTCTTCTTGATCTTTAGAAACTTCGTTAAGGATTTTATCACTCATAAGAAATTTACCTTTCTTCATAAACTTTTTAATTAATTGTCCCATCTAGCAAACTAGTGCTAGATGGGATTACTAATTAAATATCCATAAGATCAAACCATACAATATTTTTAGAATAATTCATAGAAATCTTGTATAGTGGTTGAAAAGCTCCAGGAATTATTTGGTTATTTAATGTATCCTTTAATTCATGAAGTGAATGACTCTCATCATTATCGGATAATTCTATTTCGAATTTATCATTATTTAAAATAGAAATCGTTTTGATAGATTTTATATCGAAACAAGCTAAGATTACATCATACAAAGCTACCTCTTTAGAGAGTAGTTCATTATTCATAGATTTAGAGGATACTAATTGAGAGAATTCTAGTAAATTCATTTTAATTAGCTATTTTAATCCTCCTATTTTATTCTCCTTTGAACATCGCATCCATCTCTTCTTTTTGTTTGGCGTTTTGTACCGTCTTATTTTTAATTTCTTTCATATATCTAAAGTGTAGATATAACAAAAAGCCAACATCACAAGTTTTTGCTTCTTCAAAGGACAATCTATTTTTATAGTATTCGCAAAGGCTAAATATTACTGTATAGAAAGTGCCCCGATCGGTAAAAAGGCCCGAGTGAAAAGCAAATCAATAGATCCCTGAGGAGTAGCATCAATATGTGTATGACAACTTGTGCATTCTGTAGCAGGAATCTGATAAGAGATTTTTTCTTCTGTAAATTTACGAGTAATCTTATATACTTCACCCATAAGGGCAGAGTGTTCATCAGGAGAAAGGTGACGCATAATTTCATAAATAGCTTTTACCTTACGCATTACTGTTTTAGATAAGCTATCTTCTACGACACCAAAGTCAATAGGATATAATTCCTTGGTTGCTCTATTAACTTTATAGATTGTATCAATGTTTGCCATGATTTGAACAACTGTACCATATTTCTTAGAGAAATCTTCTGAAAGTGCAGCACGTTCAATCATATCTCCATAGATAGATTCAGTACAGAAGCTAAAAGCATAATCTTTGCTAATAATAATAGGTTTAGTTCTAAAGAGTTTAGATTGAACAGGTTCTCCATTAAGAATCTTTTGGAAACGCTCTTTAACCTTGTCATTAGGATATACAATCATATCTTCTACTTTTTTCTTTTCTAAGAAAAGTTTATTACATTTATTATTAGGGCACTGATAAGAAAGATAGTTTACATCTTTGAAGTTTGCCATATAAATAGTAAACAGCATGCAATCCAAGTCATAAACAGAGATCTGTTTTAACCATGTATCAATATCAGGTTTCTTTCCTACAGTGTGATTGTAAATAATATTGAAGAACTTTCTAAGACCACCAATAGTAGTTAAATCTGTAGTCTGAGGATTGAACTGAAGTAGTTCTTCCCCAGATACAGGAGTCATTTCAATTTGTTTACCGGTATATTGTAAACCAAATGTTACTGTATATGCAGAACGTTCTACTTGTAAAGCACTCTTAAGTTTAATAGGTTTCTTAGAAATTACAAATTCATCAAGACCTTCATTTCGTTCCATCTTAAGAGCTTCAAGAACTTGTTCTTTATAATCATGAGTAAGACGTTTAACTTCTTCTTCAGAAAGATTGGGTTCTTCATCTTCTTCCACATCAGAAAGAAGTTCTTTTTCTTCAGGATCTTCTTCTTCAGCCAAGACAGGTTTTGCAGAAGGAGTTTCTTTTTCTACATCTTTATCTTTTACTGTTGTGAAGGTTTCTTCATCTTCATCGTCTTTTTCTTTGATTTCATCATCTTCATAAGGGAGATCAGGCTTTTTAGGACTAACCCCAAGATCAACACTGCTGTCATCAAGAAGATCAAGGAAATCATCTTTAGAATCATCGTCATTTTTTGTAATACTATCAATATCTTTAGATACATCAGAGCTCATACGAGGAGTACGATTTACTTGCTTTTCTTCAATACCAAAATATTTATTATTGGTTTCTACTTTTTCATCATGAGCTACTGTAAATAAGATATATCCCTTTCGTTCATAATCAGTAATTCCATCAAAACGAGGTTCTGTTTCAATAATATCTTCTATCTGTTTAATAAACTTAGAAAGGCGTTCATTAGATTTAGCTCGTTTCATAAGAACTTCATATTGAGTATTTACATACTCTTCTTTTCCTTTAGTAATAAGACCATCAGGATCAGTAAGTTCTTTCTTAGTACGTTCAATTTCGTGATCTGCCAAATCATAAAGACTATCTAAATTCTTACGAATAGGATCATCTACTTTAGATTTAGGAACTTTGGCAATAGTATCTACATTTGAAATTACTTCATCATATTTAGTATTACCATCTTCATCAACTACAGTACTTTTTGCAATATCTGCTAAGCTTACTTTCTGAATAGTTTCTTCAGATTTGGGTTCTTCTTTTTCTTTAGTACCATCAACGATAATATATTTTTTATCTTCTTCTACTTTAACTGTTTCTACGATAGGTTCGATAGGTTTATTGTTTTCATTCTTTGCAACCTTTTCAGCCGGTGTAAGTTCAGGTTCCAAACCAAGATCAGATAAATTCAATTGTTCTTTATTTTCCATAATTAATCCTTTTTCCTCCTAATAGGTACTTTATGCTTTTTGAATGCATTACCACCAGTTTTTTCTCTTTCAATAGCTCTTTTCTTTGCACCATCTAATGTTGTATCTAAATAATCTCCAATAGCACCAGAATCTAATTTGTTATTGTATGTTATAGAAGGTCCAGAATTCGTAGAAATGCCAGGAGCTGTTTTAGATTTAAACATATCGCTCAATTTATCATTGGATACTTCTACTTTATCCATGGTTTCTATATTAAATTCAGATTCTTCTATTAATTTAGATACACTGGGGTTGTCTTTCATTTTAATCCAAATTTTCATTATGAGTTTAACCCTTCTATCGTATTAGCGGCTACATTATACAAGATTTCAAATTTAACCTGTCTAATTATAATAGAGAAAAGAATCATATTTTCTAAAGAATCTTTAGGTCTGTATAACGAAACCTCAACATCTACAGGTATCAATTCAGGTAAATAAGTTGATATCTGATCTTCTAATTCATTACGCAGTGTGATCAATTCTTCCTCAAAAGCAAATCTATATCTTCCTCGAATATCTATTCCAAGATCAGGAAAATCTGGATAAGATCCTTTCTTAAGAAGAAGCAGTCTTATGATTAATAAAGCTGCTGAGTTCATAGTACCTGTTTGAATATTCTCCATATCCAAAACTTTTGGTCTGTTAAGATCATCTATATCTAAAAGATAATCTCTTATATTAGCTTCTACTTTAAGTATTTTACTCAAAAAATATCACCATCTTTACTAAGTAATATTTATAATTTTTTAAATGAATGTCTCACCTGTAAAAATCTATACTTTACAAATATCGGGACATTTTTATAATTAAAAATATTATTTGGAGGTCTTAAATAATATGAATGAAGCAATGGGTCTTGCTACAATGAATCCTATGGTAGGAACTACCTATAAACCTTTTTCTGCAATAATGATGGTTGATAATTATAATCATGATAAAGATATTAATGATGGATGGTCTACTTATAGAGTTGCTAGAACGTTGGATAAAGATAGTCAATATATCGAAGTAGATGATAATGGAAAACTTACTAATAGAGATACATGGGATACATTATCTGAAGCTGATTTAAAATTATACGATATTAAAACTTTTAATCTAAACTCAGTATTCAACTCTTTGTTAGAAGAGTTGAGATTACCTTATGAGGATAGGCCTATTCATGATAAAGATTATCTCTATGAGGCATTCATTGGAAGTAAAGTATATATGAATGATCAGGTAGATTATGAACCTTTATTAGAAGAGATAGAACTTAAGAAGTTAAGCAAGATAATAAATTCTGATGCTGATAATGTATCTAAAGATGCAGATAAAGAATTTGGAACTATGTCTCCAACCAATTCTGATGAAACACATGTTAATGGTACTACTCTTTTAGCATCTTCTAAAATACAAATGGTTGGAATGAATTCATTATTTGAATCTTATTCAGTTTCTGATATTGAGGGAGAAATGGATAAGATTAATCATATGATTGAAAAAATTACAGAATAGAGGGCTTGATATGGGATTTTTTAATAGTAATAATAGTAACATCCAAAGATATTCTCAAGATCAAGACAGGTCTTTTAAATATAATGAAATAAAAAGATGGGTAGAAGTTCATGGTGGGGCTATTATAAAAGATCATTATGCTACTGAAGATGAACTTGAAGAAGATTGGTATAAATACAAATCTTTACCTAGCTTATGGTATAGAGCTAATGATGAAGCTATGAGATTATTTGGTAAAGATAATGAAGCTCTATATTATGAAAATAAACAACGGTTTATGAAAACCAATTCTGTATATGGACTAGAGTCTGAATTTGGTGGAATTAAAGATGTGGACAATTCTGTTTTAGATAAAATAAAAGCTAAATTTAGATATAGGGAAGAACCTGGTATAGAATTAGAGAAAGAATATTATCCTATAGAAGAAAAGAAAAAAAGAGATGGGATATTAATAGCTCCTAATTTATCATCTAAAGATTTGCATATAGAAAGGGTATATTCTCCTGTTTTAAAAGAAGACGGATCAGATATATCTGATGAAGAAAAACTAAAACAGGTAAAGAATTATACAGACAATGATTATCCTATACTTAGAAAAGAGTATGATAATCTAAATGATCTTGAAAATGATTGGTATAAATACAACTCAAATGATAGAGATAGAAGAAAAAATTGTGATGACTTCTCTATGAGTATTTATGGTAAAACAGTCACAGATATCTATAATGATAATCTAAAGAGATTATTAAATAAAGAAGATATGTCTGATAATGTAGAACCCATGGAATATAAACCTACTTCTGTAGATGAAGAAAGTTCTCTATTATATGAAGAAGCTTTATTTTCTGCTGTATCTGAAACTGATGATTATGCATATTTAGCTAATATGAAATATAGATTATTGGAAGATGATAGAATGACTCCTGTAAAATATATTTATAGAGGAAAAATATTAGATCGTATAAATTATAAATTAGATTACGATGTACCAACTTTCATAAAACTTAGATCTACTTCTATGGATATTCCTATCTTAAATCCAGATGAAATAGCTAGATTTGGTAGTGAAGAAAATACAACATATAGTCCTTCAGACTTTGCTATAAAGTGGTTTAGTAATTATACTGGTATAATGAATGGTATTCAATTATCTTATAAACCGGTTTCCTGGGTTACAGAAGTTACCACATTATCAAATACATATGAAGTTGAAAAAGATCCTGAAGAAAAAGAAAGACTAGCAGCAAATTTAATGTTTCTTGGTTGGAATCCCAGGTTCTCATATAATACTTATTATCGGAGGGTTGCAAGTGAACGCATTAATAAATACCTTAGTGATCGCAGCGTATGTAACTACATTCCTATCTATAATATGCCTGTTTTCAAACATGATGCATTTATAGAATCTACAGAATTAAAAGAAGAATGTCCTGCAGTATATTTCATATTCCATGATGATTTGAAAGTGGGAGAACCTGGTTTCTTTGTATCTTTTGATGGATTTAAAAATAATATTGGGTATTTGAATATATTCAATAATATAGGAAGTGAATATTCATCCTATAAAGATAAAGAAGATATTACAAAGTATTTGAAGAATGATGATATTATAATGGCTTTTGCAGTTCCTTTACTTGTAGAAGATTTTGATAAGGTTAAAGCTAATTTTGAATCTTATCTGATGAATACAAGTTTGAATACTGATAAAACCTTAAAAGAAGGTACAGAAGCTAAAGCTTTGATAGATATTTATCCTAGAAGAATTATGAGTGACTTTATGAAGTTATTCTTAGATAGTTCTTTTGATTTCAATACGTCTTTAGATTTAGACGATGTAATGAAATATCTAGAAGATACTAAAGGAAAAGAATTTGATGCTTATATCATAGCAAATACAGTAATGGTTAATTTTGATTTGCAAAAATCTATGAAAGCTACTAAATTAAATTTCAATGATCTCAAATCTATTAGCATCAAAGAAAACTATACATTTACAGAAGATAATATAGATTGCTATCCTTATCTCTGTTTATCTGAATATGGAAGAATAAAAAATACTAAACCTAAAAAAAATAAAAAAATATTAAAAGAATTTTTTGATTTGCTAAACAATAAAATAATAGATATATAGGGAGAAGAGGGAAGAGGATCTATTCCTCTTCCCAAATCTTAAAATCTAATAACGGTTGTATATTATAAATATGAAATATATAACTTAAAGGAGATAATTATCTTGGATCAAATATTGGGTAAGAAATTTCTTATGACTTCTAATGATATAAAAGTCTTAATGAAGTATCCTAGATTATTAAGAGTAATTAAACTATATGATGAATATGAAGAAGTAGATCTAAAAATATTAGATATAGGTAATATGTATACTGGAGATAAAGAGGTAGGAACTATTTTTCATATGAGTATAAATGAATTGTATTTATATTACAATTCTATTGTTCCTAATCTAGTTGTAACTATAAAACGCTTTCTAAATACAGAGATAGAAAATATAAATAGTCTATTGGTTATAAATCAATACATTACAGAGAATACTCCTACCAATTCTATAAAAGATATTGATATATTCTATATCAATAAATTTATGAACTTAAAGAGTTATGAAAATGATATATTTGAAGATATGTTTGCAAAACATAATAGACTTCCTATAAAGTATGATCTAAAACAGGATTCTATACCTGAAATCATCTATGAAAATGATATTATAAAATTAGTATTCACTAAAACAGTATATCTATATCTAGAAGATAGTTTATCTGATCTGACCAAGATAGTATCTTTTAGTGAATATGGATATGATAAAAGTGTAGATTTTATATTAAAAGAGTACAGCTCTTCTATAGAATATTATCAATTGAATAAAGTTAATATAGATATAGAGAAAGAAGTAGCTATAAAGAATATAATGAGATTACCGAAACTATCTCTTACTTCTGGATTCAAAGAATTCTATAATGAATATAATGAATGGCCTGTTGATTCATATTTTGAATTCGATAGAAGGATAGATGGATTAGATGCTATAAAAAACAAAAACTCTAAACACTATATAGTATTTACTGAATTGAGGGATAAGAGTATATTATGTGTACTATACCCTAAAATAAAAAGAAACTTATCACTTTATAATCTATTATTGAATGATGATGAAAACAGTGCTATGAATAAAGATGAAGTATTAAAATTTATAAGTTTAACTGTTAATTAGGTGGTAGGTAATAGAAATTTCTATTGCATACTATATATTTGAGTTAGTGATGATAGGCAGCCTCATCAGTGTTCTAACTCAGTTTCATATTTCTAATATATTAGGAGGAATCACACAATGAATGCATTCGAAACAAAGAAAGAAGAAAGCAAGAAAGAAAAGCAAACCATTGGTGCAGTTGGTTTGGAATTCCCGCAGCTCTTGTCTGCTGGTTATGTAACAACTAAAGATCTTAGCAATTTGATCAATAGTTTCTATCATGCAGTATTTACGGATTACTATGGATCTAAATTAGAAGTAGCAGCAAATGGTCAAATCTCCATTCGTTTGTTCTTCAAACCTGTAGAAGGTAAAGATTCTAATCTTATCTTTGCATTAGAAAATATTAATAAGCCTAGCGATACAGATGCATATAGCCGTATTGAACGTGCTAATCGTTTCAACAATCCGAACGGTAATTATCGTAATTACAAATTTACAGATGATGCTAAAGAAATGCTTAGCGAATTTGTAATCAGCTCTGGTATTAATCGTAATGGTGGAGTTAATTGGAATGCAGTAAGTGAAGAAACTACTGGTTCTGATAATTACAATCGTCCTCAGATCTATGTATCTCTCACTTGCGATATCTATAAGATCATTCGCAAACTCTATGGAGATAAGACTTCTAATAATGGTCATTGGGATTACAATATCGAAGTTAAAGCTCCGATTGCTCCTAAGATGGATCCGAATGGTAATGTTATTGCAACTAACTATTCTCTGTTGCTTTGGAGAATTGATTCCAGCGATGTTACTGCATTAGCTGCACGTTTTGGTTATGGTGATTTCGGAACCAATAGCCTTGGTATTAATACAGAAATGTAAATAAAACTATTTGAGGTAGAGAGAAATCTCTACCTCAATACTTTAATATAAATTAGTAACTTTTTTAAATTTATTTTTTTATCTTAAGGAGAGAATAAAATGGCTTTCAAAAAAGATGCTGGTCCTATCAAATATGAAATTAAAGAAGACGGAATTAATGAATTAGTAGATGAAGGTTCAGGTAATATGGTGTTAATGCTTAGAGAAGTATCTTGGAATGGAAGAGAACCTAAACTTGAACTTAGAAAATGGATTGTTGACGTAAATGAAGAAAAACCTATGAGAGGAGTTTCTTTTATTACAGAAGAAGGACCTAATAAACTTACTGAGATCATGATCAATAGAGGTTATGGGAAAACAGAAACTGTATTGAATGATCTTAAAGATAGAGATGATTTTGATTCTTCTCTAAATAAAGTAATTGGTAAAAAGAAAGTTGAAAAAGCAAAAAACACTGAAGTAATTGTCGATGAAGATGAATACTTTGATCCTAATAATATTTTAGGATAAAATGAGGTGTTAATATGAAAAATCAGTATGAAGAGATAAAAGGAGATAATCAGAATGAATCTCTAGAACAATTAGAGATGTGTAAATATCTTGTTCAAGGAGAAAATAAACCTTGTAGGCATAGAGATATGTATGGTAGATGTACATTTGAAAATTGTGTATTAGATTCTGAAGAAAGTCCTTTACGATCTAAGAAGTGGTGGTTTCAATGTATTATTTGTAAACACCCTACTTCTATTGAGCCTGATGGGTTAAGAGTTCCTTTCTGTGAAAGTTGTATATCTAGAATGAATGAAGCAGAGGTGCTTCCTTTCACTTGTAGATATTGTGGAAAGAAACAATATACTCCTTCGAAATGGATGTTCTCAAGAGTATGTGATGAATGCATTCCTCTATTGTATAATAAGAATGCAGGGCAGACTTGTTTAAAATATACTCCTAAAGCAGGAAAGCATTCTATTTCTAAGGGTGGATCTATGCACGATTATAAATAGGAGGCTATTATGCCTAATCAACGAGTAAAACAATATGACTATTTAGATGCTGTTCCTATAGAAAATATACTATATGGGCAGTTCATAAAATATGATAAACTAAACAAACTATTTGTAGAGTATTATAAAGATAAACAACAACCTAAGTGGATCAATATATACATAGACGTGTATCAAGTATTACTTCCTATATTTAGTTTCTATAAGGTTATTCATCCTTATAGTATCACCTCTTGTTTAGCTAACTTAGCTATTCATTATAAATCATTTTTTAGAAAAGCTGGAATAGATAGTTTTGTATTTTTATTATATTCTCCTACTTCAGGATCATCTACCCAGCAAAGATTTTGTTCTGATTATAATTCTAAGAATATTACTAAGATGATTAATAATCAGGAAATATATAAAATAGTAAATGAAAACTTACCGTTATTGAGTATGCTGTGTCAGTACATGAACAATATTTATTTCAAGATAGGAACTGTAGAAACTTCTGTCATGGCTTATGATATGATTACTAAGTTTAAAAATAGAAATATACAAGTTCCTTCCCTATTTATAACTTCTTCTCAATATGCATTTCAACTTCCTTCTAAAGTAAAAGATTTAATTATGCTATTTAAGAAGAAAACAAATACAGAAGGTATAGATGAATCTTATATAGTAAATACAGATACTGCTTTAGATTCTTATATTGCAGAGATTAAGAAACAAAGAATAGAGAAATTTGAAGTAAATCAATCTTGGCTATCAGGGTTTATGACTTTATCTGGTATTCCTAAGAGGAACTTAAAGTCTTTGTTTAATTACAAGCAAAGTTTGAAGATATTAAAAACTATTGATGAAAGATTTGATCAGGCCACTCCTGATTCGATATATAATACAGCTAATCAATTATATCCTAATAAAAATATGGATTCTCATTTTTATGATGAGATTGTAAATAGGTTTAAATGTATAGATCTAGATTATCAGCTTCATCTTTATAGAACAATGCCTGAATCTATAGATACTGTATTTCTGGAACAGGTAGAAAATCCAGAAGCATTAAAAAGAATTAATGATGAATACTTTTCAGAAAATCCTATATTATTAGAAAGAATATAGAGTAGAGTCATTAAGACTCTACTCCTATTTTATTTTTTCTTAAGAAGAGAAATTGTATCAGACATGGAACCAGATCCCATTTCTAGTGTTCTCATAGTATTGCTAGTTACAGAAGATAATTTGATTCCTTTACCTTCACTAGATACTACGTTTATATTTTTATTATCTTTATCAGTCATATTATTAGCATTCTTGTACCAATCTTGTTTATTAGTTTTATTATTGATAGCAGTTGTTGTATTAGCATCTTCTGCTTTGCTTGTAGTAGAGTTTTCCAATATCTTAGAGAAGTTTAGCATGGTAATACATTTAAAGATATTGCTTTCTCTAGAATAGATCTCTGTCTTTTTATTTAATAAAAACAATCCATCTTTATCAGCATGAGTATTATAATTTTTTACTACATATCTCTTATTAGGAGTAAATACAGACGGATCTAAATCATGCTTGCTGATAGTTAATTGATTAATCTTATTTTCTAATTCAGCTTTAAAATTCTTTACTTCATTAGGATTATCGTTCTTTGAGACAATTATCTGTGTTCCAGGTCTACTACTACCGAAGCTACCCCCAACATTCATGTCAGATTCAAAACTTCCTATTCCTATTTGACCTATACCGGTTAAATCTGTAATACTATCTAAATTATTTTTTAATAGTTGCATATCTGTATTGTCTAAGAAGCCACCATGAGACAAATATTTACCAGCATCAGATAATTTATTATAAATAGATTCTCCAGTAAAGGAAATGGCAGATACATCTGTAACCAAAGATACAAACTTACTCTTAATATCACAGGATAAAATATCGTTAAAGCTAGGGAAGAAGGATAATAGGTTTTTGGCAAATCCAGTAATAAATCCTATAACTCCTCTAAGACTTCCAATAACTCCTTTGATATTGTTTATATATCCTTGCATCTCTGTTACATTTTCTAATAGCTTATTAGAGTTAGCAAATACATCATTAAAAGATATATTTGTGCTGGCATCTGTAAACACAGGACTAAATTTATCATATATTGGTTTTATCTTATTTACAAATGCAGCCGCTTTATCTGCTATAGATGAAACTTTATCCATTGTATTATCTAATACATTTGTTTTAGAGAATATATTAGATTCTGCATGAGAAGAAGCAGAGTATGAAGTTGAATTGATCTTATTTATAGAATTCTTAGTAGACTCTATTACATCTTGTACATTAATTTCTGTAACAGAATTTAAGTAGTTATCTAGATATTCCGAATCATAAAAGATAGGAGTTAGTTTATTTATATTGGATTCAAATTTAGTACTCATATTATTAAGCTTTTCATATTGCTTGTTGAAGTTTAATAACCCGCTTCCAATATATTTACTAATAGCAGATGTTAATGAGCTTTGAACAATAGGAACATTGATGGTTACTTTACCAGGTTTAGCTCCAGCAGAAGTAGGGAATCCAGATATCTGACCCATTATAGTTTCCGTAAGTTTATTTTGATATTCTGCTAATTCTTTAGCTTTGTTTAAAACATTGTTTTTAAATATATCATTCCACTTACTTAACTTCTCTGGGACATTACCCATCTTCTTTACCATCTTTTTTATCATTACTTTAAACTTAGATACTATCCTATCTATATAAGCTTTCATCTTAGCAATATTAGCATAGCTTAAAATACTATTATCTTTACTAGGATTTATAATAGCATCGAATCTATTTATGATTTTAGATATATCATGGTTTATAGTATAATTTGTATCACTAACAGATACGTCTATATAATATTCATTTTGATTTGTATCTATATCCATTCCCTCATTCATCATATTAGGGTCTGTTATTTCTCTTACATTTAAAAGAACGTCATTATATTGCTCATTCTTCATAGGAAGACCCTTACCAGATTTAGAGATAAGATAAGTACAAATAGGTTCATCTATAAAAAATAAATACTTTGTAGGATAAAACACTTCTATTGAATTTAGATAATCTACTAAACTTGTCAGTGTATCAGTAGGAGGAATTATCAATTGAGATTGAGGTTTATTATATTGGAAAGGTTCAATAAGAAGATGAAGATTAGTCATATATGAAGATACAATATCCATCATATTTGTATTCATCATAGTAGTATTAGCAACTACTTTATTTGAATCTATACATTTCTTACTCATAAGACCTATATAAACTTCTTTGTATACATCTTTTCTATCTTCTCCATTATTCTCTTTATCTATATAATCTAATTCTTTATAATAGTTTATATCATTAGAAACAAAAATAGAATACTCATCTTCTATATAAGTTTCTGTAGTAGGCTCATCTAATTCTGATGATGAATTAAATTTTTCTATCTTTAAATGCATGGTAGCACTTTTTGCATTTTGTATAATAATATCAAATAAGTTCTTATCTAAACTTACTTTAGCTAACATTGTCGGCATGTTCTTATTTACATAATCGCTTATTCGAATAAGATCTTTAAAATTTTCTGGCTTTATATTTAAATCATCTGAAGGTACTCCAGGGATGACTATCTTCCCTGTAATTTTAAAATTCCATTTTTGCATAAGAGTCGATTTCACCTCCATAAAATATTATAAGTTTGTCATTTAGAATAAAATGGACAGATAACCATGATGGTTATCTGTCTATATTTTATCTAAGAATATCATTAGATATCAGCGTGTAAACGATCAAAACATTTATAGATCTTATTGAAAATGGCTTTAATTCGATTAAAGAGATTTTTGATTGTATCATTCTTTAACTTATTACTTTCAATCTTACTAAACAATTTTTCTACTTTAGAATAAGCAATAGAAAGATGCTTAGTATCAGAATTGGTTGCATTACCAGATTTAATATACTTAGAAGCCTGAGTACACATCTTTTCCAATCCACCAAGATCTTTTGTATATGTGCGAGTAATAACAGCGATAGCTGTATTAATAACCTTTGTATCTGTCGGAACAGAACCAGCTAAATTTCTTACAGCTTCTTCAACATTTCCAGCTTCTCTTAATGCTTATTTAATGAAAGCATCAACTTTATTTACTTTATTATCCATATCAGATGCTTCATTGATTACAAATAATCCCATTTTATTATACTCCCTTTAAAATTATTTTTTAAATATAGAATTTTTTACCTTTATAATAAGGTTAACGATAGCATTTAATACTTTCATTATCCCTTTTTTAATGATATTAAAGATTTTAATTGCTTGGTCTTTAATCTTTGTAGTAAAGGATTCATTATCATATTTTTTATTTCTTACTTTATTTATTCTTTCTTCACATATAGACAAACTATTTTCTAGTCTATGTTTAATTCTTTCTAGAAAAGGAAGTTTTTCAGTAGAATCAGAATTTTCTATATGCTTTTTACAAGATTCAATCATTTTTTTTTTCTATGTCTTGAACTTTCTTTTCTGTATCTTTAACAGTTTGTTTAGGCTCATCATCACTATCTAGATTAAAAGCTTGATCGCTTTTCATAAGATCATTAAAATTATTAAGATCTTCCTCTGTTACAATAGGTTCTACATCCTCATTGTAAGAAGATGCTCCTTCTAATATTACATATAATCCCATATTGTATCACCTATGTTTTATCTAAATTTATTTTGTATAGATGCTAAAGCAGATACAATAGCTTTTACAATCTTCATCAATATCTGTTTAATTTTAATAAATACCCATTTAATAGCATTCAATACATTTGTTGCAATACCCTTATTAAATTTCAATTCAGAAAGACTTTGATCACATTTTTTAATCTTTATTTCTAATTTATCTTTTAATCTTTCTAAAAATGTTTTGTCTTTTACCTCTTTGATATGTGCAGCTATTTCTTCTTCAGGTATTCCCAATGATAATAAAATTTCTTTAGCCTTTTTAGGATCTGTTTTAGATATTTTTATAGCTTCATCTATTTTAGCAAAATCATCTTTATGCTGGTTTAATAGAGATTTCAATTCATCAAATTTTTTATTTTCCGTCTGCATATTTGCTTTTGTTTTTTGTGCAGTCGCCTTATGTTTTTTATAACGTTCTTCTACTTCTTTTCCTTGATTTTTAAAATCATTAATAATCCCATTTAATTCTTCAGAATTGTTTTTATATCTTCATTAAAATACATTTTCATTATATGAATACCTTCTAATTTTAAAATAAGAGAGAGAGAGAAACCTCTCTCTCTCTAATCTATTAATTATTATTTAGATTCTTTTTTGCTACGGAATTTATTCTGGATAGAAGCTAATGCCGAAACGATAGCTTTGATAACTTTTAATAATACTTGTTTAATCTTAGTAAATGCATATTTAAATTTATTACTAATGGAACTTCCACCATTTTTCTTATTTTCTTCTTCCATCTGCTTAAATTTATTATCATATTCTTTAATCTTAGCTTCAAGTTTTGCTTTTGTTTTTTCTAACCAAGACTGGTTTTCACATTTTTTTACAGAATTTTCTGTAGCTGATACGATTTTATCCAAGTCAGAATAATCACCAGTATCTGCTGCTTTTTTGCAAGCTTTACTAAGAACAGTTACATGTTCTGCAGGTTTTGCTACAGTATTATCCATAGCCATATTAAGCCCTTTTTGAAGTCTACGACCATCTACTTTGCCACCTTCTCCTTCACCACCAGCATATGCGATAGCATCAAGATGGCTCATAGAATCACCAAATTCATTAAAAGCTTTGTAATCTTCGTTAAATGTAAATAAACTCATTTATTTTCACCTCATATATGATTTTTAAAAATAAATTCTACTTAAATTTAAATAGAATACTAAGTATTAACTTTATGTTCAATTATTTAAAATTACTTTCTATTAGTTCTTAACTGGTTTCTGTAGTTATTCATATTATTGTTTAAAGTTTGATTAGCTTGACTTCCTACACTTCTAGATGTTTCAATATAATCGTTTCCTTCTTTTTTATATGTATTAAATCTAACATCTCTAACCCCGAGTTTATTCATATTATTACCAAGAGATCTATTTTTCCAAGTACGTTGAAGTCTGCCTAATACAGAAACAATAGCATTTATGATTCTAACAAATATTTTCTTAATTTGGAGAATAAACCATTTTACCTTTTCACCAATATTAGTTCCAATACTACTCTTAGATTTCATATTGATAGCTCTCAATTTAACATCAAAAGATCTAATCTTTTCTTCTAATCTAACTTTTAATCTTTCCAATCCTGTAGGCTCAGATGATTTATTGATTAAAGAAACGATCTGATTAGCCTTTTCATTGATTTGATTTGTTATTTCTTGAGGGTTGGAATTTTGAGAATTGATAGCCTGTTCTCCATTTTGAACCTGAGCAGTAATTTGAACCATATTGTTCATAATAACGCTCATAGATGTTTGACCATTTTCCCCTTGTTTATATTGACCATTAGAAAATTGAGGAGGGGGTGTTTGATTAGGTTGATTATATTCTCTTAATACAAATAATCACATTAGTCTACTCCTCTAATCTTATTATAAATAGCAGAAATAGCAGATACAAGTAATTTAAGAATTTTTGTAAAGATTCTCTTAAGCTGAATAAACGCCCATTTGATAGCATTGATAACTTTAGTTCCAATACCTTCATCTTTAAATTTTAATTCTTTAATTTCTTTATCCCATTTTTCTACCTTTTCTTCTAAACGCTTTTTAAATCTTTCTAATGCAGTGAGATCTTCTCTGCTAACTTCATTATTACTTTCAACAGTTTTTATATCTCTTTCAATTTCATTAGCAGTTTTTTCTACTTCTTGCTTAGCTGCATTATTAGTAACCCCAGTCTGAGAGGTTGCCATTATTTCATTAGATCTTTTAAAAAGATACACTACTTTTTCTTTAAAAGATTTAAGAGCATCTGTTACACGACTTTCTTCTAATGAATAGATATCATTATATCCGTATCCTTCATTCATTATAAATAACGACATGCTTTTTATCCTTTCTTTATTATATTTTAAGGATAATCTTGATTTTTATTAATTATAAATAATCCACCTAACTACGTTGCTTCTAATTCATTATCTTTTGCAAGTACATCTGCTCTATATTTTACTTCATTTTCAGCTTTTCTACGTTCTATTTCATTTCTAATATTACCTTTATTAGAACCAGATAATTCATTCTTATATTTACTATTATAATATTTATCTTTTACATAACGATGGGCTTTAGCTATCATAGAAACAATAAACCCTATTATCTTTAAAAATATTTTTATTATATAACCTATAAGAAGTTCATATGCTTTATATATTTTAGTAAATATAGAATCAGTTTCGAATATTTTCTTTGCAAATAGTTCTTTTTTCTTATTTTTAATAAAAAGCTTATACTTTTCTACCTTAGATTCTATCCAATATTTCATCTTTTCAAGAACAGTTAGATTAGAAATATTTTTGATAGCATCTATTGCATTCTTACTGTACTTATTTATTTCATTCTTGCTCATGCTTAATTCATTTGGATTATATCTGGTTACAGAGGATCCTTTATATTTACCAATTTGAAGCCATCCGTTTTCACCATCAAATATTCTAGCAGTACCAGCAATATCTAAGATATTCTCTCTAGCTACTTTTACCCATTTATCTCGCTATTCTTTACTTTCTGGAGCTCTTGTAAAGTTAAATTTAGGAGATAAAATATTACTATTTATATCTGGCTCGAAATACTTATCTGTAGAATATCCCTCTTCTTGGAAGAGGGATATTTCTCTGTTCATAAATAAGCTCATTTATATCATCCTATATATTAAAGGGCTTCTTGATCGCCATGTGCTGCTTGAGGACCTGTTTGAGAGGAGCTTGAATGTCCTCCTTGAGATTCTCCAATTCCAGAATGTGCAGAATTTTGAGGAGCTCCAGATGCAGGCTGAGTAGCACTATGTGTAGTAGAAGATTCAGAACCAGGTGTTGCGGCTGCTTCTTCTTTAAACTTTACTAAATCGGAGATACGGCGATAACGAGTTCCTTTATCAAAAGAAGTCTTAGGTTCTGTATGATTAGCTGCAGCTTCTTCTTTAGCTTTAAGATCTTCATAGTATGCTTTAAAGTGAGCTTTAGCTTTCTTTTCTACAATTTCAGCTTCTGTAAGATCTTTATCTTGATTTAATTCTGCTTCATTCTTAGCTTTGATTTCTTTTTCAAATTTAGCAATGCATTGACGAACAAATTCATCATTAGCATCTTTCATCTTCTTAGCAATCTGTTCTTCTAAATCAGGAATGGGTTTAACTTTGGCTTCATCAACAGTTTTTCCACCATTTTCGCCATCAAATTCTTTAAAGCCAATTTTCTTTTCAGCTTCGCTAAGTTCTGCTTCTTTTTTCAAAGTCAAAGGAATGAATTCTTTCTTAATCTGTTTTGTACCAAGAATTTCTTCTTCAGTTTCTTTGATTTCAAATACAGCTATACCCAATTTGATGCATTTCTTAATCAAGTCTGTACTCAATACAACTTCAGGAGTTGTACCAGCGATACCAATAAAGTTCAAAACTGCTCCACCAGGAGCTACCATTTTAACGTATTTATATTTAGCTGTTGCCATTTATAATTTCCTCTTTTCTTAAAAAAGTATAGTAAATCATTATTATGATGTAAAAATCAATATTTAGTATTCTCTTATCTCTTGGGTTTAGAACCGTACTTTAACCCCTTATTGAAATTTTCTTCATCATCTATCTTTAATACTGTCGGAAGATTTACATTATATGATTTTTCTATAGCACTTAATTGACCATTATACTTCTTATTTTGATAAGAGAGTATATGATTAACTGAATATTTATCATCTTTCTTGCCTATATGATTAGCAAGTTTTTGTAATCTTATAGCAATCCAATCTATAATTCTTAAGATAACTCGTAAAAATTTTCTAATGAGATTTTGCTTTCTAAGATCTCTTTCCTTATTCAACTCAGCAAGAAATTTAGTATACAGATTTCTAAATTTAGCAATTTTAGAAGCCAACCAAGTTTTAGGTCTGCTATCTATTTCCCTTTTTATATCAGCAAGACCTTTTCCTCTTAAATCTTTTCTTGCTTGTGTAAAGTTATTTAAGATCTCCATTCTTTTAGGATGTTTGGCTAAATCTCTCATATCATTATGATTATCCAAATATCCCCCCATTACATTATTATTTATATCCGTTGGGTCTATTGTATCTTCTTCATTTATAACGTTATAATACACAGAAGGAAGCATTGCTACTTCTTCTGATAATAATACGTTTTCTTTACTATATAATCCCATATTGTATACCTCATAATATTACATTTTCTTATTTAGCTTCTAAATATCTTTCATTATTTTTAACTACGTCTTGATAAATGAAGTTTATAATATAATTGCCTTTCCCTATATACTCTTTATACAATAAGGCTGTGTCTATATTATATCTTCGTATATACTTAGTTATAGATACATAAAGATTTAGATATTCTTTGGAAACCTTCTCTAAGATCTTTTTATGTTTTGTCTTATATTCTTCATCTTTGCTAGCCTTTATTTTAGCAATAACTTTCTTTTTATTTTCTTTAGTTCTTTTAAAATTCTCTTCTAGTTCTTTAGCAAGTTTAGCTCTATTGTTATGATGATCTGTAATTTCTTCATATACCTTTTGATCATAATCTTCTATTAACTTTACAACATTTAAAGTTGTCATAGACTTATGTTTGTTGTAATACTTAGATTGAGATTTTAAATGCTTGATTAGTTTTTCATTTCCATATCCCATTTCTTTAGGGGGTATAAATAAATTAGTCTTAGAATCTATACCATTTAACCATATTTCTTCTTTTGTAAAAATAGATAAAGCTTTTTGTACATCGATTTCTACTACAGGAATACCATTCATCAGATCAGGTGCTTCATAGTATCTTCCTGCAAAAAGTTTATTATCTTCACATTCTTTTTTTATAAATTCAATTTGTGATTTTTTATCTTTGTTATTTACAAGTATCATGTAAAACATTCTCTTTAAAAAATCACTATCTAAATTTTTCATAACTTTTAAATTATGAGTTATCTTAAGATCATCAAGATCTAATCTAGATGCAACTGAACTTTTATTTTTATATTTCATTATTAAAGATTTTAATCCATCTACATATTCTCTATATAAACTACTAAGTTTAGGACTAGTATCTTTTTTCTCATTTTTTAAAATCTTCTCTATATTATTAGAATCAGTAATAGAGTCTACAAGAAAATTCATATTTACACCTCTTATTTATTAATCCTATAAATATTTTCTGTTTTATCTTCTACTGCATTCATTTTAAGTTCAGCTAAGATAGACAGTAATTGAGAAAAATCATTATCTGTTAATCTAAGATAATTATAAGTTCCAAGGTTAGTTATCATTTTTTCTTTAGCTTCTTGCTTAGCTCTATAATCAACCATTTTTCTATTGTTAGGATTTTTTCCTCCATCTTTAACTTCTATGATTAGATTATAAGGAAGGAGTAAAAAGTCTGTTATCCAATGCTTCTTTTTCCCTTTATATTCATATTCTAATACTGGACCAGGAGCTAATACTTCATCAGATTTGTATTCTAAAGTTTTATCTAAAAACTCCATAAGATTCTTTTCATATTTACCCGTATAAGTAAATACTTTACCATCTGACCATTTATATTTTCCACTTATCTTTCTATTAGCAAGCATCTTTTCTTGTTGTTCAGGATCGTCTAAAAGATGTGGCTTATTATAGATCTTCATCATTCTTTCTCTATAAGTCTTTTTTATAGCTTCATAGCATTTAGGGTTTCCACAAAGTCGTTCATATTTCTGACGCTTTTCATTCCACTTTGTTGGTTTTCCACATACAGTGCAATTCCCATGACCATCTTTGTTATTCACAATATCATATACAAGACGGTATGCTGTATAATTTAAAGGAAGTTCATCTTGATGGTTTTTATCTATATGCTTTACTAAATCTTTTCTATGATATGAAGCATTACAATAAGGGCAAGTATAATTTTTCATTAATGTGACCTCTATTCTTTATACTTTATATATAGGTTTTACTTGCAAAAATATATGAGCAAGATAATCATAATATGACATAGCTGATCTATTGCAAAGATCTTCTTATCTAATTTTCTAATCTTACAATAAGAAAGATGCTTATTTTGTCTATTATTTTTTAATATAGTATTATGAACTGTTCTTTTTCCTAAGTCTATAAATAAATGTGACATGAAAAGCATAGTAAAAGAAAGCCTACTATATCTGTACCATATAGGAATATTTATTACAGTCAAATATCCCATCATAACTACAGTAGCATATAATAAACAATGAAATACCATTATAAACATAGACTTATCTTTTCGTTTTCTTAATTCATCTGGTTGTAATATAAAATCAGCAAAATAATGAAATGAAAGCATTATAAGTATATCAATAACCATAATTTATCATTCTTCTCTCTTATATGACCAAAAAAAAATAAGTATAATATAACCGATTATATTAAAGTCAATTACAAACCTATTATCTGTTAATAAAAAAGAAAGAGGTCTCCCTCTTTCTTTCCTATTTTAATACATCTCTAAGATATCATCAATAGAATTATATTCTTTATCAGATTCTCCCCATTGTTTATCAAAACTTCCTTTCATATCTCTTTTATAAAGCTTTCTAATTGTCTCCTTTTCTTTAATACTTAACTTATCTACATCTATTCTTCTCTTTCTTTCTTTCATAGGTTTTGCTAAGACTTTATACTTATAGAAATCTTTGGATACTTCTCCAAATACCTCTGCCAAAGTTAATATAGCAGCAACCCCACCAATAATTTTTACAGGATGATATACGTTTGTTGTCATAATAATCTCCTCCTTTCATCCTCCACTACTATAGTATATAATTTCTGACAAAATTAACTCGATAGGGAATTAACCCTATCGAGATATATTAATCTTTAGCATTTCCGTTTATAGTATCTTTTTCAATATGACGTTCATCTTTATTCTTTGGAGTAAACTTGGCTTTCTTATTTCTAGTCTTATATTTACTAGGACCAGATACTACTTTATTATACTTTTCTTCATCAGGAGGATGATGACTATATCCTCTACTCAATCTCTTTATTTTATTCTTAATACCTTCTATAGAATTAATCCTTCTTGCTTCATCTAAAACAAATAAGCCCATTATTTATCATTCACTTTCTGTTGCTGATTTTGTTGTTGAGGCTGAGGTTGATTAGGGGTATTTTGAGTACCTTTGGAATAGCTATTTACATGGGTTTGCATAAATGACATCATATCTCTATATATCATTCCAGATACAGTCATCTTAGTACTAAGAATCTGTCTAACAAGATTGCAAACCAATTTCTTTTTATTCCAAATAGTAGTATCGCTATCTTCACCATTTTGTTTTTGTCCATTTTGACCAGAAGTGTTTTTATTATCAAAAGTCATCTTTGGTTTTGCATTACTTGTTTGCTGTTGCTGATTAGTTGCATTTTGTTGTTGAGGTTGTGTCGCATCAGCTTCTGATATTGAGTCTCCAAAATACTTATTATAAAATTCTCCAAAGTATTTATTATAAAATAATGTAAAATCTGTATCTGCATTTAAACTAGTATTAGAAGTTGCATTCCCTGTAGCCATATTAGCTGTATTAGATTTGTTTACAGCGGTATTCATGTTATTATTATTTATTTGAGTTTGAGTAATTGGGTTTTCTGTATTCCCAGTAATAGGATTTCTGTTGATATAATTTATATACCCATGGATATCTGTTTCTAAAGATTTTATAAAAGTATTTATAGAATTACAGAAATTGTATGCACTAGGAAGAAATTGCTGTAATTCTTGGGTTGATATATCATGAACCTTATCTTTTCCATAATAATAGATTTTTGCAAAATCTTGAAACTCAGTTTCCCCATTATAGGTTGAAATAAACATCTTTTTCAACCATAAATTCTGTCTCATTAATTGCTGATCATTCTGTTTTGGTTGAGTAGGATCTTGATTAGGTAATTCTATCCTCTTTAAATCTATACCGCTTAAGTTTGTAGAAATAGGAGTTTTAATTCTATTAATAGCAGATTTATAATCAGGAGCCTGTTTTATATTAGCCCCATTTCTTACAGGATACTTATTAGCATTTAAGATAATATCATTATTTTTGCTAAGCCAAGAAGAGTTTTGATTAGCTTGATCTGTTATGTATTTTTTAAAGGTATTCAAGCTTTGTTGAATAGAATTTATATTATCCATTCTCCACTGATCATTCGAGTCAGAAGATTCTTCATTGAATGTATCTTCGTCCAGCATTTTGTTTTCATAAAGCCACTCCATAAATTCAGAGTCTATCATATTCATTTCAGATAATTCTTCTATACGATAATCTTCCATTAAAATATCTATTAATTCATTATCCATTTATAAGTCCTCTAAACCTTCTATAAATTCTTTATCGATAACAAATTTACCATTATGCTTCTTAATATGATTCATATAGAACTCTTCTATTTCTTGTAATTCTTCTTTCTTTAAAGCATATAAACTTTTAGGAGGATCAGGAAGTGCATGAGAATAATAATTTCCTTCTTTATCTTTAGAATAGCAGATTACTTGAGTGAGTTCTATTTTACAAGACTTCCGTATCTTAACACCCATAGTAACATACTCGCCATCTATATCTACTCCAATATAATCATAAGCTCTACCAGTATCAAATCCAAGATAAGATAAATAAATAATAAGAGGTACTATTAAAATACGTTTACCAGGGAATTTAAAGATAGCACCAAGAAGACCTAAAAGAGCAAGATATATTAAACCAGCAGCTGCATCTTTTATTATCCTTTTCAAATTTGTTTGGGTAATATAAGCCTTAAGAAGTTTCATCTTAGGTGTATTATCAAATTCTTTTTTATCTAATTTTATAAGATTTGGATTCTTCTTATATATAGCAGCTATCTGATCTCTAAACCACTTATTTAATTCTTTCCCTTTCATCATTTTATCTGTTCTGATCTTAATAGCTTTATTTATCTTATCATAAATAAAGATCTTTAGGGCAAATCGAACCAATATAGCTACTAGTAGTCCTTTTCCAACTTCTCCTACAGTATCTAATACATCTTTATCTTCATTCAATAATAAATCTATATCATTATATTTTTCATAACCGTTCATATTAAGTACCTCGCCTTAGTAGATTAATTACTGAATTGTTACACGATATGTGATTAAAAACCCACTAGGAGTTTAAAACTCCTAGTGGATAAAATATCATATATTAGATATTAAAATTATTTTGCAGCAGTGTCAGCAGCAGCAGCTTTGTCTTCAACTTTTTCAGCAGCTGTCTTACGAGCAGCCAAAGCAGCTTCACGACGTTTTGCACTCGTCAACTTTTCAGTCAACCATTCAATGCAGCTAGCAATCTTCTTCAAGATCTGCTGGAAGATGGAGAGGTCTTTGCCTTCAGCTTTCTTAGCTTCGAGTTTCTGACGATATTCAACCATCTTAGCATTCAAAGCAGCAATACGTTCAGCAATCCATTCTTTGGGCTTGTCAATTGCATACTTCTTAATCTTAGCCAAGAAACCATCTACTTTTTCAGCTTCTGCTTTATCGCCTTCTGCGGCAGTATCCGAAACTACTTTGTCATCTTTTTCATCTGCTTTTTCAGCTTCCAACATGTAGTTCAAGAAATCTACATCACCAGTTTTTGCATAAGCTTCAACCAGCATATCTACGAATACATAAGCATCGCTATTTTCAGAAATCGGACGAACAACAACATTTGCTACTTCGTCGATCAATTCGGGATCAGCAATGATACGAGCTTCATCGATAGCAACAGCAATCGAACCAAAGTTTACATCATTAGATTCAGCAACAGCATATACAGCATCGATATAGTCGATGTTGTTTTCTTCAGACAAACGTTCGATATCGGAGAAGTTAGCAACCAATGCACCAATACGAGTATTTTCTACTACAGGTACTGCGATAGGCTGCAGTGCACATTCTTCTTCATCAAGGAATACAGCTTCGCCAAGAATATCATTAAAATTCTTGTCTTCACTTGTATTTGCTCCAATCATGAAATCGGATTCAGTGAATAACATAATTTAATTACCTCCATTATGCATAAAGAGTTTTTTAATATAATTTATAAATTATTTTCCACATGAGATATATAAATGGGTATAAATCCGATGAAAATCTATACCCAAAGATTTTATTATAATGTAATCATAAACAAAAATTATTTATTCTTCAATTTTTCTTTAAGTTTATTGATTGTATCATTAAGAAGGTCTATCTTCATAGATAAATCTTTCTTTTCTAAAGGACTGGAAGCTGCTTTTAATTTATCCATAAAGGAATACTTCATTCTTCTTAAAGAAGAAAACTTTTTTCCAATCCAATCAGAAACAATAGAACTATTATTGGCTTTGAGTTCTATATTATACATAGCCTTTTTAAATTCAGGGTATGAATTTTGTTGAGAAAACATTTCTTTCAAAGAATACAAATCATCTTCAGCATATGCTTCCATTACTGCTTCTTTATTGTATTCATTGATCCCTTTAAATACAGCTTCAGTATAAACATAAGCCAAGTCAGATTTTGAAATAGGATTGATATATACATCAAATCCAGATTCTTTGAAATATCTAGCACTATCAAGCATATCAATATCTGTAAACAAATTAGATTCGTTTACAGATAAAGATATGGTTTCAGGTAATACTTTGTTTGCTTCACAAATTGAAGTGATAGCATCTGTTCCATCAGTAATATTATTAGATGTAGCATATTCTACTAGATCTTCAATTCTAATAATATTTGTTGCATGTTCATAGTCTTCAAATACAGGAACTAATTCGGGATAATATTCTGTATTCTCTTCTATAGGCAACATTTTATCAAGAACAATAGATGCTTCTCCTAAAATATTAGATGAATACATTTTATCTCTCCAATTGATTAATTATTTGAGAATAATTTGGCACGGATATTGCGTTGAGCTTGTTTTCTCATCTTATCCACAAAATATTTATTACGACTATATTCGTTTTCTTTTCTAGCATCTTTCCGTTTTTGCAATGAATCGATTCTATCCCTGAATTCAGCTCTTAAACTATCATTTCCATATCCTTCTTGGAGATCTGCTGCATCATCTGCAGTCACACCACCAGCTGTGCTTGCTGCAAGAACACCAGGAAGCTTTGCAGCTGCATTATCTTTATATACATCATTCTTTTCAGAATGGCCAGGATCGATTGCAAAATCATCTTCATCATGACCATAGTCATCTGCATTATATAAACCTTCACTATCATCAAAACCAAACTTATGATCATGAGCCTGATCTTCAGAATAATCTTCATGAGCAAAGAAATTAGAACGGTTACGATCAGTTCTGAGTTTTTCAGTCTTATTAAATCTATCTAATGCCTTACCGTCATTTATAAGATTACTATGCCTTTCAAGACCTACCTTATACATTTTAGATCTAACTTTATTTTTATCTTTTTTAGGAACAATTCCACTACGTACAAGATCTTTAGCCCCAAAACGAGATAATGCCTTGACATGGGCTTTTACATCGCTTTGTGTATGTTCTTCATTAAAGAAAACACCCATTATAAATAACCTCCATTTATAATAACTCTTTATCAAATTTACCAGCTGCAATATCTCTTAAATATTGCAAATGCTGTTCATGAGCAGATTCTTGGATAGCATCCGTTTCATCTTCAGGAGATAAATCTTTATCATCATCTTCAGATTCTACATCACCTAAACCAAGCATATCATCTAACTCATCATCTAATTCATCATCATTTCCATCTACGTATTTATCATACGTAAGATCTTCTTTTTTATCTTTTTCATGAATTACTTGATCTTTAGGTTCAACTTTAAGCTGAACGTCTTCAGTAGATTCATTCATAGTACCAATACCAACTGTATAATTCTTTTTAATGAGTTGAATACCGTATTTGTTTAAGAATGTATCCAGCATTTGTTTGGTATTAGCAAACTTACGATAAGTCATTACATTAGTTTGGTCCCCATAGAAACCTTTACCTAATCCACCTTCAGCCCAATCATTCATTTTATCATCAGTACCAATTCCCAAAGTATTTACTTCTTCAAGAATAGATGCTTCATCAATAATAAGAGCTGTATTATGATATTGACCTTGAAGACCGTTTACAGTAAGAATATCATTGATAGCCTCCGTTACAGAAGAGACACCATTAGAAACCATATACCGAGAGAGGTCTTCCATTTCAATAAGATATTTATCGAATCGTTTAGATTCTCTAACAGGGACCATTTCTGCTAAGAATTTACATTCACTAACAGGAATAGTATTCAACTCATCTAAAGTAGCTTTTACTTCTTCAACAACCCCAATGGTTGTTGTCTGAGGAACTTTGGTTCCCTTATCAGCAATAGCCATTTCAGAAAGGGTTTGAATAGCAGAATTAAACATAACTACATATTCTCCTTCCACCATAATAATATTTTATTTTCTAAGTTTAGCACCAAGAGCAGATACTACTTCTTTCATCTTATTAGCTTGCTGAGATAAGAAAGCTTTGTTGTCACCAACAGCATTCTTAGCGTCATCACAAAGTTCACTGCAGAAACGTTTTGCAGCAGCATACTTATTAGCTAACATTTTGCTATTGCCTTCAAAAGAAGCATAAATAGAATCTGCATATTGTTTTGCATTCTGAACTTTTTGAATAGAGTTCAAAGTAAATGCCTTAGCAGTATTAAATTTATTTTGTAAATGATCAGAAGCTTTCGCTGCAAAATTACCAACATCATGAGCATTGCTCTTGATATGGTCTACATATCCTTCTTGGATATATTCTTGAAGTGCAGGAGATTCAGCTAATGTATCATAATGCATATCTGCTTCAAAAGCCTCTAATAATTCTTGGTAATAAATAGAACTTTCTGCAATGGGTGCAGAATAAACCATGATATCATGGTTAATAAGAGTATTAGCCAATTCTACAGTATCTGCATTTTCATACAAAGCTGCTTCATTTACAATAAAACCAACACTACTATCATTATCAATACCATTTGCACTGCAAACAATATCCATTGCTTCAGCAATATTCAAAATAGAATTATCTTCAGAAAATTTGATAAAATCTTCTAATTGAATAAGGTTTTCACCTAAGCTTTCAATATGTCGAATAGGAATCATTTCTGCACTGTAGGAGATCTCTTCGTCAAGACGACAAAGAGAATCAGCAAAATCAAATACAGAATTGTTTATAGAAAAATCTTCTTCTCTGAGTATCATATTTTAATTCCTTTCTATTATTTTAAATCCTTTTATAGATTATTAATAAATAGTCACAATATAAAATTTAGAATATAAGCTTATTGAGGCTTGTTGAAATTACTAACAGTTTGATTTGCATTTCCAACTTGATTCGATGTATTTTGAGTATATTCAGCAGCTCTTCCTTCTCTCTTTAATAAAGGAGATTTTTGTATCAATCTATTTTGTCTACCAACTTCTCGTTTGTAGTCAATATGAGCATTTCTTAACTTATCTTTACCTTTAACAAAATTTCTAGCAGCATCGCTTACTGCATAATATCCTTGTCTAATTCTATCTTTGATATAAGCAATAGCTCTTTTTAATTGAAGAATTATAGATGAGAACCATCCTTTTTTAGAAGCATCTGCTTCTTCTTGTTTCTTAATAGATTCTTCTAATTTATTATTTAAAATTCTTAATTTTGCTTTGGCATCATCAAGTTTCGTTATATTATTTAAATCATTCGTAGAATACTTGGCATCATCAGAGCTTTCTTTAATAGATTGATTTCCAGATAAACTCTGGTAGATAGCATTATCTTTATAATATAACGGTTGAAGACTAATATCATCTAAATCATCTATTGACTCTAATTCTCTAGATACTTTAAATTTATCTTCTAATGTAAAATCATCACCAAATAATACTACATCAGGAAGTACTAATTCTAATTCTCCAGATTCTATAACAGAATCTAGAAACATTTCAAAATCAGTATCAAAATTATTTCTATAAGATTCTTCTGTAATTAATAATCCCATAATTAACTCCTAACTCATGTATTGATTTTTTGTAGCTTCGTTATCTATCTTATCTATATGATCTTGTAGATTAGAAATAACTTCTTGTGTATTGGGGAAGTCATAAGATCCACTAGGATCTATATAAGTCATACTCATATGAAGTACTTTAGTTTCTTTATCATAATCATATGTCCTAGATACCATTTCTGAATAATCTAAAGTAGATCTTAGTTGAGGATCCATATATTTCCCATACATATCCACAAATTCTTTATAATTACCATAAACATAATTTGTTGGTATAAATAAATAACCATTATGAACTAACTCATGTACAGTTTCTGATAAGGGTATTAAACCAACATTAAGTTTATAATGATTATACATTACTTCTTTTGCTACTGCATTTTCAGAGATATTTTCATGATTAGCTACTCTTTTAGTGTATACTGTAGTCACAATATCATATAAAGTAAGAGGAGCATGATGTATATGGATCTTAATAGAAAAGGTATCTATATTATTTGCGTTTTTATAAAAAGAACACTGTGTCATATCAACACAGTTTCTTAAATATTCTATAAATTTTTTGTAAGATCTAGAAGATCTGCATATCTTTTCTATATTTTTAAAATATTTAATAAGATCTTTCTCATTGGTAAAATCATAATCAGCAATATCAAAAGAAGGTAAATGATCTAATTTAATTTCTTCTTTTTTATTTGGTAAATCTAACTCATTATATCCTCTCATACTAAGTATTTAACCCTTCTTCTTATATATAATATTCACATTATAAGAATGTTTTCATAATTCATATTAAGCCACATCAATATAAAAAAAAATAAGGAGAATCCCGTAATGGCTTTATTTAAAATTAATGAAGATTCTATACAACACACTAGAAAGAAATATAATTTAGATGAAGCATTTGTTCCTAAATCTAAAGGAATGAAAGAAATGGAAAAATGCTTACATGAGATAAGAACACCTTATTTGGTTGATTATAACAGCTTACAATTTTATATAAAAAGAATTAGGAGTGCTGATGATGCAATCCAAGATAATCCTAATCTAATTAAATTCTGTAAGTTGATGGAAAAAGAATTCATATTTGAATCTATGTCTTTGGTAATTCTTAGATCAGATGAGATGAATGCACTTACCCTTCCTGTATCTAAATCTGTTGATAAATTTAAAGAGCAAAAAATGCTAGATTCTACAGGAATGAGATATCTCAAAGAAGCAAGAGTTAATATCACTGTAATGATTACAGACTCATTGCTATTTAATGATAAATTTACAGATGCTGAAATATTGTCTATTTTATTACATGAAATAGGGCACAACTTCTCTCAATCCGGTATTAAATATTTGGAATATATTAGAATGGGTAGACACTGTATAGATTTTATAGTGGCTATGAGAATATTGCTTAATAAAGATATTGGTACATTATTACAAGCTTCGGTTAATGGTGGTATTGATAGAGGCGAAGGGATTGAAACGAGAAGACGCTTTTCTAACTATGTAGATGATTTTGGAAATATAATGGGTACAAGGATACCTAGTCAATTTGCCTTTGTATATAGAGTAGCATTTGCATTTTATACAGCATTAATTATTCCTATTGTTTCTAGTGATATATTTAGGTCATCTATTAACAAATTCGTTAGAGCTGAGGATATTGCATCAAAAGCATCTAAAAAATCATGGGATATTACATTATCACTAATTGCTACTGTTTATGGTATAAAACTTAAAATAGCTGAATTTGAGGATTGTCTCAATTCATTCAAATATATATTAACCAGAGGTTTTATAAATAGTAATCTAATTTCTAACTCTATCAATAAATATATGTATAATTTATTGCAATTTGATCTTTTTGTAGATGAATCCTTTGCTGATAAATACGTAGCATTAAATGGGTATGGTCCTGAATATGTTATGGCTATGAGTAAAATACAGAAAGAATCTTATAGATTTGGAATTGGAAAAGATTTTTTAGATAAAGTTCCTATCGTTGGAGAAATCTTTGCACTTAATTACATATTAACTAGAGGGTTAGTTAGTCTTCTTTCTGGAGATCCCCACCCACTTGCTGAATCTAGAATAAAAAGTCAATTAGATATTTTAGAAGCTGATTTAAAAGATACATCATTAAATCCTAAAACTAGAGCTGCACTTAAAGATGAAATAGACCGTACTAGAGAATCTATCAAAAGATATAATATGGTATTACAAAAGGATAAGGTTGAAAATAAGTCTCACTATATTTCTAACTTAGTTGCTTTTGAAAATTGCTTCTCCAGAATTATGCCTGCTGGAGATATTAGAGAATGGCTAGTTAAGAAAATTTATACTAATGAACGTATTCTTAAAAATCTTAAAGGGAAATAAAAAAATATGTGGATAAGGGTAATCCCTTATCCACTATCTTTATTTTACGAATAAGATATATAGCATAATAGATATAGAAAATACCAAGTTAATAATTGCTGTTATAGTAGCTATTGTAACAAAGGTAGATTCAGACGGAATATTTACTATAGGTTTAGTTTTTATCTCTTCCTCTACATCTATCTTCTTATAAGGATTTATTCTATCCTTTACTCTTTCATGAGTTGATTTGTATAACATGATTCCCTCCTATATCATTTTCTGTATTCATTGTAACTGAATATAATATTTCCTCCAGAATTGTATAAAGAATCTACCATTTCTTGAGATTCTAATTTTAATACTACAATATCAGTATTAGATAAATCCAATTCATTATTATGAGAGATAATTAAGCATTGATCAAATCCTAATCCACTCATGATGTGTTCTATTAAGATAGAGAACTGGATTCTATTTATATTATCTAGATTATCATCTACTTCATCTAGCTTGATGATATTATAATTATCTGAGGATTTCTTTAATAAAACAAAGGATATAAGCATACTGATCATTGAGAGTTGGCTATCACTCATTAGAGATATATCTTCCCTAACTCTTCCTTCAGTATCTGCACAAGGTATATTGAACTCAGATTCGTTGATAATAAATGGTTGAAGTGTAAACCTACCACCAAATAAGTATCTAAGAAGGTTGTTTGTTTCTTGCAGTATGCTGTTCATAAATACAGACATATATACTGTTTGAATACCATGAATAGAAGTATATTTCTTCAACATCTGAAGTTCATTAAACTTAGACATGTATTCATTGTAATCCTTCTTATATTGATCATACAACACCAATTGATATTTATCTTTTTCAATAGATCTTTTGATATTTAAAAGATCATCATTTCTTAATACATTCAATTCAGATGAATTGAGTCTGAATTCTTCTTTTAGTGTTTGAAGAGATTCTGCGTTTTTATCCATTTCTTTTATAGAATTGCATACTTCTTCATATTCTTTAGAGAATTTTTCATATTTTTCTTTATTAATCTTGGCTATATGGATTGAATTGAGTATCGTATTTATTTCATTTTTCTTAGTTAAGATACTATCCAGTTCCTGTACATTAGATTTCTTATTTTTTATCACTTCATCCAATTCTAGATTTAATCTTTCTAATGTACTTCTAAGACTAATAGATTCTTTGCTAGATCCTTCTATCTTTGCTTTGGTTTCTTCTAGGTTCTTAAGATTTTCCCTTAGACTGGAAATGATAGTGATGATATTTTTATTTTCTATATAATTGCTCAAATCAACAGGAAGATACAATCCTTCTCTAATACAATGAATTATATCTTTCTTTTGAATATTTATATTAGGGAATTTATTTATGATGGGAAGTATAGATTCTATATGGTCTATAATAGATTTTATTTCATTTGAACAGATAGTTTTGGTTGTTTCTTTTTCATAACCTATCTTTACTTCTTCAAGTTTAGAATTGGTACTATCTATATTTGATAGGATAGAATCTAATGTAGGATACTCATCTAATCTTTTGTGAGATTCTACTACTTCTTTTATAAAAGGACAATTCTCTTTATGATTGCAATCATTAGGTATATTTTTAAAAGAATCAGACGATCTTTTTAGTTCCAATACGATATTCTTTGTTTCTTGTTGTTCTTGTAAAGAAGATTCTAATCCTCTTATAACACTATCAAAATTTATATTGGTTTTGGGTTTGTTTTCATATTTTAAACAATCTTCTATAATAGGTTTGTTATAAGAAGATATCAGTATATCTATATTTGAATTGAACTTATCTATAGCATTATTAGACAATTCATAATCTTGATCTGTAATATTGGAGTAGTTATCAATCAGGTATGTAAACTTTTCATATTTACTTAATTCTAATTTAGTAGAATTGATCTTATCTTTTACATCTGATAAGATATTATTATCATATAGAGATTCAAGTTTGGCTGTATTTTCATCTATCTCATCTTTTATTGAAAGTTCTTTATCGAATGAATCTTTGATTATTTTTCTTAAAAATTCTTCTCTAGCCTCATATTTAGAAAACTCTTTTTCATTTATTATAAGACTATCTTCAGAATACTCTTTGGTTTCAGGAAGATCTTTCATTTCTTTTTCCAATATAGTTTTTCTAAAAGAAAGATCTTTATATGTATCCAGATAATTTCCAGTTGTATCTATCTCAGAGATTTTATTATTCAAACTAGCAATTTTATAAACCAAGCTTTCTTCTTTTTGCTTTAGAGAAGATAAAGCTTCTTCATTTTTTACTATATTATTTTTTACTAACTCTATATTTCCTATTTGAGATAGTTTAGTACTGATAGAAGCTAAGATAGATTTTAATACTGATGATTTAGTTGTCATCAGTTTATTCATCTCAGAATATGCAGAAAGAGAAGATACAATATTGTTTACATATCTTTTACGTTCTGAAGGTTTCAATCCACCAAGGCCCTTTTTGTTAGCAGATAACTGAGATAATACTATAAAATTATCATCTAATCCAAACAGATCATATATAATTTCTTTAGCAGTAGTTATATTATTAGTAGGATTTATATTGGTTACAGTTCCATCTTGTGTTATCTTAGACATATAACACTTGGTAGGTTTTCTAGTTTTATCTTTGAATACAGATTCGTATTTTATATTTACGATTGTATTATCATTCATCATGTAAGATATTTCTTTTATAGCTGTTTTTTCTTCTATAAAATTTATACTAGAGTCTGATAAAGGAGTTAGTGCTTTAAAGATAGTAGATTTTCCTGTACCATTATCTCCTTTTATAATAAGAATTCTATGAGTACATTTTGAAAAATCTATTTCTATATCTTCTAAACCCATACCATTAAAAATTCCTATATAGTTTTTTAGTCTTAATCTAAGTAGTCTCATTTTACCACCTCCCTATTATATAAAAAAAGATAAAAATCTCTGACTAGCACTTATATGCTAGTCAGAGTGGCTTTTTAAAATTATTGTGCAGCTTCTTTAGTTTCAGTAATTTTATCTATAGTTCTATTTATAACGTTAGTATACTTTCTAGCCAATGTTGCTAATTCTAATTCATATTTAGAATATAACAGCATATCCAAATTTCCAGTATTTCTAGTAGCTAAATCATCATAGTTTTCAACAAGATACATTATAGCATCAAATATTTCTTTTAAGAACCCGCCTAAATCATATTCTTCTTTAGATAAATTAAATTCTTTGATCGTTTCATTTGATAAAACTAAGCCGACATCATAGAATTTGGTTATAAGCCCATAAAATAATACCTTAAATACTTTGAACAAATCATGATCTGTATTTGTTGTATTTACAAATTCTGCTTTCTTTTTTATATAAGATAATATAGCTGCAAAAGAAATTACATCTTTTACATCTAAAACACTAAAGTTATCTCTATATAGATGGGTTACCCCACTATTATAATCACTACAATTATTGAATAACATCCTGCATGTTCCAGTAGCTAAATCATTTTGAGTAGTTTCCAAATAGGTTATTTTTAGTGCTTTAGATTCTTCATCATTGAATGAATTTAAAAAGTTATTATATTCATCATAGAAGCATATCAGATTAGATAAAACAAAATCTACAAAGTCTTCTAATACGATCATTACACTTTTTGTAGTAGTGTAGTTACAAAATATATTTTGTATAGGACTAATGTAGTTTAATATACCTACTTGATCTATAGATAATAAGTTATCCATAATTTCTTTATCAGTTTTGAATTGTTTGCGGAATTCATCTAACAATCCATCTACAAAATATACTTCTTTATATATAACTTCTTTTCTATCTTGCTCATCATCCAATTTATAAGATAAATCCAAATCAGTTATTTTAACCTTTCTCATAACTAATTTATCAAAATCAACCTTACCATTAGCAATCCCATTATATTGAGATTTTAAATAGTTGGTTATAATTTCCCTATTAGGATCTTTTTCGAATAGATTATTTAATCTATTTATCTTTCCCATTTCATCTCTAAAGAAAGTTACAAACGAAAAGATTTCATTACTTTTGATAGGCATAATTGATTGTCTCCTTTTGCTAAAAATAAAACTAATCTTCTATATAACCTAATAAAAGGGCGTCTCCTTTACCCTTTTCTAGCTCCTTTTTATTTTCTTCTAGTTTATAATATTTTTTAGGAAAAATACCATCCATAGTTCTAACCATTTCAGTACTGTATCCACAATCCATACATACAGATTTAATAGAATATTTTCTATTTAAAAGCTTATTAGGAAATGTACCTACATCGATTAACCCATATGCAGAGTACATAGTTTCTAATAGTATAAGAGGTTTTCCACACATAGGGCAAACCCCAAATTTTCCTTCAGTAATTACTTCTTTCATATTATATATTCACCTCTTATTGGAGGATCTCCATTTTTCTTTTATCACCCTTAGCAACTAATACAGAATCTGAATATACTATATCTTTCATGGATTTTAGTTCTGATGTAAAGGGTTTTGCCACTCCATTAATTACAATTCTTTTAAAATGCATATTAGAGATATTTCTAACTTTATGTATCTTCATTTGTTGCTCAGCTTGTTGTCTTGAATAGACCCAATATCTCATAAATTCATTATCAGACATCTCTATTTACCTTTCTCTCATAATTATTGTATATCATAAAAATCAGTTTTACTTTCTTGTAAATTAAAAATAAAGTGGGATGGTATTTACCATTCCACAATACTTTATCTTTCTTTTTTAACATGGAATTGTTGTAGTTCAGGAATATCATAATTGGGTTCTTTAAAAGTTTTCTTATCAAACTCAATTACTTCTTTTAACTTACTTTCTTTCTTAAATTCTCTAAGTTGTTTATCAACAACTCTTTTCCATGTATTAGGTTCTTTAGACTTAGGATCATCTCTAAAATATCCTTCAGGATAAACATTGATCAAGGGAACAAGCATAGACGTAACACCAGGATCTGTAGGAGATGAAGCAGACATGTCTACTATCCCTATATTTGAAGTGTGACAATATCTATAGATATCAGGAATGGAATTGCTTCCTGCTTCACCAATACCAGCTATCCCCTTATAAGTACATTTTATAGATAAGTAGGAATCATTATCTGTGGTAATATCTCTAAAGTTTACTAAATTACTATTTGTAATTTCATTAATCAGATACATAGGATCTGTAGTAAGTCTTCTTTTAATGGATTGAATATCTACTTTTTCTCCCATATCAGATAAAGCATAGATAGCTTTGGAGAATCTAGGAGAATAGAAAGAAGCTATATATTCTTCACATCTCAATCTTTTAATAGAGATATCAAGATTATTTTTAAGAAGGAGCATATCATATTCATAGATTGCCCATCTTAATATAGAAAAGATATTATTCTTATCTTGTTCAGGAAGTCTTATCTTTTCTGCAGTGGTTTTATCATAAATAAGTTTTAAAGAAGTTAATACCGATATTGCTTTATTAATAGGATCAGACATGTTGAAATGTCTTCCTAAAGAATCTAACCAGTATTTCTTACTGAAGATATCAGGGAGTACTGCAAACTTTCTTCCTAATTCATCACACATCATTCCCATCACATGTTGTAAACCAAGATTAGAATACAGTAATGATTTAGGGCAATTGATATAAATTTGACTAGTCTTCTTAGGAAGGAATGTATACCATTCAGGATCATTGGGATCTTCATCTGTAATCCTAATGAAATTATCCAACCTTAAGAATTGTAATCCTCTAATAAGTCCCATTTCAGCAAAGATATACTTAGCTATAGGAACAGTCTTATTAAATATATTCGCATTAAAAGTAATCATAGATACTTCTTCATCATGAATATCTTTTGCGTCTTTGATATTCTTATAAATACGAATAGGTTGAAATGTTGATTTTGCCGTTACTGTTTGATATTTATCTGTAGATGTTTTGTTATTGTAAGTGAATGCATCTACAATTTGATACATAGGAGTTCTAATATTTCCATTAATCTTAAAATAGAACTTTTCTATTACTCTAGGAACTGCAATGATTACATCAAACATTTCTCTTCCATCTGATGCTTCTACATAATACGTTACTATAAGAAGTTTAAGATCAGAGTCTTTGATATCGATATAATCATATTTATTATCCGTGGGTCCTTTTTTAGAGTTTTTGCTTATTAAACGAGCTTGATGTTGTCTAAGTATATCAAGTACCTCGGTATATTCATCAACAACTCTAAAGCTATGAATCTTAATCGTAAAGTAACCATTAACGCCCATTTGACGCTCAGCTGATTTGATAATATTCTTTAAATAATAAATAATCATATCATCTGATCTATTAAACAAAGTTTTGTTAAATTTTTCTCTATATTTATTATTATAATTATAAATAAATTCTCTTTGATTCATATTATCCTCCCATTAAACCGTATCATTAACACAGGTAGTTAATTTTTCTCCAATAGGATTGGGAGCATTCTTTTTATCTTCAAACGTAATAGAACATCTGATATCAAAGATATCACAAAATCTTTTTAATTTGAAGAATGTAATAGAATTTCCTGTAAGACCTCTTAGATCATTAGAATAATCTGATCCAAAACGTTGTTTATAATTTTCAATATCTATATTCTTTTTACTAATAGCTTTCTTAAACAGTGCCATTTCAGGAGTATCATTTTCCTGAACAATAGGTTTGTAAATATTATTCGTAGAAATAAGGATTGATCGTTCCTGACTTTCTAACTTAGCTGCTTTTTCTATAGAATCTCTTAGATTTTCAACATTATCAAAATCGATAATATCTTTTGAATTATATTGAGATAGATCTATATCTTTAGGTTTAGAATAAATTAAAAGAGGGCCAGCATCATATACACCTACAACATCTCTACTAAATTTAGTCATAACCGGATATACAATCTCATCTTTAACCACTGCTGTATCTTCTGCTAGTTCTTTAACAGCTTCGGGATTATATTCTGATTTACGTATAAACTCTTCCTGATCAATTACATCAAGAATTCTCTTTCCAATTCTCATCTTCTTCATTAGTCAAATACCCCTCTGTTGAAAAAATTATTGGAGATTAAAAAGAAAAAGATTAAAAAGGATGAGAGGAATCGATCCTCTCACCCAATGTTATTTTCATTATTCGTTTACTTCAATTTCAGAATCATCTTTAACATGTTGCTTCATCTGTTCAGAAGGTTCAATACCTACATAAACACTATTACCAGAAATTTCAGAAGTCATTGTGAAATATCCAGGGAATTCTAATACGGGATCAATAGATACATTAGCACGCATGTAATCGAAAATTACATCCATGATTGTAATTAAAAGTTCTTGAGCAGAACCTTCGCAAATTTTATTATTATCATCTTTAGGAGCATATTTAAAATTGATACCAAACTTATCATGTGCGATATCAATAATAGCTTTATATGTTACTTGGGATTCAGTAAAGTCATAAATAGACCATTTGGGATCGATATCATCTTCATTATATGTATAACTCAAAGTCCAAGAACCTTCATCGGTTCCTTCTTCTTCTTGTTTATGGAATTGTACATAAGCACCAAAATGGAAACGACCATCAATATCTTTAAATACTAAAGCTGTAGGAGTATCCTTGGATTTATTTTTGCCAAGGAAGATAGCAGCACCTTCGAAAAGTGTCTTAATGCAAGATTCAGTTGCAAAATCATTCCAACCATAATTACGATTAGTGAAAGTTTTACTTACCTGCAGATTGATTCCGGATTCTAAAAAGTTTTTCATTGTGTTTCCTCCTAGAGATAATATAAAAGATCTTTTATATAACCAGACCCGTCGGTCCGATCTACACATTTATAGTGTATAACTAATTTGAAACTTATACCTAAGTTATACTTTTTTTAATTTTTTATTTATTCAAAGTTTTAAGATATTCATCAGCATCGGATGCATTCAAAATCATAGGAGCATAGGAATCAAACTCTCTATAATTATTCCATCCTATACCAGATTCTAAGCTTAATCCAGTTTTGAGTTTGAAATTCTTTTCTTTAGCTTTAAATGCTTTCCTTACATTTCCAGATTCAAATCCATTATAAGGAACAACTAATATTCCTGTAGAATTTGTTACTCCAGAATCTTCTCTAGAATCAAAACCAGCATCTATAAATCTTTTATTTAATGCATGATCTCTTAGTCCAGAAAATCTTACTTGTATCTTATCAGATACATTTCCTACTTCAGTATAAATAATATTGAAATTATCGCATATGAATTTAATGTCATCATAAAATTTAGGAATTTCATTTCCCAATACTTCTATTGTTTTAGCTCCTATACCTTTTACATTTACCAGAGCCTTCAAAGTATTCTCAGTATCTGATAATAAGGTATTAAGACTAACGTTTTGTAATATTATCTTCCAAGTTTCTAAAGCTATGGATGTAAATCCAATAGCACCTAAAATTCTATAATCAGGATAAGGGGTTTTCTTAAGTTCATCTAATCTTTCTATAAACTTTATACTATTAACCTCACCCAATTTTTCTACAAGAACAGATTTGGGAATATTAAATAAATCTCTAACCCATGTTACATCTAAGGCTCTTATAGATTCGCTTGAAAAATCTTTACTATTTAACTTTTTTAAGAAGTTAGTTAATCTACCTATTACTTTTTCTCTACAATAGAAATTGATACATACTGCACTGTCTCCTGAATCTGTCACATATAACGGTTCTCCACAACAAGGGCAAGTTTCAGGAAATTCTTCTAAAGGTGCAGTATTGGTTTCATTAAATTTATCTTTAGATTTTCTTATATAGACTATTACATCATTTACCAGAGTTAAATCTACTTTATCTCCAGGTCTTAAAGCTAATTCATTAAATCGTTTCAAAGAATGTGCTGTTGTTTTATCATGGATAGCACCAAAGAACTCTACCGGTTTAAAATGAGCCATAGGTGTTATTCTTCCATCTTGCCCAACAGAATAGGTATAATGTGTAAATGTAGATTTTCTTTTAAGAGGATTGAATTTTATAGCTATAGCATATCTAGGAATAGCTCCTCTTTTACCAAGACGTTCTCTTATATCTTTATCTGCATATTCTATAACTATCCCATCATATTGAAATCCCATGAAATCTCTTAAATCATTTGCTTCTTTAACAAACTGATTTACCATAAATAAAACTTGCATATAATCTCCTTCTATGATTTCATATCTCATAGAAGTATCTTTGGTATAATATTTATTTAGAAATTCTAACTCTGTAATTCTATCTATATTTAAAGAAGATTCCAAAGGTATAGGGGTTAAATAATCCCTATACATTCTTGCATCTAATCCACCTAATAAACCTATTACAGCATTTCTAGGATTTGCATATTTCTTTTTAAAATCTCTTTCTATTCTTTGTAAATTGTAATTGGTTACAATATACTCGAATTTGATACCAAACCTTTCAGTATCATCTACTTTTCCTTTGGCTCTATGAAACTCCATTCCTCCTAATATAGGAGTTAGATCAGAAGCTTCATTGTTATCTGTATCTCCTCTTGTACACGCAAAGGATATTTTAGATCCCTGAACTTCTTCTTCTACAGATACTCCATCATACTTAAGAGAAGCTATCAATTTAATATGATTAGGATCTATAATACCCATATTTACATGAGTACCAAGGAAATCTCTTTCAAAGATTTGTACTGTTTTATCATCTAAAACACCAGATTCTAAAGCCTCAGATTTTAAAACAAATTTACATTTATCAAGAGTTCCACACATATCATAAGTATGTGCTACATTTCTTGATTTCTTTTTTACCAAACTTGTATCATGATGCACTTCAAAATCTTCTTTGATAGGAAATGTATAATTTCTTACCAAAGCATCAAAATACATCATCTTGTCTTTAGGGACTATTTGAATTACTTCTTTTTTTCCATCTTCCCTAATTTCTAAATTACTTCCTCTATCTACTTTAGCTTCTTCCTTAAAAGAGATAGGGGGTGCACCTACGGGAGTAGGAATATTGGTAACTTTACATAAGTTTACTAAAGCATCATATAGATCATCATTTAAAGGAAGAATTATATTCGCTCCATTATTATATAATGCATTAGATATTTTTAAAATTCCAATAATGTCATCATAGTCTATCATATGAATATTCTGATTCTTGATGACTTGTTTTGCTTTCTCATTCATAAAATGCTTTACTTCTTCAGATACTGTGGGATCTCCAGACAGAATAGAATTGTAGGCATCTTCTAAAATAGGATTCAACATAAAAAATTCTTTACCTCCTTTCAACAAGGTAAGTTAAATTATGGATAGTAGACCCTAAGATCTACTATCCATATTTATAATATACATTTATTTTTCTTTTAACCCAAGTTTTATTAACTTTTCTTCATAAGCCTTGTTTCTCATATTCTCTTCATAGATACCAGGAGTTATTGTAATAACTTCTTTTGTATCTTTTACATCATACGGCTTATCATCTTTCTTATCTCCTTCAAACTCAATTACCATCTTAGGCTTTCTGGGAGATATATCGATTACATTCATAAGAAGAGGATGCTTCTTATGTTTAAATAACTTTATGAATCTAAATACCCCACCAAGTTCTTTTAAGTATGCATGTAAGATTTGAGCAGATTGAGATTCTGCTTCTGCATCTAATTCGATATCAAAATCAAAAGGATTCCCAGTAAGGAGTTTCTTATGAGAACGTCTAGCTTTAGGGCTTGAAGAATTAAGCATAAATTCTTGATAGAACTTTTCTACTCCAAGATGTGCTGTAATGGTAGAAGATTCCATTTCTCCAAATATACGTACAGGGGTGGATGCAAATTTTGCATTATGGACTTTGCTCATTCTAGACTTAGAATTTTCATTTCTAATATTAGTAGAAGCCAAGGATACTACTGAGAACTTTTCTTCTGCTAACTGTTTCAATCTAGAAATGTATTTAAATCCAATAACTAATTTTCTTCTAGTATGAACCATTCTTGTATTCCCATTAGAATCTTCTATAGGAGCACAAACATAGCAATGTTTATTAATAAACGGGAATGTAGCATAAATATTAGCTAAAAGGTCAATGCTCATATTTGTAGATATAGGTTTTAAAGATAAGTTTATATGACCTTCATGAATCATTTGTTGAATATACAGGTTTCTTTGATATTCATTGTCTTCCCAATCTAAATCATTTCTATCATAAACAAAGTTGAAAGACTCAGATAAGAATGCAGCTTCTTCAGGATTCAATAACTCTATATATTTATGAATCATTGCAAATGCTTGATCATAAGTAATCTTATTAGCAGATAAATTTTTATCTATATACTCAAGCAACTGCCAACCAATATAAGTTACTGAAGTTTCAAACAACTGACCATCATTAAGACGGTTAATACATGTATTCATAGAATAGAGTACATCTACAGGAACCCATTTACCATTTCTATAGTAATGAGGCATAAGGTTATCAGGTTTTACTTTAGATATTACCCCTTTGCCACCATATCTATCTGTAATCTTATCTCCACTATGAAGAGGTTTATTCTGCTGTATATACATGATCATGGTAATATTGTTGAATACCTTTTCATTTATATACTGCTTGCCTTTAGATATACAATCACAGTTGTAAAACATCTTTTGTAGATCATACGATATGTTTACATCTAATCTTTCACCAGTATTTGTATCAAAGATTAAAGGTGCTACCTTATCGACAAATTCTTTTGAGAATCTGATAGTTTCATCATAGTACTTTTTAACCTGATTATTATACATAGAAGTTTCTAATTTTTCGGGATTGTTACAAAAAACATCAATATCTATAACTTTCCCTTCAACTATGTATTCTTTATCGTTAAGCATTGTTGTCTTAAGTCTATCCCAAGACTGAGTAAACAATGCTTCTTCATCCTTAAGTTCTCTACGAACTGCACAAAGGATGTTATTTTCAATATCTTCATTAATATCAGGAAAAGTTTTATATTCTTTTCCTTTTCCGTAAAGATTTAGTAAAATATCATTATCATTGATTTTAATTTCTACTTTATCTATTAAAGGTGTTACAAATTTATTAGCAGCTGATTGACTGATTACAATGGGATCTTCTTTTACATCTTCACATGCTACATACATTGTGGAAAGATTTATCCCTTCAGCTCTATTATTATATTCATCGTAAGATATTGTCTTTTTAATTACATCATCTTTATGAATAGTCTTACCAACAGATAAGCTATCTAAATATTCATTATTATATAAATAGCCATAAAATTCTGTTATGTGTTTGTAACCTATACGTTCAATACATGTAAGAACATTCTTGCTTTTATTGTATAGGATAAGCCAATAATGTCTATCAGGATCATTACTAAATTTCGATATTTTAGCCATGACCTTATAATTGAACTCAGCCCTAATAAAATTAGAGCTGAATTCACCGAATTGGTTTTCATAACCAGTAGAAATAATGGGGACTTCAGGATTAAGGAGCTGTGTTATCTGTTCCATCTGAATCCCCTGCATTATCTTTCTGGAACCTGAATTTGTGTTGTTAAAAGGCTGTTTAAGACCTTTACACAACGTATACTCTTGACTAGGAAGTTTCTTTTCTATTTCTTCTATCTCTTTTCCAAGTCTAAGCGTAGTATTGGTTGTTTTCATTGATTAGACTCCTCTTTTTTAAAACTAAATTAAAGCTATTCTTATTCTATAATTAGAATATAAAGTGCTTATCAAAACCTTTATATCTTCTTCTTCTAAATTATTGATAAAATGGAATAAATTAGAATAATCTATCATAAAATAGAACATTGTATCATCGTAATCAGGATAGCACGATGTTAGAATAGAACGAGTACTTCTAAGACCATTGGAAATGCTTTTAAAAGTCATTTCATCTTCTTTTCCAGCTACTGTAAACAAAGAAATTGTTTCATCTTCCTCATCATCGGTATTTGTGTTACTTTTACTTTCAATAGGAACCGATAAACAAGTATTTGAATTGTAAGTTTCTAACTTTTCCTTTTCTGAATCTGATAATTCCCCAATAGAACCAGACTCAATTTGTTTCTTTAACTCTTCGATTGTACCAAGTTTTACATCAACACTAACTTTTTTCATTGAAATCTCCTCCTAGAAATAAAGAAAAAAACATGAGAGATCTCTTGACCTCTCATGTTTATAATATATAAGCCTAAAAATTATTCCACTTCATATAAAGAGTCTGAAGTAAGAAGATCGTCAGTGTGAAGATTTTCTGCAAGAATGATTCTTTGAGGAATTTTCTTTAAATATCCTAAAGCAGCTTTTACAAAAGCTGTTCTAAATTCAGGATTTTCATTTATTTTTTCTCTAAAATTACCATAAGAGAATTTATGAATTTTATCAGGATCAAAAGATAAAGAAGCTCCTCCACCATAAAGAAGTTTATTATTCTTCATATCTTCTAATAAGGATAACCAAGGATCAAATCCATTATTATAATCAAATACAAGTCTTGTACCGGTTTTCTTTCCTGAAGATCTTGATTTTACTAAACTAAGTTCTACAACAGAACCCTCAACCTTATAAGTTTCATCAGCTTTAAGTTTACTCTTAGCATCTAATCTAATGATATTATTAGCTACATAAGTAGATGATCTTCCTCTAGGAAGTCTTTCTCCTTGCTTAAGATATTGTACTGCATTCGGTTTAGGAAATATACTCATCTGAACATCTTCAAGAATATGATTAATACCAAATAAAATGATATTAGCTTCTTTAAGAAGAGGAATAATCTGTCTGAATATTCTTGTTAAGATCTGAGCTGTTGCTGCACCCGATGATTTACCAGCCAATTCATCATCATCTATATATTCTTTAGGCATAAGCATAGGGATAGAATCTATGATGTATAAAGTAGGTTCTAATTTCATAATAGGTTTCCCATATACATCATTTCTCTTTGTATCATAAAGGAATTTATCTACGTTAGAAAGCTTAAGATCATGAATCATCTTAATACGTTCATAAAAGTTTTCTGCAGTGATACCAGTGTTTCTTACAATATATCTCTTTTCATATTCTTCAACAGAAAATCCAGATAAAGATCTACGTCTAGAAGAAGTCATACCACCTTCAATATTATCTTCAAAGATAGTAGAGGTTTTGTATTGTCTAGCAATATTTGCTGCTATTTGAGTTACTAAAGTAGATTTACCGCATCCTGTATTTCCTATAAATGCATTATAAGATCCGTCCGTAATACCTAATACATAATAAGGATGTAATTCTCCGTTCGATAACCGTTCATCATTAATAAATCCATTTTGATAGTCAAAATTAAGAAAGCCACTAGGATACCCTGTATCTTCTTTAGCTTCTTGTTTCATACTAAAATCCATACTAGCTGCTTTTTCTCTAAACATTTGTTCAAGCATACTATCTGTTTCTGCCATTAGTTTATCCTCCGTCTCTCAAAAAAATAAACATTTTGATATAATAGATTGTTGATGTTTTTGTCAAAATTAATTACCCATACCTAACTAAAGGTATGGGTATCTTTTACTTCAAATAAATATCATTTCTATACAAATTGTTTATAGATACATTGATTTTAGGATATATAGATTTATCTAACTTCTTAAGGCTAAATCTTAAATCCTCATATTCTAATCCTTCTATACTAATCATATTATGAACTTGCATTAAGATATTATCTATAACGGGTTCATCTTTTGATTCTATTATATTTAAAACAGCTTTATTTATCATATTGGAAATATAGATAATGTCGCTGGTTATCCAATCTTCATCAGATCTATAGATGTAATTGTCTTTTAATAAGTGTAAAAATACTTGAGAAATTTCCTTAGTATCAGGATATATAAGATTAAACAACTTCTCTATTTTATCTACAGATATATCATTTGATGCATCTAACCCTATACAAATGATAGATGATATTAGTCGTGTAATATTTTCATCAAAACTAAAAGATGATTTTCTAGCTACTGCAATATAAGAAGATGATACTTGGTTAAATTCACAAATATTCATAATCTTATGGGTCATATTATTATTTACTATTGTACTTAAGAAAGTATAAAGTTTAGCTAGATATTGATTTACAGGAAACATGTTGTAGATCATAGAATTACAATATATTCTATCTTCATAGCTTAACTCTTCTTCCATACATACTTGGATTAAGAATGTAATGAATCTTGTATTCTCTTTTAAAAAGTTTAATTCTTCAAATTTTTCGATATTATACAAAAAAGATTTGTACTCTTGTTTTACTAAACGATAAGCGAGTTCGTCTGGCAAATAACTAACATTTGCCAGACACGTCGCTAACTTACTACCTACATTAGTTTCTACAAGAGATTCAATTTTTAAACCATTTTCATTTTCCATATTCAAATCTCCTATAGGTAAGAGGATTGATTATAATTCATCGGATGTTTTGGAAGGTTTGGTTTCTCCTTTACCTTTTACACCCATTTTGCTAAAGAAGTCAGATCTAGATGCAGCAAGTTTATTTGTATTCTTTTCTGCATAAACCTTAACTTTAGAATTCATATCTAATGCATCCGCATCAGATGTATCAAAGTTTTGTTTAAAGAATCTATCAGATTTCATATCAATAGCTTCTAATTGTTTCTTGTACTTATTATAAGTAGTCTTAACATCATCGAACGGAATCTTCATCCCAGATACAATGATATCTACATATTCATCATCATGATAATTTTGAATATGTAAGAATAATTCATACGGTTCACCGTATTTATCTTTGATCACTTCAAAGCTTTGATCGATAAACTCTTGAGTCTTTTCTCCACAATTGATAATGATACCAATGCGTTTTGCAGAGCGTTCATTATCAAGGCTATGTGTTTCTCTCATCATATTTTCAAGAGCTGCATTAAAATCTTCTACACTACGAATCTTATTAAGAACGCAATGTTCAATAGTCATGAATCCAGGAGTTGTATCAATTTTATAAAGATCAGTATCATCAATGTTGTTATCAGAAGCAATAATATTCTGACCAAGCAATGTTGATACACGTTTTACAAATTCCTGATTTGCGAGATTTTCAGCTTTCTTTCTATTTCCTTTAGCTTCATCTAAGAAGGATTTATTAGAAATAGCTTGTACCACATATTCTTCAGAGAGGTCATGGAACCAATCTACAGTATTCTTAAGACCTCTAACATCATCTTCAAACCCAGTAAATACAAACATTTGTACATTTGTATTGATTACTTCTTTCATATATTGAGCTATTACAGAAGAAGCACCGCATCCAGTGCCACCTTCAGAAGAAGTAACTATGACTACCATTTTATCTTCAGGATCTAAGAATGCATCAAGATTTACAGTATGATTGGATAAAGCATCTACAATCATTTCTTTTGCAAGATTTCTTTCTTTACCGCATCCCTTTACATCCCCAAATTCAATAGCAAATTCTTTATACTTTTCAGGTACATCTGTAAGTGTACTATTTAAAAGTAAGCAAGAACTTGATTGGATTACTCCTTGTTCTAAGAGCTGTATCACAGCTTTGTTACCAGCTGCACCAACCCCAATGAATTTTGCATTAAGCATTATAACATCTCCTCCATAATAGTATATTATATGGTAACTCCAAAAATTATTTATAATAAGACGATACTATTATTAGCAACGCCAAGTATAGAAATTACCCATGTATCAGATGTAGCGTATCCAGCTTCTTTCATCTGACGTAATGTAGTATAACCTTGTGCATAATAATTTTTCTTAATCCATGCAGCACCATTGATTATACCTTCTTCCATGTTAGACCCCATAGCATAAGCTTGATTAGGATCAACATCGACAGCATTAATACCGAAATAATTAAATCTGTTTCTGGCTAAATAGCTATTACCAAATCCAGATTCTACACATGCATGAGCAAAGATGTAGATAGGATTCAATCCTGTTACTTGAGAAGCCTTGATGAATATATCACCATGACCTTTGAATTCAGTTCCACCACATTTTATATCATATTGATCAATGATATTGTTCATATCCTCTACTGTAATACCTCTGTTAGAACAAAGATCAGTATCTGCTGTGAAACCTTCTTTTAAATTTGTAATTGCATTCATTCTAGTAACATGAATCTTTTCTAACTTTTCCTCTTGTTTTTTAATATTTTCTTTTTGTTCTTCATGCATGTTCTGCAAGGTGTTGATGATTGCTTGATTTTGTTCTTTTGCATCAGATAGATTTTTCGTCATTTCATCCATTTGTGTTTGCAGTGAGTGAACTCTTATTGTAGCATACATACTTTCAACAATTGAAATAGCTACAAAAACAATCAACAGAACTGTGAAAACATATCTCATCTTGTGTTTTGTATGAGATTGCTTTCTAACCACATTTGTTTTACTTTTACTAGAATTTTTCTGATGTACTATCATCTAACCATCCTTTCTTCTAAAAACTCAGTTTGAGTAAAAAAATGACACTCATAGCAACTAAGTGCTATGAGTGCTGAAAATTAAAAAATACAATATTTTATTTTTGTGTTTGTTGTTGCTGTTTTACTTTTTCTTTTTCTTCTTCTGTAAGCACATGTACTCCGCAACCAAAGTCACCTTGTTCAGTTAAGCTTACAACTTGTTCTTCTTGTTTGTCGTTCATATTTATACCTCCTTTTAAATATTACCTGACAAGCTTAATTTATGTTCTTGTTTCATTAAACTTCATTTTTATAATATATAATTTCAGGATATTTTATTGTTCTCTCCTAATTCCTGATCTATCTAAGTTCTTTTTCTCAAGAGTTCTAGGTAAATAATCATCTTTATTTACCAAGTTTGAATTAATATGAGCTCCAATAAGATATGCAGAAATAAGATTTCTAGCAATAGAATCATCATTCTCTACAGGAACATCTTTTTGGCTAACCATACCTGTCAGATTAATCTGATTATAGAATTTAGCTTTGGCTGTCATTGAATCTGCACGATAAGTAGATAATTCTTTCATTGTTTCAGGAAGATCTAATGTAACTAGAGACTCAAATTCACGGTCAGTAGAGTTGCCATTCTTATCAGTATCTATAAGAAGACCTGTTCTATAATCACGTTTAGAAATATTTACAGAATACCCAGTCTTCTTTTGAACCATCTGTTTTAATCTCTTAAGAGTCATATAGACAACCAATACAGGTTGAGATTTTACAGGTTTTCCTTCTCTATTTCTATTAATAAAAGGCATACTAACCTTTTCTTCAATAGGTACTTTTATAAAGTGCAAAGCATCCATAATCTGATCTATGGTAGGATCATTATCAAATACTTTAGATTGAAACTTTAGTGGAAAGTCTTGATTAAAGAAGTCTTTGAATTGAGCATCGCTCATCTTAGCAAACTTTGCTTTATAGTATTCTGTATTCTGTCCAGTCTTATCTACAATATCAAATACTTTATATATCCGCTCTTCTACTTTTTTTCTAGCTTCTTTGATATTCATAATTATCCCTTCTTAGGTTTGTTTATACCAAGTAAAGCTTGAAATGCTTGATTTATCATTGCTGTGCTTCCATAAGCTTCTATTGTTTTATCATTTATAATTTCACCCAGATTTAATTTTTCCAGATTTCTATTATAAAATTTAAACATTCTATCAGCAACGGTATCTTCATCTGCAACTGTTTCAAATTTATCGAGTTGTTCTTTACAACCTTCTAATTGAGCTTGCATTTCTTTCTTCATTTTAGGATTTATTTCTTTGGATTCTTTCAATTCCAATTCCATCTGTTCTACTTGATATCTAACTCTAGCAATATCTGTAGGATGAACGTCTCCCATAGTCCAGAATTTATAATTGATATCATACAATATCTTTCCAAGACCAACGACAATATTAAATACAGGAACCTGTTTCAATGTTTTCGTAATGGATGCTTCTGTATTTCCTAATTTATTAAAAGCAGAGCTTAGTTCTGCACCATAACCATACATCCCAGCAAATTGATCGGCAAATTTTTCATCTACCAATCCATACTTAGTACCTTTATACATAATAAGTTTTGAGAAAGTATGACCAATTTCATGAAGAAGAAAAGACATAAGTTCAGGAATGGTGATAGCACTTCCAAAGACAGCACCCAAATTTAAACAAATCAAAATATTAAGAGGGAACTTTTTCTTATCGATCTTACAACCACGTTCTGTCATGATTACATAATTTTTAAAATTCTTTACATCATGTGCAGTATCGTTAAAATCATATGCTTTTCCTGTTTTACGGTCTAGAATAAAAGGAATAGTATATGCATTTAATGTAGGATCAGGATTGATGGTTAAGATTACTCCATTAAACCCAAATGTATTTTCAATACATTGTTCAATATCTCTCAGTGTCTTATCTTTACTAAGTTTTATATAAGAATTAAAGGATTTCAAGGGTTTATCTTTTGCATATTTAGTTTTAAATTTTATAAAAAGATCTTCTATTTTGAGTACATCGTTTGTCTTCCCAAAATAAACTTCATTTAAAGATATCATTATATATCATACTCCTATTTATTTGAATTGATTATAGTAAATGCAAAATATTTAGCAATTGCTTTATGGTAAGAAAGCTTAGTTGCTATACGGTGTTTACGTTTTCTATATTGTACAGAGTTATCGTCTAATAACTCTTCCATTATATCTTTAATCCTATTCAAACTAGGATCTTTAGTATTTGGTTTGGGTTGAATAGTGAATTTTAAGAATGCTACTGTAGCGATATCTTTATTATTAGCTTGTGCAAGATATGTAGCAATATATAAGGTTATAAGTTCCTTTATCTTATCAAGATTTTCAGGATTGTTTAAAATAGTTTCCATCAAAGCAGATAATTCTTGAACTCCAACGTTACCATCTACACACATAGTACAAGTTCTATAATCTATCTTAGTAGTATTCAAAGTATTCATTGTATTTTCTACATACTGCTGTAGTTTGAATGAATCATTTGTAGAAAGATTAAAAGTTGAATCTCCAGATCCTTCATCTGGTAATTGATCTTTTTCATATAAGATACCATCTTTATTTTTATATGCTTCATAATATAGAGAAGCAATATTTTTCATAAAAGATTTAATACGATTGAATAGCTGTTCATTTACATATACTGTATCTTCATCATCAAAAGATTTAAACATCTTTTCATAAGAAGTAATCCAAGTGTTATTTATAGATTTAATAGCACCTATGACACTACCTTTAGATTTAAGATCGAACTTTTGAGAAAGCATATGATTCACAACATATTCCATTATGTATCTATATTTAGATGGAACTACTACTTTAAAGAATTCGTAATGGATAATCGGATAGAACTTAGCTGAGAAAGCAAGATATATCATAGCCAATTCTAAATTTGTTTTATCTTTCTTTAAACAAAAATATCTTACAATACAAAGTGCTACAATAGTAACAGTATCTTTAGCAGATGCTGGTTTAAAATGAGCATGATTTGCATAATAAGTATTTCCAATACCAGATTTAATCTGAACTTCGGTTATTTTTAAAGCTTTAAACAATTCTTGCTTATCTTCATCTCTATAATAGATTCTATCAGCAGGAACAGTATCAAATAGATATTGAGATCGTTTTGAAATAAAATTAGACAAACATCTTTTCCAAGAAATAAGATTCTTTTTTAGGCTATCCTCAATGATAGGATAAACCTCTTTAAGAATGGCAGATGTGTTAAAATTCTTCTTTTTTGGCATTGTAGGATAAACCTCCTATCAGATTATATGAATGTCTTAAAGTAAAAAAATATGGGGTTTACAAAAAAAAGAATGAACCCCATGGATGGGGAATGGAGGCTGTTATAATACCTTGTAAGTAGTAACAGAATCCATGAGGTTCAAACCTGGAAAGGAAGTGGTAAGGAGTGTAATTGATTGTTTGTAGTGTTTTGAGCTTTTGTGAGTGTCGTCCCATGGAATAATCAAGTAGATTAAACTTTATACCTATTACCAGAGGGGGATGTTTAATCGATATGCATATAGCATATTTGACTATTCTGTATTTAGTTTAATGGTTGTCGAAGCCATTAAACCCCATTATTAAAGGTTTGAAAGAGGAGATTAGATTCTTTCATTTCTTTCGTACACTCCTTACCACATTAATAATATATAACCAAAAAAATAATTAGGTATGAGAGGATTTCTCTCATACCTATTGTGTTATGATATATGAACTCTATTTGTAATATTGAATAATTTGGTACCGCATCCTACTGTGCTTCCTTCAGGAATATCAGAGACTTTGATTTCATCTTCTTTTCTTCCTTGTATAGAATGCAATACATTGTCACTTCTTAGAGGAGCTATGAAGATAATACTGTCATCTTTCTTAAGTTTAATAATTCTATCTCCAGCTTTTCCTCTATTAGATCTCTTCACAATATCAAGAGATATTTTATTTACATATCCATTCTTTGTAACAACAACGATATCTGTCATATTAGGTAATACAAAGCTCATACCATCTATAACACTTGCTGCTGTTGATACTCTATTACCCTTGGTAGATCTTTTAAGATAAGGAATTTCTTTAGGATGGATTCTAAGAACTTTAGTTCCTGCATATACAAGAATATCCATCTTTTCAGGACCCACTAAGATTCCTTGTACATAATCATTTTCATCTAATTTACTATAGATGATACCAGAAGGAGGAGCAGTTAATACATCTGTAATATCAATCTTCTTGATATATCCTTTTCTACTAACTACAAACAGATAGCTATGTGTTTTAGATTCTACCATCTTATTCAAAGTAGATTCAGGAATAGCACAAGCTATATCAGGAGTGAGATACTTGTTTAATAATCGAATATCATTACCATTTGAGTTCTTATCTGATAACGGTATTTTATGTACAGGAAGCTTAAACACTTTTCCTAAAGAAGAGAATAATACAACGTCTTCATCATTCTCAGCTTTTGTAATAAATTTAATTTCATCTTTATTAAGGGCTGTAATATTTTCATTTTCTCCGATCTTCTTTACATACCCCTTCTTTGTGAAAATAAGTCTAAATGTACCAGGAGCTATACCAGAAGCTTCTGATTTAGAAATAAGATGACACATGCGTTTGTTATTATACTTTCTCTTGATTTCCAACATTTCATCAATGATAACATGGTCAATCTTTTCAGGATGGATAAGGATATCCATAATTTCTTTTACTTTTGCTTCTAATTCTTTTAATTCCTTTTCGTATTTGATACGATATCCTTCTGTAAGTTTACCAAGATCATATTCTAATAAAGACTTAGCTTGAAGGTTTGTAATCTTTAATTGGCTAGATGTATAATCTATAAGTTCTTGTCTATCTGTAGTCTTCTGTTTACGAATCATATTGATTACATTGTCTAATTCTTTCTTATGAGATAATACATACAACAAGAACTTTCTTTCATGAATAGAAGTCTTGTACTTCTGAAGTATAGAGTTAAACTTTCTAGCAACACTTGTTCTTCTAAAGTTAATGAAGTTTAATAAGTATTCCCTGTAATTCATATAACAAAGTTTATTGTCTTTGATTACAATGATTCTAACCTGTCTAGTCTGTCTAATACTTGTATTAGCATACAAGAACTCTTTGGCATAATTAGGATCAATATTATCTTTAAGCTTAATTACTTCTTCAAATATAATTTCTCCAGTTTTCTTATCTCTAGTTGTTCTAGATACATGATCTTGAATAAAAGGAGCAGCTCCTGAAGTTACTAATTTTACAATGGATTTATAAACTGAATCAAAGTATACGAAGTCAGGAAGCGATCTTATAAACAATGCAGGCTTCTTATCATAAGTACCTGTTTCTATAATCCCCTGAGATATATAGGTCCCATTACCTGTTTCATTAATTGTTTTCCAATCTGTATCGATAATTTCACAAGGCATACATTCATCAGGTATTAAACAGAACTTATGATTAGGATTCTTAATAAGTCCTATAGTAGCATCTATTACTTCACCAAGATTATGAGAAGGAATAGAAGTTTTTACACCTACAGCAATCCCTACCTGTCCTAATACTAGTAATGCAGGAATTCGTGCAGGTAAATATAGCGGTTCTTTACAACGTTTATCATAATTATCTACCCAGTCTGTAGAATTAGGATCTTCATAGATATCTTTGATAAATACATCAGTTGCAAATTTACTAATTTTGCATTCAGTATATCTAGGTGCTGCTGCTTGATTATTTGCTTTACTTCCCCAAGAGCCAGATCCTTCCATAGTAGGATATTTGGTAGCAAAGTCATTGATCATATTTCTAATGGCATCATTTACAGCTGTATCCCCATGAGGATTATATTTACGAATAACCTGACCCATGATATTAGAAGTCTTAATAAATCCTTGACCTCTAAAATCATTTGCAGCACAAAACAGAATTCTTCTGATAACAGGCTTTAATCCATCAATCATGTCAGGAATGGCTCTGTTTCTAATAACATAGATTGCATAGTCTCTCATATCTTGGTTAGATTGAGTTGCTATATTTACATCTATAACTCTTTCTGCCATCAATAAATCTCCTCTCGGTGTTTTAAATTAAGCATATAAGGCTTAATCTATAATATTAGTTTTTGGAATTTGTTATTATTCTCTATATTATAGTTATACCTCCAATACATTAGTATTTCAAATCTATAATATATCACTATATAAAGAATTAAACCCTAGAGCCTTTGTAGCTCTAGGGTAAAAAAATTAATAGATCATTGTTTTTGTATCACTTGATAATTCAGGACCCACTTTATTATGAGATGGGTTAATTCGTTCTTCTTTATATCTTCTTAGAATTGTGAGATTTTCATTGATGTAGTTATTGTCTAAATATATGATAAGATAACACTTTGTTGATTTTATAGGTTGTTTGAATTTGATCTCGAATTTATTCCAATCTATCTCTGTTTTTATAAATTCAAAAGAGTTATAAATCTTAAGATCTATAAATACTTCAGGAGCAATAGCTATAGATTTAGTATAATCTACAATATCTCTGAGATCTCCTATCAATCCATCAAATTTTATAGACATTAATTTTCCATCTTTTATATCTTGAATTTCTTTTTCGTCTGTAAATTCATATTCAGATTTGATATTCCATTGCCATCCCTTTTCATTATGAGGAGGTATTCTAGAAGCATTCATAAGAGAAGTAATAGCAGATGCCTTATCTAAAGTAGTACATTGTACATTATCTCTTACTTTAAGAGAATAATATGCATAGAATTTTGGAGAGGGAAATCTTACGTTAGTATCAAATGAAATACCATAGTCAGTCTTAGTTTGACCAATATCAGACCCTTGGTCTATATTGATTTCATTTGTCTTAATATGAATAATAGTCTGAGGTACTTTTAGGAAGTATTCCATATTATGTGTAGCTGCATTGAATTTATATAATACAGGAAGTCTGGAATGGGAATTGATATAGTGTAAGAATTTAGTTACTTCTAATATATCTCCATCTTTAATACATACACCAAGTGCATCTTCTGCCAACTGATTCATGAGTTCTTTAGGAAGCGGATAGTCTATATCGTTGTAATGTTTCTGTGTTCCTCCGGCTCTAAATGCCATTTGACACATTTTGGCGATATCTAATTGCATTCCTCGTCCATTAAACCTCATTCTATAGTTGAAGTTCATAAGAAGCATTTCCATAGTCATAGAAATAAATAGACTCTTGTCTCTGTCTATAAACCATGCATCTCTATAAGTGCATCTATTCGTATATAATAAAAGACCCATATTATGAAGATCTATATTTTCTCTATTAAACGAGAAGTCTAATTCAGGAGTAATGGTAACAGCAGGTTTGTTTACTGCTATCATATCTTTAGTTCTTCTTCGTCTAAATGGATTCAGCATGTGTTCGGAATCTAACCATGTTGTTTTAAAAAATTTATCTCCAAATTTATCAAAGAACCAAGCTCTCATGTATTCAATACAACAAGAGTATGCTTGATTTACAGAAGGGATTATAAGATTTGTTTTTAAATTGTGTTCATAGCTCTTTTTGAGTTCAAGATTTACTAACTTACCACTATCTTTTAACTCTTCTAATTCTATATTAGATAATATTTTTACATTATCTTGATCCATTTATATTCACACCTCGTTTCCGTATTATAAAGATGTGACAAAAAATAAAAAACAACATAGCCTGCCCAACAGGGCAGGTTATTAAACCACTAATCACTGATATAATATACAATCATTTTTTGAAAGATTATCACTAACGCCATTAAGACGTTAGTGATAAAAAGTGACAATTATCAATATTAACAAAATCATGGAAAAACAAAATCTATATTTATCAGGTAACTATGAATGCAAGGATTAGTCGTTATAGGGTATGCAAAACAAACTATTTTGATATATATAGTTATACGTAATACTTGAAAAATAATAAAGGTATTGCTAAGGGTAGCAACTATACCAGATAAACATTTGGCCTATTTAGATAGCCTAGTAACCACTCTTCGTGGAATCCTTTTATGGTATAGATTTATTTAACTTTTATAAATTTAAATAATTATACTTTTATAAGGTTAGATGTTTAATAACCTTCTATTTATATAATACTGTCGGATATAAACCCTAGAAGGGAGAGGGCTATAAATATTTAAAAAGTTAATTGTTTATAGAGTTAAATGTTTTTCAGTTTAGGTGATACGGATTACCTTTCGGCCACAACATAGTTCCATATCTGACTATGCGACAATAAAGTGCAATACTATTATCGTCATCTCTTATTATCATCTAATTAAGTATAGAGAGTCTGTAGATCATACCGCTAAGGTATGGAATCGATAAATTATAAAAGTAGAGTTTCTTGATATTTAAAGAGAAAAGAAACTCTATAAAAGAACCTCTCCTAAATAACTCTATGTTTAATGCTTCCCTAGCAATTTAAAAATAAAGATTAATATGTAAATTCTACTTTAGTAGCAGCATTTACTTCAGATAAAGCAGAATCAATGGTTGCAATATAGTTGTTTACCATATCAATGAATTTACGAACCTTTACTCCATCAGCTACTTTGAGAGGATCAAGTATCTTAACTTCATTATCTTTACGAGCCTTTTCTTTTGCTTCATCAATATCCTTGGCAGTAAAGTTTCTCTTCATTTCAACAGGGAACTTTCTATCAAGTTCCTTTTCTACTTCTTCTTCAGCTTTTTCATCAAATTCTTTTTTCTTAAGAATTTCTGTTCCATATTTAGAACCTAAAGAACGTGCAAGTGAACTAAGAACATCAACAAAATATTTCTTTCTAAGAATAGCTTCTGCAATAGTAATTTCTTCTTCTCCTACTTCTTTTCCACTAAATACGTCTTTAATAGAAATAAAAGCAGGTACACGTACCATTGTAGCAGCATTAGCTTTTACTCTAGCAGCATTTAATGCTTTAAAACGAATAAGGAGAGCATCAAATTCATCAAAGTATGCAAGAGTATTCTTTTCTGCATCTTCGATACTAAGAGGCCCAATAAACTTATTATAATCAAAATAATAAGAAATAAGGTTGAATTGTTTTGCAGAAACGATTTCATTAAGACGTTTTGCAACCAATTTTTGTTCAGAGATTAATTTAGCAATGCTCATTGTTTCAGTAGTAGCCATTACAATATCCTCCTATATAATAAATACTAAACGTTAAAAATAACTAATTAATTGTATATAGTATTTTTATTTATTATAATAAGCAACTATGAGATTCTGCTAAATTTTCCCAAAGAATAACTTCATGATTCTTCTTAGCATTATTATCTTTTTTCCACAGATCAAAGGTCTTTTTAAGATTTATTAATCTTTGATTAGATGATCCTCTAAACTTTAAAGATATATCTTTTTGTTTAATTATAAATTCTCCATCTACTAACACATCACAATTATGGAGAAGACTTTCTGTTCCACTATATCCATAATTTACAAATTTTTCTTTCTTTATTCTAGTTCCAACCAATTCATCCAATTTATATCCAGAATAAACCCATATATTTTTTGTATCTTTAAATTCTTCTCTTATTTCTTCTACGAATCTTCCCAAGCATTGCACATTTTTGTGTTCAAATGGTTCCCCACCAAGAATGGATAATCCAGATATATAATCTTTTCTTAAGCAATCTTTTATAAGTTCTTTTTCTTTAAAAGTAAATTTTTTACCAAAATCAAAATCCCATGCTTCTTTATTATGGCATTCAGGACAATGTCTAGTACAACCAGATACAAATAAGGTGACTCTAACCCCTTCACCATTAGCTGTATCATATGTCTTTATTTCACCGTAATTCATATTTATCTCCCAATTAGAATATCTAGTGTATCATAAAGATACACTAGATATAGTTTATTTAGTTTTATAAATGAAGAACTCTATCATGGATTTCATTAGTTCTACCATAATTCCACATATTGTTTCCTAAATATCCACATGTTCTTCTTACAATACTCATTTCTTTAGGATCATGGTTTCCACAATTAGGACAACTCCAAATCATTTCACCAGTTTCTTCATTTTTATCTAGCTTAATTTCTCCTTCATAACCACATTTATAGCAGTAATCAGATTTTGAATTGATTTCTGCATAAAGGATATGATCATAAATATGAGAAAGAACTTTCATAATAGCTTCAACATTATTAAGCATGCTAGGACTTTCTCCATATGAAATAGCCCCACCTGTACTAAGTTCTTGGAACTGAGATTCAAAGTTGAACTTATCGAAGATACTAATAGGTTCGGTTACATGAACGTGATAAGAATTTGTTACATAAGGTTTATCTGTTACACCTTCTATAACACCAAACCGTCTTTGATTTGCCTTAGCAAATTTATAGGTAGTGGATTCCAAAGGAGTTCCATAAATAGCATATCCTAAGTGTTCTTTTTCTTTCCATTCTTTACATTTTTCATTCATGCGTTTCATAATATCAAGAGCAAAAGGAGTAGCTTCAGGATCTGTATGAGATTTCCCAGTCATATATCTTACAGCTTCATATAAACCAGCATATCCAAGAGAAATAGTAGCATAACCACCAACAAGAAGTTTATCTATTGTTTCACCAGGTTTTAATCTAGATAAAGCACCATGTTGCCAAAGAATAGGAGCATAATCAGAGGTGGTTCCTTTTAATCTATTATATCGAACCAATAATGCTTTATGAACTAATTCCAAAGCTTCATCAAACTTCTTCCAAAATACTTCTTTGTCTCCTTTAGACGATAATGCTACATAGGGAATATTAAGAGTTACTACTCCCATATTAAATCTTCCCCAATATTTATAATTTCCATTTTCATCTTTCCAAGGAGAAAGCATTGAACGACAATTATGTGAATTTATACCAGATACATCGAATCTATCAGATTCTGTTTCTACATCGTATTCATATTCCCCAATATTCCCTAAAAATTCTACAGATTCTACAGTGTATTCCATTTTAATCGGTCTTACAGGTATATTTTTATTAGCAGTTATTTTTTTATTTGAAGCAAGATAATTTTCCAAAATAGAATCCATATATAAATCTATTCTATATCGTATCTTATCTTTATATTGTGATCCCTTATAAAAATTAGGATAAATATCTCCTGTTAAATTTAAAAGATTTCCTAGCAACAATTGCTGTATTGCTAATTCTTTATTGGTAGAACCAATATGCATTTTATTTTCTGTTCTATCTTTTCTAAAATATCCATCTGCATCCATCATTCCAGATAAAAATGCATATTTTTTATTGATATCAAAAGAGGAGAATACAATATTAGGGATGTGTCTATTTATCTTATTCCTACCTTCAAAAATAGATTCTAAATAATTACAGAATTTTGTATTATAAGAAAACACTTCTAAATAGTTTCCTTTTTCTCCTCTATTCCATTCTTTTAAATTAGCTTTTAACCCTAAATTTTTTTCTATAATAGTTATTGCTTTATCAGCAATATCTTTTTCATCTAACCCAAAGGTTATACTTAATTTACCATTATCATAATTACCATCACAAAGAATAAGCCCAAGAATCCAAGATAATTCTTCATTAATACTTTGATTGTCTTTTATTTCTCCATATTGATATATTGAAGCAAAAACTTTGTCTCCAGGTTTTAAATCTTCTACTACTATTCTTCCTCTTTGAGTTGGTAACGGATGATCACTTGTAAGTGTTAATACTCTTCCATTAAACTTTACTCTATTCCAACGATTATAATCATCATTTCTTATAAACTTCTTAACTTTTACAAATCCATTTGAAGATGAATCAAAGATAAGCATATTTTCGGGAACAATAAATTCTGATTTAGCTCCTATCAATTTAATCATAGATCCACCATATATAGATACTAATCTATCCCATGCTCTTTCAAATGATTCTACAAATAATTGATTATTGAGCTTATAAGTGATTACTTCTTTCCCAAATACAGCCCCCATGGGGATTACAACTGTTCCTTCTTTTAATTCTTTCATCTTCTTTTCTGAAATATAATCAGGAACCATTCTTTTAGCTGTGCATTGAGCTGCCATTATTGTGAGATAGTAATATTCATCACCTTCATGAATATTATCATCTTGTAATACATAGATAAGTTTAGGGAATGTAGGAGTTACATATACACCTTGTTTATTCTTAGTTCCTTTATATCTTTGACGAAGAGTTTCTTCTATGATCATAGCTAAGTCATGTTTTTCTTGTTCATTCTTAGCTTCATTTAAATACATAGATTCTGTTATAAACGGTGCTTGACCATTTGTAGTCATAAGAGTTACAATCTGATATTGAATAGTTTGAATACCAGATTTGATTTCTCTCTTAAGTCTTTCTTCAGCAATTTCTTTGATCTGTTCTTCTGTAAGAGTAGCACCAGAAATTTCCAGTTCTTCTTTAATATTGTTGATAATCTTCTTACGAGATACATCTACAAAGGGAGCTAAGTGAGCTAATGAAATAGTAGCACCACCATATTGTGAAGATGCCACTTGTGCTATAATCTGAGTTGCAATATTGCAAGCAGTTGTAAATGAATGAGGAGTATCAATCTTTGTTTCAGAAATTACTGTACCATTTTGCAACATATCTTCGAGATTAATGAGACAGCAGTTATGCATCTTTTGAATGAAGTAATCCATATCATGAAAATGAATTAATCCTTCATTGTGTGCTTTTTGAATATCTTCAGGAAGTAAAAGTCGGTTACTAATATCCTTACTATATTCCCCAGCAATATAATCACGTTGAGTAGAATTGATTGTCGGATTTTTATTTGAATTTTCTTGAAGAACTTCTTCATTCTTGCAGTCGATAAGATTAAGAATTTTTCTATCAAGATCATTAGATTTTCTCATAAGAGCATGTTTATATCGGTAAGTAATATACTCTTTTGCTAATCTATATCTTCCCAAGCTCATAATGCAATCTTCTACCATATCTTGAATTTCTTCTACAGATACAGCTCTGTCTAATTTAGCACATTTGTAATTAATCTTTTCAACGATTTCATCAATCATCTTAGGACTTAATTTATCTGAACCTTCATATGCATTATTGGCTTTATTAATAGCCTCACAAATTTTATAAGCATCAAAATGAACTTGCGACCCATCTCTTTTAATTACATACATAATTTATTTAGCCTCCTAATAGGATTTTTATTTTAGAACCATTTTGGTTATTCAAATGTATTTATTCCTGTACTAGATAAAAAAATATAACATGTACAAAAATACTATATTTTGTATACAAAACTTATTTGATCTACATTGGGTAGATTATGAAATAAAGTTCATATTATTAATTAATAAAAAAATAAAGAGGACCATTTAAGTCCTCTTTATTTTATTTTGGTTATTTTTTCATTTCCTTTTCTGCTTTTTCTGCCTTTTTCTTTTTACTATACATCGTAATCATATAGGCAGTAAACAGAATAATCAATGTATGAAGTTGTGTAACATAATCTAATAGAGTATAGATTAGGCTACCAATTTTTGCGGCACTGCTGGGATTTTTCTGATTTTCCATGATAAAGAACATGGGAGTGCCATCCTTAGACATGCCTTCATATCTAACTTTCAAGCTGTCAAGATGACCTTCCTGATCAGATAAGAGTCGATACATCAATGCTTCTTCTTCCTTTGTTTCAGCATGAATGATGACACTATAATCTAATCTTTTATAGTCTCTATCATTAAAGTATCTTTCGAGACCTTTATCAGAAAGTATAGCTGTGCAAACGCCATTCTTATTTATCCCTGCAGGGGAAGCAATATACGCATCATGAATATCATAATATCCTCCAGAAAACTCTTTGTTAGCACTATTCTTATTAGTACTAAAACATGTGATTATCCTTCCGGTACTTTCGTATTCATAGTTATGGGCTATATTTGCACCTTCCATAAAGCCCATTAAAAATGTGCCTACAATAGATATATAGATAACTAAAATAAACCCAAAAATAGCTTGGACTTTGAACAAGTCATTTTCAATACCAAGTTTACTTGCTATTTTCTTGGTAATGAATAAGACCGGTTTTAAGAATAAATCTGCAGCTTTATTAGATGCAGATTTTTCTTGCTGAACTTCTTGACTTTCTTCGACTTTCTTAGAACTTACCTTTCCGTACTGGACGTGCTTCTTTTCTTCCATGATCTTAATCTCCTTTTTTAAAAATGAAATAAAGTTTATAAAAAAATGATTTAATAAACAACGTTGCTGGTGAGTGGTTCACCATATGTTGTTTTCCGATGGGCTTGAACCCAACTCATGTAAATAAGTTTATCAACTTATTTATTCATTCACTACTATAATATATAATTATAAAAAAAAATAGATTACAGTCCTAAGGCATTAAACCTTAGGACTAAATTTTAGTTATTATCATCAATTTGATCATCAGACAAAGTATCATCTTTTAGTTCATTAGGAAGGTAAAGAAATACACTTTTTAAATGATTATTATAATCATCATAACTAAAAGGCATTTCTTTAGCATATATATCCATACGTTTATCAAAACCAGTAGAGCATTCAAATCTCATATTATCAAGAAGAAATACACTATTTCTTACAATAGCATATAATTTATTCTCTACATAATCTTCCATAAACATTTTTATATCTTTGTATCTAAATATATGAACAAGTCTATCTTTTTCTTTTTCATATAAGAAGTATATAGTTGCTTGATCTTTCTTCATTTGTTTAACCCAATCAAGATGATTAGGAAATAGACTCATATAATCAAAGGGAAGAAGATTATCTAAAAAGAAATCAGTTAAAAATTCTTGATCATCGATAATCTTTCCATAGTCTCTTTTAAATACAGTACTGATTTCATTAAAAGGAAGTTCTATAAGAGTTACACCAAAATCTTTAATATATACATCATAAAACTTACCAGTGCTTTTTAATTTAACAGCATAAGAAGGGGAATAGTAGTCAGGTGTTCCTTCTTTCATGCAATAATAAATAGCACTTATATCAGAGATTCTAAATTTTATTTCATCATCTGTATCTGTTTCTAAGATTAGTTTATCATCTTTAGCCTTTGCTTTAACAAGTCTTAACCATTCTCTAAATTCTAATTTTCTAGGTTTGTATTTCTTTATCTTATCTTCTTTCTTCATATGTTTTATGCTCATATAATATACCCCATTATAAAAAATAAAGGGTGTATTAAAACACCCTGATTATTATTCGTAATCTTCTGAATCAGTATACTTATCATAATTCTCTTTAATAGAATCTCTAGCCCATCCATTGAGATTATTAGGCTTATCATCAAATACCATTATATCTGTGTATTTAAATTCAGGAACAAAATTAGGTGTTCCAGGATTACCAAAAGCAGGTTCTAATTTATCGTTTTTACTAGGATCGTTATCTACTATATATACAAAAGCAGTATTTTGATCTAACCATTCTATTTTATGTGCAAACCCATGTCTTAATTCACCAGTAATGTCATCATTATATTGAACTTGGTTTTGTATTCCATCACCAACTTCAGGAAGCTGGCTAATGTGTCTATGTAACATTCTAATTCCTCCAAATAAAAATAAGGGTATTGGGAATTGACCCAATACCCATTAAATTAGATTACATTTTTATATTTTTCTTTTAATGCTTTTATCTTGATCATTTGTTCAGTACTGTAGTTATCTCTAGATAACCCAATTAAACTATTTAAGTTTATAAGAATATCTTTAAATATATTGATAGAAGGGTTCATCTTTCCATCATCTCTAGAAATACAAAATGCATTTCTAGGAGAATATACAGCTTCACAAGCATCTTTAAATTCTTTATTATAAATCATAAGAATATTAAGTGTATCTCCATCAAACCTTTGTGTTCAAGTGAGTCGCTAATTCACCCAGTTCTCTTATGAACTTCTCAATCGTTAAATTGAGAGCAGACTATATCACATCCATAATATTATGGAGACAAGTACTTCGGGTATGCTTATACCCTACTTCCCGCTACGGAATAGTCGTTGAACCTCTTGATCTTGGATCAAGACAGCTGCTTATTGGACATTGTAATCAACCCTTAGCACCTTTATAAAGATGAAGATAATGGCAAAAATCAATCAATATAAGGCTTTTGTTTCAGCATAGGTCATCTATAGATTTCTTTCCGAGTTTCCTCAACAATTCACACTTATGATTGCTCATTATGTTGTAGTATCTATAGCTTTAGCCTTTTCAAGCAATTCTCTTGTTGTCCTACACATGTTACCATATGTAGGGACCGACCATTAATCAGCTGCTAACCCATCTAAAGTATACACATCGATACCCATTGTATAATCTTGTGTACACCCTACAACTCTTTTATATACAATCGATTGATAGAAAATTGTAGGATTTCGATTAATTAGCACAGATACACGATTTGTTTTTATTAATTCATTAATAATTTGCAAAACCCTAGGATCTACTTTTAAAGATGCATAATACCAAATCTTATATGCTTGAGAATATGTGATATTATAAGACTTCTTTATGATATTTATAAGTCTTTGTTGCATTAAGATACATAAACCGAAATAGGGTAATGTAATTTCATCCATTCTCAATTTAGCATTAGGAACAATAACTGAACGTTCAGAAAATGCAGTTCTTCCTGAGATAATAGATCTCAAAGTACCTTTTTTACCAGATAAGATATCAATGATTTCTTTGGTAAGCTTTCCTATCTTAGTTTGCATATCCCAAAGTACTTGGTTTTGATACTTCTTGTTTCTATAAATAGAAAGATCATCTTTATTTACAATGGCTGCAAGCTTTGCCAATATATTAAAATCAGCATTAGTAGATTCAAAGGTAAAGTTTGTATTTTCTTGTTTTGAAATACGAAGTTGTGTAGTATAAACAGGAATAGAGTGTATAAATACCTTATCTCGTTCTTTTACTATCTTATCATAGAATTCTTTTTTAGCAGGTTTCTTTTTTCTATAATACTCTATGATTTCATCAAATCTATCTCTAAGACCAAGCATTCCTATTCCATCAAAAGGCCCAGTTGTTTCTTCTGATTTCTTTCTTCTTCCATGACTAACCCTTTTAGATTTGGCTTTTAATAAACGTTTATCATAATTCGTCATAGGAAGACCATTTGAATCTAATTCTACTACAGGTTCTATAATTTTCTCTAATGTACTTTTACCTATAAAACTAGATAAGGTAAGATACATCAAAGGATGTATCAAACAAAACTTTTCTTTTAATTTAATCCATCCAAAATAAGTAAAATCTACACCAACAGGTTTTACTTCAGTACCACATACAGGGCAAACCCAATTCTTATCTCCAGGCACAGAGTAAAATGCCCCTTGAGTACAACCATATTTACAAGAATATCTATCAGAATACGGATTAGGGTCTTGTAATGATTTTCCATATCTAGAACTAAAAATAGAATCAATAGAATTTAAAGTTTGTGTTATCTTCATAGGTTCTTTGATAATAAACCCATGACCATTGCTAAGATCTTTCCTACATTCCTCATCAAGATTAATCAATTCAAATTTTGTAAAATAATCAAATATCTCATTTCTAGGGTACTCATTTTCACTATTCCTCATTTTTCTCCTCCTAAAAACGCAAAAAAGATTAATATAAAGTTTTCCTAAATATAAAAAGTTATCAACCAATAGACTATATCAGTCTATTGGTCATATTTATAATATATATCTAATTATATGATTACATGATTTTTAAACTTTTTATATCTTTCTACTATCCATTCAGCTTTTTCTAAGGTAAGTGTAGCGATCTTTACTCTAGAACTCATCTGTAAATAATCTTTTAAGAATAATATGAATTCATCTTCTGTAATATAACTAGTAAGAGAATCATATATCTTAAATACTCTATCTTTAATTTCTTTATATTTAGTATCCAAATTTAATTTTATATCCAAGTGATTTTCAGTTTCACTTTTAATAAGTTCAATATTTATAATATAAGTATCTTCATACTGAATTGCTATGGTAAATATGTCTTTCAATTTCAATCTTTCCTTTCATAAATATTATTTAATGCATTATTCAATTCTATTATAAATTCATCTCTTATACTCATAATTTCATTACTAAGAAGAGTTATACCTTCATTAGTATCACTTTTCTTTTCTAGATTATTTATATAGGTGCTGTATAAAAATAATAAATTCTTTAATGATTCAAGTAATTCTTTGTCAGTTATATTTACATCTTCACCGTATACATTTTTGTTAAATATATTTACCATATCCATTATAATAGCTTTTTTAAAATAGTCTATATAACTAGATACTTTTTCTATATCTATAGCAGCTTTGAGAGGTTCTTTCTTTTTAGGGATGATTAAGTTCTTTATAGCTTTAGCCTTGTTTGATAAGAAGTCATTAGCTTTCTTTACAGCTAATAATACTGTATTTCTTTTGATTTGAACATTAGATTTGAATTCTCCATTTTCATTTGTGAATTCATTAAAGCTATTATAATAATTACTGAATCCATCATCAGTTAATTTATAAAATATAGCCATTCTTATTCCTACATCATTTAGTTTTTTGATATACATAATTTTTGCTTTGCTAAGATTTTCTAAATCTTCTTCTTTACCAAACGGTTCTAATGATTTAGGAAATAGAGTTGTGTAAAGATTTAGATAAGAATCAAAAAAAGATACAGGGGTTTGCTCCTCATTAGCTACAGTCTGTACATTTCTATATATGATTTCCATTGTTTCTATATACTTATCTAAATTTATATTATTTAGATCAGCTTCTAGTTGATCTATAAAAAGGTCATCATTAAAAGAATTATTGTTTTCTTCCATTTAGTTGGCCTCCTATAAAAATTGGTATTGGCGACATTTAAATAATTTCTTTAATTCGGAAGGGGTTTATAATGAAAATAGAAAAACGTTTTTCTAATAAAATAACAGATCCTAAAGATATTGAATATCTTATTGGAATCAAAGAAGAAGAATGCACCAAACTTTCCTTTGCTATGGATATGTTTGGTGATTTCGATGATAAAAGAAGATTCAATACATATGATACAGTAACTATTCCCTCTGGATCCTATGGTCCAGAAGGAAATAAAAATATAAATCCTATCAATACCACAGTAGGTATATGGGTTTTTAATAAAGCTTTTATTGAAAAAGAGTTATTTGATTTATTTGGGTATATAAACAAGCCTATTACTAGTAAAGTCTTTAAAGAAATAAATAAAAAAATGTCTTATGCTGTAATGGAAGATAAGTTACCTCTTGATGCTATCAAGAGATATATTATGAAGACAGAAAAATTTCAACCGTATTGTAATATCTTATCTACTTCTATTACAGAAAATATGCTTAGTATTCCTAAAGCTATTGCTAAGAAAAAGCAAGAACTTCTTAAGAAATACGAAAAAGAATTAGCTACCAATGACCCTATTGTGTCTCAGAAGATTGAAAAAGAGCTTATTGAAGAATGTAAAGTATTATTAAAAGACGATCCTTCTGTTGATATGATCAACTCTGGGGCCAAAATAGACTGGGGTAATAACTTCAAGAATATGTTTGTAATGAGAGGAGCTTCTAAGAATCCTGATCCTCTTAACCCTAATGGAGATTATACTATTATCAAATCTGATTTTATGACTGGTATAGCTCCTGATGAATATGCTGCGTTTGCTGATTCTCTTACTGCTGGTCCTTATGCTCGTGCTAAGAAAACAGCAGATGGTGGTGCTATGGAAAAGATTTTCGTCAAAGCCTTAGAACATTTGTATATTCTTCCTGCTGGTAGTGACTGTGGTACTAAGAGAACAAAATCTGTTACTTTAACAAAAGATAATATTGATGATTGGATGTATTCTTATATTGTAGAATCTGGAAATAGATTGGTTGAACTTACATCTGATAATAGAGATTCTTATTTAGGTAAAAAAGTAAAATTTAGATATTCTGGATTATGCGAATCTGAAAAAGGAATCTGTAATAAATGTGCTGGTAATTTGTTTACTAGATTAGGAATTAAGAATGTTGGTGTAGCTTCTTATGTAATTCCTGCTAGTATTAAACTTAAATCTATGAAAACCTTCCATGATAGTACAATAAAAATATTTGATATGGGAGATTATGGTTATAATAAAATATTTGGATATGAATAAAAATATTCTCCATACTCAAAATGAGTATGGAGTTATTCTTTTCATAAATACAAATATCCAAATAAGAGTAATAATATAGGAACAAAAACTATAATAGAACTTAAAATACCTTCTATTTTACTATCTTTTATCTCTTGATCTATATCCAAAATCAACTGATCTATATATTCGGCAATTGGAATCATCTTTTCCTCTTCCTTTCCTCCCCTATTATTAATAAGTATATTACTTTTTAATTTTTTAATTTCGAGCAATTTATTTTTATTGTGTTGTTTCACATTTACATCAATCCTTTAATAAAAAATACCCATAGGAGATAGTATCTCCTATGGGATTATAATATATAATTTATATTATATGTTTTTTAGAAATAGATTCTATAAATAATATCCCAAGAAGCTCCTCTATCATTCAAGAACTTGTTAGGGAAGTTGATTCTTGTAGCAGGTCTGATATCTTGGAAATAAGTAAATCCATCTTCACCTAATTTTTCCCAAGCTAAACAAAGACTGATACAATTAAATCTTGAATCATTAATACCTGTTGTATTAATAAAGTAATCACGACCATCATCTTTAGTTACTACTAAAGTATTTTCAATAATAACTTGAGCAGGAAATTCAGATTGATCATCATAAATAGAAGAATCAATAGGAGTTCCATCTTCTAATTGTTTTCTAATAGTAGGTTCGCTATCAAACTTTTTAAAATAATAAGCAATGAACTTCTTATCTGTAAAAGTCTTTTTACCAAAATAAACTTGACGTTCATCTTGATCTAAATCTTTACCATCAGGAATATATTGGAAAGGAACCATATCTTCAGGTGCAATCCATTTCTTGCTATCTACTTCATATTTTAAAGCAGATTCTCTATTACAACCAGAAGTACCCATACAGAAAAGAGATACATAATAATTATTTAAATAATCATTGTTAGAAACATTTTCTGTATTGTCTAATTGTAATCTATTATTATACGTAGGGGTAATAAATACTTTATCATGTATATCAAACATTTTCATTGCCATGAATTCAGATCCAGGAATCAGGGTTTTGTTATGCCCTCTAAATAATTCCAATCCAGTATCATGGTCTTTAATAATTACTTCTGTTTTAAGACCATTAGGATGGCCTTCTACTAAAGAAACTAATTCATCTGACCCATTGGAAATTACTTCTTCTTTAGGGATATATTTTTCTTTAATATTCACTTTATATCCTCCAAACTAAATTTATTGAACAATTACATATTTGTCTTTGGGTAATCCGCTCTTATCATCAAAATCAAGAGGAGGATTCTTAATCTTAACAGATTGAGTTAAGCCAGTACAACCAACAAACATGTCTGTGCAAGTTAAGCAAGATTTCATATCAATTATACCATCTATCTTTTTAAGAGAGGTACAACCAGCAAACATCATGGAGAAATCTTCACACTTAGAAGTATTGAAAGTGGAAATATTGATACTTGTTAATTTAACATCCATTGCAAACATTTCAGACAAGTTTGTTGATTCATCAGTTCTAATTCCATCAAGATCAATATTTTCTAAGTTATTATTGTATGCAAACATACCATCCATCTTTACAGCCTTGCTTGTATCAAAACTAAGATTAGGAATGGTTTTTAATTTACTCATAGCAAACATGTATGTTGTACCAGAAGCTGCTTTTCCTCTTACTGCATTTATTAAATTATTATTTACCGCTTTAAGTTTAGAGTATTCTTCAGAAGAGGATACAAAATTCTTAAAGTTGATAAAGTTTGTATTAATAGTAAATCTAGCATTCAGATCCATTTCAGTTGTATTTGCTGTTACTACAGTATACTGATGCTTAGCTAATCCACTATTTAAATCAAAGTCTGCAGGAGGATTCATAATTGTAATATGCTTTAAAGCAGCACAACCATCAAACATTCCTGTGCAGTTAGTACAAGATTTCATATCAATTATACCATCGATAATTGAAAGACTTGTGCAACCAGCAAACATTCTTGAGAAGTTTGTTACATTAGTAAAGTTTAATCCACTAAAATCAAGATATGTCACCTTAGCACAATTTTCAAACATAGATTCTGTTGTAGTTGCATTGTTTGTATTTAAGAATCTAACTATTGGAAGAGAGGTAGCATTTTTACAATCTCTAAACATTTTTGAAAAATCAGATACATACCTTGTGTCAAATTGGATTAGAGGGAAATCTACTACTCCTTCCCAGCCATCAAACATACCAGATACATTGCATGCCACTTTGTCTTTGATAAGAACAATTCTAGGATAATTTGTTAAAGGCATTTTTAAATTAACACCAAAACTCTTAAGATAATCTTTGAAGTTTGTAAGTTTGGTAAATATACTAGCTCTGCCATCAAAACTATACCCATCATAATCCAAACCAGTTATATTTAATAATCCATCAAACAATGGTCGTTTATATTCAGAAGGAGAATAAGTAAACTTACCTTGGAAAGATTCTGCAGGATTAGTTTCAATGTTTGTTTTAGTAGACCCACTGATTACTGCGTTTATCTCATTAATAAAAGGAGCAAGAGTACCAGATAAAATAGAATTTTCTAACTGATTTTTTACAAATACAAAAGGATCAGAATTCAGTATAATTCTATCAAATGTCTTATAAGCATCTCCAATAGCTGTTCCATTAATAAGATCTTTATAAATGGGTTCTGACCAAATAGCAAAGTTTCCTCTAAGATCTATAGTAATATATTTCTTAAAGTTATTATAATTGAATACAATATCTTCTCTCATCCAAGGACGAAGATCAAATCTATCTTCTATTGTATTTGTTTCTATATTATAGACTTTATCTGATAATGAGAAATAATCTTGTCTATCATCTATTTCATTATCATAAGCAGCGTCAATAACTCCAAATGTTGTATCTTCATCTCTAGATTTACCCCACTCTATTTGAAGTGTGCTATTCTTAGTTAAGAATACTATTTTATATGATTTAAAGAATTCAATCATTCTCATGATATAATTCATTATATCTATTCCTGAATGACCAGCAAAATCATTGAATATATATTTGCAATCGCCCATATATTCGTCTAAGATATAAATTATATCATCAATCATGTTTACTATAATATCTATCTTTTCATCATTATTAGTAATACCTTTTACTCTATTAATAAATTCATAAAGATATTTATCTTTATCTTGTAAGAACTCGGTATAAGTTTTAGCGATAGTCCCATTAGATAATTTAAAATATTCCATATTGAGTTTATAATTCATCAATGCAGAATACATATCACTCCATACTTTATATTCTTCCCAATCTTCAGCATCAAGCATATTTTGACAAATAGTCTGTCTTACGTTCATATTTGTTTTAAATATATTCATGAATTCAGCTAAATCTTTTATTTGAGATTTAGGTGTGATAAAGTCCCAAATAGGGAATTCATCTTCGGTTCTATGCTTTTTACGAAGATATTCTTTAAGATCAGCTAATGAGGTTCTAAAGTTAAACCCTTGAACTATCATGGTCTTAGCAGGATTATCTATTATGAAATCTTCTATACCATTGAAGACGTAAGTGAGTACACTCATAAATATAAATAAGTGAGCTAGTTTAAATTGATGAGTTGTAGATAAAGAAGGAATCTTAACTAAAAGTTTTTCTTCATAGAATTGATCATCATACAACATGCTATAGAAATAACTCATTTGAGTAGAATATTCAGATAAATCCATAATCTGAGTAATTCCATAGTATTTGGTTCTAGCATAGTTCCATTGCTGTTTATAGATCTCATCTTTTACCAACTGATGATTATTCTGTTTATAATCTACACCGTCCCACCAACCATCTCCTTTAACCATGATATCATAGTCACGATAGTTATTAGGATTCTTTAATTTATCACTTACATAAAGTTCATTGATAGGAACTTTACAGAATTTAAGATTTGTAGTGGCTGCATAATCTTCTTCATATACATATCCTACAGAAGAAGTACTTCCTCCATTTTCAGAATAGATATAATGAACAAGTATTCCACCACTGTATTTTACTTTAGCCTCTTCAGGATTGGTAAAGTACATACTTCCATTAAATACATTATACTCTGATTCATCAATAAAGTTATTATTTGCATCTGTAACAAAATACAACCATTGGTTTTCAAAATAATAATCAAACGGAACTTTAATATCTAAATATCCATCTTTACCAATATTTTCAATAGAAGTTAGTAAAGCTTTATTGGTTAATTTAAACTGAGAGTTAAGTTCGTAGAATTTATTGTAGACGAATAAGATGTTTTCAGTACTATCTTCATTAGATACTTGAGATTTATTGAATCCAATATTAAAATTATCTATAATACTCAAATCTGAGTTGCTATGCACTGCACTTTCTGATATAGATAAGAATCCTTGCCCTGTTTGTAAATAAGGGAAGAAAGGATATTTAATATTGAAATCTGCTTTGTTTCTATTAAAAATAGTATAACTCTTTTCTGCTAATTGAAGAGTATATTCGGTATCTCCATTATAGATATAAGTAATATTAACTTTCTGATTTTTCTTTAAATAGTATTTAGATCTTAAGATACGTATATTTGATTTAAGTTTATTAATCTTAAAATCAGAATCTTCTAATAGAGTTCCGTCTATATCAACCACTATCTTATTTCCCTTAGTAATAAAATTATCTATAGGAAATTCTATAGGAATGATATATTCTTTATCTCTAGAAGCAATGAAATGAGTCATAGCTACCTTGATATTGCTATTCTCTTCTAAGGTTCTATCTTTATCCATATAAACTAATTCTACTACAACAGAATCTCCCTTATGAAGAGCTAATGTTTCATTTATAAGAGTAATTCCACTATTGGTAACAGAATACCAAGTTTCAGGAAGATACTTATCTAAGTATTTAAGATATACCTTATATCTAGTAGAGATATAATTCTTGAACGGGAATTCTACATTGAAAGTCGTCTGATAATTTTCATCTGCAACTATAACAATTTCTTTCTTCTTAAGTTCTATCTTAGTACAAATAGAATTAGATGAATAGATAAAGTTAAAGTCTATTACTGTATCTTTAGGATAAGATTCATTAAATACAATATAAGAAACACCAGATTCTATATCTATCTGTACTTCGTATTTATTCTTAGATATGAATCTATTTCCAATAGTTACAAAGAATTTATTTTCATTAGCACAATAATTTATAAAAGGTTCTTTTATAATAAACTTATTTTGATTTTCTTCAGTAGCAATAGTACTAAATTTATCAAATCTTGTACCTGTAAATTCTGAGTAAATAAAGATACAATTTACTTTCTTACCAAGCGTATTTATCTTATCATTAATATGAAGAATATTGTTTTGATCAACTTCATATGTATTAGGAGATAAGAATATCGAATCTACCGTTACAATCAACTGATTTCCTTTTAAGAAGAAATTATTAAAAGGAATAGGATTGAGGTCTATAGAATTAGCTCCTTCAAAACTTTTAACCTTAGTCTTAAAGATATACCGTTTATCTATATTAAATTTAGTAGAATCTGTAGTCTTATCATAATAGAAATCATAGGTTAATTCCTTCTGTCCATCTAATACATTATTGAAGAATCTTACTTTGTTATAATCATAGATTTCATAATCTTCATTTTCTTTAAGAACTTTATTATTTACTCTTATAAATAATAAGTTTCCTTTTTGAAGATAGTAATCAAACGGGAAAGGAATAATACCAGTATATTCAAAAGTAACTGTAGAATTTATGGTATGAACTTCTTGACCTTTGATTCCATACATAACTTCAGAATCTAAGTCATAAACTTTAATAGAAGAGAAATAATTGGTAGATCCTTTGATTTCCTTCATATTTAAGTTTACATAATCTGCTGTTTGTACATTTACTCTAGATCTAATATCTTTATTAGCATAATTTCCTGATAGATTTGCATATGCACTGATATCATAAATACCAGCACCTGATACAGCAGTAGATCCTAATCCACTTGTAGTGTGTAGAGGATCTAAATCTATCATATCTACATCTCCCCATAAAACATCTTGAGAAATAGATGTTTTATCTTGAGAAGGATCTTGCCCAAATAAAGTCAAATCAAACTTAATCTTATTGATAGATGCTATAGTAGAAGCAGCAGCAATTTTAGCTTCTAAATTATTAGAGGCTGTAGGTTTCTTACCTTCTACCATGTATTTAATATTCTTATTGTTGCTATAGATATTTGAATCGTACAATTCAATATCTTTAGGAACTGCATATTCATTTGGAGCTGTAGTTATATCTACTGTAATATGCTGCTCTTCTAGATCCTTATTATAGTTTCCTTTTAAAACCTTTTTAGATTTCCATTCAAACTCATCATGAGAATTTAATAATCTTTGTTTTAAAAGATAATACTTAAAAATCTTAATATTATACTTATTCTTAGTATCAAATAGCTTGATAAGATTAAGCATTTCTGCTGTAGAAGATTTATATTTACAAAGATTATGAATATTTCTACAAAGAGACTTTTGGAAATTTATAGGTATTTCTCTATAATACGGAACTCCATACATAGAAAAGATATATTCTATACATCTTCTATCTAATAGATCTTTTTTAATAATATGAGCTTGTACATCTACAAGCATATCTATCATTACAGAGAGAACAAGATAAATTACCATCATATCATGGTAATTAGGTTCTTCTAATTCCATAGCATAAGAATATACAGTTTCTATAAGAAATCTTCTATTTTGTGTATACTTAATAAGGAACTCTTCCATTACATTAGAATCAACCATAGTTTCATCAGGATGCCACAATATCTGGAAATCAAGTTTCTTTCTTATCTCATAAATATTTAAATCGTAGATTTTATTTTTAAGATATTTATGTTCAGGATACGTAAGAAGAATAGAATCTAATATCCCTAGATCATTTAATTCTTTAATAGATCCATTGGGTAATTCATGCATGAAAGTTAAAGATCTATCATAAGAGAATGAATCGGGAAACATAAATTCAAATTCAGATATAGGTAATCCCCATTCTCCAATAGCAGGCATACCCATAAGATTTCTATAATATTGATTTAATTCCTTATCATGCATATAGGTATCGATATACCATTTTCTAAGCAATTCAGTAAGCTTAGGAGCTATATTTTCGGGTACTCTATATGATTTCCCAAATTCTTCATAAATAAAAATTTGGTGGTTGGTCATTCCAGCTTCTATCATAATATCTCTAGGATATTTGATATTGTCAAACATAGGAAGTTCGACATGGTTTTCTATACAAGAAATATATAATGATGCATTATATAAAGAATCTTTTGTTTCATATTTATCTGCTTTGTTCTGCTCTTTTATAACGCAATTATATGCTAAAATCTTAAGATTATATAGCAATAAATCGATGAAAGGGTTTTGAGTAGATAATTTATCCTCAGAGAATTCAAAAGGCATAATTACTCTCCTTCCTGCCTGATTAAAGTATTTAATCTGATGTTTTCAAACAATAATTTTAAGGACTTATGCTCTAATTTAAGCGTGCAACATATAAATAAGTCACTTTATATATTAAAAAGAAGGGAAAATATAGAATGTATACCAATACTAATCTATTTCCTAATGTATTTGTAGAGAATAAAGAGAATAATCCAATTTTAACCTCTCCTAATGCTGAATTTGATATACAGTTTGCATTAACTAAAGAAGGTTCTTATAACTTAGAGGAGTATAAGGCTTTCTTAGATTCTGCTATAAAGGAATTCAGACATAGTAGAACTTATAAACATTATAAGGCTTACTTATACTCTATAGGATTAGATTGTTGCCAATTTCACCCAAATATAACTGCTGGTAGTGAAGAAGGGGAAGAAATGGCATCATTAGAAATGCATCATTGCATGCTAAATATATATGATATTGCAGTTATCATTACAGAGCATATTTTGAATACATATGGTGCTATAACAGAATTTGATTTATCCGATTTGCTTAGATATGAGCATACTCAAAATAGAATTCCAATCGTAATGCTTTGTAAAACTTGTCATCAAATGTATCATCATAAATCTTTATATGTACATCCAAATATGATATTCGGTAAATGGTGGGAACTTATTGAAAAATATCATAATGGACTAAATAGAGATATTGCTTATAAAATTTTAAATTACTTAAACAATAGTTTAGATGGTAAATTTAAATATAAAGAAGAACAAGCTAGTAAACTATTAGAACTTAGAGACAAACTATACGATTGGTCTACTAAAATGGGAGGGTAAATCCACATGATTAATCTCTATGATAAATACACTTATATCAAATTATCTATTAAATCTTTTTTTGGAAAGATCGCCAATAAAATTTCTAGATTTAAATCTAATCTTCTTTACTCAATAAAAAATAATAAGGGTATCACCATATTTCTTATTGCTTTTATATTAAGCATTGTTCTTGATGATAAAGTATTTCCTTTATTATGGGGTACTATTATTTATTTATTGACGTTGTGTAGAGAAGTATTAGATACAAAAAAAGAAAACAAGAAAATAGATTTGGTTTCTTTTGATGAATATACAAAATTAGATGAAATATTAGATCAATATGTACAAGAGTGTTTTCTTAGAGATGTGGCTCCTTTCAATTTAGAAGCAATACAGAATGAAAAAATAACTAATTCTAAAGCAGAAAATAAACTTATTAATGAACTTAAAGACAGTTTAGCATCTAATATGTCTCCTTCTCTTAGAAGAAAGATTGAACTTTATTATGGAGAAGGAAGAGTGGAATATATCTTATCTATTAAATGCTTAACGTATATTACAAGTATTGCTGCTAATTCAAAACGAGCAATATACAACATCAAACCTTTAAATATACAATAAAAAAATACCCATAGGATTTACATCCTATGGGTTTATTTTCTCTTAAAATATTCATTCATAAATATTTTATATAACTCACGAACTATCTTTTCATTTTCAGACACATCCACATATGATATATCTGATTGTCTTAAAGCATTAGCATAGAAAGAACTATATCCACTTTGTAAGAGTTTATATAGGGATCTAGAATTCATTTCCCGATAGTATTCTATATCTAATGATTTATTTATATATTGAAGATAGAAATCCTTTATGGTATTGATACAATCCTGTATAGATCCAAACTGTGCCATATAAGCAACGTATAATAAAAATTGTATCATATGATTCTTATGGATTATAGGAACTTGTTCTCCCATTCCTTTTAATCTAAAATATTCTAACCTTTGATCAGAAAAGTATAGTAGATCCATATTTGGTAATTTGTAAAAACTAGTATATTCTTTTTTCATCTTAAATTCTAGATGATCAGAAAACTTAGTATGTTTGATAACTCTATCTATGGTTGTTATAGAGTCTTTATCTATATACAAAACTTCTTCTTCATTGAGATCATTCTCTTTAAAGAATTTTTCTCGTATTAGTTTAAATCCATCAGATAACCCTTTAGCTATTTCTTTATTATCTCTTTGAAGTATACCTACAGAGATTTCTCTCTCTTGTTTAGGCATATTAAAATACTTAGTATATTGATCTTTAGTTATAAAACCAGTATCTAATAGAATACTAATATTAGCTTTAGATAAATCGTATTCCCTTATGTGTTTATTTATAAGCCAACCATAAGGGGCTACATATCTATCTTTTAACCAAATTCCCATTATAATTCACCTTTTAGTTCTAATATTCTTAGTTCCTTTTCTTGCTGATAATTATGAAGAAGTTTACTAGGATCTATAAATCTTTTTATCTTATTTACATCCATCATATAATTATTGAATCCTTCTTCTGTTTTAAAATTAGAGGTTGCAAAAGAATCTATATCTCCTATATCATTTATGATATAACTTTGAATAGAGTATCTTTGCTGAATAAATTTAATCAAAGAATCAACCACTACTTCAACATAAGGATTTGAATGATTTGTAATAATTATAACTTCATCCATTGTTTCTACAAGCATCATAATTTTCATGAGCATTGTAAATGAATTTTGATTAGTTAATAACTGAAATGCATACTGCCTATCAAAATCTAAAGTATATTGATCATCATCAAATGTAAATGCAAAAGACAATCTTTCAAATACATTAGGTAGAGGTTCTAATGCTCTAGCCCATTCACCTATCTGTATAACAGAATAGAAATTGAATACTGGTACTACTCCAGATTCTGATTTCATCTTTACATAGTTTAAAAGTTCTTGACTATTTATATTTATAAATTCTAATTTCATAAATATCACTCCTTTCATAATCATAATATATACTTAAATAAAAAAATAAAGAGAACTCATAAAGAGTTCTCTTATATCTTATTGTTTCTTATCGAAAATATCTTCATTAATATCAAGCTCTAAATCAGCGTTGATCTTTTCATTTGCAATGATAATAGGACTCTTGCATCTATAATTAGATCTTACTTCTTCTCTCAATTGTTCTAGATATTTCATAGAAGTTACAGCTGCATCATGTAGGCTCCCAGGTTGATAGTTTATGTCTGATAATAAAATAGACATGGATTCATAACTAGGAGTGCATTCTGCAGGCATTATCATTGCATATTCATATTTATTTATTCTTCCATTAGAGAAAAGAACATTAGCAATTATGAAATCTGTATTAATTTTTCTAATATGGGATACAGATTTGCTCTTATACGGGTTAATTACGATACCAAAAGTTGTACAAAAGAACTCAGCAAGAGTATCCAAGATATGGAACTCAATATCAGGTTCATAATCTGTATATAAGAGAATATCATTTCTCTTTATAAATTTTCTACGCCCATATAATACTTGTAAAATATTTACAATTGATTGTTCTCTTCCTTTATCAGCAAGATAAGATAGATAGATTGACTTTCCCATATTAGGATTTCCATCTATATATGCAGTTATAGATGCAGGAGGAGGTAGCAAATCTGACATTACTACAAGATTGGGAATATTCATAAACCTTGCAGAATCTTCTACATCTACAATCGCTATAACGCAGTACCACGATGCCAATGCATCGGGGATAGCTCCTGCGTCATTGCTACAATTCAAACTACCTTCAAACAAGTCATCATTATAATTCATCGGCAGTTGTCCCATATGTATCATCCTTTTTGAAACCGAAATCTACATAACGATCTGTATATTCTTTACAAATTTCCATCATTCTAGCAGGTGTGTACTTATCCTTAAACTCATCTTTGAAAGAACCATATAAGGATGAAGCTACAGAACTTTTAGCTTCTTCTTCACTTTCATAATCTCCTTCTACATCTTTCAGTTTAGAATCCAAGAAAGTTAATACATCATCTGATAACATTGTTTTGTCTCCTTCAGTTTCTTTATTAGATTTTCCATTGCTAGGATATAAAGAGCATTCGATTACTGTTGTCGAATAGTTCTTTATTACAATATCAAAACATTCATTATTTTTTACATCCACAGTCTTTGTTACAGAAACATTGACTCCTTCGAAATCACCATTATTGATTCTGGTTAAATCTTCTCTAACTAATTCTTTGATATCATTAGAGATGGTAGATATTGTTTCATCTAAATTAGAATCGGTTGTAAAAGTACCATCAAATTTATTGATGATCTCTTCTTTTAATCTTTGATGGGTTTGTTTTTCTCTCATGGTATCAACAAGACTAACACCAATGATTCCACTTACAACATTTTCTGTACTAGACTTATCTCTTAATGCTTCTTCCTCTTCCTTGGTTAATGCTTTTACAGGATAGAGGTTTTCCTTTTCTTTATCATCATTATTGAATTTTTCTAACTCTTCTTTAGAGACAGATTCATTGATGATATTTTGAATACTAAGTTTTTCAAAATCAGAAAGTTCTTTCTTTTCTTCTACCATTACTTTAGGAAAGTTTTCTTCTTTCTTAGTATCAAGATCTACTTCATATTTTTCTTCTTCCCTATGACGTTTGGGATGAAGTGTTACATTTGCTTTAATCTCTTTTTGTTCATATTGAGATTTGATACCATGTTCTTTCTTATATTCTTCATCCATCGGTTCATAATAGATCCCAAGGATTGCAGCAAGTCTCAATGTAGATTCCGTACCACATTTCTTTTCTTGCCTTTTTAAGAAATAGATGATATCGTTTTTAATATCTTTAGGATAGTAGATAAAAGTTGTTGTTTCTAAAGGCTTTTCAGTAAATTTTTCATAAATTTTCTTTTTAGCACCATCGTTATCAAAACTACTATCACTCTTTCTAGCTACTGTAGTATTCTGAGGATTATGCTTTCTTTCACTTAATACAAATTTGTTTTCTACTTCATTTACTTCTGTTTCATTATAGAATCTCTTAACTATCTTGTCTCCTCTTTTAATGAAGACTTTCATTGTGTTATTAAATAACGGCATCTCATTATCCCTCTTTCTCGTATTAATAATAGATTCTTTATTATATTCTATAGCTAGACTTCTAGCAGAATATCTGGTTCCACACTTAGTACATACTATCTCTGACATACCTTTTGAATAATCATAGTCTAGATAACCATCACATTTTTCTTTTGTAATAGGATCTACAAAAGAACATCTAAGTTTTGTATAATCAACTTCGAATACGTAAGGATAATCCAATATAACAGGACCAAACCCTACTCTTAATCCCCAATTCTTATGAAAGTTTCCTCCTATATCTTCCATAATATAACCTCTATCAAGTATCAACATGATAAAGTCAAATATATCACCAGTATAAACATATTTGAACTGATAAGAAGTCATAGTTTCAACACGTTCTACTAATGACATTATTCCATCAGGAGTTACATCAAAGGTTTTTGTACAAAAAGGTTTAACTACTTCTTGTAATCTAAACTCAGATAGATTATCCCTTTTACCAACCCTATCTGATGCTATTTTTATAACAACAGAAGGATCGTATTCAACGTAGAATGTTCTTCTATTAGTACCAGAAGCTAACGGTTTTATTCCAAGAGGAGATAAGATCTCATTCACCATCTTATATTTCTTAGAGGGCAAATTCATCAATCTAACACTATCTACAACTTGTCTTACCTGCTCTATGACATTGAGAGGAACATATGATATCAACGGAGGTTTTGACATTTTATTCCAATCAGATATTGTGAATTTTAAGGATTCATTATAACTAGTTAGTCTATTTATGGTTTCTAATCTAGCTAATATCCCTTTTCTTTCTTTAACATTCATAATTCCTCACCACCTTATTTGTAAATAGGTTTCAAGGGAATGTTTCCTCTACTATTTTCACAATAATCCATGAACAGTTTCTTTCTCTTCTGGTATTCTTCGGAAGTACTTATATCAACATAGTTAGAAGGCAATCCATATTTAGGATCTACAGGTTTGGCATCTTTAAAGATACTCTTACTCCTATCAAAGTTTCTATTTACCAATTGATTACCATTTCCAAGCTCTAATAAAGCTTTTCGATATTCAAAAGGATTTTGCATTATAGCTTCTCTTTGACCTTCTCTTTCTTGATCCTCAATATTCATCATAGATAATTCATACAATGCTTGAGGAACTACTTTAGTGAAATACTCCCTTGTGTTATGAGACTCTTGAAGAGAATTACCGAATATTCTTCCAAGGATTTCTTGTTGCTTTCTTCTAATAGCATAGCAAATTTCTTCAGAGCTTATCGGTTTAAGACTATTAATCTTTTGAATATTAAGCTCTAACATTCTATCCTTGTATTCTCTCTTTCTTGCTCTCATAGCTTCTTCAGGACTCATACGTTGTCTAACTTCATTTGAATTTTTACCAAACCACCATTCATCAAACTCTTTATCGGTTTTAGAGCTCTTAAAGATATGGCGATACAGTTCATATTGCTGTTGTTGCCTCTTTTGCCTAACCCTAGCTTCATGATAATAAACTTGGATAGGATCATAAATATTATAGGATTCATTCTCAACTTCAGAGAGTCGTTTCTTTTCTTCTCTCTGTCTTCTTATTGTTTCTTCTGTAACTCCTTGCAACTTCTTATTGTATTCAGCAAGTTGCTTTAATCTCAATTCTTTAACTGCTACTTCTAATTTTACGAATTCATATTCGCAAAATATCAATCTTTCTTCTTCACTCAGCTTACGACCTCTGTCATAAGCATATTCATATTCTTCCATTTCTTTATACTCTATTCTAGGAGTCGGATTAACTTTGCTTTCCTGATCAGCAAAATATTCCCTTCCACCTTCCTCTGTTTCTTCAAATTCAGGAAGAGGTCTATTCCTATAAGGAACTCTATAATCTACATATCCATCTTCATCTTGATTCTTTTCTTCTAATTCTCTATACTCATTTAATTTATTCTTAATTACTTCTACATATCTTTCATACTCTTCTTTTGTAATATCAGGAATGAAGAACTTTATGTTATATAACACGGTAGCCATCATCGTATTATATACTGATATCTCTTCACAAAGTTTCTTCTGTTCATTTCTATCTCTCAATCTTAAAACTAAAGGATGCTCTTCAGGAATCTCTAATCGAGTGGTATCTATTCCTTCAAAATCAAGCATATTTGATAATTCATCATTTCTCTTCTTTAGTTCTTCTTGAGCTTTCTTTAATTCCTCATAATCACTAGATAATTTTTCTTGTTGTTTGTTATCCTCCTCTTTTACTTCAGGTTCAATAGGGGTTCTTATTATATGAACTTGAAGTCTTTCTGCATAATTAGTAAAATTTCTCTCAAAGTAGTCTTTATAAGGACCCTTAGCTTCACGGTCACGTTCTTGTTGTTCCTCATATTCTCTTCTTTGAGATTCTGTCATTATAAAAACTCTTACAGCTCTTCCTTCAGCATAATCTTCTTCATCGGGTTCCATAAAATCAGTGGAATCTGAATTATAATACATTCCACCTGTATAACCTGTAAATTGATTATCAAAAGGCATTTGATTTCCATACCACGTTCCATTCATCTGAGGATAAGTAGGAACAGGAGGAGGAGTATCAGGAACTGCAGGAACTATACCCATCTGACATTGTATGTTTGGGTTATTGAAAGGATTATCATATCCATAAGGATTATATGCATTTCCTCTCATATAAGAAGCAGGATTACTAAAATCAACAATATTCCCAGGTTGTTCATACATCGTAGGATTTGCCCTTCTAGCTTCTAAATTTTGCTGCATAGCAGCATTAGCTTCCATTTGATCTTGCATTTTCTTTTGTTGGATAGCATCATTGAATAGTGTGAACATTAGTACCATCCCATCCCAGGATTGGGAATAAATGAACCAGTTCCTATATTATTAGGGTACATATTAGGAATAGGTTGCTGATAATAATTGTTGTAGTTAGGATTGGTCATAGCAAGTGCAGGATTGATGTTTTGAAGTTCTTCTCCTTCTATCTCTCCATTTGCTTTAATAAACTTTCCATTTACCATATTAGGATGATAAGATCCTCTCTTTACATCATTGAAAGATATTGAATTCCCATAATCATCAAATAGCAGAATTCCATCATTTTCATCTTTCATAACAAGATCTTCGGGATTCAAACAATAAGTTCCATTTTGTAAGTCATCTGATGAGAAGTTAAACATTTGAGAAGATTCTAAGTTTTCTTCAGGTTTGGTATCTTGTTTAACTACGTTATCATTATAAGATGCTGTTTGGAGTTGGTTGTATTCTTCTTGTTTAGGTTGTTGGATAGGATGTTCTGCATAATACTTTCTTTTGGCATCTAAAACTTTCTGTTGCTTTTCAATCATTCTCTTATTATATACAAGATGAAAGAAATTTGTTACTTTTGCATTGTATTTGCAAGATTTATTTACAGGCACTAAGGTTCCTGTTATTTCATCAATCATTAATTTTTGGTACGGATACATTTTAACAATTTCATCTATACCACCACATTCTTCGATAAAATCATTTATCCAAGGATCTGAATCAAGGTCTATATCTGCACAGATATAATTGATAGATCCATCTTCTAATACTTCTGAAATAGCTCTTTCTCTAAGTACTACATTACTCATCTCTACTTCACCTCTTAGTTATACATTTATCAAATACAAATAGTCTTTTACCTCTTTAGGATTAGGGTACCATACAACAGGATAGTTTTTCTTTCTGGTATCAAAATTTTTCAACTCTCCAAGATTGATAGTACGGTTTAACTTAGATCTAGTATAATTATCAATGTAATCATTATACTTTGCAATATCGATCTCAATATCTAACGTAGTTGTTATCTTTTGAGTATCGGGAAAATTATTAGCATGAAATACTTCATGGAACTTATTCATGCTATCTATTTTGTTTGTTTTTATGTGTCCAGGTATATGGTATATAGATAACTTAGTGTTTGAATGTAATATCATTCGTACTATATCTAAAATTAGTTCTTGATTAGACACAGGTTTCTTCTTACTACCAATTCCGCTAGTCATTAACGTATAGCCTTTAGCATTTTGATAATATTTAAAAAACCACTTTCTTAAACCAAATACAGAAATTTTTGAATCTGAAAAGATATTCAAAAACAAATCTGTATCTTTGTATTTGAGTGCATCTTCTACACCCATTCTAATAGCATATAGTTCTGCATAGTTTACGGTAGCTTCTACTATATTATATCCTTGATTTATAACAGTTCCATTTATTGTAGTTACGAATCCAGGACAGGTTAGAAACTGCTGATGAGGAGTTCCAGGATTTATTACTTTGGTAGATGCATCTGTAAAGATATTTACTGCATTTTTGTAAAATAGCATAGATCAAAATCCACCAGCTTTCTTATATCTATCTTTGTTTGATAAGATTTCTCTTATAAGATCATTCATCTTATCTTCGTCATTTTTTAATACCATCAATCCTTGTATACCTTCCCTCTTCTCTACTTCTTTTACTTTTCTTTTTACAAACTCTAAGTAATAATAATAGGACTCTAAAACTATCTTCTTATCCTCGCAGGATCTCAGAAAATTTACGAATTCTCTATCCTTATAATTAGGATCAGATTCCAATATAAGCTGGTGTAAGATAAATATACTTATCTCATGAATCATGTATTCATTTTTGTTTGTCTCCATTTTTATATTCTCCTTTTAGTTATTATTATATAAAACGATGCTTAAACTTTCATAATAATAATATATAATTTTAGACAAAATTAACCCAGAGCTCAATTAAGAGCTCTGGATTTTTAAATTATTTTTTAATTTTAGAATAGTTGAATTCCTTTTCACCAATCCTACCAGCCATTAACGGAGAATTAGGATCTTTAGGATTGATAGTACAAGCATAAGCTATTGTATTTAAATTACCTCGTTTATCTAAAGCAAAGAATACAATATACTTTTTATCTATAATACAAGGATATACATATTGAGTTCCTTCACTTGTATTTATAGCATCTCCAATAATAAGCATATAAATCATAGCATAGAATTCTTCTCTATCTAAAGAGAACAAAGCACTACGATAAGGAGCTATACTCTTACTTTCATAAAAGTCTCTATATAAGATATCCAACCTACGTCTAATATTTAAATATCCTTCATGATAATCTACACGATACGGATAGTTATAAAAATCTTCCTGATATTCTTCTTTATCAGCTAAAAGATCAGAAAGAGATTTTTGGATTCCTGCATTCATCTTACATTTTCTATTGAAAATAGATTTTGCAGCCGCCATATCTTCAATACCAGCTTTAATTATTTCAGGACTATTAGCAAGGTCATTTATTGCAGAGAATAAACTATATCCTTCATTTATAGGTTTAGGTGAAATTTGTTTAAAATACATTTCTACACCTCATTGTTTTTATTAGTGTACAACTTCAATTCGTTCTACAGGGATACCAAGAGATCTGTAATTTTCATTAACAAGCCATTCAGGAGGATTCTTAATTTGTACTTTTACATCATCAGCAAGATTAAATCTACTGAAGTCGATACATTCATAAGAATTATTTACACTGCTAAGATCGAATACACCCTTAAGAGAAGTCATCTTCATAACATTTCTCTGAATAAACAAACCAAAGTTTGATACTTTAGAAGTGTCCCATCCAGTAAGGTCTAATTCTTTAATACCGCAACTTCTAAATGCACAACCCATATCTGTTACATTAGATACATCCCAGTTAGACAAATCTAATTTATTTACACGACAATCACCAAAGACATATCCAATGCTTGTTAACAAGCCACCCTTAGGAGGTCTATTAAACTTGAAGTCTTGGAGCCATTTATCAATGTAGTTATTATCACTAGAAGTTGATTTTCCTTCTGCAATTTCTCCAGTATAGAGGTTGATAAATAAAGGAATATCATAGGTAGCACCAAAATCATCAGGTTCTGTTTTCTTAAATCCATAAATTGCGGAATTAAGGCCAAGGCTATCAAATGCTCCATAAAGATCGACAGCATTGCTAAGATCAATATCTTCTAACCCTGTAATTTTACCAGCAAATACACCAGCATTTAATAAACCTTTAATATTTTCACTGCTAGCAACAAGATCACCAAGAATAATTTCCTTGAAATAACTTCCGCTGAAAAGTTCGCTAAGATCTCCAGCATCGCTAAGATTCATATGTGTAAGATCAAGAGTAAATTCTTTATCAAACTTATCTTTCTTATTATATTTATTAAAGATTTCCAATGAGTTTACTGTACTAAATGCACCACGAATATCGGCACCTTTTTGTAACTTCATATGTTCTATGATATTTTGAATATCTTCTTTATTATTGAACAAACCTTTGTATGCACCATAATAATCATAGCAGAAAAAGTATCTGGCATTTTTAATAAGACGGTCTTTATTAAAGAAGTCTTTCATTACACTCTTAGCATTTTTAAGGCTACCGATAGAATCTCCATCAGGGAAGTTATTGGCAAACCAATTATCATCCAATTCTGCTCCTTCTTCTGTTTCAGAAGGTTCATCATAAGAAAGAATGTATTTATTAGAATTGACAAAGGTAAAAGCTTTAGGATTTTCGGATTCTTGTTTAGCAAATAATTGCAAATCAAAGTTAATCATTATTATAACTCCTATTCTATAATTTCATACTGGGATTTTTCTAATCCACTAAGAAAGAATCCATTAGGAGGATTCTTTATTTTTAAGTTCCTTAATTCTTTACATCCAACAGATGTATTTATTCCAAACATTCCAGAATATTTGATACATGATTTCATATCTATTGTGCCTTTAATCTTCTTTAAACTTTTACATCCATCAAAAAGTCTGGTAAAATCTTCTACTGAACTTGTATCCCAATTAGATATATCTATCTCTTCTAAAGATTCACATTCAGCAAACATAGAATTCACACTAGTTACTTTTTTATTTACTAAAGTAGATATTCCATATATAGATTTTAAGTTCTTATCTCCATAGAACAAACCATTCAAAAATTCTATAGGAGATCCTTTTTCCATATTCCATGGAGTTAGATCTAAAATAGTTACATTTTCTAACTTAGCAAAAGTTCTTGTAAAGGCATATTTATCCTTGATAAAATTGATATTGATCTTTGAAATAATATTGTTTATTTCTTTATTACTAAAATTTATACAAGGACTAAATAGATTGATCATACTGCTAGCATAAACAGTATTATCAAATAATCTTTTAGATTTGCTTTTAGACTCTTCTAAAGAGGAGATAAAATTAATATCTTCAATATTATCAGAAAACCAGTTATCTAATTTGGTAAGATCAGGATTTTCTTCATCCTCTTTATAATACAAGAGTACATCTTTATCTATATTTGTAAAAAATCTAGGATTAGCTTGAGATATCATATCTTTATCTCCTCTATAATTTATCGTGCTTTATATTTATCTGTTGTAGAAAGGAGCTGAATTGCACTTTCTTTAGTATATCCATTATTCAAAAGATAATCGATATCATTCTTTTCATAATCCATACCATTAGGAGCAATCATAGATTTGTCGTAAGCTTTTGTATACTTATCACAACCAGCCAATGTTTCAATTGCTAATTGTTTTGTATATCCAAGATTCATTAAATAATCAATATCATTTTTAGCATAAGGTCTTCCATTAGGACCTACTTCGTCTGATTGCATTTCTGTTCCATTAAGTACAGATTCAGTAAATTTATGAGCTCTAAAGTAATTAGCTTTACCTCTAAGAATATCTCCACCACGATGACCTGTAGTATCCCAAGGATTATAAATAGGAGACTCTGCAGTTCCTAATACTTCAAGATCCCAACGTTCTACAGAATGTTTGGGTCCATACATATTATTTGTATATCCATTGTAATCGGGGTAATACAAATCTAACCCATCTTCATTATCTGCTGCTTCACCATGAGTAAGAACATGTTCTTTGTCAATAGTTAAATCTAAAGCATCAGCTAATAAACAAATCACCTTAGCCATAGAATCTATTTGAGCATCCGTAGGAGGATAATCTCCAAGATCATCAGGAGTCGCATTATATGCACAGTTTAAAGTAATACCAATAGCACCAGTGTTTCTATAATAGGTATGGTTCAATGTTTCAGAGAAATCATCTGTTGCAATATAAGTATCCCCTTCAGAACTGATAGATATAGTGTACTCATTATAAGTTGTATGATATCCACCAGCAGTCCAATGTAAATATAGTTTTACATCTCTTCCAAATCGTTGAGCTTCAGACCAAAGATCATCTTTACATTCTTTTGCAATATTATAAATTTCAAGATATGTAGCCGCTTTAGCCAAAATAACTTACCTCCTAATATTCAATATAAGTAGCTCGTCCATCTGCATACCAGAAAAGCTTCTTTAATCGATTGTTATAAATCATTATCCTTTCAGGTAATGTAGATCTTATTTGACTTTCAACCACCCAAGAATTAGAAACCATTGAGTATTTCAGAACATTACCAGATGTAAAATCATAAATATTTTCTCTCTGATATAGATTGTTTTCTAATTCAGTTTTTATCTTATTTAAATCTTCTTCAGTAGTTACTGCATACAAAACTCTGAAGTTATCATCAGCAAATACTCTTCTAGTATCTGTATTTAGTTTAATAACTTGACCTTGTTTGGCTTTATCAAATAATGCATTATGAAATAAAGCTATTTCCTGATAATTGCCTTCTCCATAGTAGAAATAGAATTCTCTTGTATTTTTATTATATAAAAATACTTTAGTTTCTAAGGATTCATCTAATTCTCCTTCAGCTACCCAAGTATTAGTATTATAATTATACGTATAACAAGTATTATTATCTATATCATAGATATTTTCATTATTCCTTAATCCTTTTTGATCAATAGGAATAAAATCTACACCCGTATTTCTAAATACAATACCAATTCTACTAGGACATAAAGCCATATCTTTTAAATTAGCTAAAACTTCTTTATCTGTTATTCCTCTTCTACCAAAAGAATATTCTCCAACATATTGAGATACTGAAGTAGCAGAAGTTTCTGAGAATATAGATGTATAGAATGCGAAGTCATCTACATTTCTTTCAACCTTAAGGAATACATGATAATCATTTAGTGTTGTATTTGTAATATTATCAGTAACTTTATTTGTATAATCTTTTAAAACTAATTGAGTAGGATTTCCTAAATCATAAACTAAGGCAAAGTTAATAAGATTAGTATATCCACTAATCTTAGGAGATCTTATAACAGATAAGGTATGTTCTTTACCATTCTTATCAATAGTATAACCTATCAATATCCCTACAATAGAATCTGCTCTTTTTGTATTTATATTATAACTTACAGTATATTTACTATATTCTTTTGATGAATAAACACTTGCAACTAATGGAGATGTAGTAGTACAAGTTATTTCTCCAGCATCACTTATTTGAATAGAACTAGGGTTCCCAGTAAATTCATTATAGGTTGGATTATTTAGATTTTGACCTTCACTTATATTAGGGGAATTTGTTTGATTTGAATCTAATTCAATTAATGTAGCCGTATCATAGTGAGCAAATCTTTTCCAATTCGTATTAGCATCCTTATAAAAAGTAGGTTTAACTTTTTTAGCTGATTCTAAATCAGAAGGTCTAGAAAATACATTAAGAGTTAAGAACCCATCACTAGTATAGATCTTGTTTCTTTTTGTATCAACTTTAATAACTTGCCCATCAAGTGCACTAGAAACTATATCTTCTAATCTATCAAAATCTTCTATTTCTTTTATCTTTTCTTCTACACTATCAAGGCTCATCTTATTCTTTACAATTCTATTATGATTATCTGAAATTTCTTCTTGCAAGTTCATAAATAGTTCTTGTAAAGAAGGAGCTATTTCATCCCAAGTTATCTTATATTCTTGATTAAACACAGGTTTCTCCTCCGATGACAAATTAATAATTCAATTACTTAATATGTCAAGGAATGATATTTTGGAGGGATTAAAATATGTCCTTTAATATGGAAGACAAAGTAAGCTACTCCGAACTTGCACCTAGTTTAAGGAAATTATTTAAATTATTACATGATAAAAACGAAGAACAAAAAAACCTTATCTTAAATGATGGATACAAAATATCTAAATTCAATTATACTCTAAAAAATACCAGAGATAATAAGAGTTTAGAATATTTGTTTGAAGATTTAAATAAAGATGATGATGGATCTACTTTACGATATGAAGATGATATGTTCTATAAAGCATCTATATTTTATACTATAGATAGAAACGATATTTTCAATTCTGGTATAGATAAAAAATATAGAGATTCGTTTCTCTATAATACGGATACAACGACTTTTGTATTCCATAAAAGAGATGGGGAATATGAACAAATATCAAATCTCCCAGAAGATAAAAGATATATCTTAAATGCTAAAAAAGATCAACCTGTAAATATAAATAAATCTTTAGATGGATACGTATATGATGATGATTATAGAGAAATAAATGCTATTGATGATGATTATGATTTAGATTCATTTAGAGATGAACCTATAAATCTAGAAAATATATTCAATACTGGACAACATTTTTCGGAATGGTTTTCTACTTCATATCCAATAGTCGATGCTACAAGAAGTCAGAATAGACCTGACGAACAATGGTTAAGAGATAAAACAGTATATTCTTTCTATACAAAATCATTAGTATTTCAACAAGCTAAGAATGGATGGACTCTTGGCGTTGTTTCTAATGAAGATATATATGAAAATCTGGATCTTACTGTAGAAACAGGATTGTGGCAAACATATGATCCTTTAGTAAGAGTAGATTATCAATCAAGAGATAGATATTGTTTGATTATTCTTGGATTTATGTATGATGAAAATGGTATTTTCCATGATGTATCTCTTTGTAGATTTCCTAGTGTTGGAAATGATCCGAACTTGCCTAAATTTTTTATAATGTATGATGCATGTACTTATGCAGAAAAAGGCTTAAGAGATACAGACATTTGGAAAGTGTTATTAACCAAAGCAGACAATGCTACAATTCCTGGATGTAATTTTGATATGAGGGATAATAGAAGTGATAAATTAACCATTCATATCAAAAGAAGAAATGGTTCTATAGAAGCGTGGACTTCTGATCTAAATCAATCTATAAATTTCTTAGATGAAACTCATCATATAAAATATGTAGTTCCTAATACTTGCCCAGATACTATGGATAATAAAGTTTATCAAAATATTAAGAAGATGCTAAATGGTCCTAGTAAAATTGGATTTGCCGTACATGATATGGGTGCTATGTTTAAGATTATAGATCAAAAGAATTTTGTCCACTATAATAATTATTATGATATAAGATCTGGTAAGGATTATAAACTAAATACAGATACACAAGAATGGGAATTAGATACAGATAATCCTAGCAAAGGAATTATAGGTAGAAGTTATATATACAATCCCATTCTAAAGAAATTCTTCTTCTTTTTTGATTATGATGAAAATGGAAAACCTATCTATCAACGAATAGGTGGTAAAGAAGAAACTATAGATTTAAAATCCTTTGTAAAGAATTCATATACTTATATTAATTTCTGGGATGGTAAATTCCCAACCACTCATCTCTATGAAAATCAAGGTGGAGGACCTACGACCCCTTATTATTATTCAGATATTTATAAGGCTTTTGTAGCCCCAGTAATATTAAAACAAAGCAGAGAATCTCAAGATAGATTATCAGATTGGACTTCAGCTAGATTATCTAATAAGAAATATAGAAATTTGATGGTGAAATATACTATAGATATGATAACAGCTAATGGTAAAGCTTCTACATCTAATGATAAAAGAGATAGAGATTTGGTAACTTTAGATTCATCTTATCAAAATGACGATGATCCTATATTATTTGTAGTAGCCACTATGCTCGATGAGGATGATCACTTACATGATATATCCGTAGTAAGAGTTGGTGGGAATCCGAATGGTGGTGCTATGCAACATCAAGCTGGTCCATTCTATATTGCTTATGATGCATTGCAGTATCTAAATCCATATCCTAATTATATTTCTGGATATGATGGGGTTAGTAAATCTCTTAATGGTAGTTCTCCAACAGATCCAATATACCAATATTGTATATTAGATGCAAAACCATATGGGACTGGATTAGATAATATAAATCCTATATTCTGGGGAGATAAACTTATTAGAATGGAAGTAATTAAAAGAGATGGTATAATAGATGCATGGACTTCTAATGCTGATGAAAATATAGATTATACTAAACCTAATTTCCATTTACATTTTGAACTTCCTTCTACTAAACCATCAGATTGGCCTTTAGAAAAATATAGTAATATTAAAAGAATGCTCACAGAACCCAGTAGTTTTGGTTTTGGTCAATCTTCAGCAATGTTCTTATTACGTGTACAAGATTCTTATTTACAATCATAAAAAAAATATAGGGTAAGGGATTAAATCCCTTACCCAATTTATTATTCTTCATGGTAGATATCTATATTTCTCATAACAGGATTTATCGAATCATACTCTATAGAGCTTATGGGATTATTTTCTATTTCTTCATTCCAGAATATGAAATCACAATACTGTCTACCCTTACCATATCCATCTGTGGTGAAGAAAAAATCATATGTAATAGATGGATCTATTTTCATTATGTGAGCTAACATAGGTAATTTATTGGTTCCATTGTTTGTAGGAATATTATCTGGATATGTGACACGTACATCATTCATTGGAAATTGATATAAAGCTTTTCTATAATCTGGGTCGTCCCATAACTTCATTTGAGTTAATTCAAAAAATCTAGTATCTCCAAGTAATGATATACTATCTATATCCTTTTTCTGGTAAGCATGTCTACCTCTTATATGAAGAATAACTTCTCTAAAAAATAATTTAGGATCTGATTTTAAATCTTTTACAGAATCTAAAGTCTTTTTGAATGAAATAAGATGGACTTTTTGTGGATCATATGCATATGGATATACCCACTTATATATTCTTTCAGCTCCCCATGCTCTAGTTTTCGCTTGGTCTGAATCATTACCATGATGGCGACCATGACCATGATGTCTACCACCAGACCAAATTGCTTCTGTATAACAAGCACATACAGCAACTTTAGTCATAAAATCAGGAAACTTTATTTTTCTTCTAACAAATTTTATATTTTCATTATGGCCAAAATATTTCTTATTCCATCTACTCCCTTCATATTCTCTATTTATATTAGCAAAACCAATACAATAGAATGACTGATTTACATTAGAAGGAGTAGCGGATATTGTGGTATCTTCTGTAATAATACCACCTTTAAAATTCAATTCCCCAGTGGTAATAAACCACCCATCTTCTTGATTAAATCTAGGAACCAATTCAACTTGAATCTCTTCTCCAGATATAACTCTAAAATCATGTGTATATACTTCACCTTTATAAGTAACTCTTATTTCTTGATACTTATCATCATTCTTTATAAATATATTACAATATGGGATATAATAGAAATTGAATGTGATAATATCTTGAGAGAATTGAGCAGCTCTTAGATTTAATGAGTTTCTTATAAGAATATCATTAGTAGTACTGGTTTCTTCTTTTTCTTGATATTCTATAAAGTTCCACATAAAAGGTCTATTTACTTCTTTATCTTTATCTGATTCATCATTCTTTTCTAACACATGAAGTTGTGCATTCCCATGAGTAATCACATCATCATTATCTAAGTTTTCTTCTACTACATATCCATTTTTAACTGTATCTTCTAATTTTTTATGGGAGAAACTGGCATAAGGATCTTCATTATATGGAAATGATGTTCTATAATCATTCTCTTTATCTTTTGTAGTTATAATAGAATGATATATATCCTTACTTTCAGATTTCTCTACTGTTTTATTTAGCATTTCCTTATAAGCTATAGAATAATTGTTTTTAAAATTATCTATATCTTCATTCATTAAAGGATAAAGATTGGAATCTAAGAAATTATCATTATCCATATATGATATCCTCCTAAGAATATAAGTTTATAATTAATTGTATATTATAAATATGAAGTCAATTTAAAATTGAGGATAGGAATTTCATCCTATCCTCTATATTAAAAAGATTAATATAAGAAACATAATAGGTTTTTAAAAGTAAAATGAAATAATATTAATAATTTTAGATTGCTTTAAGAATATCTATAATTAATTATATTAATCTTTATTAATTAATAGTCCATATTAGCACTTAATTTTAGGAGGTTAGTTCAAATGGTAATTGGGGAAGGATTTAGGAGATTGAAAGGAGATTTCGAAGATTCTAATATTCGTAAAAAACTGTATTCTATTGGAAAGTGTAATTCATTAATTTTCAAAGCAATCAGAAAGAAAGATATAAAACTTTTTTTAAATTCTGATTATTATAAGGATAATAAGATAACAATTTTAGTTACTTGGGGAATATGTTGGTTTTTATTAGTAAGCACTGGTATACATTGTTTTGTTCATATCTATGATAGTAGATTTAGGCACTATTCAATAGAAAGTTATTTGAAATTAAATGAAAATGTTGATACAACCAAGAATGGATACGTATCTGAATTGTATAAGCTTGGTTCTTTTGAAGGTTATAATTATACTATCAATAATGAAGTTGGTTTTCATTCTACAAACGTATCAAATAATAATGGGATCTATAGTTCTATCTTAGTTATAACGATAAATAGAGATTATAAGAATGATAAAGATGGATACAATATTCAAAGAAGGCAAATAGGAATTCTTCTTGAAAAAGATGAAAATAAAAATATGATTACTTTTAAGGTTCCTAAATATAATAATACTTCTTTTGATACTTTGTTTGGATTTCAACAACAAACTGTAAGCATTAATAAATCAGATTATGATACAGTCTTATTAGGAACTAGTTCATCTAATGAAAGTAGAATGTATGTAAAGGCTGCTATAGTAGCAGCGTATGATCTTGGTTTGATTGATCTTGAAAAAGATCATTTTAATATAATTTAAAAAAGGAGATGGATTTAAAATGATTGGCACATTTGCTAAAGTCGGAATCGCCATGTGTGCAACATTATTAGTTGCCTATGTATCTCAAAAAAGAGAGAAGCAAGAAGTTAAAAAGTATTATATTATAGAAGCTAAAAAAGAAAAGAAAGATGATGAAATTCCTAAATTTAATTTAGAAAAGTTTAAAGAATGGTTATAGGAGGTATTATATACAATGGAACCTAATTATGAAGAATTAGAGAATATATCTGAAGAAGAATTACAGGAGATGCAAGAACAATTATTCAAAGCAAATCCTATGTTAAAAGCTATTACCTATGCATTTAATACAGTAGGTACTAGCAAAGAAGAAGAAAATAAATTTAAAGATATTATAAATGAAGGAGATTATGGAGTAATAAATCCTGAAGTAGAATTAGATGATATCATGGCAGTAAAAGATGATATTATTACTACTACAAAATCAGATTCTAAATTAAATGAATCTAAAGATGGAACTACAGATCAGATTTTAAATATCTTAGCAGGGTCTGTAGCAACTGCTGGAGTTATCTTAGAAAAAAGTGATAAAGTAGCAGAATTGTATCCCTTGCTTTATAAAACAAGAGATGGATTATTTAACTTGGTAAATGATATGATGGATAAAGTTAAAGAATATAAAGAAAATCTTAAATGTGTTGAAGAGATATTAGAAAAAGCAGATAGTGAAGATCTTACAGAAGATGAAAAAATAACAAAAGTTTACAATTTAGTAGAATCTTATATGGCAGAGCATGAATTAGAAATGACTAAAGAAAATGTATTTAAAACATTCTTCTTATTAGCCTATAGAAATAAACCTGCTGTTGAGATTCCTTTTGATTTTGTTTCTAGTGATGCAATAAATCCTTTATTAAAAGATATCATTGAAGAATATGCTAAAGAAAAATTTACTATTATAGACTATCTTAAGATTCTTAGAGTATATTATACTTCTATGATTTTCAATATCTTATTCTCTCTTACTAAAGGATTAGAGCCTGATAATTTTGGTCATTCTCATCATGATCATAAATGTAGCTGTGGAGGAAATTGCCACAATCATAAACATGAAGAAGAATAAAAAATAAATTAAGCATAGGACTTAGTCCTATGCTTTTTTTTGGTTATTTTTCTTTGATCCAGAGAGGGCAAGGTCCAAATACTTTAACTGTTTCATATTCATTAAGATAAATATCCTTAGATTTGTAAATAGGATTCCCATCTTTATCCTTCCCAATAATTACAGGATATTTAATATTCCCACCAGGAATGGTTTTCTTAATAATAGAAACATTGGATTTATCTCTTCCACCAAGAGGAAGTTTTCTACCAGTCTTTAAATACGTATTAATAAACTCTTTACTAAACTCAATCATACCTTTTGCTTCATTGGGTTTGAATTCATATTTATCTATTAATCTATCTGCTTCTTGAGAACTAATACCTGTTGTATTAGTTAATACTGAACTCATTGTAGATCTAATCACTTCAGAAGGGTTGAAACTGTAACTGATTCCTTGACCACGATATACATCTACTTTATATTCTCTATCATTCATCATAGCTCTCATAATAAGAAGTTCATCTTTCTGAGATTTGGTATCATAAGTCTTTTTATCTTCAGAATTTCTTTTCTCATTAATTTCTTTAATTAGTTCCTCTACCTTCATTTTCTTTTCTCTCCTTTTCTTTTTTATCATATCCTTTAAGAATAATAATAGGATATATTTTCTTAACTCTCTTACAATTTCTCATAAGATAATTATTTATCTCTTCTCTGTTCATAGAAGATATCTCTTTAAGAAATTCACTCCTACCCATGTATTTTTCTCCTTGTTTAGGATTGCTTCTTTTAAGCAACCCCCATTAAATTATAATTAAGTCTTTAATATAATAATTTATTATTCTATATCAAAATTATTGTATATGACTGTGAGATTTCTTACTATTATTACATCAAGATAATGAAAAAGCTAATGAGGAGGACCTTACTGTGGCTATTTATTTAGATGAAACTATACCCTATAGATTATATAGAGGGCAGTTTTATTATCCTATTGATTTATCCAACAGAATGAAGAATTCTGTTGTTTATTTATTGACTCCTAATACCGATTCGAGTGTAAATTTATTAAGTAACAAATTAGCTAGATTAAATCATACAGTATATCAATCGTACTTTATTGAAAAGAATATAAATCTTGTTATTAATAGCAACTTAAATAAAGACAAAGAGATTACTATAAACAATGAATCCGTAGATAGTTCTATCTTAAGGGATTTGGTAATAAATGAATCTCTTAAAAAAGATGATTTTATTTTAAATGAAGAAGGATTAGAATATCCTACAGATTCTGGATGTGTAAAAGAATTATTCCCTGACTTTGTAGATTCAGTTCTTAAAGAAGAAACAGAGACCACAAAGTTTGGTTCTTATAATTATACTAATATCTTTAGACAGCTTTTATATAGTAGCCGAATGAGAAGTCAATCTGACTGCCTTCATCATTATGAAAGAATAAGAAAAGAACTTTCTTTTATCAAATATGCTTTTGCAGATTATAGACTGTATAAAGGAAAGAACTTGTATTATGATTTTGCTTATTATACAGAAGCATTCTTAAAGAATAATCAGAAATTCATAGCTGATAGAGGAATTGACGTATTCTTTACTTTTATAAATAGATTTATTATGGATTCTAGATTCTCTTCATATGTAAAGAAAACTATTGTTATTCCTGTAATGGATTGGAAGAAAACTGTTGATGAAGGAAGTATCTTTGATTTTAGAAAATCAGTAAATCCTTTCTCTATGATTCATAGAGTTATCAGAATCAATCCTAGTAAATTAGATCCTTGGAAAGATTTCAATATCATATTCATGGGAGAACATGGTTACTTTAGAATCGACTTAAATACATTGGACGTTGGTAAACTGAATAAGTTTGTAGGACTTACCAGATCTATTATAAAGAATGATTACAAAGATTCTATAGATGTAGCTGAAACAGATTCTCGTCAGGTTATTATTACTCAATTAGCAGATAAAATTGCTGATGGTGGTATTAAGATCCATAATTTCACTGGTGGTACGGATACTATATCAAAAGAAGATTTAGAGAAAACTGGTGTATTGGATGATCCTAGTCTTACCAAGGACCCCGAAATTAAGAAGGCTGCTTTGGTAAATAAGATCACAAAACTTGCTGATAAGCCTGATACTAAATCTGCTGATGATGTGCTTGAAAAAATAGATAAAGCTGATAAAAAAGAAAATGATAAAGAAGTAGAAGACGATTTTGCTGACGTCGACAATATCGACAAAGAAGCAGAATGGATGAAGAATATTCTGATGGATTTACAATCTGATGAATCTATTAGAATGAATAATGCTAGAAAATCCAGAATGGAAAAGAGTAAAAAGGATTTAATGAATAAGCAAGTAAATGGTAAATCAGTTTCTACTCTTCTTAAAGATTTCAAGAAAGATGATGATATCAAACCTAAAGATATTAAAATAGATTCTTTAGATGAATCTTGGAAGAAAGTAAAATTTGCTAATTTCAATTCTCAATATGAAATGGATCCTGATATTGTAGCAATGTTTACACATTTTACAAATGTTCGTCATCCTATGAATATTGTAGATATTAAATCTGAAGATACTTCTACATCTGAGGATTATGTAAATACTTGGACAGTTCATTATGAAGATGCTGAAACTGGTAAACGGTTTACTATGAAATTAGATATTCCTAAATTAATTGGTAATCGTTTTATGAAATTAAGAGGTAATGAAAAATCTCTTATTGGTCAATTGATGCTTCTTCCTGTTGTAAAAACAGATAACGATGCTGTTCAGGTTGTTTCTAATTATTCAAAAATATTCATTTATAGAAAATCTCCTAATGGATCTGCTAAATCTTCTCCTGTAATCAATAAGATTTGTAAAGTTCTTTTATCTAATAATTTTAAAGAGTTTAAAGTTATTGAAGGTAATAATACCAAGGTATGTATTAGATATGAACTTCCTATGGAATTTGTAGATATTGCTTCTCTTATTTCCAGAATAGAATTCAAAGATAAGTCTTACATCAATTTCAATATGGATGATTTATCTAAGATTCCTTTTGATAAGAGTTATTTCAAAAAAGGTTCTCCTGAATCTAAAGCAACTGATGAAATGCTAGCTAATAAATACTTAGCATTTTATGTAAAAGATGGAAAGAAGATCCCTGTTATTGATCAAACATTTGAAGATGCTTTGATTAATATTCTTATAAACCAAGACTCTACTGATAAATTTAAGAAAGCATATCAAGAAGCATCAGTGGCTAAGAAATTAATGTATTCTGAAGCATCTATTATGAATACAAAGATTCCTACCATTGTATTATTATCTTATAATATTGGATTGCAAAAAGTTTTAGAACGAGCTAAGATAGATTATAAGTTCCAAGAAAAGAGACCTGATAGATCTAAGACTTATATAAAATTTAAAGATGGATATTTGGTATATGATAGTAAATCTCCTGAAAATAATATTCTTGTGAATGGTCTTATGCAATGTGATTTCCAAGAATATTCTATTGGTCAGATTAATAGCAAAGATCTATGGTTAGATATATTAGATGATTTTGGTGGTAGAATTAAAGCTGATGGTTTTGATAACTTCTATGATCTTATGATAGATCCTATTACAGAAGAAGTATGTAAGACAATAAATATTCCTAGCAATTATATCGATATTATGATATATGCTAGCAATCTTCTTGCTGATAATAAGTTCAATAGGCATACAGATATTACTGAAAATAGATTACGTACAAATGAAATTATTGTAGGTCATTTATATCAGGTTCTTTCTCATGCTTATGGGGATTATAGAAATATGATTAAGAGAAATAAGGGTAAAGCTTTATTCTCTGCAAAACAAACAGCTGTTATTGATTCTATATTGACTCATGACCAAACCTCTTCTGATTTGTCTACTTTAACTCCTTTACTTGAAGCAGAAACAGCTTCTAAGGTTACATTTAAAGGGTTATCAGGTATGAACTCTGAACGTTCTTTTGGTTTGGATAAACGTGGATATGATAAATCTATGCTTGGTGTATTAGGTATTTCTACAGGTTCTTCTGCAACAGTTGGTATTAATAGACAAACTACTATTGATGCTGGTGTTAAAAATAAACGTGGATTTATTACACCTAGAAAACCTGAAGAATTGAATAATCTAAATACCTTTACTGTAATGGAAGCATTGTCTCCTTTAGCTATCAATCATGATGATCCTTTCCGTACAGCTATGGCATTCACTCAAACATCTCAACATCAAATGTTGGTTAAAAAGTCTATGCCTTCTTTAATTACAACTGGTGCTGATGAAGCTCTTCCTTATTTAACTTCTAACAAATTCTCTTATAAGAATCCTTTTGAAAAAGCAGTAGTAAAAGAAATTACTTCTGATTATATGATTCTTGAAGATGCAAAGACAAAAAAGAAAGATTATGTAGATTTAAGACCTACTACTCAAAAAAACTCTGATGGTGGTTTCTATATTACCACAAAACTTGATCCCACTGTAAAAGTTGGTCAAAAGGTAACAGCAAATGATGTAGTTGCTTATGATAAGCAATCTTATTCTAATGCTATTGGTAATGGAAATAAAAATAATAATCCTTTTAATCTTTCTTACAATATGGGAACTTTAGCTAAAGTTGCTATTATGAATACCGATTTAGGATATGAAGATTCTTGTGTTGTAGATAATTCTATTTCAGAAGCTCTTGAATCTAAGATCGATGTTCAAAAAGATATTTCTTTAGATAAGAAAGCTAATGTATATAATGTATTAGAAATTGGTGATGTAGTTCAAGAAGGTGAACCCTTATTAATCTTCCAAGATTCTTTTGATGATGAAGATGCAAATGAACTTCTTAAGAGTGTTACAAAAGATAATGAATCTGATTTATCAGATATTGGACGTAAACAAGTTAGAGCTAAAGTAACAGGAAGAATCAGCAATATTAAGATTTATCGTACTTGTGATGATAGTGAATTATCTCCTACTCTTCTTAAGATTGTAAAAAAATATGATTCCAGAATAAATAAGTTTAGAAAAATTATGAAACAAAATGGAATAGAAAAACAGCATGAATTAGAAGCTACTTATAAGCTTCCTGCTGAAGGTAAACTTAAGAATTTAGATGGGGTACGATTTGAATTCTATATTGAAGTAGATGATAAGTTTGGTGTTGGTGATAAACTTGTATTCTCTCAAGCTCTTAAAGGTGTAAACTCTTATATTGTTCCTAAAGGGGATGAAGCCTTCTCTGATTATAGACCTGAAGAATATGTAAATGCATTTCTTACTATTAGTGGGGTAATGGGACGTATGGTTCCTTCTGCTATGTTGCAAGGTCTTATGAATAAACTATTAATAGAAACATCTAGACAATGCCAAGAAGATCTTGGTATTAAATCTAGAATGCTAAATGAAATATTAGCTGATTTTAAATAAAAAAAAAGAAACCCCATACTCAAAAGAGTATGGGGTGATTTTTTACATTTCTGTATCAATAAGAAACAACTACGTTTTACTTCTGGCATAGACAGAAGATATATAAAGACAAAAAACTCCTAGTGGATACCAGACACAAGAAGCTTTCTATCTATATAAAAGTATGTATAAAATACATACTAAGGTAAATCAATTTTTGTTTTACTTCAGGCATGCTCAAAGTCCTGAAGAACCACTCAGTTTATGAGGGTAGATATTTTTGTTTTACTTCAGGCATGCTCAAAGTCCTGAAGAACCACTCAGTTTATGAGGGTAGAAATAAATGAATCTATGATGCTTTCTTTTACTTCGGCTATGCTCAGGAAACCGAAGAACCACTCAGTTTATGAGGGTAGGGGGCTTTACTTCAGACATGCTCAAAGTTCTGAAGAACCACGTAGTTTATACGGGTAGATGACCATCATATTTTATTCATTCACTATAATAATATATAAATGATTTTACTTTTTATCTATGGTGATATCCATATTATAGATATCTGTAGATTTTTTCTTTGTTACAACACCATTGGTTGTGAATATTTTATATTCTGTATCTAAGGTGTCTTCAATAGGAATCTGTTTTTCATAATAAGAGGGATATTTATGAGTTGCTAATTCTTTAGTAAAATCATCAGTAGAGATTTCTTCTCCATTATAGATAATTTTTGTAATCGAAATATCATCTTCTCCAGGAAATAAAGATCCCATCTTATCTAAAATCATATCTAATTCATTTACATAATTTTCAGTATTATCCTTGGTTTCTTCTTCTATTTCTTTAGACTTTTTAACTGTTTCTTTATCTAAAATGATATAGCAGGTAGTAAGTATTACAAGATTTATCATTTCATTCAAAATATTAATTTGATTAGATTTCTTATTCAATTCTGCTTCTGCATCTTTTCTAAACTGAGTTACATCTTCTTCAATATGTTTTATCCCAGCTTCTCTAATCAGATCTTTATTTAGCATGATCTTATGGTAATCTTTCATACTATAAATCTTACCATCTGTATTTATAAGAAGCCAATTAATTTGCACTTCTGCTTTTTGAAAGAATAATTCTTCAATCTCTGCTTCTAACTTTAATAATCCTTCAGTAGATAATTCTATTTCATCTATAAATTTAAAAGCTTCTATTTTTCTATCTTCATCAAAGTCAATAAGATTATCTACTTGAACTGATAAGAATCTTAATAATTCTGTATCATTTCTATTTATATAATTATTTTTAACCCCATCAGATAATTCATCAAAAATATTATAGATATTTACGGTAATCATAGTCTGTTCTTTCCTCCCTATATATTCTTTATTATAAAGTTTTACAAATAATAATTTTATATTCTGTACTATTAGGTAATATATTAATCTTCTTTCAAAGAAAGGTAATAGGATATGGAAAATTATTTTGTAATCACTTCTGATACTTTCGATGTAACAGATAGTAAGATTTATGATGATTCTACTTTAGCAGTAAACTTGTTTTTTAAGACTGCAGAATCTGCAGAAGATTATGCTAAGAGTATTGTAGAAGAATATGTTTCTGATGATGAAGCTACTACTGAAGTTCCTTCTGAAGATATTAAGAAATTTATTACAACTCTTGGATTAAATGAAGAAGATGCAGAAGGTTATTATTGCGTAACTTATAAATACCAAGAAGATGGAAAAGAATTTGTAGTTGGATACCGTGTTGAAGTTATTGATGAAGCGGATTAATTTGTATCTCCATAGCGATTTGCTATGGAGATATTTTTGGGTCTAAAACCCCAAAATACCCCATCTAGTATAAGTATTTTAGAGTAGTATTTAGTTAATATTGTTTACGTTTTTATTTAGATAGATTTATCGACTTCGAGGAAAGAGATACTATTTATTTGATATTGAGTATATTATCAAATTAAGTTTTTTATTTTACTCTTTTCTTCTAAAATACGCAATTGAAAATAAGTTTAACACAACAATGAATTTTTAAAAAACCTTTATGGTTGGCTTAACCATGCTATCCATAAGCATTTTAAAAAATACACATTTTTATAAGTTTTGGCATATTTAACGCCACATTATTATAATACGGATTTTTATGTGATTAAATCAATAAGATTGGGAGGATTATAAGATGCCGGAATCTGTTTCGTCCAATAGAAATAATCAGGTTATTTCTAATCTTATTAATGGTGATCTACGACTATATGGCAGATATGATAATAAAGAATTTGGAGCATCTGTCGAAGTTTATAATAATGCTTATGTAGAGTATATTGCTATTGTAGAGGGCAAAACTTCTATGGTTCCAGCTAATAAAGCAAAACATATAACTGCTGTATTAGACTTAGAACCTGAATATATAGAAGATGAAAATAATCTTATAGAAATAAAAGGAACTGATCTAGTATTAGAAAATACATCCTTTAGATTATTTCCTGAATTAAAAGCTAAGGTTAAATTAGAAGAAAGTGAATTTGATAATTTAGATATTCTTAATGCTGATTTCGAATTAAAAGATGAAGAGCAAAATACTGATTTATTATCTGGTGAATTAGATTTTGCTTATGGTATCGATAAAGATCTACCTGTATCTTTTAAATATGAAAAAGCAGATATAGAAGAAAATGATTTGAATTCATTTGAAGCTAAATTAATTGTAAAAGATTTTTGGAATAAAACTGATCTTTTGAATTCTACTGTAAATATTAATGCTAAGAATTTTAGTAGCAATATGATTTACGGTGGAAATCTGAACTATTTATCTACTATTGAAAACTATGACTTAGATTCTAAATTAGAACTGGGTAATAGAATTAAACAATTATATCTATATGGAAGAACTAATATTCAACCCAATAGAGCTATCTATTCTATATTCTCAAAAGTATTGGTAGGTTGTACTTCTAATACAGAATTTAAGGCGACTATAAAGGTTGATGATTATATTAGAGAAATTCTATCTGATTTGGAAATAGAACCTGAATATCAAGATATTGATCTTATGGATTGTGTAGTTCATATGCATGATTATAAGATAAATGAACTTGATTGTACGGTTGATTTAGATAGAGTGGATACATTAAAACAATTTAGTGGTGTAGTAGATATAATCATTCCTGTAAATAAAGATATAGAATCTTCTGTTATTGTTCCTGTGATAGTATCTAATAAAGATATAGATATTATAGATGGTAGTTTATCATTTGGGGAAAGACAAGTATCTGATTTATATTCTGTAATACATGTATTGAATGATAGATATATCAAACCAGAACCTACAGATGAATTCTTGATTGTAGATACCATAGAAGATCTTATGGATCTTCCTAAAGATATGCTTATTCCTGGTATGAAAGTATTCGTTAAATCTCTTAAAAAGGAATATAGGTTAAATGGATCTAGAAAGGGGAATAAGAATAATGGGTAATTGTAATTGCTGTCATGGTAATAACTTAGATAAACAAGATCAATTTATTTTAAACTGGTCAGATGTAACTGCTGAAGCAGAATTTACTTGTTCTTTTGAAGTAAAATATGATCAGAATCAGATATATAATAATTGGACAAACTGTAACTGTTCTAAAGACACAGCAACTCAATATGTTAGACCTTATGGAAGAGTTGCTATTGTGGTAGATCCTTTATGGAACTATGAACCTTATTTGGTTACTAGAACATTGATTACTTTCTTTGAAAGATTCCATAATAGAATGAATTTAGAAGTAGTCTATGGTGGTTCTCCCAGATCCGATTATGATGTAGAACATATAGCTCATATGTATGGAGTAGATTATAAGAATATGTGCTCTTCTCCTATTGTTAGAAACTTTAGAGATCATACAGAAGTCAAGTATTCTGTAGATAGATTTATTGATAATATGATAAATTTCCATCCTTTCTCTAATTCTACTAATATTAATAGAGTTATAATCTTTGCTGATTGCAATGCTTCATATAGAGCTAATTCTATTTATCCTATCATTAGATTCTGTAAGAATAATAATATTTCTTGTATCATAATTCATTCAGATGGACAATATGATGAAGTAAATAAAGTATTCTATGAAGATATAGATAAGAATGGAAACAGAATCATTCCTGGATCTAATTTCCATACTCCTTATACAACAAATATGATTTATGAATGCAATTCATATAATCAACCAACCAATTATGTATATGGAAGAAAGTATCCAAAAGAATGCGATTGTTGTTGTGATAATACAACAGGAAATATTTGTCGTCCTCCTAGAGTTCCTAATTTATATGATTATGAAAACAGAGACTCTGGTTGGAGAGGGGAATATTATGGTGGACCTTTCCATAATCATAGAAAACACAGCTATTTAAATTATGATCAAGAAGATATTGATGATTCTTACTGTGATCCTTGTGGTAGATTATATTATACTGGTAAACTTATAGATTAATTATTTATCCCATACTCATTATGAGTATGGGATTTATTTTTTATTAAAGATATAACTTGTCTATAAGAAGGATCGAACTATATTAAAAGGAGAGAAACTATATGCTAGGGAATATTATCAAGAAATTAGTTGCAGAAGCTAATGAGAAAAATCAAAAGGATAGAAACGAAAAATGGGCCGAATCCAATTATGAAAATCTTGAAACGGATTTAAAAACGGAGTTTAGAGTTATTGATACAGCTCCTAATGTTTATATTTTAAATAGAGCTGGTAGAGTATGTGTAAATATGCTACCTGTAGAAGGTTATAAAGCACAATTAGAATATGCTAAACGTATGGGAGCAAGAGGACATGAATCTCCTTTTGAGCATACAAATACGATAGCTTTAATTTCTTTATCTTTTGATTCTACTTGTAATATATTTGATATATATGATGTAATAGAAACTCTTTCTACTTGTAATTTTAATAAAGTGATTACAAAGTTCTCTAATAATAAAATCTATATTTTATTAGGAGGATCTGTAAGAGCTTTTGGTAATATATTAAGAGAAACTAATGAAGAAAATGTCTTTTGTGAAGATGTAATTAAAAATATAATGTATCAATCTTTTGAAAAAGAATTGTTAGATACTTATATTAAAGAAAAATACTTAGATGAAGATGAATGTATTTATCATCCTAGTACTAATGCAACAGAAATTATTTCTAAAGTAACACAATTTAGATATGAAAAAGAAAAATTAGAATCTCCTAATAACTATGATTTTGTAGCAGAAGATGTAAAAGATCCTGAAGAAGAAGAATTTGGAAAAACAGTAACTTTCGTATATGGGTCTAAACCCTTAGATGTTTATAATAAAATTAAAGAATATGGATTTACTCTTCATGATGCTATGGAAGTATGCACTTTTAGTGTAGTATTTCATGATATATCTAGAGCTTGTGCTAATCAGATGACTCGTCATAGAGTTGCTATCTCACAAGAATCACAAAGATATGTAAAACATGATACAGATAAATCACAATTTGTAAATCCTATTGATATTTGTTTAGATCGTTATCATGATTTAAATCCTATAGTAAAAGATAACTTGACAAAAGATGTAGATCCTTTTTATACATATAAATATGCTCTTTCTAATGGACTATTAAAAGAAGATGCTAGAGCATGGTTACCTATGAATGTAAATACAAAGGTAATGATGACATTTACTTATTCTCAATTAGCTCATTTTATTACATTAAGAACAAGCAGTGGAGCCCAAGAAGAAGTAAGACAAGTTGGAAATGATATCAAATCTGCTATGCTTTCAAAATGTGGATTAGATATGACAGATGAAGATATTTATAAAATTGCATTAGCTAATAAATCCAAAGAAGATTCTATAATAGAAGATACTAATATAGATGAAATTATTGCTTATGAACAAGAAGAATCTGATAATAATATTAAAGACTTAGAAGTCAATAATATAGAACAAGCTAAAGAGATTCTTAAAAAAGCAGAAGAATATCGTGAATTTGAAGAAGATAATTAATGGGGGACAATTACAATGAAATTTACTAAACCTAGATTCCAATCTACAAACCTTGCTAAAACTTTTGATTCTTTTGAAGATGCTTATACTAATATCTTAAAGCATGTTCCTGAACTAAAATCTTATTGTGGAGATACAGCATTAGACAGTGCTGTACTTCATAATATTATGAATACTATTCTTAAAAATATCCCTTCTATTAGCAATAAGAACTATCCTAACACACTTTCTTTTAGTATCAATGCAAAAGAAGTAGGATTTAAAACAGATTCTAATATTGCTTTTGGTTGGAGAACAGTATTTGATAGAAAAGATGCTTCTATTAAATATAAATTTAGAATCACATTTATCAATGCATCTACCTATCAACAAGAAATTATTTCTTCTATGATTGATGATAAATGGTTTACTGTAACTCCTAAACATCAATCCAGATTCTGGAATGATATTGAAGGAAAGAAACCTGTATTTGATGAAGAAGACACTATTGAAAAAGAACAATAAAATATATCAAAACCCCTTATGCTTTCGGGCATAAGGGGATCATTATGTCTAAATATGACATTGTTATAATGCTATATTAAATGAAGGAGGTTCTAGTTTTTTATGGCAAAAAACTCTATTATGGAATACACTAAACGTGTTGGTAAATCTATTAAATTTGCTGCCACTGAAGTGTTAAAAGAACAGATGCCTATTACTATAGGTACTGCTGAAAGTAATAAAGAGTTTGCTAAATCTTACTATAAAGATATAGTAGGTAGTAAAGGATCTGTTGGAACTAAGATTAGAAATCTTAGAGATCAATATGTCTATAAACCTGTTAAAGATACTTTTAAGAACCTTAAAATGGAAATTACAACAGGTAATTACTATCATGAGAATAAAGAATTAGCCAAGCATCAAAATAAGATGATGGCTAGTCTTCTTGCCGATCTTTTTGATGATGACTTCATGAATGACTTAGAAGGATCAGGAGGATCTGAAGGGGAAGATACTGGTGTTAAAGGTATAGCTGAAGTAACCAGAGGTGATACTTTAGTAGCTTCTATTGTATCTGGAGAAGTTAGAAACAGTACCAATTCTTTATCTAGAATTATAGCAGACTCTGCCAATGCCCAAGCTAGAAACCAACAATTAATTGCTAATGCTCAATATGTTCAAGGTGAAAAGCAATTGAGTGTTATGCAAACAGGATTTGGTTCTCTTTCTCAAGGTATGAATTCTATTATAGAATTCAATAACAAAGTTATGCTAAGATATACCCAAAATGCTACTAAGTATTTTGAGACTATGACTAACTTAACTAATCAAAACAATGCTATATTAAAAGAGCTAATAGAATATCAAAGAGCTATTTATAAGAAACAAGACGGTGGCAATTCTAGAGTAGATACTAATAAGAAAATATTTACTGAAAATGGATTCAGCTTTGAAAACTATCTTGCTTCTGTAAAAGATAAGAAAGAAGCTAATGAACTTTTAGGTATGGTTAAGATGTTTAAAGATGCATTACCTATGATAATTTCTGGATTTACTGGAAATCCTATGGGTACTGTTCTTAAACAAGGTGTAAAAGCTGCAATGGGTAAGAGTTTACAAAATAGCATGAAGAGATTTGATGAAAATCTAACAGGCTATATTCAGTCAGCTCTAGCTCAAGTATATGATCTAGGCAAAGGATCTAAAGATGGAGATTTTGGATCTTTATTTAAGATCATAGGTCATAAAGAACAATATAAAAGCTTTGCTAAAAACTTTGATGCATCTAAATACAATAAAGGTCCTATAGCTTTTAATGGTATAGCTCAAAAATCTATTGTAGAAGTTATTCCTAATTATTTAAGAAGAATAGAATCTGCTTTAACTGGAGAGGAAATTCGTGTATTTGATTATCAGAAAGGTACTTGGACAAGAGAAAAGTTTGCTAAAAACTTTGATAAAAAGATAGATAATAATTTAAAACGAGATGCCTTTCATGATTTGAGAAAGACTTTGGTTAGTGCAGTACAAGGTAATAAATTAGGAACTGATGATCCACAGATCCGAAAAGAACGACAAAAAGAAATATATAAAGTCGGAATAAAAATAATGGATGGACTTTTCAAGAACGGAAATTTCAATCCTAGAGATATTTATAGAAATATACAAAACTATGCTGATCCTGGTACCTCTGCAGAAGTATTTACAATGGTCTTAGATATGATGAGAGCATCTGGTTTATTGGCTAAACAACAGCAAAGATTAAATGCTGCTTTAGCTTCTAAAGCCGATTATGTAAATAATTTTGATATTGCAGATCAAGGATTACAACATGAAGCTGCTAGTGGTGGATTTGTAAAAAACAAATCTGGTACAGCTAATAGTATATTGAATTCATTAAGAAATGCAAATGCTGAAAACTATCAGCTAGATATCTATAGAGAGTTATTCCATATTCGGAATATTATGTATAGAAAAGCACAACGATCTGCTAATAGAAAATCTGATAAAGCTATGTATGAAAACATAGACAGAGCATTCAAAGAGCAATTGGGAAATAAAGGTACCAGAGTTGTATATAGTGATGGTCAGACTGCTACTTTAGAAGCTACTAAGAAGGCTAGTGCATTTAACTCTTCCTTAGGTGCAGATGCTAACTTTGATGAAATCAACAAATCTATGCAAGAAGCAGCTAAGATGGCTAACACTCCTGAGTATAAAGACTTTATGCGAGGTAAAGTTCTTAGTAAAGGGGTAGCAGGAAAAGCTAATGATTTTCTTACTAGTCTTATTGGTGCTGGATCTTTAGGAGAAAAATTAAATATACTTCAATCTAATATTGAAGGGGTATTTAAAGCTCCTACAGGTATTTTAAATGCTGTTATTGAAGGTGCTGATAAATCTATCTATGAGATGCTATTTGGCACTGAAACTGGTAAGAAAGATAAAGACGGTAAACCAATCAATGGCATCTTTGATGTAATGGTTAATAACTTTAGAGAAATCACAGATAATATCAATAATCATATCAACGATATTCTGGGGTCTCTCAAGAATAAATTAGCAAAAACCTTACCGGAAAAGATCAAATCTCTTGGTGAATGGTTTGGTATAGATTTTGATAAGACTTATACTAAAGCTAGACGTAAAACTAGAGCATTTGGTAAATTGATGGCAAGACATGCCAGAGATAATACCAACTACCTATATGACTTTGCAAAACAGCAGGTAAACGATACAGCATCTGATATCAAAGGAGCTATAGTTGGAAATGAACCTGCTGAGGGAGAAGATATCCAAACCAATGCAAATGGTATTAGATATGTAAATCCTAAGAAGGGTGATGTAACATTTACAACTCTTAGTAAGGGTGAACTTGTAATACCTGCTAATATGAATCCATTCAATCCTGATAGGGATAGAGTAAATATTGGGAGTCAATTAGATCATGAAAAAGCTTATAAGAATCAACTTATAAGCTCTATTAGAAATTCTCAATACAATGCTGAGGGTGGATATGTAGATAGTGGTATTACTGGACCTGAACAATTAGGATTGTTTGAAGGTGCAGGCGGTGGTAGAAGACGAAGTGCTTCTAGACGTGCTAAGAAACCAAGTAAATTCCAGAAGAGATTAAACCAAATTAATAGATCTGTCGGGACTGCAGGAATTAGTGATTTCTTTGAAAGTGCATTCGGATTTAGAATCGGAGATGCAATAGAAGAAGCTAATGACCTTGTAAAGAAAAATCTCGGTAGAGGTATTGATGGTGGGATGAAAGGTGCTATTCTTGGTACTTTATTCCCTCTTGGTGGACCTTTGATTGGGGCTATGGCTGGTGCTGGTCTTAATATCATTAAAAGTAGCTCTTTCTTCCAAAGAACTGTATTCGGTGAAGATATTATAAATGAAGATGGATCCATCACTAGAAAAGAAGGTCTTATCTCTAAGAAGATGCAAGAAGCTATGCAGAAATATCTTCCTGATGGGAAGAAATATGTAACAGCTGGTGCTATTAGTGGTTTAATTCTTCCTTTTGGTCCTCTTGGTGGTGCTATGATCGGTGCTGCTGCTACTCTTATTAAAAATAATAGAGAAGTAAATGACTTCTTATTTGGTGATAAGGGTGGATTATTAAATAAAGATAGAAAACAAAAGATCAAGAAATATTTTCCTAGAGTAGCTGCTGCTACGATTTCCACAATGTTCTTAGGACCTTTTGGTATACTTGGAAATGCTATGCTTGGTTCTGCAATAGGAATGATGTCTACGACAGAAAAGTTCAAAGAACTTATGCTTGGTATTCCTGATAGTAAAGGCGTAATACGTGGTGGTTTAGCTGGTGCTATTAGAAGACACGTAACTGATCCTCTCAGAAGACAAGTTATTGATGTTAGAGATAATCTTGGTAAATGGGTTAAAGATGATTTATTAAAACCTGTATTTAATACATTTGCTCCTCTTACTAAATTGATTGGTGTAAGGTTATTTGATACTGGTAAAGCTATGACTAACTGGTTCAAATACCAATTAAAGACTCCTGGTTTATTATTTGAAAGAATATTTGATAAATTAGGAATTGGTAAGAAGATAGGATCTAAGGTAAAATCTTTAACTAAAGCTGCTGGTGGTGCAGTTAGTGGAGTAGCTAAATTCTTAGAAAGAAATGTTGGTAATAGAGCACAAAAAGCTCTTATCAGATCTGGGCATGGTATTGGTTCTACTGAAGACCAAATCAGAATTGCTGATGATTTTGGTATGGAAGATGATGGAACCAATATGCTAAGAATGATGGGAGACGTAAATGCTACTAATATAGATAGAGTAAACGTTTCTAGAGCTAAGTTAAAAGATAGCCTTGAATTGATAGATAACCTAAAACATCATGGAGTAGATTATCATAATAGAAAGGCTTCTAAAACACTATTTGCTGATGCCGAAGGTGTCTTTGATCAAATAAGAAAAGATACAAATGGCGATGTAGATTTAAATGCGAGAAACTTTGCAGAAACTTTCCAGAAAAAAGGATACGGTGCTGGTTTACAAGAAATAAATAAACTAAAACAAAGTGGTCGTATTAATAATGAACAATATAACCAATTAGTTCAAGCTATAAAAACAGCACAAAATAAGATAGATAGATCTAAAGCTGCTATAGATATATTCCAAGGTAAGGGAAGTATAAATGATATTACCAAAGATGCTAGAAGGATATATTCTGATCTAACACATGGAATGGATGCTACAAAAGTACCTATTAGTGAACAAATGTTTATACAGTGCTTTGTTGGAGCTATTCGTGGGAATGATGAAGATATCAAAAAGTTAGAAGTATTCAACCGTATTATCACCAATCGTATTGATGAATTAAACAAACGAAAAGGTGATGTATTAAGAGAACGAGAAGAATACAAAGAAGGAGCAGACAATGCTATCAAGTCTACTAATGATATATACTCATTCTTAACACAACCTGCTGTCGGAACTGATTATAAACAAACAGCATTCACTCTTAGTATTGCTTCTGGTTTTAGACAAGCAATATTTGGAGAAGGAGGATACTTCGATAAAATAAAAGGTATGGAAGAAAATGGTTCTGGAACTACCACTTCTATGCCTAATGTAACCGGAGCTATTACTCCTGAAGATATAAAGAATTCTGAAGAGCATGCTGGTGGTGGAGTTATTGGTGCATTATCAAGCTTGTTCAGTGGTGGTGCTAAAGCAGAAGCTGCTGGAGGAGCTGGTGGTTTATTAGGAGGAATACTAGGAGGAGATAAAAAATCATCCGACGATAAAGATTCAGATAGTGGTGATACTGATAAAGTTACTTCTAAACCTACTGAAATGCGTACCAAAGATGAAATAGCTAGAGATGTTCATGAATTAGATGCTGGTAGTATTACAAATGCTTCTACTTCTTCTATTGGTGTTGGATCTATTACTAAAGGAAAGAATGGTAAAAATGTAACCACAGTTCCTACTGGTGATGGAGATGTAAAAGAATATGGTATTTCATCTTCAGATGGTCAGATGATGGAATTACCTAATAAACACAATAGAGAAATTAATGCTAAAAATAAACACAAACTTGCTTTGCAAGAAAGATCTACAATAGCTTTAGAATCTATTGCTAATAAGATAGGTGCTGGTGTAGGTATTGGTGCTAAAGCTAAAAGCAGCAACTCATCTGGTGGTTTATTAGATGGACTTCTTGGTGGTGCTGGTGGATTATTAGATAACCTCTTAATGCCCTTGTTTGCTATTCCTGTTTTAGGGCCTGCCTTAAAAAAACTGCTTGGAAACGGAAAAGATGCATTAAAAGAAGGAGCTTCTGGTGTTTGGGATAATGTTAAAGGATGGGTAAAGGATAAAATACCTGATCCTCTTAAAAAAGGATACAACAATCTCAAATATTCTGCAGAAGGTAAAGCTGCTGGTCCTTTAGGAAAATTAGGGGCTGGTTTAGGAAAAGCCGGATCTATGCTTGAAAAAGGTTCTGGTTTAGTTGGTGCTGGAATTCCTGCTTTAGTAGATGCATATCAATATATAGATGCAAAAGCTAATGGAGATGAACAAGCTGCTGCTGCGGCTGCAGGAGAGGCTCCTAAAGATTTAGCATTTGGTACTGGGGGTCTATTAGCTTCTAAATTCTTGGGTACCGGTGCATTGGGAACTGGTGCTGCAGGTGCTGCTGCTAAACAGCTTTATAATCTTGCTACTGGCCAAGAAGTAAGTGGCACAGAATTTGCAATGGATACAGCCGCTGGTTATGCTGGATCTAAAGTTGCTGGTTGGGTAGGAAATAAGTTAGGCCTCAAAGGAATGGGTATATCTGACCTCGCTTCTAAATTTGGAGATAATAGTAAAAGATATGTATCTGATTTAGCAAAGACAGAAAAACAATTAGCAGCAGGAGCAGAAGATGTAGCTTCTCAAGGCGGAAAGAATACTGAAATGGTTAAAGCTTTATTAGTAAAGCTTAAGGAAGCCATTACTAAATTTACATCTAAGATTGTTGACGTAATTCCTAATGGCGGTAAAGCCGCAAAATACATTATGAATTTCGGAGCTAAGATCTTAGAAAATGCTGCCAAACCTGCTAATATGGCTAAAGCTGTTGCTAAATTAGCTAAATCTACTGCTGTTACCGCTGTATCAGCTACTGGTGTTGGTGCAGTAATTGGTATAGCCGTTACTGCGGGATTTGCTATTTATGATTTCTATAAAGGCTATCAAAATGCAGATGAAATGCTTAAACTTAAAGAAGGTACAGCAACAACTGGTATGAAAGTTGTAGCTGGTATCGTAACAGCATTAGTCGGTGCTATTCCTTTCTTAGGGGTAATCTTACCTGAAGATTTTGCTCTTGAATTAGCTATTGAATATATTGGTCCTTTCTTCGGATTCGGAAAGAAAGAATTAGAAGAATTAAGAAGGGAAAAAGGCCGTAAAGACGATCAGTCCACTGTTGATAGTATTGCAGAAGGTGGATCTAATGACAGCAATAGTCAAGGGTTTGTTGATAAACTTAAGAAAATGGTTAGTAATGGAGCCAATTCTATAAGCGAAATAATCAGCAAAGGTAAAGATTGGGTATCCAACAATGCTACTTGGTTAGCAAACACTGCAGCTGAAAAATGGAATGACTTTAAAACTGGTTTATCTGAAGGATGGACTAGTGTTGTAAATAAAGGTAAAGAAACTATAAATTATGGAGCAGATAGATTAAATGATCTTAGAAAAACTGCTACAGAAAAACTAAATAAATACTTTGGTGGAGATAGTAGTGATGATGATAAGAAGAAAGATGGAAAAGGAAAACACTCTAGATATGGAAGAGGCAATTTCTATTCTCAATTAGATCCTGCTTATTCTATGCCATTTAATTCTTCAGCAGACTCTGAAGTTCAATCTATGGCTGATTCTGGATGCGGACCTGTATCTGCTTCTAATGCATTATCATCTCTTGGTATTGATGTAGATCCTAGAGTAGCTGCACAATATGCTCTTAAGAGTGGATATAAAGAAACTGATGGTGGTACAAGACCTGAATTCTTTAATAATTTCATGGGAAGAGCTGGTGTATCTACAGAAAGCTTACATGATCCCTCATCTATTAAGGCTTCTTTAAAAGCTGGAAATCCTGTAGTATTAATGGGACAAGATTCTAATGGGGAATCTAGTAGAACCCCCTATGCTGAAAATCCTCATTATGTAACTGCTACTGGTATAGATAGTAGAGGAAATGTAATAGTTCAGGATCCTGAATCGGATCAACCTAATAAAGTATATAAAGCTAATGATGTATTATCTAAATCTACAGTAGCTATTAGTGCTAGATCCAAGAGATATGGTTCTGGTAAATATGGTAGAAGTAGATATTATGGAAAAGGTAGATCTTCTTTAACTAGTTATAGAACAGCTAGATATGGAACAGGTCCTAGAATTAGATCTCGTTATGGTAGAGGCAAAACTTCTGCTGAAAAAATGTGGGCATTGGCTGCATGGGCAGAAGGAAAAACTAATATTGATAAGAAATTAATATATGCCCAATGGTATCATGAATCTGGTGGTTTTACTTCTCAATTAGCTGTAGAAGATTATAACTTTGGCGGAATGACACAGAATGAACCTTCTACTTCATCAATGAAACAACCTGATGGTGGAAACTATTACAAGCACTTTGATAATGAAGAACAATGGGCAGAATATTATGCTTGGTACTGTAATAGATGTGATGATCCTCCTCTTGGCGGTTCTAAAGATGTTGATGATTTTGCTCAAAGATTGAAACATAATGGATATTTTGGAGCATCTGTAGAAGAATATGCTAATGGTATGAGGAATGCTCTTAATGAAATTCCTTCTTCTCCTCCAAATGCAAGATTAATAGAAACTTCTAGATTTGGTAAAGTAGATCCTGGTAGTGCTAAGAATGGATCATCTTCCTCTTCATCTGGAGATAAGAAAGAAGTTAAGACATTCTTTGGAGCTTTTAGCAATGTTGCGTCTATATTCGAAAAAGCCATCAGTTTCGGAGATGGAGGAAGCTCTAATAATAATAGTGGATCTAGTGGTGCCGTTAGTGGAGATAAAGCTAAGAATGCTAAGCAAATCTGGGATTTCTTAATCGGTAAAGGATTGAGCAAAATTCAAGCTGCTGCTATTTGTGGTAATATTGAAGCCGAATCAGAATATAATCCTTCTTCTGTAAATTCTAGTAGTGGTGCTAAAGGTATTTGTCAGTGGTTAGATAGTCGTGCAACTACTTTAGATAATATAGCTAAAAACAGAGGAAAACAATGGAATGATCTAGGCGTTCAATTAGATATGCTGTGGCTAGAAATAGGTCCTGGAGGAAATTATAATAAAATATTAGGCGGATTATCTAGTGATCTTGATACAGCTGTAGAACAATGGGAACAAGGATTCGAAGTTAGTGGAGATACATCAAGCTATCCAAGAAGAAAAGCCTCTGCTCATCAAATACTTGATGGTGAAGGTGATATAACTGGTGGTAATAAAGGTCAGAGTGGAAATAACAACTCTAATTCTGGTAAAGGAAAACACAGTAGATTTGGTAGAGGAAAATCTTTATGGGGTAGAGGAGATCTAAAATTATTTGATAATAACTCTTATGATTTTGGTCTTAAGATGCCAACTATGCAAGATCCAACCAAAAAGAATGATTATACTTTTTCATCTAAAATGAATGAGAATACATCTAGTGCAGCAAAGAATATAGTAGCTAATGCTGTAAACAACGCTAAACCTTCTTTAAATAGTGGAGATGATTATACTAAAGGATTCTTTGGGAAAATCTCTGGTATGGCTGAAGCTATTTCTGCTCCGTTATCTAAAGCTACAAAAGCTATTGGTAAATCTATACTAGGTGCTACAAGTTCTTATTTTGGAGACAGTCTAAAATTCTTATTTGGTAGTGATAATCCTTTTGCTAGTATCTTAAACATTGGATCTGATTCCAATGGAGGAAGTAGTGGAGGAAGCCAATCTGGTGGAGGAGGATCTGTATCAGTTCCTCAAAGCGGAAGTGCTGCAGAAGGTATGCAAAAAGCTCTAGGTGGAGCTCCTATTACAGGACCTTTTGGAGAAGATAGACCTGGTCATACTCATAATGGTATAGATTATGGTGTAGACGAAGGAACTCCTATCCCTACTCTTGTAGATGGACCTGTTGACGATGTTGGATCTCAGCCTGACGGATATGGTAACTTTGTATCTATCAAAGACTCTGCAGGAAACTATCATTTATTTGCCCACTTATCTGAACAATTAGTATCTAAAGGGGATATGGTAAAAGCTGGTACTATAGTTGCTAAATCTGGTAATACTGGTGCTGGATCTGGACCTCATCTTCATTATACTATTTCTAGCGATCCTAACTGTGCTGGTATGACTGGTGCTATTAATCCTAATTCATATGATTTATCAAAAGTTCAAACTTCTAGTTCTGGATCTGGTAAATTTGGTAGAGGGAAGATGTATTTCTCTTCTCATTCTAAATATGGTATGGGTAATAAAATAGTACGAGTTAAATTCAACAATAACTCTGGATCTATAGAAGGTATTGTTGGAAAAGGATCTCCTGGAAATAGACCTAGAATAGGAAAAGCTGGAATGGGTAAATTTGGTAGAGGTGGAATTAAAGGATTCTTTAAGAATGCTTGGAATGGTATTAAATCTTATGGTAGAGATTTCTTAGATAGATTTAAGAATGGTATAAACTTACCTCAGATTACAAATACTTCTAATGGTTCTCCTTATGAAGAAAATGATATTCTCTATCTTACAAATAATGGATATACAAGAGATCAAGCAATTGATATCTTGTCTAAAGATCCTAAATATGCAAATAGAGTAGATAACAAACCTACTGCATCTGGAGATACAATTGTAACCTCTCCTTCTAATTTACAACAAACTACAACAAGTCAATCTTATACTCAACCTACATCTGTTCAGGCTTCTGTTCAGTCTAATATAGATTTAGGAAATAAGATTGATAAATTAATAGCTCAACAATCTAAAACAAATGAATTGCTCTCATCTATAGTTCAATTAGCAACAGCATTTGCTAAAAATGCTTCTTCAAATCAGGCTTCATCGGCAGGATCTGATAAAGTAGCTCAGGCAATTGCGACATCTACTAGAAATGCTACAGTAGATAGTAATGGTAACTTTACTAGAGTCAATTCTACTAATATGAGTGATTATCAATCTATTATTGATAATATGCAAGCAATAGCTAATAGATAAAATAATTCAGGGATAGCATAATTGCTATCCCTGACATTTTTATAATGATTTAATCTTTTAGGAGGAAACTTTTAATGGAAACATATAAAGTTCTAGAACCTATTCTTTTAAGAGCTACACCTTCTGCTGATGGGAAAATTGTCAGTGGTTTAGATAAAGGGAAAACTATAGATATTATATCTGAAGAAAATGGTTGGTTAAAAACTATTAGTGGAAGATATATTTTAGATAGCAATAGATTAAGAAAGATAGCAAACAAAGAACAAATAGATTCTATCAAAAAAAGAATTAATAAATTGAATCTTAACTTACATGGTGGGGAAGCTAGACAAAATATTGATGATATAGATTCTTCCATTGTAGGTATGGATGTATATGTAGATAAAAAAGATAAGGACTTAAATAACAAAACTATCGACGCTTCTGCTAAATCAGATAGCGGAAATTTTAAAGTTGTAGCATATACCGAAGATTATGTAGTAATATCTGATGGTAAAGATAATAGATATGAATTAAACTATGAAGATGTAATAGATAAAAAGGCTACTAAAGATAAAAAAGATGGAGCAGGAACCTTAGCGGCTACTCAAAAAGCTAAAATCTTAAATGAAATGGATTTTAAGCAAACTCTTAAAGATATTAAGGAATCCAGAAGTCTGAGTGATTATGCTAAAGAACTATCTGATTTTGTGTCAAATTTAAATAGAATGACTATTCATAATACAAGAGCAGTATTTGGTATGCCTTACCAATGGTTGCCTATTGCTGATACTAGAATAGATAATACTATGAATAATCCATCTTTTGGTAGAAAATATATTCAGAAAATTGTGGCAAGATCTCCTATTCTAGTAATGCAAGCTGGAGTTGCTACATTCCTTCATGGATATAATAGCAAACAACAAGATCAGATTAAAAAGGCATTGCTTGCTGGCATTTCTAGCAATGATGTAAATGAATCTGAAGTAGGAAGATTATTAAACAATTCTGGTAGGTATTATAACTTCAAAGCTATGCCTACAGATTATTTTAGAGCTGTAAATCAGATGTGTAGAACGGTTGCAGCTATTCTTAATCTTGATGATGAAGTAGTTAATGTAAATGGGAATGAAGATAAGCTTGGTAGTTTTAACTGGGAATTAGCAGCACAACATCCTTTTGCTGGATACAACAAAGGATCTATTGGATTCTATCTTAACTCAGAAACTCAAGTACAAGAAGGTTTCTCAAATGGTACTCGACAATCTCGTCTAGCATCTACAGCTAACCAAGTAGGTGACTTAGCAGAAGAAGTAAACTTCTTATTAGGTGGAGCTGCTGGTAAAATAGCTGGTGTAGATATGAATGAAAGAGCTAAACTAGACCAAGGAAGTAGTAGTGATGGTATGATGGGTCTTCTTTCATCTTTTACTCATAATATGCATACTATGATGGCTGGTGGACGTATGTATTTCCCTGAAATATGGGCTGATTCATCTTTTATGAGAAACTATGATGTTACTATTCGTTTAGATTCTCCTGATTGTGACACTTTATCTATTTATCTAAATATATTTGTTCCATTGTGTCATATTCTTGGATTATGTATGCCAAGATCTGCTGGAGATAATACTTATGTATCTCCTTTCTTAGTACGTGCATTTTATAAATCATTCTTCCATGTTGATATGGGAATTATAACAAACTGTTCTATTCAACGTGGGGATATACAAGCATGGACTCAAGATGGATTGCCTACTCAGATTACAGTTCAATTAAGTATTAAAGACTTATATGATGTAATGGCTATGGCTACCGGTAAAGGAGACAATGATATGATTGGAAATCCTGCACAATTAGACTATCTTGCTAATATGTGTGGTGTAAATATAGCAGAACCCAATATGCTTAGATATATCAAGTTATATTGGATTACTAGAATGGGTAAGAATGCTATTAAAGATAATATCGTATCTTTCTGGAGTAAAGCTATGGGATCTGTATATAGAACTTGGAATAATCTTGGTGGAAACCAATCTGGTAATGGATCTATTATGTAATCAATTCTATAATTATACACTATTAATATGAATAAAATATTAATAGTTTCCGGAGGTATAATTAATGAATACATGTGATTATCTATTAGGGTTTTTATCAGGTGCATTAGCGTTGTATGTGTATTCAGAAAAAACTAGAAAGAATGTAAAGAAGGCTAATAGGGAACTAAGAGAGATTGAAGAGAAGTTAGAACAGTTAGAAGAGATGAATGATAAGCTTGAAAGAGAAGGATCTTGTTATAAATATTGCTTAAGGAATTATAGGTAAGTGGGAAACCACTTACCTATATTTTTTTATATATAAGGGAACACTATGAATAAAGCAGATATCCTATAAATAGGAGGTGATAAAAATCAAAACAAGAAAACAAAAAACAGAAATTTATAACCAGAAGTTTTCTATGATACCCAAAGATTATCAAGAGAGGATTAACTGGATAATAGATACATACAAAATTTCTGATGCTAAATTAAAAGATATAATAGATACTAAGAATAAAATGCTACAGCAAATGTATTATATGCCTGAATTATTTGTGGTAATATATGAAATCCCTGAAGGATCTCCTAGACCTAGAGCTAGATTTATTAAAAGTAAAGGGAATAATATATTAGCAAATGCTAGATCCAATCCTGGATTTATTCAGGTTTATTCTATAACTGGTGCAGCAGATAAAAAATTTATGCAAGAATTTAAAACTAATAGTGATTTTGATTTTCTAGAATCTCTTATTTATACTCCTTGTAGTGTTAAATACGATGCGTACTTTAAAACACCAAGTATATTTAATTCCAAAGAAAAAATGTTAGCAGAGTTAGGAATGATAAGACCTTTATCAAAACCAGACTTTGATAATGTGGAAAAGAAATATTCGGATATGTATACTGGGAATATATGGGTTGATGATTCTATTGTAATCGAATCTAATTTTAATAAATACTATTCCGAACTACCAAGAATAGAAATAACTTTAAGATACATGAATATGCTTTACAATAAGTATCAATACAAATCAGCTTCAAAGAGACTTGGATTGGATGATATAAAATTCTTTAATTAAAAATATAAAGGATGGTATATCATAAATGAGATTAATTAACGATTTAAAAATGTGTGATTCTATTACAAATGACATGGTAAATTATAACGATATTAAGATCAATCTTTTAAAAAATAATATTTTCTCTGTAGATAATATTACTGAATATCTTGATAATTGGGATGATATCAAGAATGGTAATATTTGCTATAAAGTATTATACAATAATTCTGGAAATTCTTATCTTTACATATATCCTAATTCTAATAAAGATATTACAAATTATCTTATAGAATGTATTCGTATGTGTCTAAAACATATTCTATTAAATAATGATTTAAGCTTCTTATCTAATGAAGAAGCTAATTGTATTACTGAAATAAATTGTTTAGATTCTTTTTTTACTTGTGCAAAAATTAGTGATAAAACATACCTTATTCAAATATAAAATCTTATGGGTAAGAGGTTATTCCTCTTACCCAATATTTTTAACTTTTAAAATATCAATCAATTATATATTATTATAGTGAAGTCCAGATAAGGATTTCCAATATTTAATTAAATATTGTTTAACTAAAACTTTTTTTAAAAGAAGCAAAAAGAGGAGGTAGTACAATGTCTAAAAGAAAGAAAGGGAACAAAATGATTAGTTTAGGGCAACCTAAAGCAACAGCTCAGGTACCGCAAAATGAGGAAATTAATAGCGATACCGAAAATGTCCAATTCATTAGTGAAGGTATTGGACTTGAAGATTTTGTAACAATTGAAGGTAAAAATTCTAATAATGTTGTTAAAGGAGAAGAAAACGAAATGAACAAAACTCAAGAAGTAAAAAGAAATCATGCTGAAATTGTTGTAGATGCAACACAACAAGGAGAACAAGCTAAGGTTGCTAGTGCAGTTAAAAAGGTTGAAGCAAAGAAAGAATCTAAAGCAGAAACTGCAGCACCGACAACAGAACAATTGGTTTCGATGATTAATAATCTTAAAGAAGAACTTAAACAAGCAAAAGAAGATAAAGAAGAAATTATTCCCGCTAAAGTTGAAGGAGGAAAACAAGAAATGTATAAACAACAAACAGCAGCAATGAATTCTGCAGAAGTAGCAACTGGTGGTAATACTGAAACTAACGTTGTTTTGAGTCAAGAAAAATTAAATGCTCTTATTAGGGAAGCAGTAGAAAATGCACAGAAAGCAAATGCAAATCTTCCTGCTCCCCAGGTTGCAATTAAGGAAGAAGTAAAAGAAGAACCTAAGAAGGAAGAAGTTGTAGAAAAGAAAGAAGCTAAAGAAGAATCTGAAGAAAGTGATTATAGCTTCTTCTTTGGTGCAGCAGTTGGTGCGGCTGCTGTATATGGTGGTCAGAAATTGTATGAATATCTTAATGATGATTCTGCAGCAGATGATGCTTCTGAAGCATTCTCTCTCATTTCTGACATGTTCTAGGATTTAAAAGAATATAGGGTACTGCATTTAGCAGTACCCTTATTTTTTTTTACATCATACCAGGAGTAGAGTTATTAACAGGAGTTGTAGAATTAGAAGGGGTACTACTAGGAGATGTAGGAGGAGTCGTATGAGTTCCTGAAGTGGTAGAAATAGCAGGTGCTGAAGTAGATGAAGGTGTATTAACACTCATAGTTCCAGAACTCTTAGGAGATGCTGTAGGAGCACTAGGTGTACTATTAGTAACACTATTATCTTCCCGAATAGAGTTCTTCATCTTATTCAAAATACTAGCAATTTCACTTTCATCAAGATCAACGATACTTAAAGTATTTACACATTCCATGAAAGAATACATTACTTTTGTATCATTAACCAATTTCTGGAAATCAATACGATTATTCAATCCAGTAGTATAAGCTTCTTTGATAATTTGATTGCGATGGATAACTTCTAATGTATTATCAGTCATAATAGAGAATACGTTTTTAGCTTGTTCTCTAAAAGAACGTTGTTTAGAGCGAATCATACGTACTGCTTCTTGCTGTACATTATATTTCGGATCTAATTCTGTATTAGGATCTCCATTAAAATCCTGCATTAAAGGATCATTAGAATTAATAGTATTATCCATATCATCAATGGTATCTAACTTTTGTTTAGCTTTTTCATAAACTTTTCTAAGTTCTTCTTTTTGTTTCTTGTTACTATCTACAAAATCAGACACTGCATCTTCTACACGGTTTGTAATAATCTTTGTAATATCATGAGGAATTGTATCTTTTGTATCAATGATAAAATCTTTAATAGTCTTATCTTCGATTTCAAAAATATTATTTTCAGGAATTCCTACAGATACAGCAACAGCTGTAGCCTGTTCCATAATAGCATCATGATAAGCTACAATATCTTCATACCATTCATTCAAATAAACACTTTTATTTTTAAAAGAGTTAATCAAATTAATAGTACCGTGTTCTTTAATAAAATTCTTTACAAGATTCTTAGCCAAAGCTTTTTCATGCTTGTTTGCATACTGTTCTTTAAGAACTTTCTTAAGCATTCCATCATAAAGACATTTTGTCAATAAATCTGTACGAACTTGTTCAGAGAAGTTGTTCAAAATATCTTTATCTACAACTGCTTTATCTTTTTTTGTATAATATGTATCATATACATCAAAATCATGATTAAGATCTACATCTTTATCAGGATATAAATTAATTGTATCTTCTTTAAGAGCTTGCCGTTCCAATTCTTCACGGATGAAATCCGCATTGCTTTTGGATGCTCTTTTAAACATCATCATTTATACGAAACCTCCGATTATTAGTAATTACTCATATATAATTTTCCCAAGAACTCATCAAAGGAGTCACCAATCTTGGTTACGGTTTCTTCAGGGCAAACCATAAAAATGCATCCTTTAGAATCGCAACATATAATCATTTCATGAGAAGCCCACATGATAGGATATAATTTATTTCTTTCAAATACAGTTCCTTCAATAGCCGATTTATCATAATTTTCACAATTACCATTTTGATAAACATCATAAGTTAATTGTCTAGATGATGTAATTAAAGGATTAAAATTAAAGAAATCATATATTCTTATTCCAGGAAGATCTTCTGTATCAAAAGCATCCTTTGATTCAGAAGGGATAATCTTATCATAGTAATGCTTGATTATAAACCTCATTATATCTGATGGGATTTTATAATCATAATCTTTTAACGCATTTTCAATATTATTCTTTTCTTCCCTTGTTATTTCTTTTTCAGGTTCCCAATTAAGATTATAATCATCTTTTTCAAGATTCGTTTTTGTTTGTTTTCCATATACTAACATATTCACCACTCCTAGAATAAAGGTCCATCAGAAGAAGAAGGATCAGTATTGATATCATCAATCTTTTGTTTCTTATCATCCTTCTTGATTTCTGTAGTAGCTTTATTTTCAGCAGTCTTAGCTTCTACAGCTAATTTATCAGCAATCTTATGGAAACTATTAGCAATAGCTATTTGTTTACGGATTACAGTCTTTCTATCTCCATCTGTTTGGATATCAGGATTTTCTTCTAATTCATGAGCATTCATTTCAAGAAGATCACCTTGGATATCAAAGTATACAGATACACGTTGACGAGCAGCAAAGAAGTAATATACTACATCTTTAATCATGGGAATAAGAGCTAATACCAAGGGAATAGCAATAGCAGCAGCTTTAATAAAACCAAGAGCCCCTACAAAGTTTCTAGCTCTAGCTTTAATCAGAGGACGAAGTGCATTTTCAATATCACCTGTTTTACAAGCTGTATTGAATTTGCAAATATTTTCATAAAGAAGATGTTCTTTTACTTTAGACACACCAGTTTTATCAAGAACAATGGTGAGTCCATCTTTCTTAGGATCTTTTACATATTCGATGCAAGCAGCAATCATATAAGAAACAGAACTAATACAAGCAAGAGTCATTGTTTCATACATAACTTGGCCAAAGTCTACTTTAGCCATATAAGACTGTGTAAATACATCATCAAGATTTTCAATATTAGAAATAGCATTACTAATTTCTTGAACAGGTTTAGTATCTTCATGATACTTTTCAAAAATACCCATCAATACTGCAACGCATTCACAAAGATCGTCATATTTAGGTAATTTTCTAATATTGCCTTTGGTACGAGCAATATCACCCTTATCAAAAGTATCAATCTTATTTACAATCATTTGATATAAACGATTTGTAAGAGAAAGAAGGGCAGTATTTTGTTCTGCTTCATCAAGATTATAAAGACGAGTAATCGTTTTATAATCTGTAATATCCATATGCTCAGAAATAGCATCTTTAAATTGTTGAGTCATAATAGCTTCTCCTACAGCTCTATTATAAGGTCCATTTACTTGCGGTTGAGGAACATTGGCTTGTTGTTGAGGGGGTTGATTATTAGCTGCAGATCCAATAGCATTAGCCGGTTTAGGAATAGAATGACTAGCAGGATTTTCAAATCCATTTTTAGGATCACTCATAATCATATTATCCCCATTTTGGTTTGTATCTATTTTATCTGTAGTTAACTGAGAATTTACACGGCCATCCGTATTATTATCTTCATTAATACGTTCAAAAAGAATCATTTTTTATTACCGCCCCTTCACAAGAGTATTAATCATTTTCTTATATTCCCCATTACTCTGTTCACGTTCAAGAGCCATAAAGGACATTGTTTCAAAGTTCTTAGTTCCATCATCATATAAGAACTTAATCTTTTCGTTTACAGCATCAACAATACCAACACCAATAAAGTTATACCCTCTCATAACCCCAAGCATAGTAGAAGAATTATTCAAGTCTACACGATATACACTCTTAACCACTTCTACTTCTTCAGACGAAAGTACAAGCATTGTAATAGCTGCACATGCAGAATTATCACCACGAGCTTTATTATTGATCTTAGCACGATTTGCACGGATTTCAAGCATCTTCCAAATCTTAGAGTCAGATCCTTTGTTTGTCTTTGCAACAGCATCAATCTTAGCACGATCTACAGCGAATAAGAAATCTTTAAAGAATTTAATTTCTCCAGTAGTAGCTCGAATGAAATTAAATAAACCACGACGATCATTATTCTTAAGAACCATACGATTCATCATTTCATTAGAAGATACATAATGAATGATACATTTTACACCAATTACAGCAGTATTAACTATTTCATTATCTGTGCCATTAGCCTGAGTAACAAAGTTGATAATCATTAAGCTAGGAGTTGCTTCATTAGCTTTCTTAATATCAGTAGAGATAATCTGTTTAGAAAGAATTTCAGAAGCATCTTTTACTCTAGAAACAGAGTCTTTGTAAACAGAGCTACCATTCTTTAAGATATCACTAAGAGTCTTAAGCTTTTGCAGCTTTTCTAATTCTTGAGTATTCTTATCTTTGATAATGGTTTCGGTAGTCTTTGTTGTAATAGTTGTAACCCCGTTATTACCAGACTTCTTAGTTTCAGTACGATCAGAATCTGTAATTCTAGTTTCTTCGTTGATACCCTTTCTAAATGCTTTATAGTCACCAAAATCTTTAGTAATACTATAATCATTTAAAGAATAAGAATTTATACCTTCACTAAGTTGAGTATAATAATCATCATTATGTGCAAGATCTTTAAGAACTGCTTGAGTTGCTTCATTAATCTTAGCATTACCATATGCAGAGATTTTAACTTCTTCATCAAGCTTATTTGCAAAATCAATTACATCATCTACATTCATATCACTAAGATCAAGAGTAGTAGAGATATTATTATGAAATCTCTTTAAATAAGCTTGAGCACTCTTAGCGTCGGTAATTTGACTTGCTGCAAATAACATTTGCAACATAGAAACATATTTACGTTCTGCAGCCTTTGTAATCATTTGTGCTTCTTCAATACCAACTGCTTCACTAACTAATACAGGGAAAACAGCTGTAAGCCCTTTGGCTTCTTTAGCAATATTGCTAGTCATTTTAAATTCGCCAGGAATTTTGCTTTTTGCAAGTGTACCTGTAATTCCACTAGCAATAGCTTCAGCATCCAATCCAAGGATATCTAAAATCCCAGACAGCGGACCAGAACTGGCTTCATCTAAAAGAGTCTTATATTCATGCATGAAATATTTCCTCCTACAATAAAAAAATTAATTATATCGATATAATTATCTTTTCAAGATAATTATGATAATGTCAAAGGATTAGCCTAATACAATAAGATTATAAAATTATACATTTTGACATAGGTATAATGATTGTAACTTTTTGCATTTTGGTGGTGAAAATTTAATGCCATTTTATGACAATTCTAATACTTCGTGGGATAGATTAAACCGAAGATCTTCTGTAGTTACTAGTGATGGAGTAGAAGTATCAATAACGAACACCACTGAAGAAAGTGATAATACGAACGGTATATCTCCTACGGAAACAGATGAAGAATATGTAAATCTAACCTCAGATATAAATAATCATGAATCTGAGATGAGAAGATTAATGAGGGCTAATGGTATATATGAACCAGAAGATATGAAATACTGGACTACTTTTTATAGATATCCTAGAATAGACCCTTTCAATCATGTACAAGGTGCTAGAGAATATGCATTCTTTACAAAGCCTGATTTACCTATATTAAGATATCAAACTGAAACAGGATTTGATTATAATAAATCTGGGTGGTTATCAGATGCAGCCAGTCAATTCCCATATTTCAATTGGTTATATTCTCATGGATACCTATATACAGTTCTAGAAAATTTATGTTATGGTACTAGTGATGGTAGTTCTGAAAAGAACTGCCCATTTGTTCGTATCCTTAGTAATAGAAAAACATCAAATATTGATATTCCAGACTTGGCTGTAGATGAATTAGAAACAGCTCAAAATATGTTTGGATCTAGAATTCTGTATCCAAAATCATCTATTAGTTCTGATGAAAATGTTGACTTTACTATTGAATTTGAAGATACTCGATATCTTGAAATTTATAATTATTTTAAAACATGGGATTATGCTAGACAATTAAAATGGTTAGGTTTGTTACCCCCTAAGAAAGAATATATTTTAAATAAGATACTTTATGATCATATTAGTATATTTAGATTCTTAGTAGATGATGATGGAGAAACTATTCTTCATTTCTCTAAATTCACTGGAGTATTTCCTAAGACTATTTCTAGATCTTCATTTAGTGAAATTCCTCAATCTGGTCCTTTAAAAGTTACTATTGGGTTTAAACTTAGTGGATTCTTTGAAGATATGGAACCAAATATACTTTCTGATTTTAATACTCTAGTAGCTAATTGGAAAGATGGAACCATGACCAATCCTACCTATAATGAAATTCCTTTGTGGGATGATTCAATAGGAGCTATGTCTGGAGAAAGTGGAGACTATCCATATATCTATTATCCTAAAGAACCAGATTGGAGAGGTTATAAACTCCCAATGCTTAAATGGAGTACTAACACTGGAAATGATCCTGCTGTATCTTGGGCAAATCAAGATACTAATACCAAATCTGCCGTGGAAACAACAACAGATGAAATTCAAAATGTTGCTAACACAATTGGTAGTTATGCCGGTGTTACATTTAATAAAGATATGACTCCTGAAGAGTTAGAAAAAGCTACTGAAGCCAAAAGAATGAACAAATTCTAATATTGGAGGATAGTATTAATGGCGTACAATAGTACAAATATTTTAAATACAGATATTTACAAAGTATCTGAATTTATAGATAAATTAAAAGCCAAATATATAGATATACCTGAAGATACATTGGTTCTTGGTGTATATGGGTACTTATCCTCTATATTTGGAAACCTTTTAGAAAATACAGCAATCACTGCATCTGAATATTCAAATGAAGCTATTCCTACTAAAGCTAAATATGAAAGAAATGTAATTTCTCATGCATTAGCTTTAGGAATTAATAGTATTACAGCTAAACCTGCATATATCGATGTAACATTGAATATTCCCGAAACACAGATGGTTCACAATATGAAAAATAATAAATTTGTCATAGACAAAGAATATATTTTTTATATTGGAGAAACTACAAAATATCCTTATCATTTAGATTATGATATTATAGTTACTAGACATTATTTACCTAATGGGGAAGTAGTATATACTGCTAGATATGATTTAGATAATACAAACAAATTATCATCTACAACGAACCCTTATCTTCCTTATCTTGGTGTATTAAATATTTCTGGAGATAGAATGATCTCTATTAAAACTTTAATACGTCAAGTAACCCATACTCAGATTTATAAAAAAGTAATTATCAATAATCCTCTTGAAACAAAGATCTTTAGTTTTACATTTGAAGATCAATTAGCATATTTTTATGTAACCGTATCTGAAGAACAAGAAGATGGTACTTATAAAGATGCTGTATATTATGAACCTATTTATGATGGATTATATGATTATACTTTAGATACCAATAAGAATTTTATCAATTATTCATATCTTGATGAAAAGACAATTCGATTACGTTTTGATAGAGATTCACAACCCAGAAGAAACTCTGAAATAGTTGTTCATGTATATACAACTCTTGGAGAAAAATGTAATTTCAAACTAAATCAATATCAAGAAATGATGCCTTATAAATCTGATAAATATCCTTATACAGGCATGTATATTATCTTGATGAGTATGTCTGATTCTCATTATGGGGATAATAAATTAAATATCAGCGAATTAAAAAGAGCTATACCAGCTGAAGCATTATCTAGAGGATCTATATCTACATATAAAGATTTAGATAACTTCTTTAATTCATTACAGAGAAATGATTGTAGGTTATATCTACTTAGAAAAGTCCATAATCAAATAGAACGATTGTATTATGTATATCTTATGATGAAAGATGGAAATAATATTATTCCTACCAATACAATCAATTCTTATATATCTCCTGATGTATTTGCTAATAATAATAAAGGAAATATTATAATAAAACCTGGAACCAAGTTCTATGCTGATATAAATGATGATACAGCCAATTCTATTGTAGTATCTGGTACTGATCAAGAAAAGGCATTAGATAAGAGTGGATTTTTATATACAAATCCTTATCTTATTTGTATTAATAAGAACCCCTTTTATGCTTCATATTATCTAACTCTTGTAAATTACTATAGGGAGTTATATTTTGAATATGTAAATAACTCTTCTATCATTCAATTCGTAGCAGGAAATGTTCATGTATATAGAAATCTCTTTGATGGATACGATACATTTAATATAGATATGACCTGCTTCCAATCTATAGGCACTGATTTCCAATTAGTAAAATATGAAGATGATGGTACTACTATAGCAGAATTAAACTTTAGAGTATATGCTGTATTATATAGAAAAAATGATAATGGGAAAGAATATCCATTTAGATACATGGTTTCAAATCTTGTATCTTATAATCAAAGTGGATATCAATATGATTTGAAGTTTAAGTTTAATATCAATGATTTAATCTCCACTAAGGATAGTTATATCTACTCTCCTAGTGGGTTAAATAATATTAAGAGCGGAAGTGCTATAGGAACTTACCTGCCTTCTAACCTTAAAGTAAAATTCTTCTTTGTAGCTAAAGAAGATTTAGATTATGGAAGACATTTTGAAATAAATAAAGTGAAAGGAAATTTAGATGATTTAGTTCCTAATCTTGATGGATGGAGTCTATTAAATGTATATTCTACAGGTGATGATGGAATAGATATATTCTATGATTACAGTGATTTTAATAATTCTTATATCGAGCTTACTAAAGATGAAGAATTTGGTAATCAAGGATATAAACTTCACAAAATTCCTGTAGTAAGAGATTTATATTTAAATTCTAATGAACGAGTAAATAAGATAGTAGAAATGATTGATGAAAGAAGATTATATATCCAACAAGCAGTATTCTTATTAGAAGATTCTTTTGGAATAGATTATAAATTCTTCAATACTTATGGAAAATCTAAGATGTACAATATTGATAGAAAAGAAAATATTGATAGAATTAATCTGTCATTGAAATTTGAAGTTAAATTCCAATCTAAAGATGAATCTGCTTCTACTCTAGATGATATTACCAATTCTATTAAAGATTATATTGAAGATATCAATAATCTTACTGATCTTCATATTCCTAATCTGATTACTTATATTACCAATATCTATAGGGATCAATTAGTATACATTAAGTTTATTGGATTGAATGATTATGAATCTTTATATCAATCTATTTATAAGAATCCTGATATGGAAGATAACTATTTTAAAGAAACTCAAACCATTCCTGAATTTATAAATATAAATACATTACAAGATGGAACTCCTGATATTACTTATAAAATCATCGAGTAGATAATTATGAATATAAAATTTGATTTACAATTATTTGCAAATGAAGTAGTGAATGAGAGTCAAACACGCTTAACCAATCCAGATCAAATAGTTCCTTATGAAGATTATAATGTCTGGGTTAAAGTTTTGTTTAATAGTTCACAACTAGAAGATTTCTCTAATTTTGGTAGAGATAAATTAAAAGATTATTTAAAAGCAGGATGGATTTATGATGCATATATAGATGAAGAGAATTCTTTAGATCCTGTAAAGAAAAAAGAATTCTTTAAGACCATGCATTTTGTTAGTAATATGAAACAAGCATTCTATAATATGATATATGCTAAAGATCTAAGCCCATTTATTAGATATATAGATCCTACTTTTTGTGATAGTATGACTAGATGTTTTACCAGTTGTGCTAGTTTAGAAACAGTAGATCTTTCTCCTTGGGCAGGTAAACTAAATAAAGTTAGGTCTTGTAGAGATATGTTTAGTAATGAATTCCACCCTAGTGTAAACAATGGTCTTAAGAAATTAGATTTATCTATGCTTTCATTTCCAAATGTAGAAAGTACATTTAATATGTTTGGAGAATTAGAAAGATTGACCGAATTAAAAGTACCTAAGATGGGGCAAAATCATAGATTTAATGATGCAAGATTAATGTTTAGTAACCTTAAGAGTATTAAAACCATAGATGTAACTGGAATAGACTTTTCTAGAGTTGGTAATTTTAAAGAGATGTTTTCTAATTGCGAAAATCTAGAAGAGATCAAAGGTGTTATCGATATGCGTGCTATTGGTAATACTATGAATGGATGGACAGCTAACCTTGATGATTTGGTAGAAGATATGGCACCTCCTAATGTAGCTGCAATGTTCTTTAATTGTCCTAAATTGAAAAAAGTAACAATAATGACTTATATGTTTTTAAATGATCCTATTATTAGAAACACTGGTAGTTTGAATAGTGCTTGTGAATTAGAAATTAGAAGAAGTTATGAATCTTCTGGAATCGATGCAAAGATTGAGGTTAAGTCTTCATGATATAACAATCATATAATATATTTTTAAGAAGGAGGATTATTTTTAATGGCAGCTCCTAGTATTACTATTGTAGACGATTCTGATCGTTCTGTAACGAATTGGGACGCAGGTGTAGTTCAGGCTTCTAATGAATCTCCTGTATTCAGTATTTATGTATGGAATAATCGTAATGGATCGGCTGCTATTTCCGATCTCAAAGATGCAACTATCACTGCTTTAGACATTGATGGTTCTGCTAATAGTGAAGTTATAGTAGGTAAATGGGTTCGTGTAAACGTACCTAAGATTGATGGAAATGTTAATGTTTGGACACCTGTTGGTGGTTCTGATGCAAAACATTTACAGGCTGAAGGACTTGTAGGGTCTGGTGACTATACAATCAAAGGCACTGTAAATGATGGTAATAAAAATACTACATCATCTAAGCAAAACTATTGCAAAGTAAATATTAAGGTTGTAGTACCTGTAAATGCAACACCTGGTACTAAATCCTACAAAATCCGTATTAACGGATATTATGTTTAAATTATAATTGGAGGAAATATTATGCCTGCTAATTTAGGTCCTGTAATTACTTTATATAATGAAGCAAATACAAGTACTGTTGACACATGGAGTGTTGGTACTGTAAAAGCACAAGAACCCTCGGCTGCATTAGTAGTAAATATCTGGAACAACCGTGGAAATAATACAGAAGATCATTCCGACCTTCGTGAATGTACTCTTACTGTTCTTGATGCTAATGGTAACACAGCAACTGAAGATGTTGCTCGTGACAAATGGGTAGAATGCAAAATGAAAGCTGAATCTGATTGGATGAAAATCGGTGGTTCTGGTTCTGCATTCGCATCTAAGAAAGTTACTGCAAACACAGCTACTGCTGGTGAAGGTATTCTTAAAGGTACTATGAATGATGGTCAGTTAGATACAAGCGGAGCTAATGTTGCTACTGTATCTTTCCGCATTAATGCACCTATCAATAGTACACCTGGTAATAAATCGTTTAAGATTCGTTTAACTGGATATTATACGTAATATAATCTAACCCCATCCCATTAAATTGGGATGGGGATTTATAAAAAAAATAAGGGAAGATATCACAGATAACTTCCCTTACGGTTCCCTACCAACCATTACTGGTTGATAGAGAAACCTCGACAACCGATCACTTGCCGAGGATTTTGTTCCGAATAGATCGGACCATCGGGGTTAACGAGGTCCTTTCTATCAGGGTTGGCTTGCCTAACCAACAAGGATACGATAAATATCGTATCCTCTTCCTGACTCGGGAGGTCAGTAGTAGGGCCGAAGCCGGTCACACTGACGGGAACTCCGTCAATGTCACCAACTTCATTACTCACGAACCCCACTCTGGCGATCGTACCAGACGGTTCGTAAGTAACAACCAAAGCCCCATCCCGATATATATTTACCGGATGGGGCGTAAGATTAATCACCTTCATACTATTCACCTCCTTTAATCAGTATGAAAGTAAGTAAAGGGAGACTTATTTTAAGTCTCCCTTATCTCCGAAAATCTCATTAAAGAGATCTTCTGAGAAGGCTTTATACTTTTTTGAATCCAAATCCCTCTCTTTTTTCATTTCTTCTTCGCATTTTTTAAGATGCTCAGAAGTTTCCTTGCGAATTTTTTCGCAAGACTTTTCTACTTCTCTTGATATCTTTTCGTAATCAAGAGAAGTTAACTTCTTTCTTTTGAAAGAAAGGACTTCATTTCCTTTCTTCCGAAATTTGCTCGCATTAAGCGAGCAAACAACGTCCATAATCAGCCTTCCCTCTTTATCAGAGTTAAAGCTGACCTGAAAACTTTCTATCATATAATTGAAAGTCTTACGCACTTCCTTCATCTGTTCAAAGATGAAGGAAAACTTATCCTCTCCATGAGGAAGGAACTTATCTCCCCCATAAAGGATAATGTCCTCTTGAATTTTCTCGAGGACTTTATCGACATCGAAACTTCCTACGATGTCGACAATAACTTCGTTTGTCTCATTTCTGCCAGCTCCCACTGGCATAAAACAAAGTTTGGGAACACAGTAAGTATTCCCTAAAAAACGAAATAAAATATATTCCGCTTTCAATATTATAATATATTATTATGAAAGCGGAATATTACAAACCAAAATAAAGTGAAGTAACTATTATTAATATTCACAGATAGTTACTTCACTCTCAATATCACAGTGGATACGCATAACTTTACACCTCCTCTTTTTTATATTTAAGAGGTGTAAATCTAGGCAGTTCTTTCTACTTCCAAGAACTGCCTAACTTCATCTATCATGTCATCTACAGACATGATAGGATAGGATAATGCGGGGAAAACATAAACATCTTCCCGCATCATCTTGGAAATGAAGTTTTTCTTCATTTCCACAATAATGGGGATTACATAAGAATCCCCAGCGAGTATATCAATATTATAATATACTCTATTATCGCCATTAGTGGCGATAATTGTTGTGTTTATTTTATTATAAACACAACAAATTTCTTTTTTGAACTCAGACCAAGTAAGTTCTATAACTGTCGGGTCTGAGTTCATATCTTGTTTAAGGATAATATTTCCATTATCCTTATCACAAGATATTATGTAGTTGACAGCTGTGTCAACTACATTGAAATAAAATTTTATTTTTTTCATACTAAGTTCCTCCTTCTTGGCACTCCCCAGTGCCAAACAAAAACTAAATTAAAATAAGTAAGAACTATGCCTTTTAAGCATAGTTCTTACAATGGTCGATTAATTCAAATCGACCGGCAAGGACATCTTCCTTAGAATATCCTTGCCAAAGTAAATCATGGTAATTTACTATCAGATTTACTTTTCCAGAAACTTCTTCTGAAGTTTCTGTAAGGAAGTAACCCTCTAGGGTTGAGTTATAAAACGCAACCCAATTGATGGGGACTTCCACTTCATTACCATTTAAAGCAATGGTAATGAAGTCATTTGTAAATTCTTTAATAGTGTAACCACTATTAAAGAATTCTTGACTTCTATAGAAGTCAAGAAAAGAGCTGTCCCATAGCTCTTTTTGAGAGCTAGGAACGCAGGAAATTGCCGCATAAGCAATTTCCAGAAGACGGGACGACTTAAAACTATAAGCGTGTCCGTCTTCATTGGTCAAGATTACTTGACCTTGATCAAAGAATACCTTTTCTATTTTCATAAGATCTCCTCCTTCTTGGGTATTTACTATACCCCAAAAACATAATTTTATTTTTATTCACTATAATAATATACAATTAGAAAAGTCTAGTTTTACAAAAAATAAAAGAGGATGGGAATAATCCCATCCTCTCATCTTTAGATTAAACTTACTTCTTTAATAGACTTTATAAATTCTTTATAAGATACTTTCTTTTCATATATAATATCTTCATCATATTTACCTTCTCGTTTTACTACTCCTCCTTCATTAGTAATTGTTACAATATTATTTCTTTTCTTTACAATTGATAGATCACAATCTTTTATCTTATCATCAATACTACTGCTTCCAGAGATAGTATAAATCATGTCATATCTTTTTAAATCTAATCCATCAATATAAGTTAGTTCTATATCAAATTCTAATTTATCATTATTATCATATGAATTAGTAATATAATTTATAAGATTAGAGTTATTACTATTAATAAACCCATTCTCCATTGAATATCCATTTTCTATTAAATCTCTTATAGTTCTAGAATAATAGATCTTTAAATAATCTGTTACTATACACCTAATATACTTTTTATTTCTTGTTCCATGTATCGATATTATCCTATATACAAAATTATCTTTACCTTCCAAGATATTTTTATCATTAAGGGATAATCTAGAAATTCTATTTATTAATTTTTTCTTTGTTATTCTTTCTTCAGGATAAATCTCTCTATTATGCATTACACAATCTAAGGGAAGATTATTTGTTATCATAAATGAAAAAGTATCACCATTTCCTCCACTCATATAAATTTCGTATACAATTCCTTCAGAAATTTCTTTTCCCTTTTTTCTTAATACGGGGATATTAATTACGCAAGTAGATTCATATCCTTCTTTTTCCATCTGGAATAAAAATTCTCCTATATTATTAAGAGACTCTGAACTATGCCAAATGGATCTAGTAGAACTGCAATTGTCACATAAATATTTTCTCAACAATTCTAAATTTCCAGATAATAATATTTCTCTAAAATCAACATTAGGGTCATTAAAATGGTCTATGAACTCTTTAGAGCTCATGAAAAGATCAATATGAATATTAAATTGATTATTTTTAAAAAATGTAAATAAAAACTTTATTTCTTTCATTGTAACTACTCCCTTTCCAAAACTAAGCTATCAAAATATCTCTCAGCTCTTCTACGAATCTGTTATAACTAATTTTCTTATTATTCATTATGCACTTACTATATTCACGAACCAAATCAGATTTGTTTTCTTTAAATACACTCATGGTGTATTCATAATTCTCAAAACTATTGTTCATATTCACATTAGATACAACAAACTGGATTATAACATGTGTGTTATTTATTCCATAATAATCAAGATTAATTTTAAATTTAAGATTAATATCATCCTCCCCACAATCTCTATTAATAGTTTTTATAAAATCAACAAATCCTTTATCTTTGTAATTAATCATATTGATAAGACTTTTACGTTTTAGAACATCAAAAATAGTTATTTCTGTTTTGTATGAGCTACAATCATACGATATTTCTGAAGGAATATTTATTGCATACATATCATTCGGTCTAATAATCCCATTTTTTACTTCTAATATTTCATCCATTTCTTTATTAAGATTAAATTTAAATAGTAGCATGTTTACAAAAGCAGTATCTACTGAAGGATCAATTTTCCTAATAAGTCCAAACCCACTTTTAAGTGATTGTATATTAAAATATGATAGTTTATTTCCTTTATCATTTTTATCTTTAGTAACTACTACTACAATATCAGAGTCTGTATTTGAATATTTCTTTTTAATAATAAAAGGTATACAAATAACGTAGAAATATTCTTCATTGTCGAGACTATCTAAATTCATAATAGTGCAAATCGATTTACTGAGATCATCTCCCTTTTCTTTTTCAACCCTATCAATTTTATCTAGATACTTCTTTATTTGTTCAGGTCTAATGGAAAATAGTTTTAAGTAATCTTTTTTATTTTCCTTCAATAAATTATAAAATACATTAGAAGGAATTTTATAATTAGTGCAATCATATTCGTTTAGTTTTTTCTTATCATAGAAACTAAAATACACCCAATCTTCCATTCGATTTTCACATCCTTTCTTATTTTAATATCGAATCTTTCTTTAATCTTCTTAGAATACTATTATAAACTACTAATCTATCAAAATCTTTAAAAGACCCTATAGCAATATCTTCTGAACGGTACTCCTTAGCATAAATATCGTTGTAACGTTTTACAATAGAATATTCTAACTCAATATCTTTATCTGTAGCTAATGAATTCATGTTAGGAAGAACTATATCAAGGTCTCTTCTAATAAAAGTACAAATACTATTTTTATACTCATAAGAAAAAATGACACGTATATATTGTATATATTTAGAATACTTCTCATATAAATAAAAATTTTCTCTAAATCTTTTTAATTCCTTATCGTTTTCTTTAAGATTTAAAATATTATCTATTATTTTAGGATTTCTTACTATTTTTTCCGGATGAGCTAAGTAAATACAATAATGGTACAGTTTACCATTAAAATTAATTAAATCTTCTTTAATATTATTTTCCTCTTCTTCACAAACTATATTATTTGTATCCATAACAATATTTACAATAACACAGCATACAGGTTTGTAACTATATAAAATTTTACTAATAAGATATTCTAAAATCCAATTTAATATAAACATTTTCTATTACCATCCTTCTCTTTCATCTTCAATTTGGTTTCTCATAATAGCTTTTGATATATCTCGTATATCACGATAAAATTCTTTATAACTGTCAAATTGCTTTTTGAAACTTCCAAACTCATACATCATACGCATAGTTACTTCTTCTAATCTAATACCAATATTTTCTTTATTCATCATGGTAATCCTATTTTCTTTATTATCAATAATCACGGTATAGTATACATGATTTTTATCTACATACCCATCTTCAATTATAAGTAATTTACTAAAATATTTAAACCCAAACTCAACAATGATCTCATTAGAAGAGTTTAAAAGATCTTCAAAATCTTTATATTTTTTAATATTCTCTTTAAATCTTATTATCTCTTCATTCATATCTAATGATGTAGGATAATTCAATATATTTGAAATAATATTCTCAGAGTTTATTATATAACCAGGATATTTTATATCTGTTGCAAAACTAAACATATCAACTGTATTATCAGTCCCTATTAAGTTTTTTAAATTTTTATACTTTTCATCATCTCTATCAACAGATATCAAAACAGAGAACCTGCATATAGGTCCTCTATTTCTATGGCGTGAAAATAATTTATACCTACTAAATAGACGCTTTATAAAATCTAACACTCCAATCTTCCTTTCCTTTAAAACAATTATTTTTTAACACTAAATATAGTATATTTACTTGAGTTGTATAGTTTTACTTCTGTTATACTACTAACAACTCTATCTTCTTTATCAAATTTAACATATTTCTTGGTTTTCTCCACATCGATAAAGTAATTAGTTCTGCTTAGATGATTTTTAAGAAATAATCTTTTAATATTTATTTTCGGTGTATCTTTAGTTAAACATTCTTCTTTAATTCTATAAATTTTGAATCTTATATATCTATCATTTTTATTATCATAAATAATTATATGACCATTGTTTATTCTATTTACTCTAATTATTAAGAAATCTTTAGGAGACATTCCTTCATAAGACCAATTCATCTTATCATAATACCATTTAATTAATTCATCATATATTTCTCCATCAATAGAGAAATACCATTTAAAATTTTCTTGATAATAAAAATATTTATTCTTTTCTTCATCATAACGACTTATTTTATATTTTTCAAGATCTACAAATTCTGTTGCCATATTAAACTACTTCCTTTCCAAATTAAAATCTAGGATATGGAATAAATCCATATCCTTTTAATCTTTTTTACTTTTTACACGACTAAGCCTAGGTTTAAGACAAGTGCAGTGTACAGTACCTGTCTTATCATATACAAAAGGTATTTTCTCCTTTTTATCAAGATAAACTTCAAAAATGATATCCTCAATTATTACAACATTATTATCAGGATATACTTCTTTAATGCTTTCTACAGCCTTTATATATTTCTTAAATTTATTAATACTGATAAAGTAAGGTTCTTTTAATTTCTTACTACACCAAGATTTTGTAAGTTGTTTAACGTATAATCCAGTTTCTGTTTCATCAGCTCTAAATATTCTAATTTTAAAATAAGTATCCTGCTTTCTATTATGGAAAAAGATGTATCCATTATTAGTTTTAGTAAACCTTATTATACTAAAATCATTTTTATTCATCCCTTCATAAGATCTATTGGTTGTATCATACCACCATTTTATAATTTCATCATAAATCTTTCCACTAATAGCATAGAAGCTGCAGCCCTGGCATTCAAAACCGATATATTCATCTTTTTCACTATCATAAGTATAATCCCATTTTTTAATTCTTATGATATACTCTCTATCATAATCATACTTAAAACTTTCTATTTTCTTTTCACCATCTAAACAAACACTGACTGTAATGATATTGTCTTCTACATTATAGTTTATTATTTTAACATCTTCTCTATTTGAATACGCATATTTGGAGTCTATATTATATAAGCTATCCATTATAACACTAGCATTGAAGCTATATTCTTTTGTATTATTACCACATATTTGAGAATAATGATATAGATCATAAGTCGTATTATAATAAAAATTGCTAAATGTGTTTTTAGTCACATCTCCACCCCCAACTTATTTTAAACTTATACTGTCAAACTTTCTATTCATTTTTGCAGACAGCAATAAATGTAGGATTATGTCTATCGATCCCTTTATAAAAACCATAACCTTCTTCATAATAACTATAAGGACCGTCATATTTAGCAGGTCGAACTTCAATTATCCCATCTGCAACACCAAGAACTCCTTTAGGATTTAATGCATCATCAGCCACTTCTGTTAGAATTGCTAATTCTTTTATTTTATCAGCATCTATAAAATATGGAACACGATCTTTTTTATATCTTATAGGAAACTCATCTTTTAATATAAATCTTATTTGTATTTTAGATTCTTCAGGTGTCTTTTCATCAGCCTTTAATACTTTGATTCTGAGGTAAACATCACGAATATAATTATGAAAAATCATATAATTACCAGCAGATCTATGTACTCTGATTAGTCTAAAATCCTTTTTACTCATACCATCATAAGCTATTTTCTTCCTTTCAAACCACCATTTTAATATAGTATCATAGATATTTCCACTAATGGAAGCATACATTATACTATAGCCCCATCCAACATATTCATCTCTTTCTTCATTATAATCATTATTCCAATTTAATAAAGTTATTTTGTGAGGCTTAGATATCATTCTACGATAAGAAAAGAATTCTATTTTATAATCATCTTTAATCTTTACACCTACCATCATTCTATTGGTTTTATTATCATACTCAATTATATTAACATCAGATTTGTTTAAAGAAAAATAGTCTTGATTTAAATCACACAGTAAATTCATTACAGAATCACTATCAAATATGTAAGCATTACTTTCAATTCTATAATCTTCTCTTTTATATAATTTAGCATACCAAAATGCATTTGAGTTTTTACAATATTTTGAAACAGATCCCTCATCTATAAGAGTAATATTGTTTTCCATTATTTTTCTCCTTTAAATAAAAAATGAAGTGGGGAAATTAATCCCCACTTCTTTGTAAATTATTCATTTAGATATCTATATCTAACGAATCCTCCTTCTGATACAGTTCGGCTGCAGAACCAAGTTCTTTTATCTGCACTATGAGCAGTTGTGTTTATTTCACATGCATAAGATGTATTTACTCTCTTAGAATTATAAGTAAGATTTTCAAACTGCACATGAACACATCTTCCCTTACCAATTTCTTCTATCGTCTTTTCTATTACGGGTATCTTTATATATTCATCTGTTTTTAAATTATGAACAATGAATCTGCGATAGCAATAATCATCTACATCAATGATTTCAAAATCAGATTTATCATACCTTGCTCTTTCGCAATTAACTCCTATGTGTTCATAAAGTCTTACAATGATCTTTTCATAAAGATCTCCACCGACAATACATTTTCTATCTGTATCAAGATTCGTGCAAACATATGTATCGTCCTTTCTTACATACATACCAAAGAAATTTTTATCCCTAGGTTTTCTTGTATTACCAGATTCAAGATTGTTAAAAATTTCTTCTACTTTTTCAACTTCTTTTTCTATCTTCTCTTTATTAACAATTTCATTGTTATTTTTTGTTTTATCACCATAAGCAACTTCTATTTTTCCAAGAAGATCATTCTTTACTCCTGTTTTAACCTTTCTATCATTATCATATTTATGATAAGTAGATCTATTACTAATATCAGGACTATCCATAAAATTAGAGTTATAATTACAAGGCAGCTGTCTATAGTACTCATTAAAAAGAGTTCTTTTTAAACCACCAATGTTTCTCTTATCATAATATAATATAGAATAAGGATGCTCTGCTTTTTCATCAGGAAAACTGATCATTTCAACATGATTTACATCCAAATTCATAGAAACAAATGCCCATTTTATAGGAACATTGTATTCCTTTTGAAGGGTTCTATTTTGAACAATTATATCTCCTTCACAAATAGTTCCTAAATTAATAAAATTAAATCCAATAACAATGAAGTCATCAAAGAATCCATAGACTTTATTCCGTTGCATGAATTCTTTATAACTTTTAAGACTAGTAACCTCTTCAAGCTCTTTCATAGGAAGACTATCAAGAATGCTCCTTGCAAAATAGCTTAAATAATTAGGATCAATACAAATAGCCTCCATCTTCCTCTTATCGACAATAAATTCCTTTCCATTGTCCTTTCTAAACCTAAAAAACCCTTTCTTACAATACAACTTGTTACTCATAACTACTAATCTCCTTCCCAAAAACAAAGTTATCCAAGTTCAATTAAACTTTTCATATTTATAATATATAATTATTTACTATTTTTTTAACTCTTACATAATACAATATATAGGAGGCCGAGTGTCTATGTTTGAGATTATACCAATAGTACCTTATATGATTTACGTAAACGAAAATAGGAAAAATTTTAAAAAAATAATACCATATCTAAACATGAATGGAGGGGTTTTGTTTAAACCTGGGGTAAAAGAATCTTTACTCCCTAGAAGATCCACAACCAATTCTGTTGGATATGACTTCTTTTCTCCTGTAAAGATAACTCTTAAAAAAGACAAGATGTATCAAATACCTACTTTTATATGCTGCAATCTAACTAATTTTAAAGGTCCTAATAATGTAGTGACTGACCCTTATAAATTCTTAGCTATGTATCCTAGATCATCATATGGATTTAAATACGGAATGCGACTGAACAATACAGTAGGGATTATTGATTCAGATTATTATGCAAATAAGGATAATTATGGTCATATAATCTTATCAGTATCTGTTGAAAAAGAATTAGAAATAGAAATAGGTGATAAGATTGCACAAGGGGTTATTCAACAGGCATTTATATTTAACGATGAAATACACATTGATAGCACTCGCAATGGCGGTATTGGATCTACTGGAAAATAAAAAAGAAAACCACCCAGAGGAATAAATCCTCTGGGCATTATTTTAGTATAATTTGGTTTCAAATACTTTAGAAGCTCCACATTCAAGAAGAGTTTCTTCTTGTTCTTCATAATCACCATATTGAATACAATACTTACCAGAGAAATCAGTATTCTTAAGAGTAATAGTAACCTTGATATTCAAGGTTCCACCAATAGGAACATTTAAAATTACTTGAGCATTGAATTCTTTGGTTTTAATATCATATCCAATATAATGACCGATAGTTCTCATAGGAACATCTTTCATATTATTATCCATTACAACGTCTACCGTTCCTTGTTTGTATTGAATAACGTTCTTATAGTTTACTCCATCTTCTTTATTTTCTGTAATGGGAAGATATACATCCCCATCTTCTCCGCTTTCTACATATATTCTAATTTCCTTATTTCCAACAGTGATTACACCATCTTTGGTGTAGAAGAATATTTTGGATCCATTACCAATAAGACCAAATTCTTTAATAGAATCCTTTTTGGATTCTATTTCTTTATCGTAACTATATCCATTTTTTTCATCATCATATTCATAAACAGTAGTCCCATCTTCTCTTTTAGCATACCAAATAAAAAGTTGATTAGAAATAGGGGACATATTATTTTCAATATAACTGGGCATAATCTAATTCCTCCTGTATCTTATAAAAAATATAAGGGGGAGAATATCCCCCTTTTTCTTATACTTTTGTCCTATTTCATTTAATTATTAAAATTATTCTTATACCAATCTTCTTTTCTATAAAACTCAACAACTATCTTTCTTTGAGGTTCTTGTGTATGAGTTAATGATCTTATAAGTCGTTTAGGTTTTTCAATAGAAATAGTATCAGGAATATAGCTTAAAAACTTATTCACAGTTTTATCTTTAAGGGCGTGTATTCTTTCCTCTGTATCATAAAATACCTCTTCAGAGAGGATATTCTTAACCGCACATATCAATTCCTTTGCGTCTTCTTTTACTCCCATTTCAATTCCTCCAAATGGCTCATATGCCCTAAATTTAAACTACATAAAGTAATGAATTAGTTTGCTAGTCGGTAAGTAATCTAATTCATTACAACTTTATTTCACTTTACTCTTCCTTTCTCTTTCTGTTTCATTGTACACATTTTTCATTGAGTGTGACCCTCCTAAACGAAATAATAGATATTAACGTGGTTTGTGTCAATTCCCTCCCCTAGAGCTTCGTGAGGCTCTAGGGGCCTTCCTGTCTTTTTATCTCTTTTTACTTTTTATAAGATATTCATAATATACACATCCACCTAAAACCAATGCTACAAGATGCATAATTCTATTAGGGGATTTAAAATCTTTAGTAAATTCATCATTTAAAAATACACCTAATTTAGGCTCTACTACATTATTTAGTATTTTTCTTATATCTTTAAAATTCTTATCTCTAACTTCTAATAATTCATCACTATATCCTTTAGACTTATCATCCAAATCAAAGATATTTAAGAATTGTTTTACAGACATATTAAATCCTGCTGCTCCAGAATGACCTCCTCCATTAAAATACTTATTGGTAATATAGGACATAGGAACATTTGCCTTTAAATACTCATCATCAGTATAAATACTAGCTATTAAAATCCCATCAAGATTATTAAGATTTACCTTATCCTTATTGATATGGATAATCATATTTACTACATTCTTTTCTTCTCCCTTTTGGATATCAAATCTTGTTGAATTTCCTCTTCCATAGATTACTTTAAATTTTAGATCTAAGATGCTAAACTCTTCGGTATGATCTACAGTATTAAGTACATTCAACTTCTCCATATAAATTGTATATAATCTTTTACCATATTCCAAATACTTATCAAGTACTTTTTCTTTATCATCATTAGTAAGCAGTTCAGTAAAGATATCAGACGTATCCTGCATCATTCCAGAATCTGAATAGAGTTGTTGCAAATATAATGATTTAGTATACTCTTCAGGATACTTTTTATCTTTTTTAGTATCATAAATACTAATCAATCCAGATACTTGAGAGGAATCTTTAAGGTTATCTCGAGAGATAGCTATTCTTGCATCGTTTTCAAATTCTTCAGCTAATTTTATAAATGAAGAATAAAGCAAAGCATGTGTATACCAGCATGCAGAGTTTTCTGAATAAATAAAATAAGTAAACTTTCCTTTATGCTTAGCTGCTAAAGAAATAGATCTTTGATAAAGTGATGTTTCATGGTGATCTATCCAAACTACCTTATCATAAGCATTAAGCAACTTTTCAAAATCTTCATTCTTTAAAGTTATATCTAAGACAAATACAATTCTTCTTCCTTTAAGATTTTCATTTCTCTTAGATATGAAATTATCTATTATCGAAGCTCCTACATAGTTTATTGCTACTGATCTAGATACTATATTTCTATGGAGTCTAAAAGAATTCAATATCAAAGCTGCAGAAGCATCTCCATCTAAATCACTATGATGGAGTATATCAATATTTAATGTATCCCCACTTAGATCTTCTTTAGTTAATATTTCAAGATCCTCTTTATCGGCATAATGAATTATTGCTTTTGATCCTTTGTTGTCGCTATTTCTTATCTTTAATTCCTTTTCCCCTTCAATAGTAAACATTCTTTCATCAGTATTATACTGATTTTGAATATCTCGAACCATTTTCAACATACAATCAGAATTTCCAATTCCTTTTCCAAATTTACTGCTCGTCTTTTCCATTGTTTTAATCTCCTTTTGAAATAAAAATAAGATACCCAGTAGGATATATTCCTACTGGGTAATTAAACATTAGTTAGAATTCATATTGTGAAATATCGACATTTTCAATCAATTTAAACTTATCATCATTTACTCTTCTGATCTCTTCAATTTCATTACTAATATCCTGAGTTGTATATCTAAGAAGCTTTCTATTTTCAGGGCTTAATGTAGATTCACCAATTTCAAGATCATTAAGAGAACCTAACCCTTTTGCACGTTCAATATTCTTAGGCTCAGAATTTCTAAAAGTACTAATAATTTGATACAATCCAATTTTCTTCCCGTTCAATAAATATCTCTTTTCAGATTTGTCTAAATAAGGAAGCAAAGGAGTACAAGCATTCAACAATTGATCATTGAATATAATAGTGTGTTCTCTATCCCCATGGATACCATTTACTAACCCATTGATAAGAATAGAGTTATTCTTCTTTTCACACTTAAGATACTTATATTTCTTAGAGATTGTATCTTTGAACTTATTAAAGTTTTTATACGCTTCATTTCTAAGAAGAAGCAGATCTTCTAACAAGATAGGATCAATCATATAATTACTAGAGATTCTATCCATATAGAAATCATAATTGTTGTTATTGATAATCAAAGAAGAGATCTCATGTTTAGTAAATTCTTTCTTTGAAGGAAGATGAGCAATCTTATTTTCTTTGCAGAACTCATCTCTTACAAATTTTGTGAAATCATCTTTATCAATAAAATATCTCCATTTTTTAGTACCTTTATTTACATGATACAACGGAGACAATACTGCATATACTCTACCTTCTTCAATAAGAGGTCTGCAATATACTAATAAGAATTTAAGTACTAAAGATCTGATATGGAATCCATCATAGTCAGCATCTGATAGGATAATGATCTTATCATACTTACATTTAGAGATATCAAAGTTTTTACCATATCCACAATTAAGGATAGATAATATAGCTTGAACTTCTTCATTCTTTAAAAAAGCTTCTCTAGATTTAGAGAATGCATTAGACATCTTACCTCTAATAGGGAAGATAGCTTGATATTTAGTATCTCTTGAAGTTTGACAAGGAGAAGCAGCTGATAACCCTTCTACTATAAACAATTCAAGATGATCCTTATTTTCTGCTTTAATAAATCCTTCAGGAATACCTGTAATAGTATCGCCTTTATACTTCTTAATTACATTCGTCTTTTCTTTTTCTGCTTTGGTTCTAGCAGTTGCTACATCTTTAAAGAAGTTACAAATCTTTTGAAGATCTTCAGGATTCTTTTTAGACCAATCTTGTAATGCTTTAAGAGTTACATCTTTTACAAACGGTTCAAGATCTCCATTTTTACATACGTTCTTAGCTTGCCCATCAAACATTACATTCATATGTGCAGATGCTACCGCTCCTACTAATCCTGTAAGAATATCAGAGTTTGTAGCTTCTATCTTTCTTTTGCTATTCGCTAAGAAGATCTTATTCATATAGGTCTTGAAGAAATCTGTTACTCCTCTAAAGAACCCCTTTGAAGGAGTAGATAGCTGAGTATTTACAGGAGACATATTTGCATATGTGGTTACATCTGCTCCTGCATTTACATTTGCTACATAAGTAAGAGCTGCATCTACTTTCATCTTACCATTATCAAAACCAAATATAATAGGTTTGATCAACGGTTTATCTGTCTTTCTAATAAGATAAGTAAGAACTCCATCTTCATTAATAAGTGTATCTTTAAATTCTGTTCCATCTAACTTATGGCAAAGATAGTTTATCTTAGCACCAGGTTTAAACAAAGGAACCAAATTAGATACTAATCTATATACATCTTCGTTTGTGATTGTAATTTCTTTTAAGATATCAAAATCAGGTTCAAAATCGACTACAGTTCCTTGAGCTCCAGCTCTATCAGGCAACCTCTCGGGAACATAGACAATATCCCCAGTTTTCTTATCTTTAACCCCATATTTTGCTAAAGGTTTACCTTCAGAAAATTCTATTTTATATCCTATTCCAAGACGATATGCAGTAACTGTAAATCTAGAGGATACTGCATTAACACATTTAGAACCAACACCATGAAGACCAGAAGGATATTCTCCTTCTTTCTTATCAAAGTTTGTGGATGTGTGTTCTCTTGTAAATACACGAACCATATCTCCAGGATCAATTCCCCTACCATTATCCATTACAATGGTTCTAAAACTTCCTTCAAAAAATTCAATCCATACTTCGTCACAGGGAGATACTTTTCTATTCAATTCATCTGTTGCATTCTGGAAGATTTCTCGAATGCAATTTATCATACCTTCATTACCAATAGAAGATAAATATTGACCAGGGTTTTTTCGTACCGAATCGACGAATAATTTAATGGTCTTTATATTATCCCCACCATAGTTCCTAATTTGCTTTTCTTGCTCTTTAGTTAGTGCGTGATTTAACTTAGGAGGCTTCATTTAAAAACATATCCCCTTTCAAAAATTATACTAATACATAGTTATTTTTATTGTAGTTTCATATTTATAATATATAAACTCAAAGGGATTTAAAAAAAAATAATAGAGAAGGGAATTAACCCTTCTCTATTATCTTATACATTATTTCATTGCATCAAGATCGACACCAAGTTTTTCTTTAATAACTGCTTTGAGTTTTGCATTTTCTTCTTGCAATACTTTGATCTGATCTTTGGCTTCTTTAAGATCTACTACTAAGGAAGCCTTATTTTGTTTATTGAAGATTTCTCCCTTGGAACCAATCTTATAGCTTGCACCAATATTATAAGCATTGTTTCCATTACCAAATCCTACACCAAAGGATACCATTACATCTTCATTAGGACGATAGAATCCTCCAAGAGCTACAGCATTTGCATTCTGATAATGACCATAGCTTGCTGCAATATCAAACTTGTGTTCAGGATTGTAATCGAGAGGGTGCAAACCAGCAATAGCAATTGCACTAGCAATACCACGATTTGTATCTTTGGAAAGCTTTGTAATTCTTCCATCAAATCCATTATTGATGTTTGTGATATTTGCATTTACTGCTTTAAGCTGTGCAACGTTTACTGCATCTGTATCTTTTGTACCAGCAGCTAATCCAGTGATCTGACGAGTATGTCCATCTGTGCCAATAGATACATTACCATGAACTGCATTCCAAGTGGAATCATTTGCACTATGGGTAGCACCGCTCAAATCTAAACCAGTGTAAGTTCCATTTTCAGAACCATTTCTGGATGCATCTGCATAAGAACCGATAGCAACACCATCTACATTTGTAACAGCATGGCTACCAATAGCAATACCTTCATCACCATTAGCTACAGCAGAATTGCCAATAGCAATGCTATCTTTCTTATAAGCTACACCACCATTTACTGCAAATGAATTTTCTCCCATTGCACTAGACGATGTACCAACTGCAACAGCATTGTCTGCAGTTGCTTTAGAAGTTGTACCGAGTACAATACCGTTAGAGCCAGCAATAGAACTACCATAACCAAAGATAATATTATTCTTTGTATTAAATTGTGTAGCATTGTTGTCACCCATCATGATACTATTATCACTAAACTGATTGTTGCTAGAACCCCAAGCAAAAGAATCAGTACCATTGTTTAATGTTTGGAAACCACCAGCAACAGAATTCTTACCAGTTACTGTATTTGTATTACCAAATGCAAAAGAATATCTACCAGATGCTAAGTTCTTATTACCCATAGCAATAGCAGATTTTGCATCAGCGGTGTTATTTGTACCCATCGTTACAGAGTTTTCTCCATTAGAAAGGTTCTGTTCACCACCGATTGCTAAAGAGTTAGCACCATATGCTTTACTTGTATTACCAAAAGCTACAGAGTTTTCTCCTTTGGCATAGTTATCAATACCACCAGCAATGGAGTTTTTACCTTCAGCAATAGATTGATAACCAAAAGCTACAGAAGAAGACCCACTAGCTGTTGTGGATCTACCAGTTGCAATAGAATAATCTCCAGATGCTTTATTGTTCATACCAAAAGCACTTGCTGCATATCCTGTAGTTGTATTACCAACACCTACTACAAGATTACTTTCTCCACTGGTTCTATTGTACAAACCAGCAACAAGGGAGTTATTAGAATCTTGATCAACAGTATTTTGAGCACCAGCCACAAGTGCAGATTTACCATGGCTTACATTGGTATCACCGAATACAGCACCATTCATAGCATCTACTGTATTATTATGACCACCAACCACTGTTCTAAGACCAGCATTATTATTTCCTTCACCAGAAGTGATAGAGTTATCAGAAGTTGCGGTGTTCCCAATACCATTCATGATAACGTTCTTACCGTCTACAGTTTGGTTATCACCAACTAATAAAACAGATTGGGTGTTAGGACGAATAGTATTATTATATGCTTCTCCAACAAAAACACCAAGATAATTAGTTACAACAGAAGGAGCTGCTGATGCTACTGCTGTTGTTGTGGATAATAAAACTGCTGTCAATAATGCTTTCTTTTTCATTTAAAATCATCTCCTATATGTTCTGTGTTACTCTTAATTCTCCTTTTACTTCTTAAAACCAAAGTCTACCAATCCTTACACTAAAGAATTGGTAGACTTAACAATCTTATTTACTTCATTTTCTGCGAAATCAGCAATATCTTGAATTCTAGAATCGAACTCTTCTTTGGTCATTCCAAATTTTGCCATATCAGACAAAATAGAATTATACTTGCATTTCAGATAAATAGCATGAGAGACTACACCGCTCTCAAATTCCCAATCAATAGATTTGGAAACTACGTTCAATGCATTCAAGACATATGTATCTTCAAAAGACAAGATATCAACGTCTTTATTGCTAACTGTTTCTTCTTTCTTTGCTTCTTCATTCTTATTAACTACTTCTTTTACATATGCTTCAACAGCAGATTGCTGCTTTTCTTGATTTTCTTTCTTAATTTCATTGAAATTACGTTTATCCTGTTGTGCCATTTAGTACAGCTCCAATCTTTTATTATTTTACTGCTACTGCATGCTTTCTAAAGATAGGACCAATAACTCCATCTCTAGAAATAATCTTATTCTCAATAAGTTCTTCTACAAAATATGCAATCTTTGCATAAGGAAGAATAATCGAAACCAACTCAAATTCAATATTTTTACTATACTTATTATGATCTAATCCTACAAAGTCATAAACGAATTCATCGATTACAACTCTTTCAATCTTAATCTTCTCTTGTTCTTCTACTCTATTTTCCTTATAGGAAATATACATAATCTTGTCATCATATACTCTAATATATGAGACTACATTCTTAGAGAATCCACTATCATTATTGATCGGGAACTCAATAAAATTTCCATACTTCTTAATCAAGAAGCAGGGAATATCAAAAATATTCTTTACTACTTCTCTAAACTTATCATTTTTGATTAATAAGTTTGTGTCTACTGCAATCTTTCCATTGCTGGTAAACCCAATGTTTACCTTCTCTACTACTTCTTTTTGTGTTGTTTTCTTGTTTCCAAACATAATCTTTTCTCCTCCAATTCTAAAAATAAAGTGTATTAGATAGAATATACTATCATTACTATTGTATATAATTATAACACTTTTTTTTTGACGAGAAGAAAAAAATAATAGTAGTGGAAAAGACCACTACTATTATTAGGCAGAGTTTACTAAAATTAAAATAGTGAAATAGGGTATTCTAATATATAAACAATAATAGCAACCCTAAGTGCATATAGCTGCAAGATAGATAAAGCATAGAAAAGTTTTTGTTAATAACGAAATCAAAATTTTTTTTAATCTTATGCACAAAGAGTCACTATCATTATCTATTATAAATCAAATTAACCTAACTTATTTTTCTTCTGTTTCAGGAACAGCAATGTTAGGGTTGATGCTATATGTAGATTCTGCAGGCTGCTGCATTGCATCTACATTAGGATTGGGAACCTGCGGTTGTTCTACAGTCCCAATCGGATTTGCTGCGGGATTCGGAACTTGTTGAGTTGTGGGAGCACCATTGAACGGAGCTTGTTGAACACCGCCATTGGGAACACCCATTCCGTAACCATATCCATAACCATATGCGGGTTGCTGAGGCTGCTGGGGAGCTTGCACACCAAATGCAGGATTACCAGTAGCTTGATTGAAGTAACCACCAAACATACCAGGCGTGGACAAGATGTTATTAAGCATGCTAAATGCATTTGTATTAGCATCATTACGGATAATATTGTTATCTGTAATCTTATTAAATGCACCTCTAGCAATATCCCATAACATACCAACTTTATGGAAATATGCGATCATCATATAGATATTACGCATATCTTTTGTCGGATTAGGAAGATATGTTTTAATAGATTGGAACAAGTCTTCCATGTTCAATGCGATATTATCGATCGTTTCTTTATTCGTGTTAAGATCGATAAGATTGAACGTTGCGTTACAAATCGGGCAATGGAAACGACCATCACCTAATTTTTCAACGCAGATGTTACCTTTTTCATCTTTGTGAGTGCACAAAGAACGCAGATATTCATCTTCTGTAAGTTTTACATTAAATGCCTGCGGGCTCTTACGAATCTTTCCGATTTCTTCCGGAGTCAATAACTGAGTCATTGTCGGTTGAGTCGGAGTTGCGTTTCCATAGGTTGTACCATTAAAGGTTCCACCATACGGAGTTCCAAAATTGTTGTTCATTGTGTTTCCTCCTTTTAGGCCTAAAAGAAATGTTTGATACTAAAATAGATATACCCCTTTCGAGGTATATCTATATGCATCATTATTATAGTTTATAATCGTAAAAATGTTTAAAACACATTACGATGGCAACTAAATATGATTATAAATTAGTTCATATAATAATATTTTATTAATATGAAACCGGATGAACTGTTTTATTATATTCTTCTTCTTCCGTAAAGTTACGCTTACCATCAGCACTATTCTTATGAGCTTGATTAGAGTAAGCATACATTCTTTTACGTTGAATAGCAACGTTTTGATTAGCTCTATCAAAGATCTGAGCGAAATTATAATCAATTTGATCTTGTGTCATATTAAGAGCTTGAGCTACTTCCATAAATGCTTCTTTACTAATTTCACAACGGATATTCTGAATTTCTCCATAGTCTACACAAATCATAACTCCAGGAACCATTACTTCAGATCCAAATGACATACCAGAACTAGGAGAGTTAATAATAGAGCTAGCAGAAATATTTGTAAAATATACAAAATATCCATCTGCATCATTCCAAATTACATTTCCCTTATGATAATCAAGAACATTCAAACTGTTATCACAAACTACATGAGTAGGAAATGTAATCTGATCGATACTTCCATCTGCATGGCGTACAGTTTGTTTTGCCTTTTCACACAGAGTTCTAAGTTTTACAACATCAGCTGTTTCCATTTATATACCTCACTTTTATAAAAAAGATTTAAGTTCTAAATTACTCAAATGTAATCTAGATGATATCTTATAGTGAGGATTTTTCTTCTTTAATAAATTCTACTATATCAAAAAAAATATCTTTAAAACGATCATGTACATTTAAGCATGTTATTACAGTACCATCCATAGCAACGATTATAAATGCGTTCTTATATAGATATACTGAATTAAATTGGCACTTATTCTTAGTATTTTTAACGATACTATACATATACGACGAGAATTGTTTATATCTTGGTATTCTAGGAATATCTGCAAGGAGAATACCTTTCTTAGTAGCAGAATTGATAAACTCCTTGCATTTGTATTTATTTTTTATTCCTAGACGTTTCTTAATTCTATTAATAGAATGAATAGAAAGTTTTGCTTTTACTTTATGGCTCTTTCCAAAACCATATTTCTTATAACTCATTTAGTTGAATACAGCTCTATACTTTCTATAAGAGTTATTACCAAAGGTAATACCTACTCCTCGTATATGATTAAAATCTCCTGTACTCATAAAATTAATGATGCTATTGTACATAATAGAGTACATATTAAACTTCACATTCACATCATTAAATGTTTCTATAACCAAGCTATTATTCATCACTTCAGTATATAACTTAGTATCTGCTATTTTAATTGCAGTTAATATTACATTCAATTTTCCTAATTCAAACCCTAAGTTATCTATAGCCAATTCAAGGATCTTCTTATCTCCTCTAAGAGCTTCTTCAAACTTAGGATCTGATACATTACCTCTAGCTATATCTCTATATAAAAATTTGAGATTTCTATTGATAATATCAGGAGTTATTATTTCATTTCTAGAATTATACATCTTTTCCAGAAAGAAACTTTTGTCTGAACGTTTATTTCCTTTAAAGCTTTTTATTTCTCTCATTATATCACCGCCTTTCATAATATTATATAGTAGAATTTTTACGTATACTATTTAGTCGGGGAATTTATTTCTTTAAAATAAATAAGATCAAGATCTTTTTCTTCAAAGAACTTATTATCATCATCTGCAGCATTGTTCAATGTATCTAATACGTGATCAGTAATGGTGTCTAAGATATCTTGTTCATCTTGATAATATCTTTCTACCATAACTCTCATAAAAGAATATAAAGAAACTTCTTTGCCAAGAGTGATACCACCAGTAAGAACATAGCTATTTAAGCAATCATAGCTCAAGCAAGCACTCTTAAGGTATTCAAATGTTGTTTTTCTACCTCTAAGTGCTAACCATTCTCCTTCCATTGTTCCTTCCCCAATAAGAGCAAACAATAACAGATACGGTTTATTATCAATTTCAACCGCTTCTTTTGTTGCAGGATCAAACAAATCAACTACATTTTTTACTTCCTTAAAAATTGCCATTTTCTAATTCCTCCCTATATGGTTAAATTAAATACTTTCATAGTAATAGTATATATTTAAATAACCGATTTACCATCTATAGAGACAACAGATTTTAGTATAGGCATATATAACTTTTGAACAGGTAAAACATAGATACAAGAATTTCTAAATCTAGTAATCCCTGTATAATTTAAATTCCTTTGAATGTCTTTGTGTAAATGCTCTTCCACATAGATTCCAGTAAAGTACTGTGATCCTTGGGAAATATGTGTAGTTATAGCATATCCAAATTCAAATTTTTGTAATCTACTAAAATTACCAAGCATAGACTTCATTCTTTTTCTAGTTTGATAATCTGAAATAAAGTATCTAAAATCACAATTTAGTTTTTCAAACATGATGTTTGGAAACAGATCAGGAACGAAGTCCATTTTAAAACTCTTTTGAGCATATCCTGTAATAGAAGGATAATTCATAACTGTACCAGCTAACCCATTAGCTAAATTTATCCCATCTACATCTATATTCCAATCATTTTGCCTACAAATTACTTTCTCTCCTACTACGGGGAGAGGACTATCCACTCCTATTATATTCTCTCTAATATAATTATTAAACCTATCTCTACTCTTATTGGTTCCACAAATGATATTCTTATAAGACTTTATCATTTCATCATTTAGTGTACTCTTATCTATTACAGTTACGTCTCCATAATTTCCAACTTGAGGACGGATACCTTTTATCAGCATATTAGATATTTCTACAATAGCTGAGTATTTGGCTTGTCTCATAATTTTTGTAAGACGAAATACTTTTCCGGAATATAAGAAACCAGGCTTATCAACAACAGGAGGAAGCTGATTTAAATCTCCACATGCCAGTATTTTAATTCCATTGGTTTCCATTTCTTTTCTCATACTAAGAGGAACAGTAGACGCCTCATCTATACAGATAAGCTTAAACTGCTTTGTATCTAAAGGAGAGAATACAAACTTCTTTTCTACTATTTCTTTATCTAATACACTATTTTTAGTTTTCTTAATCTCTAATTTATATAACCAAGAATGAATAGTAGATGCATTGTAAAACCCATTTAATCTCATTACAATAGCAGCAGATCCAACATAAGCCATAGGGGCCACTTGATCTGCTCTTAATCCTAGTTTATCAATAATACAATGCATTACAGTAGATTTACCAGCACCAGCGGGAGCACTATATTGGAATATTAATTCAGACTCATGCTTATACCAATGAACAGCAGACTTGATTAATTCTTGTTGCTCATCAGTTAATTCTATATTTGTATTCATAATTATTCCTCTAAATTTGTAAAATATTCTTTTTCATATTCATCATAAGGTGCTAATATTTCTCTTACAGAATTATTCATCATAGATTCTAATCTCATAAAGGCATCTAAGTACTTAGTAGAATCTTTATAGTGCATATCTGTCTTTATCTTAGCTCCATTGCTATATAAGAGGGTCATATATCCATAGGTATTTAATTTAACAGCTGTATTTTCTTTAGCAGCCAAGATCTGAGCTGATACAACTTCAGGATGGAAATTCTCCATATATTGTTTTAAAAGTTCTTCCATTATGATAGGATTATTATAAGGATCAAAAATCATATCTTTCTTATGAAGAATACCTCTATTAGTATGACGTAAGTATTTATTTCTAACTACAATATATTCAGGATTGAACGGATCATCTTCAGCATCTACAATATAACCTTCGTCATCTTCTTCTAATCCTGTAATTTTTAATACATCATTTATAAATCTTTCTGATAATTCAGGGTTTGTACAAGTAACTGCCTTAAAATCTGTTAAAGATGTAATATCTCCTAATGTTTTGGGTTTTCTTTTTGCCATGATAAAATCTCTCCTTCTTGGACAATTTATTAATAATTATATTCAAAGGTGGATATTATGAGTACACATAATGTGAATTCAAATACAGAAATTGCTATACTTATGGATGATTATGTAAATAAATTTCATCCAGGAGAACAATTATTCAAATTGCAATTAACAGGTGCTATGCAAGCAAACAATAGAGCTGTATATAGAAATACACCTTCTATTCCTAATCTTATGAATAAAGAAACAGAAAATATTCAATTTGGTGAAGTTCAAAGAACGGCTGTAGTAAAATTAGCACTTCCTAGGGAAGTAACTAGAGATTATCCCAAAAAATATATACCTGTGGGAACTAGATTTATTGTAACTTTTATTAGTGGAGATATAACAAAACCACAAATAGTTGGTATTGAATTATAGGAGGTGAATCTACTTGGCTATTTATTATAATAATGCAGCGATGACTACTACTGAGTCGCACACCATACAAGAATTTATTAATATTGGAAATTCTATAAGTGATAATGCTAGCTATCCATCTATTTCATATATAGAAACAAGAGATGGATACGAGATGATCATCAAAAACATACTAGATGATTACATGGAAGAGATAATGGAAGAAGCATTAGAAATTGAATTCTCTCCTAAAGATATAGAAACATATAAATTCAATCCTAAGATGCTTTCTTATAAAATATATGGAACTACAAAACTATATTACGTTATTCTTAAAATGAATAACCTTTGCAATGTTCATGAATTTACAATTAGCAAAGGAAAGTTACTACTACTTCCTAAAAAAGCATTATCTCATATCTTATCTATTATTTATAGTAGGGAATCCGTAGCTATAAGTACTTATAATAATAATCACTCTAGAGATAAAATTATTAAACCTATTGAAAAGTTTATTACTAAATCATATACTCCTAGATCTATCATAGACTCTACAAATTAAATTAGAATTCGTAGTATGGGATTTCTCCCATACTACATTTTATTCTTTTGTTATAGGAGTTATAAAAATTACTTCTTTAACTTTCTTCTTATTAAAGAATGAATCACCATCATCAAAATCAATCATGGGTTTCATTTCTATTTCTTTAGTATCCTCCATTTTTGTCTCCTCTATTCTATTTTCTATAGGAGGAGTTATATAATTTTTAGTTATATCTTTCTTTATAGAAACCTTATTAGGAACATTATTATCTACAGCTCCTACAGATACAGCATAATTCAATGCTTCTAATCTCTTCGCAGGGTTGTTCATAGATATATGCTCTGTGGTTCCAAATTTAGATGTAACCTCTTCTATATCTGTACAAATTAAAGATTCCTTATAAGCAGGTTTTATTTCATAAATATCTTCAACTAATGCTACAGATTTTGGATAGAAAGGTTGGAATAACGAATCTAATTTAAAATTAGAAGGAAGTTTGTATCTATGTTTTGTCATCTTAATACCAAGATACTTATTTCCTTCTCTATCGAATTCAGGAACAATGATAAAAGTAGCATCCAAGTTTGTATCTATTCTAATAGATTCACCAATATTAGATCTACCAAGTTTCTTAATAGAATCTAATTTATTTGCATTTCTTCCTTCATCGATAATCTTCATCGCTTCTCTATTTAACTGAGAGGCTGTTATTACAGGGATCTTTTTAGTCATTGCAAATGTTTTAAAATCATTTACAACAGTACCCAAATCCTGATATACATCTTTCGTTACTATACTAGGTTTAATACGCATCATATAATCTTGTAAGAATGCTATAGTTTCAAATCCCTCATCTTCAAGATCTTCTACAATCTTATACATATACCCAGTATCTACAGAATTTACAGGTTTATATTTTATAAACAATTCTATAGAATTCTTATTATCAGGATCAAATTCAAAACAATGTTCTTTAAATTGTTGAATTGCATCTTCGGGAGTTGCACAAGAATCTAAAGATTTCCCTTTAGTCATAATATGGAAAAGAGATGATACTGTTTCTACCACAAGATTTTCCATAGTTAATAATACAATACAAGGTTTCTTAGACTTATCTTGTACCATAAAATCTTTATTATACTTCCATAATTGATACATTATATTTTCCAGAGTTGTTGTTTTACCAGACCCAGATGCACCAAAGAATGAATAAACTCTTTCTTTTTGAAATCCTCCACCAAGCATAGAGTTTAATCCCTGCATTCCGGTAACAAGTTTATATGAAGGACTTGTTACATATTTATGAATATCAGGAATCGTTTGTTCCATCTCTGATAATCTAAATAATGTATCTGCTGAATCTTTATTTATTTCATTTCTTCTTATTTCAGCTTGTAAGTTATTTAAACTTTCTTTAAGATATCCGAAAGTTGTATTCTTCCCTCTGAAATCAGCTGCTAAATAATCTTGTAATACTTCGTCCAATTCCTTTGCTTTTACTTCCATAAGAATATTATTTAGCATCATAGAAACCGTTTGTTCTATATTATATACTTCATCATTAGACATTTCCGTTGTAATGGTATTATCATTTCTTAAAGTTGATATATTCATTACCATATCTATATTTGCAAGAATCATATCTCTATTTCTTAATCCCTGCATTCTATTTTTTAAGATTTCTTTTAAAAAGTTAAACTTTATGATCATATTTTGATTATTATCAAAATCATCATTTGTAAAAGAAGACATTAGTCTATTTAAAGACGTTATAGCATGTGTATGGATATGATCATTTGTAGATAATGCGTATCTACAAAACATATTAAGCATGGGTTCCTGTAAACCCACGGAATTTATCTTAGTTTGTCTTCTATTAGATTTGTAAGATACTCTCCTATTAGAATAATCAGACATTGTAGACTCCCCATATATAATATTGTATTTATATGTTTCTGCCTTAGAGATTTTCAATATAAGACATAAAGTTTATGAACTTATCTACAGTCCAGAAATCATTTCCTTCTTCTTGATTTATATACTGAATTAATTTCTGTTCAGGAGAAAGATTTTTATCAAAAAGATAATTATACTTCATATAATCTTTATTGATAGTATTTAGTTCTTGTTTGATACGTTGTTGTTCAAAGTCTGTTTCTATCTTTACATTATTTTTATTTCGATAGAAATTCTTGAGAAGCTCTACTGTTCTAGGATTATTTTTAGTAATTATAATTCTAAGATAATCAATCCCCTCACTAGATAACTTTCTCAAATAATCGATAATAGTTTTAGGATCTTGATCTATCATATAATCTAGATTGATTGTATCATATCTAAATGAGGTGATAGGTTCAAAATGTAATAGATATTTTCTTTCTTTTATATTGTGGATAAGAATAAAAAAACCTTTTTCTTCCTCTTCACCAAATTTATATCTAAGAGGAGATCCACTATAATGGAAATCCTCTTTAAACGTACCTCTTATATGAACGTGACCAGATATAATAGGGCCTTTGCAATTACCGAAATCTTCTATATCAAATACAGGTTCTCTATTTGAATTGAGATCTCTTTTATCTTTCCCATAAATAGATCCTTTAAAAGTTCCATGCATATAACATGCATCATATAATCCAGAATGAACCAAAAAAGTATTATAGTATGCTTCTCCCATATTATACATTTCTGGAATACATAATATCTTTTTTCCTTTTATAAATAAGAATTGGACTTGATTTACTATTCTAAGATCACATCCTTGGTTTATAAAAGGAACAAATATTTTTAATTGATCTGCATCATGAGAAGCAGTACCACTTATAAGAATTAAAGTAGCATCTTTAGCCTTACAAATATTTATAAGACGCTGTACAAAAGATATTGCATATATTACAGCATCTGAATTTGCCATAAATTTATGATCAAAGATATCACCATTAATAGAGACAATATCCAGTACATTCATTTTTTCAAGATAATTTAAGAACTGTTCATTTAATATTTTATATTCAGTTGCAGGTTCTATAGTACCAAAATGAAGATCTGCTATATGAGCCTCAACAAATGTTTCTTTTAAATTAGTAAATTCGATTACTTGTTTCATTTTTTCACCTCTCATTTTTATAGTATACTACTATAAAAATAGTTAGAGTTAGATAGTATGGCATTTATACCATACTATCATCATCTATTATAATATTACTACCAATACAAATATTATATAGAGATATAAAGATCTCTATTATATTCATAGCTATTTCTGTAAAACTTTTATATTCATTTTGTGCTAATTCTTTACTGTACTGATAATTGGGATTTATAATAAACCCCTTATTATCTATTTTAAGATGGGTAAAAGAATCTACAGGAGCTGTAGAGGTATATAAAGCATCATAGCATTTATATTTTATTTCTTCTATATAAGAATCTCTTCCACCTGTGTCTAAATGAACTTTTATTTTTGTATATCTTTCATCATCTAGATTGAAAAATCTACAATTATTACTAAGAATGATTATATCTGTAATTTTATCAGAGTTTCCTTTTATACCATATCTAAAATCTATATTGACCTTATCTCCAAATATATTATGAATAACTTCATCTTTTTGAACTTCAAATAGTTCGCAAAACCATAAAAACCATACACAATACTGAGTTATATAATACATGAGGTTAGTAGGATTCTTTGATATAGTGTTATATATCTTATTATTCCTTCTAGTTATCTTTAAAAATAACAACCCTAATTTAAATTTACCATAATACCAATTATAAAATTTTCTTTTTATAAAATTAGAAGATTCTGATTCTTGTATTTTCTTATGAGAGTTTATAACCTTGACAAAATTATTTATTAAAGAATATAACTCTTCTTTTTTATAGCTATTTATTAGACTTGATTTTTTCATCGAGAACACCAAAGTTTTCCTCCAAATAAGAGATATGATAGTAGCTGTACAACAAACTTAAGAAAGTTCTTTCACATAAATCAAAATATGATTTATGTTCAGGTATATTAAAGTCTAACACGTATTCTCTATATTTTAGTTTATATTTATCTATTTGGAGTATGATTACTCCATCTATATTTATATTCTTCTCTTCTCTTAGAACTTTTGAATAAGCGGCTAGTTGAAGATAATATTTATAGGTTACATGGTTGGAAGTTTTAAAATCTACAAGAAAAATACGACCATTTATATCTAATAGACAGTCATATGTTCCCCCATACCATTCACAGGTTAGTTTTTGTTCTTGCCCTAAAATGGTTATGGTATTTCCATTGTTTATAGATTTCCACCATTCTTTAAAAGAATTCATAGGGGTTTTAGGAATATCCAAAGGAAGTTTTTCTCCTTTTAAATAATATTCTATACCACTATGAACTCTAGTGCCAAAATTAGCTGCTTCTTCTAAAGCATCTCTATATCTTTTCTTTCTAAAACCAAGACAGTTAGCCCAGTTGATTATCTTTTCTTCATTGATCATTTTAGAGATAACTTCTGTTACTCTAGGTACATTTTTACCATTATATGTATATCTATCATTAGAGGTGATCTCTAAATGAAGATCTAATATATCTTGTAAGTCCATTTATCTCTCTCCCCTTATATATGCTTAATAAATTGTTTAAACCATCATATAATTCTAAAGGGGACATTAAAATAACTACTTAGATTATTTAATAGGAGGATTTATTTAACATGGATAACAAGGACTTAAAGTCTTATTCCGACTCGTATTTTTACAAACAATATCCTAAATATCAGAAGATATTATTGGATGCTCTCATGAATGATCCTATTATAGATAAAAATACAGATGAATTTAATACAAGCGTAATTGGAACTTTAAAACATCAACGAATTGAAGAACCTTTGATTCGTATTCTTAAATCTACAAACACTGTTCTTTTAGATTGTGATGCACCGCTTCCTAGATCTTTCAAAGTATTTTGTGCTAAAGAAATGAAAGGTAAAGATAAAGGAAAGGTAAAGGCATTTATTGATACTTCTACATGTATTGTAAAATTATCTAACGGTATTGATTATGATGTAAATAGTTTAGCTCTTACTTCTTATCTTATCAATGCTGGTGTTTCTATGATCTATCATAAGAAGTTTGATATTTTCTTGAGAAGAACAAATTTGCTTCTTCTTTTGACTACTTGTTTTGCTAAAACATTTACTCATATTATTGATTACCTTGCAAAGATCTCTATTCAAGAATCTAATAAGAATAAGTTAATGTATCTTGCAGCAATGTATTTCTTAAAAGGCATTGTTCAATATGATGACGATAAACGTTGCCGTGACTATGCAATTAGAATTGGAAATGTATCTCCTAACGAAGCAAATATTCTTGATATTTTAATTGAAAAATCTGCTAAGGGAAGAAAACACTCTGCTAAAGATTTTATTGATCCGTATGATAATATTAAAGTATTTGTAAATTCGATGAGAGATACTCTTCATCTGAATGATAAAACAGTAACTCTTGATTTAGTAGTAGAAAAATGGATGATGCAATATGGCCCTGGAACTGTATTTGGTATGGAATATTTCCCTGCTTTCTCTGCTATGATTACTGATGCATATGTTGGCGGATATTTGAATAATCAGAAAACTATTGAAAAGATTTGTGGAAAAGATATGGTAGAATATACAAAAGACGTTATTTCTACTTTAGGAACAATAGCATAAAATATAGAGGGGATGTATTATGTCAAAATATTTATTGAACCTCCATTTCGATAAAACTGGTTGCAATAATACTGATATAATAAATATGGGTGGAGTATCTTTTGAAGATACTTCATCCATTATCCACGGATCTACTTGTGCTTATTTTAAAGGATATGATAGATCTGCTGGATTAATATTAAAAGATACCAGTAAGATTAAATCACATATTAATGGAAACAATGATTTTACCTTATACTGTAAATATAAAATAGATAAGAAAAATCTAAACAAAGACACTAAAATACCATTATTCTCTTTCAAGAATAATGATAAGTTTGAAAGTTATGTATATATAGAAAATGCAGAGTATTTTGTAGTAAGATTATCAGAAACAGAAAAATTCTATTCTTCTGTGTGTGATTTTACTTTCAATAATAAATGGCATTATTTTACAATTACTAAAGATGAAAACATCTTTAGAATATTTGTAGATGGTTGTAATGTAACTTCCAATAATATAACCAAAGATATTAGATTTGGCGATGAATTATATATTGGATATGGCGAAGATAATCTAGGTAATGTTTCAACGTTTAATGGAGGCTCATTAGATGACATTACAATTATTGACAGTTGTTTATATAGGGATTCTTTTGTTCCTCCTACTCTGTATATAGGAACAGAAGATACTATAGAAAATTATTACAGATTAGATGAATCTAATATAGTAAACAATAATCAATTAGAAGAAGAAACTCAAGATCTAATTGATCATAAAATGGAATCAACTGCCTATATTTTAAATGAAGCTCAACGAGGATATCTACCCCAGAGAGTAAGAATTACTTGGTTTGAAGATAGGGAGTATTTTATAAATAGAGATATAGAACGAGTTTCTAAATATAGAAATTATACAGTAATCAAAATAAACAATATTCATGAAAATGATTTGGGATTTAAAAATTCTGAATTTAATGAAGGGTTGGCTTATCATCTTTTATTAGATAAGAAGATAGATGGATTTATGATATTTGTAAATGGAGAATTTATCCCCTTATCAAAAATACAAATTATCAAATCCGATGAATATTATACTTTGATTATAAAAAATAGAGATCCGAATATTAAAGGAAAGGTTACTAAAGTAGAATTTGTACGATTGCCTTTCCCTATCATATATGAAGAATTAATAGGAGAAAGACCTGATAATATTCCTATCTACAAATTCAATATTAATGGAAAGTTTGATTCTGGTCAAAATGCTATATATTTCTATTATATAGATAAAGAATCTCCTTTAAACTGTAATTTAATGACCAATGGTATATATGAACAAAATCTACCATTGAACTTTAAAGAAAGCACTTTATCTGATTCTAATGTATTAAAGCATAGCTGGAGATATGGTCAATTTGAAGAAAAAAGAATTGTAGATGATACCACAGTTCAAATGTATTTCCGCTCGTGGGATCACAGTTATCTTTCTCCTGATGATACAATAATTTTATATAATAATGGAGTACCAGTAGATCCTGATTCATATAAGATTATAGGTGATGATCTTATAGAATTTTTAGATTATAATACCATAGATGGAATATATGATAATCTATTTTCTATGGATATCTTAACCTTTGATGTAAATCAAGCTGATGATAAATTCATATCTACTACTTTATTTAAATTTGTATCAAAACAAGATGGAACAATATCTATTCCTATATCTAAGAATATAGATATATCTGATAATTATCAAATTATCGCTTCTTTCTTTATAGGAGATAAGTTTATACCTCCTGATCACTATTATATAGACACAAAATCTAACTCTGTTATATTAGTAAATCCTAAAGATGTAGTAAATGCTGGAGAAATTGCTCTTATCTATTTTGTAAAAGTTCTTAAATCTTCTCAATATGGTAAGATTCATATTAAACCTATTCAAAATAAGATAATTATAGAAGAAGATACTCCTTCTATTACTCTTCCTAATGATATGAATTATGATCTTACTAATTTTACAGTTTATGTGAATCAAAAGCAATTACTTCCTAGAGATTATATTATAGAAAGTAATAAGCTTATATTGTTTGATAAAAATGCAACTTTTAAAAAAGATCAAACAATCACAATTATGATCTATAAATTTGTAGATGAATATGAAGATCCTAGAACCACAAGATATGAAGTTATCAAGAATCAATTATCTACAGGAAGAAGATTTATTCTTTATGATCTGAATATAGATAAAAAATATAAGATAACTCTTGATAATATTGTTGCGTTTGATCAAAATGGTACTTATACTCCAGATTTGTTCGGTCAGATATATAATAGAAATATTATAAAATCTATCTACTCTGGAGATCCATTAGAAAGATTCCCTTCATATATCTCTTGTATTTGGTTAAAAGATTCTTTATCAAACGAAGCCAATGCTATCCACCCAACTAGTAAATGGTTTATAAATGGATATATAGGGTTGTATGAAGAATTCTATGAAATGGATGAAAAGTTCCAGGAATTTATGGATGATTTTAATGTAAGATATTATAAGGATAAGCATTATGGAGAAAACTTAGCAAAAGCTTTAGATTATATGGCTTGCTATCAGCAAATGAAGTTTGATCCTATCTATGAAAAAAGAGCTACTGCTTATCGTGAATCTTATAATGTTTTAAAATTAAATAAAGCTGTCCATTTAAATGATTCAGGAAGATATCAGTATGATATGGAAAGAGATGATTTCCATGATAGATATTATAGAACCTATCCTATCTATTTCTTAAATGGATCTCTTCCTGAATGGTATGAAGATATTATTTATGATGGAAACAAAGTAAGCCTACAATTAGAATATCCTTTTAAAGGCGGAGATATAGATTCTACCTTTAGTAATACTAAAACAATAGAAGTTCCTATCCCATTCAATTTCTCTGATGCAACTGGAATAGATGGAGAAGAAAATATCTATATCAAAGAAGTAGGTAAACAAACTCAGTTCAATACTAATTATTCTGGTTCTTGTTTAGTAGATATATCTGATTGCTATACTCCTTATTCTAAAGAAACATTAGGAAGAACTACCATTGATTTTAGTTATGATAGTAGAATAAACCCATCTTCTGATATTAAATATATAAACCTGATAACAGTATATACTAATCTTGGAGAACCTCTTTGCAATGTATATACTGGAGACGAGGCTGAATATAAGAAAGATCTTTCTACCATAACCAAGACTAACAATTATCCTATGATTAGTTTTAGTCTTAATAGTATTGCTGAAAAAGATAATTTCCGATTAGCTATCAGCTATTCTAATGATACTTATAATATAAGCTTATTTAGAAATGGTAAAAGATTAAAAACTGATATTTCTGCTATGCCATATTATAATATAATAGCTTATAGTCATGGTACGAATTTTAATACAACCAATGCTAACACAGATGATATTATATTTAAATATAGCAAATTACTAAACGATATAAATATAGATAAAACAATAACGAATGGATATTATTTCCATATTAAATCTAGAACCACGTTTATGTATGGAAGTTATGTAAAGTCTTCCATTACAGATAGATTAGAAGCTATAAAATGTAAGAATATTGTCAATTTCTTACAACCTTTAAATTCTAAGATTCTATATATAAACAGGGTAACTAGAGAATTTATATTTAACATAACAGTTGGTACTAAAGAAGATAATTCTTTTACTTCTACACTTACAGTTCCTACTAAGACTAGAGAATATGATATTAAGTCTTCTATTACAGTAATTAGTAGACTTATAGTTTATAAGAATGCTTATGAAATCATGTTCCCTGCACAAATCACTGTATCAGTTCCTTGGAAACCTACAGATATTGATGGTTTTGTAAGATTATATGTATGGGACTATGTTGATATTCATGACACCAGTGGAGAATCTTTTGAAATCTATTCTAGAGTAACTCCTTCATATGGATTCGATGCTAAAGAATTTACATGTAAACTAGAAGTTCCTATAGTTATACCTAAATCTTAGTGTATAAATCCCCTATGCGGTTAATTCGCATAGGGGTACATATTAGTAATAATTTTTACTTAGGAGGCACAGAAATTATATGTTTACTAAGCTAAGTAAATACAATGGAACTATTAAAATACCGTTTCAATCAAATAATTATAATACTAATAATAATTTTTGGAATTTAGATAGACAGCCGATAAATGATATTATAGCATCTAGAAATAATACCAATACTACCATAATTACAAGTAATATTAGTATGAATCTAGATTCTGAAATGAAATTGAATAATATATCAATTTCAGAATTGGAATCTAAAGAAGGATCTTTATATGATTATGAATATAATGATGGTGCAAGATATTTAGATCTAAATAGAGGGAAAGATACTAATGGAATTTCTTTCACAGGATCATCTGTTATTGATTTATCTTCTGTATATACCAATAGAGCTTCAAATAATGATGTAACTAGAATTGTATTTGATGCTTTGGTTGTTTTCTCTAATCCATATTTTATGATTAGGGAAAAAGATACATCTTATGATATAACAGATAATGATGTAAATACAATAAATAACTTAGAACCATTTGCATTGTTCTCTCTTATAGATAAAAAGTCTACCGCTCCTATATATTCTCTTATCATAGGGGATAAAGAAAGATATTTAAATAATGTTAAAAAATATTATAATACCGATAATTTGATTATAGATGTATTTTCTCCTACAACTGATTCTAAATCTATTAGTGTTAATAGCTGGGATTTAGATATACGAGGAAATTATTATTCTAGTAAATTTAATCTACAAATAATTCTAGAACAATATAAAGGAAATGGGTTCTATGTAAGAGTAAATACTATTGATTATAGAGATAAAAACAATAACTTAGATTTAGGTCTTGGCTATGATGTGGATGATAAAAGCAAGTATAAATTATACCCTTATAATATAAACTCAGATAATACGGTTATTGCTTTAAATACTCTTGTAACCGATAATAAAAAGACTACTGATCTTAATTTCCAAAGATATAATCTAGAACCAATGCGTGGGGCTTCTTTCTTTAGGAATGGATTTATTAATATTGAATATGGTGAAATAGTTAATAAATTCAATGATACCATTGCTGAAAACTATAAAGATATCAACTGTACAGTTACCTTTAAACAGTCTGAAGCATCAAAGTATAATTTGGTAAATGGATCAGTTAATGTATTTTTCTATCCATTTAATGGACATGATACGTTCTCCTCTGTTACTGTAATTGAAAAAGAAGTATACAAAGGAAAAATAGATCCATCTAATATTAAAGGTAATGGTATTCAAAGAATTTCTGATTATTTGGTACTAGATGAACTAAATGAAAAGTTTAAAGATCATTGTCATCATTGTAGTGGTATTAAATATGAAGATATGCAATTATTTGTAGAGATATCTGAAAATAATCTGTATCCTGTAAATTATATTTCTGATTCTAATGGAAATATAAAAATAGAAGATAATAAATACTATGCTGATCTTCCTGTTTATGTAGGATCTAATAAGCAATTCTTATATCATAAATACTTTATAAATTTCAATTCTAATATACTAGAATTAGAAGAAGAATTTAAAACAGGATGGGATCCTAAGAGATATTTAGTATTTAGAAATGGATTACTCTTAAACAATTCTATTTATAAAATAGATGTAGCTACTTTTACTAATAAGATAAAAAATAAGAAAATCTATACAGCTGTTACTTTTAGACCTGGAGATAGAATAGAAGTATTTTATATAGAATCTGATGATAACTTCTTACATGTACCTTATAATCATGATGTGTATATGTCTTCTAATTTAGTATATGCTGATGAGAATGAACAATATGTTGTAAATGTTCCTTATCCTTACAAATCTTATCCTAAGGGAGATAAATATTTCTTTGTATTTAATAAGGATGGTATATATTTGGATAAGAAGAATGATTATACCACATCTGAAGATGGAAGTGCTATTACTTTATTTGATCATTCTAAGTTATACAAAACAGAAGATAGAAATGATTATCTGGTATTTGTATTTCCTTATGTAAGAGCTGAATTTGAAGAAGAAGGAGAGCTTCTTGAAAATAAATATATGGGTAATACAGGAATAAACTTTGTTTATTCTTACTCAAAATCTTCTGGTGATGATGGTATAGTATCCTTTGATCCTCCTTTTACTTCATATGAATTAAGTAAAAATAATTTCTTACTATTTGGAAATACTACCTATATTAGTAAAGATAGATTTGATCTTATTGATAATCATACTATCAGATTTAATAATGGCGTAGATATAAGACATGCTAAGTATGCTAATTATACTATGATTATATTTAATGATATGAAGAATTCTAAATTCAATATAAATAGTGATTCTAATTTTGAATTAGATATTCAACAAATACCTGCTGAATATGATGGGCAAACTGTATTTAAGTTAAATAAATTTATAGGACCTAAGTCTTCATTCATTGTATTTGTGGGTAGTGTATCATTAGAACAATCACAAAAGTATTCTTATAATGCTGCTAATAATAGTATTTCCTTTGGAGATCCTAATTTATACTTTACTAAAGGAAGAAATGTAACAGTAATTTCCATAAAAAATAAAGGATCTGAAGGCGGATATACTGAACGTATAGATTTCGAAAAGAATGAATTACCCATAGTGATAAATAATCGGGTAACTATTCCTAGTAGCTATTTTGCTAATAATATCATAACCAAAGAAAATACTATTATATTTATAAATGGAACTTATATTAATCCTAATAGATATAAGATAGATGGAAACACCATAATTTCTACATATAGGGCAGAATCTGAATTCAAAGTAGGTAAAACCATAACCATTTTATATTTGTATAAACATAAAGTTTCTTTGAATAATTATGGCATTGAAGGACCTTATGAATACATTGATAAGAAATTTGACCATGATGATATCATGTTTGATGAAATGTATTCAACTCCTATACCCACAGATAAGATCAAAGATGTTACTGTAGATGCTATATATGGAAATCTTACTTATGTAAAAGATTATAATCACTGGTATTCTAGAACTATGATATCTGGTACGTTATACAGTAGAGTAGAATATCCTGTACAACAAGATTTCTTAACTGGATATTTGTATACAGATTATACAGATAGACAAGATACAGATATTATATCAGGTGTAGTAGAAGATTATTATGTAGATTGGGAAAAGGTTTCTCCTAATAATAGTACAGATATAGATTTTCTTCATGAAGATATGCCTGGTCTTAAGTATGCGTTAATAGCAAACAACGCTACTTCTATATCTATAAGACTTCAACCAAACAATACATTCTCAAGTTTCTTTACAGATAAAAGAGGAGTTATTGGTATACGTTTTGAAGAAGAAAGTAATATTAATATTATACTTCCTTATACATTTAAGGGTATGAGTGATCTTAAATATGTAGATTTCTCTAAGCATTTGAATAAGATAAATTCTTATGCTTTTGTATCTTGTGCTAGATTAAAAAATATTATCTTAAAGGGAACCAATTTGGAAGTTGATGAAAATGCATTTGGGTTATTAAACAATATATTTATTCCTGATACTGCTAAGGTAGCAGATAATGCATTTGAACCTAATTCTATAATCAATATAACCTTTGATAAGACTTCTAATCAATATATTATGGAAAATACACAGGTTAATAGGAATTCAATAGAAACTGTATCCTTCGATTCAAATAAGACTAAAGTACAATCTTACCAATTCTATGGATTTAATAAGTTAAATAATGTAGTCATTCCTGATACAATAACAGAAATATATCCTGCTGCATTTAAGAATTGTACTTCATTAAGTTCATTAACTCTTAATAACAATATTTCTTATATTGGTAGTGGAGCATTTTCTAATACTAAGATAAAAGAAGTTTCTATTCCTAATTCATGTGGCATAATCCATAAGAATTCTTTTAGTGATAATACAGAACTTACTAAAGTTACAATTCCAAATTCTATTGATATTATAGAAGAAGGAGCTTTTAATAACTGTAGTAAATTAAAAGAAGTGATCATAGATGAACCTGTAGAGCCTGAATTAGGACAACAAGGAAAAGGTTTAAAGCGTATTGGAGCTTATGCTATAGGATCTG